ACTACTGTATTTCCCCATTTAACTTGAGTACATACTGTATTACCCCATTTAACAACAGTAACATATGTACTACCCCATTTTATTGCCATATATTATATATAGCATAATACTAGTAAGCGTCATTTCACGAAGTCTAACAAAAATAAAGAATTTTAGCATTTACTTGCTAAAATTTTTTGCTTCTTGAAATAATGCTACACCAGCTGATATTATAAAAATAAAATATAAAATTTATTTTTATAATATCTTATGCCATGTCTCCTTTCTATAGATTTTTAAAACTAAGATTATTGCTTATATTCAATTGTAATTCTTAAAGTATATACTATACTCAGATATATTAAATAAGCCATCTGAGGAACCAGAATCTCAGTTAGCCCATATTCTCATTTATATAAGATAAAAACCATTGATTAACAGTGTTGGCTGAGTAAGATTATAACCCAGCCAAACAGCTGTTAATATAGATTGGAGACCTTAAATATGGTTAATAAAGTATATAAATAAGCAATAATCTAAGTATAAATTGAGTACAAAATAAATATTTTACCCATATATACTTTACTGAAATGTTATATTTTGATAAAAATAATGTAAAAGTTTATTATTTAAGAAACTTTTATTATGTAAATTTTTAATTTTGTATCTTAGAAAAAATTAAAAAATAGAAAAATTACCTTCCTCAGATATAGTAAATAACCCATCTGAGGAAGGTCCTGAATATTTCTCAGACTTTTTCGTACAAGCGTCATAGAAAAAATATAATATTATTAAGAAAAAATAATTGATTTTATAGTTATATTGCATTCTACATATCCATAAGCATTATTTCTAACATAACATTCAAAATTGCAATATGTTGTATTAGTATAAGATGATATATCTATTGAACGAGTGTAAGTCGATGGAGATGTAGACGTATGGCAATCACCAGTAGTACCAGCAAGGCTTCCTCCTATATATAACAAATATAATATATCATGGGAATAACCACCACCTGTTATTGTTTCTGTGAATGTAAGTGTAACAGAATTAAATAAAGAAAAATTAATACTTTTATTTGTACTTTTTGATAAGTACATTGTAAGACTAGAATTTTTTTTAATAATTTGGGCTACAGATGCAGTTGGAAAATAATTATTAGATTCAAATCCACCAGTTAAAGGATAAGAAAAACTACTTCCATCATATCCTCCAACAGGAAATACTTTAGTACTTCCCCATTTTACTACTGTACAATTAGTATTACCCCATTTAACAGCAGTAACTTCAGTATTACCCCATTTTATCATGTATTATATATAGCATAATACTGGTAAGCGTCATAGGAATTAATTAACTAAGTATTATTTTAGATACAGTAAATGTATTTGTAGCAGTAAAAACCCTATTATCCCAATACCAATAGCCAGTAATATATAATTTACCTGCTGATGTTATCCAAGATCTAGCTGTTCTATAACTTGAAAGAGTATATGTTGTTCCACTACTCACAGATGAAATATCATAGTTATATCCAACATCTTGTCCACTTATAGTAACTTTAGCACTATATGCACCTCGCCAATCTCCAAGATCAAAAGTTACTGCTATAGATGTATAACTATTTAATCCTATATTATCTTTTGTAAGGAATGTTATACGAGCACTATCATAAGTTTTAGTAATTCTTGAAGTTCTAGATCTATATAGATTTCCATTAGTTAAACTCCAGTCTGTTTCACTTTCACTTGGAGTAGCATCACTTCCTCCATCTGCAGATGATCTAAAACCATTAGTAAATGGAGGACTTAATACACCACCATCTAATCCACCAGCAGGAAATACTACTGTATTTCCCCATTTAACTTTACTACATACTGTATTACCCCATTTAACAACAGTAACATATGTATTACCCCATTTTATTGCCATATATAATATATAGCATAATACTTGTAAGCGTCATAGAAATTATGAAAATATTAATTTAGTTAAAGTAAGTGTAGCAGTTACATTTCCATATTTTGAATTTTTACTAATATTATATTGGATTTGTAATTTTCCAGTACCTTTTGGAAATTTGGAAGTATCAGATATATCTATTTCTCCTTGAAATCCGTTATATTTGGTTATATATACATCTGTACTACCAGTTGGCATTTTTAAATATATTTTAGATAATGAAAAAATATTATTTGGTAAACTTAAACTCCATGCGATATTTATTTTTGTATATTTTGTAAAATCAATAGATTGAGATGCTGATTCTATCCAACCAAAACACCAATATTGAGTAGATGATCTATTACCAATTTGCATTGAATATGTAGGATTTCCACTTGTAAAAGTGGATGACCATTGAGTTGTAGCTCCATCTGTATTATCACAAAGACCGACTTTAATTCCTGTATTAAATGGATATGAAAAACTAGAACCATCATACCCACCAGTAGGAAATACTACAGTACTTCCCCATTTAACTTGAGTACATACCGTATTACCCCATTTAACAGCAGTTACCCATGTATTACCCCATTTTATTGCCATATATAATATATAGCATAATACTGGTAAGCGTCATAGAAAATTAATAAAGATATATACTTGATATATTAAGATTCATACTTCCTGCAAAAACCATTTGACCAGAAGTATTAAAGTATCTATAAAGGCAAAAACTACCTGTTATGGATGTAGATATTGGATATTCTTTACCAGAAACTGGAACACTATCGGTAGTAAAAGAATAGTTTGAACCACTAGGATTGTTAATAAATGCATATGTATTTGTTATTTTTATAATATCATTACTAACAGAATATGTATAATTTATTTTAAACTCTGTATATTGAGAAAAATTTATATTTGTATTTATAGATTGAATATAAAAACTATAATTTTGATTATTTTTAGTATAATAATTTGTACAGGTAAAATTTAATGCTGTTCCAGATGTTATATTACCAGATGGAGAAATACTAGCACTATTTCCTGAACAAGATACGTTAAATCCAGTACTAAAAGGACCAATAAAAGTAGATCCATTTATTCCAGCATCAGGAAATACTATAGTATTACCCCATTTAACAATAGTACATACTGTACTACCCCATTTAACAGCAGTAACTTTAGTATTACCCCATTTTATTGCCATATATAATATAGCATAATACTAGTAAGCGTCATAGAAAAATATTATTTATTAAGAAAAAATAATTGATTTTATAGTTATATTGCATTCTACATATCCATAAGCATTATTTCGAACATAACATTCAAAATTGCAATATGTTGTATTAGTATAAGATGATATATCTATTGAACGAGTGTAAGTCGATGGAGATGTAGACGTATGGCAATCACCAGTAGTACCGGCAAGGCTTCCTCCTATATATAAGAAATAGCTTATATCATGGGAATAACCACCACCTGTTATTGTTTCTGTGAATGTAAGTGTAACAGAATTAAATAAAGAAAAATTAATACTTGTATTTACACTTTTAGGTAAATAGAATGTAACTGTATCATTGCCTATCCATTGATTAACAGTTACAGTTGGAAAATAACTAGTAGTAGATGCAAATCCACCAGTTAAAGGATAACTAAAACTACTTCCATTATATCCTCCAACGGGAAATACTTTAGTACTTCCCCAATATACTGCAGTGCATACTGTACTACCCCACTTAGCAGCAGTAACTGTAGTACTACCTCATTTTATTGCCATATATTATATATAGCATAATACTGGTAAGCGTCATAGAAAAATTAAGATGTAGAAAAATCTATTTCATATATTTTAAGTGTAGCTCCTTTAATGTTGCTACTATTTATAGCACCAATATAGCACATAGATGAATCATGAGTTACTCCATCAGTATATTGAATTTTTGTTTTTACATTATTTGAAATTTCCATATAATGTGAATTTGAAGAAGGAGAGCTTCCAAACATTGATGCAACTACGCATTTAAATACAGAAAAACCTGTTATAGAATAATTTATTCTTATATATTTATAAAATCCAGTAGGACCAACCTTATGATTACTATCTATCATTTCTATGTTAAAAAATCTAATCCAACTAGTATTATTAGCAACTGCAGCTGTAAATAATAAATGATCAGATTGTAATGATGTACCAGTAGCCCAAGGATATATTTCTTTAATAATAGATGAATTTATTTGCCCATAATAATACCCTAATCCTCCAGCTGGAAATACTACAGTACTTCCCCATTTTACTACTGTACAATTAGTATTGCCCCATTTAACAGCAGTTACATATGTATTTCCCCATTTTATTGCCATATATAGCATACAGCATAATACTGGTAAGCGTCATAGAAAATATTATGATATTAATATTATTTCAGATATCGTACCACTAAATACAGCATATGCTCCATTTATATCTATTCTTATAATAAATCTGGTATATGTTGTATCATTATCCCAAGTTCCATTAAAATTATATGTTCCACCAGTCCAAGTCATTGGATAACTAGATGAAGCAGCCCATGTAGATGCATTACTTGTATTACCTCTAGTATTACCATCTCTTTGAATATAACAGTTATTTAATGCTGTATATCCAATAGTATTATATTTAACGGTTCCAACTTCAATAGAAGGATATGCATAATATCTTGAACTTGAAGTGCTGATATTTAAACTGCATACAATTTTTATTTTTGTAGTATTTTTAAACCAAGTATTAGTATAACCATTTGGTGCAGCAATTAGACATCTGCCAGCCATATCACCAGTACTTATTGATATATTTGTACTATTTAAAGTCATAGGGCATACATTAGTATTTATATATGATACATATGTACTAGAATTCCAGTCATTTCCAATATTAGAATTAAATGGATTATTACCATAACTATATATAGCAGCACCACTAGCATCAGGAAATACTACTGTACTACCCCATTTAACTTGAGAACATACTGTACTTCCCCATTTTATAACAGTACATATAGTACTACCCCATTTTATCATATATATAATATAGCATAGTATTGGTAAGCGTCATAGAAAAATAAAATATCAGTAGAGCTTTTGCTCTACTGATATTTTTATAGTATATTTATTATTCCTCATCAGATCCTAAATTAATTTTCATTGTAAGAGTTTGCTTTAAAGTTACAATAGTTTCTCCTTTAGTATTGACTCTTACAGTTATATTAGATGAATCTTTTTTAGATTCTTTAAATTCCTCTAATTCTTCCTCACTAAGATCTAAAGCTTCTATAATCTTATCAGCATTAGACTCAGGTGATTCAAATGTAAGTTTATTAAGTTTTCTAACTGTGATTCCCATTTATATACTCTCCTTTTCTAAATTTTTATTTACAGGAATTATTAATATAATCATATACATTTCCTCGTGTAGTTTTCCATTTACCCATTTTAAATCCTTTCATCTTTCCAGATCTGAAAAGATTATTAACAGTATCAGGAGAGCATTTGAGCATATCTGCTACCTCTTTTGTTGTAAGAACCTGTGATAAATTCTGCTTATTAGATGCCATTTTATTTCCTCCTTATTTTTATAATTATTATTTAACTTGATCTTGATATTCAATATATCCATCAATATCTTCAAAATAAATAGCATTAATAGCTTTTATCTTACCAGTTTTTCTTTCAATATCAATATCAACATTAACAGATGTTTTTCTTATTTCAGCATCTTTATGAGCTTTAATAAGAATATGAGATAATGTTGCTCTAGATATACCAAGTATTCTTTCGGCTTCAGAAATAGATACTACTGTAGGAACACTACAGTTAAGATAATAAATTCTAACATATTTTGCATTAGGAGCTCTTGAAATATTAATAGATTTAAGATAAGGATCATTTGTATTAGTAGGAACAATAATAACTCTATTGATAATAGTATCAACAGTAGTATTATCTTTATTATCAGAAGATAATGATGAAGTAGGATTAAATCCTATAAAAGGATTAGGCTGTCTATCAAGAACAAAATTAAGAGTAAGTGTAACATTAGTATTCCAGCTTGCATCATCATTCATATTATTATAAATCGAGTATTGAAAAGGACTATAAAGATTTAAATGAAAACCAGACTGGTAAAGAAAATTAAAAAACTGATTTATTGCAGGATTATTATAGTTATCAAATTCATTCATATCATATACCTCCTTTAAAAGTATGTTAGTAGTGCGATAATACTTTACAATTATATCGATTCTGGCTCGATTATAATAAAGTAGGAGATATAATAAAAAATAAATTTGGGAGGTGAATAACTACCTCCCAAATATTATATTAATTTTAATTAATAAAATCTTCTTCTTCAACTTGATCTTGAGGAATAGGTTTATTTGTTTTTGGATCTATAAAGTAGATAGCATTTCTAATACCGGTTGTGATTGCTTCCTGTTCAGTTTTTTCTCTTAGGATTCTATGAGAAACAGTACCTCTTCCGAATCCAAGAATTTTATCCCATGTACTATAAGAATAAGTATCACCAATATCTGATGTAATTTCTTTTTTAGCTTTAGAGGTATTAATAGGTTCATTAACAGCTCTTTCTATACTCCATCCAAGATCAAATATTCTAGAATGAAGTGTATCAATTTTTATATTTTCACGTTTTGCAATTTCATAAAGAAACATTTCTTTTCCTGTCTTAGGATCAATAACTTTTTTGTTAGCATATCCAACAGGAGTTGTAATAGCTTCTGTTAATGACATACCATTAGCTAATCTTTTCCTAATTGTACTAAGACAATAATGTTTAGTTTCAGCAATATCTTTAAGAGTTGAAAATGAATAGTTTCCAGACTCATCAGTTATAATAATTCTAGTAGAATCTACCATATTTTTGCTACCCATTTTTATTTTCTCCTTATTTTTATTATTCATAATTATAATATATAGATAATATTAAATTTAATCAACTTCATTTTGTGGTATAGGTTTACCAGTTTCTTCATTAGTAAAATAAATTCCATTTCTAAATCCCGTAGTTAAAGCTTCTTCTGCAGTCATTCCAGAATTTAATCTATCTATCAAACATCCATTAGACAATCCTAAAATGTATTCCCATTCATTTGTAGTGAGTATAGTTCCATTAAATGTAATATATCTAATAGGATTATTTATAGGCGTATTTAAAGCCTTATCAATAGACCATCCTCCTCTTACAACCCTATCATATACTAATTTAGGATTGATACCATGTTCAATAGCAATATCAGATAAAAATCTTTCTTTTCCAGTATAAGGATCTTTTATTTTTACAATATAATCATTTATAGGCGTATTTAAAGCCTTATCAATAGACCAACCTAAATTAATTATTCTATTATATAAATTATAATATTCAATATTATATATTTTTGCCCATTCTGAAATGGTATGTTCTTCATTATTATATTTTATTATTACATTATTTGATGTATTATTTGCTTGAACCTCTTGAGTAGTCCATCTACAATTAGAAGGTTCATAATTTCCATCATTATTAATTCTATCAATAGTAAGATCATCGGAATAACCATTAGCCATAGCCCAATTATAAAAATTTATAAATCCATTTTCTCCTAACCATTCATCACAAATGGTAATTCCTCTACCTCCATATCTTTTATAATGCTTATTATTACTATTAAAACATCTATGCTTCATTTTATTATATTTACCATATATCTTAGTATTATATAATCCATGTTTTGTAGATGAATCAACTATCAAACATCCACAACTTCTTGTATGTCCATTCCTTAATGCATGCCCTCTAACAATTGTAGTATTTCCACAATCACATTTACAAACCCATTGTGTTTCTCGCCCTGCTGGACCTATAAAATCTTCTCCTCTTTTTATAACTGTTAATTTTCCAAACCTTTCACCAGTAATATCTTTTAATTTATTAGATTTACATTCTTTACAGCAATGCACATGACCATTAAGAAGATTATGATGAATAACTGTAATTTTATTTCCACAATCGCATTTACAAATCCATCTAGGTTCATGTCTTTTAGATGAAGGATAAATATAATCTTCTCCTCTTTTTTCTACAACAAGTTTATCAAATCTTTCCCCTATAAGATTTCTCCAACCTTTCTTTGTAGAAGTTATTTTATTAGACATAACATATCCTCCTTTAAATTTTATATAATATAATTATTATTTTGTTATACGTATTGTAAAATAATATTTTGTATAAATTTTCTTAATTATTATAAAATCCTATGTACCCGGTGATATGTTATGTAAGTTCTATATACAATAGCTTAATAAAATATATAAAATATAAATAAAAATAGGAGGGTAGGCTTTAAAGCCTACCCTCTTTATATTACGACATATCAAATATCAACAAATATAAAGTAATTATTGATTTTAAACTTAAATTAGTTCTGAGCCGGTTTGAGCCCACTCCTATTGAGAATACGACACCTGCTCTGCACAGGCTGGAATTCGTCCACAAGGAACCTTTCGAAACATGTAACAGCCGGAAGTGCGGGATTCTGGATGTTTCTAAGTTCATTAGACACGTACATCTGGTAGTCGTAAATCCTGTAAGTAACACGGTTACTGTTGTGCGGCATGATGAGGATTACTAAATCGTTTTGCCACCTGAGCTTGTCACTACCGATGAACTGGTAGACTCTCTTGTCACTAGTAACAACAGTTCTCTTGAAGTCCAGATCAACCGGACCAATGCTGCTCGGGCTGCTGTAAGTATACTCAACAGGAGTAATCTTTCTGACCAGATCAGGATCACCAAAGATAGTAATAACCATGTTCGGATCATTCAGAACCTGAAGCATTCTAGTAACTTCACTATCGAATGCATCAAAGAACATACTATGTCTCCAGGTCAGAGGATCAAGAGCATATCCAACAGGCGGAGCATAGTCAAATTCCATATAGCCTCTGCTATTCTCAGGCAGTCTCTCATAAGATTCATCCAGATACTGCTTAATCTTATCATCCTTGTAGTTAGCCAAGGTAGTCTTAAGCAGGCTCATGATCTTAGTCAGCTGATTAACCTGATACAGAGCAGCAAGATCCTTAACCTCTTCGGGGCTGATAGTAACACTCAGCGGAATAGCATTCGGAATTTCAATCAGCTTAGTATCAACCTTCCACTTAACAGTGCAGGTATCAAGCATATGGTTAGCAGTATCCAGCTCAGCAGCAAGCATAACTTTCTTCACTTCACCCTTAGCAGAGATAACAGTGAAGATATTCTTATCCATAGTACCAGCAAGAACATCAGAGATCTTCTTGTTAGCAGTAGCAGATTCTCTCACCACAAGCTGAACAGGAGCATTGAAGCTTCTCTCATACTGATTATAACCAGGCTGGAACAGAATGTTGACAGGGAACCAAACATTTTTAACTTCACCTTCATCTGCTGCAGTTGCAACAGGTCCATTGGGACGAATGAACCCATCAGCATCAGGCATAATATCACCTTCAGCAATATACATCTTCTCAATCTGAATAGCAGAGATGTGAGTCTTAATGCTAAGAGCATCGAGCTTAGTACCACCACAAAGAGCAAGAACATCAGTCTCACCAACTTCAGGCAGTTCGAGTTCAATATTATAAACCGGGTTGGAAGCATCAATGGCAGGAGTCATCTTGTTCTGATCAGTGAACATATCGATCTCATTGCCCTGAGTATCAACCAGGATTCTCTTCTCCATGCTCATGGTGAACTTGGGTCCTTCAGCAACGACCTTCTGAATAGCACCCTTATCGAAGACCATGTTCATAAGGATATTCTTATGGACAGGGAAGGTCATACCAATAACAGGGTTATAGTCAGCCATATCAGCATGCTCGAAAACTGCTTCAACGTCATTTTCAAACTGCTGTTCCATCATTGCATACTGATCCTCAATATAACCAGGATCATTCATGAAAGGATCATTGGAATTTTCATCCATGAAATTGCTGCAGAAGAACTCCTTCAGAGCTTCCTTAGCTGCAGGACGACGAAGAACCTTCTTGGGCTCCTCAAAGATATCCATACCAGACTCATTAAGCAGGTTCTTAGCAAACTCTGCAAAAGACTGCACATAATTTGTCATCGGATCTTTAGAGTAAGAACCACCAACAAAACCAGTCTTGGTAGAAAGCTTACCAATAGGCATAATTTAATCCTCCTTGTAATTATATAACTAGAATGAAGGACGTTAAGACAATCTAGTTATTTAGACAATACATAGATTTTTATTTAATTTTTATTATCAAAATACATAGAAGCTTAGAGAGTTACTTCTAAATATTTTATTTATTAGTTATTAATTTATTTTTTAGAGTTATTAATATCCTCTATAACTTTAGAAATAGTACGGAATACAGACATAAACTTAATATACATAGCATAATTTTCTAAATAAGGATTCTTATCAAAGTTGTTTTGAATATAATCTATTAAGATATTCTTAGTTTTTTCTACAAAAAGAATAAGTCTTTTTATAGCATCTAAGTTCTCCATTGTTTTAGGAATAGAATTTATTCCTTCTCTTGTAGTAATAATAGTCTCATATAGATCTTTATAATCTATCTTTAATTGTAATACTCTTATACGTTTTTGGTCATCAGTAAGTGAGTCATAAATTTGTTCTTCAGAAGTTTTAATATCTTCATCAGAAATATTATCAGAAGGGTCAGCAGGAGGAGCATCTTCTGCTGCAGCTCCATCGGTATCTCCACCACCTTCATCTGTACCTTCTCCAGTAGTATCATCCCCTTCAGCTGTGTCTTCACCACCACTATTTGAATCATTCATGGTGAAATCATCATCAGATGCTCCATCATCTGTTGCTCCTGCATCAGCAGTCTGATCTGCATTAGTATCTCCTTCTGTATTAGTAGGAGCATCATCAGTACCAGCTGCATTATCAGCATTATCATTAGTTTCAGCAGTATTATCATTACTAGTATCTGTATCTTCTAATGTAAAATTATCTTCTTCATCAGCAGCATTATTACCAGTAGTATTTGCTGTATCTGTAGTATCATCTCCTGTAGTAGATAAATCCTCATCATCCATGGTGAAGTTATCTGTATCATCACCTTCTGCAGGAGTTTCGGTATCATCTTCTGCTGTAGCATCAGTAGCTCCTAATTCTTCTGCAGCTTGTTCTGTAGATTCATCAGGATTTTCTACTGCATCTTGAGCAGTATCTTGTGGAGTCTCTTCTCCAATATCTTCATCTTCTTCATCATCCATGGTAAAGTCATCATCATCATTAATATCTTCACCATTAACTTGAATTTCATTAAGATATTTAGAATAGCGAATTTTATTTTTTCTAATATTATCTAAACTAAATATAGCCATATATCTTACTCCCTTCCTCTAAGTCCAGATACAGGCTCCATAGGAATTCTACTACCTTTTCTAGCAAGACCATAATAGATTTCCTGTCTTCTTCTCTGAAGGTTTTTCTGAATAGTAAGTAAAGCTCTATATTTCTTAGTAGATCCAGATCCTTCAGCTCTTTGAATTTCTCTTTCTAATACTTTAAGTTCTATATCAATTTCATCTAATATCAGCATCTTTTCTTTTCTAGAAGTATATGCTGATTTAGCCCACATAACAATAGGTCCCAATATAGCAAATGTAGCAGCACCTACAGCTGTTCCAGCAGCTGTAGCAGTACCAGCAACAGCTCCAATACCAGCCCAAGCCATAAGAATCTTAATAGATTTAGAAAGACTTCTTTTTACCTGTCCAGTAATAATCTCTTCTCTATGATCGGTAGATAAACTAGACTCAATACCTTTACAGAGATGATTAAACTCCATATCAAGATCTCTAGAGAATTCTTTCTCTTTTGTAGAAAGATTCTTAAGTTTTCCTTTAATACCAGTCCAGGCTAATCTAAGATCATTTAAACTAAGAGGTTTCTTCTCAGGTTTCTGTTTCTGCTTATCTTCAACAGGTTGTTGCTGTTGTGCAGCAGAAGCTTTATTATTAGCTTGCTTAATCTCTTTTGTATTATGGGCAGTATTATAATCTACGGCTCCAGGAGTTTTAATAGCTCCTCTGATTTTATTAGCAGGATTAAGATCATTAACAGCAGCTTTTAAATTTCCTTTAGCTCTATTAATTGCATCTTCACTTATACCCATAACTTGAGCACAGAAATCTAATCTCTCTTGATGATCTTCATAGAGATCAAAAGTATCTCTATCAATATTTGAACAGGTATACTTTATATAATTATATCTAGGATTAGCTTCCTCTCTACAAAGAGAAATAAAATCTGTGAAAGCATTATCATTTCCTGCTTCTAAATAAGGACTAAGAATCTCATATACTAATCCTGCTTCTTCAGCAGTAATAGTAGCAGCATACTTTCTATCATGTAATTTATCCATAATAGCAAGTATAGGAGTCTCAGTAAGAGTTTCTAATCTATTAGAAATTTCATTTAAATTACAAATCAAAGATTTCTCATAATTAGTAAATCCTTTTTCTACAATTTGAGCTTCAGATAGAATGACAGAATATTTGCTTCTTAAGCAAACATCAAAACTATTCTCACCTAAAGTAAAGTAAGCATAAGAATCTTTATTATAAAGAATATTATTCAAGCATTGTATTACAGGATTAATAAAATTATAAGCTTCTTCAATAGTTCCTTCATAACTATAAGAAGCTAATACTGTAGAAATATGTTCATTAGAATCTATATGATTAATAATATTATTTTCATTAATATTATCATCTTCTCTTTTAATTCTATGAATATTAAGAGGAGATTCTTTAGCAGAAGTTTTCTCTATGGTAGATAAAAATTCCCCAGCATCTTGAGAATCAGTAATTAAGTTATGAATTTTAAAAGGATTAATTTCATTAGAAGTAAAACTCATCCTTTCTTTATTACCATCAGCATAATAAATTTCATCATTAACTCCAGCTTCCCAAATGCAGTTAAGGGTATCTACTAGAGAATCTATATCCTGAATATTATTTTCTTTAATAAGACCAATAATATTAGAAACTTCTTTATGAGAAAAAGAATCTAATCCTTCAAAAATAGCTTTAGGATTATATTCAATAGAATTTACTCTAGAGAAATCTTTTAAAGTCTCATTAATAGTAGATAATGCTACATTATTTTCAAGATTATCTCTTGCAATTTCTATAAGAGAATCAATATTCTTATTAGAATCTATTTTCCAATTATATAATCTTGAAAGCCAATAATTATTAGTATTAGTATCTTCTGTATATAAGAATCTAACGCTTTTATCAGAAGCTAAAGGAAGAACTTTAGATTCATTAATAGCTCTTTTATAAGAATCAATATCTTCTTTAGTATTATTATCTCTTAATAAAAAATAATCGGTAACTTCATATACAATATCAGAAGGATCAATTTCAATTCCTTCTGAGTAATATAAATAAGATAACTCTTCTAATACAATATTCATCTTAATAAAAGGAGATATTGTATATGTATCTACATCTTCACAAATGGTAAAGATTCTTTCTTTATTAGACTTAGCTTTATTAGAGAAAGATTCTAATTTAAATTTATTAGATAGATTTTTATGATTTTTAATAATTCTATCTATAGATTTATACATCTTAACAGTCTCTAATAATCTATCAGAATTAACCTCTCCTATATTAGAGGATCTAATAGTATCTAAACAATCACCAAAATTAGAATTCTCTACAAGAGGAATAATATCATTTATAACTACTTGACAATATTTCTCAAGTAAGTCATATCTATCATCTTTATATAGAGACTCAAGAATAGAAATAGCATCTTTATAATCTGTACAGTTATTAAAGAAAGTTTCTAACTTCCATTTATAAATAGAATCATTTGGAACATTAGAAAGATCAATCATATCTGCAGATTCTGTAATTGTTTTTCTTTTCTCAAGATATCTTTGTCTTTTGTAAACATACTTTAAATTTAATGGTTTACTAACCATAATTCAAAGATCCTCCATAAAGGGAATATTAATATAAAGTTCAATTTTATAGTTTTAAAGAAAAAATAAAATAAATATTTTTGCCCCTAGAGCCATGGATACTCTAGGGGCATTAGGAGAAATAGTGCGACCACCATAGGTGGTACAATGAACACTCATGTTCTATCATTATTATATTATCTAATTGAAATTATATACTATTTCATTAATTCTATCTGGTGTTACTCCAAAATCTTTTTCACCAATACTATTATTTCTGTGTATATATAAACTTGCTCCATAAGGTTTAATAAAATCTTTAATAGATCTCATTACCTCATCAGAACCATGCTTATCATTATCTGGATATATATGTAAATCAAAGAAGAATATCTCATAATTTATAATTAGATGAATTATAAATCCTAAATAACTAGTTCCAGTTACAGCAGCAAATATTCCTTCTTCATTTCTTCTTAAATTATACTTTATACTTAATATATCAAAAGGACCTTCTGCTATATGTATCTGTATTCTCTTCGGTATAGTTAAATCTATACTAATTGGCATTACATACATCTTTTCTGTATTATCCATCTTTCCATGAATATTATAATTAATATATCTCTTATCTATACCTTTATACAATAATCCTTCTGGACATATTCTTCTAAGATTAACAAAATTATTATCTAAAGATAAAAATCCTACAAAGTTATCATTTAATGCTTGTACTATATTAGGATGTCTAGTTAATTGTGTAATATTATTATATCTATATTCTAATATATCTTTTAAATTTAATATTATTTTTTGTTTTAAACATTCTTCTATAGAAAGAGATACTCCTATTCTATCTTTTATATATTGCAATTTAATATTTGCTAATGAAATATTAAATACATAATTATATATTGGATAATGAATAGAAGAGAATCCTTTAAATTTATTTGCTTTTACAGCAGCTTTAACCTGTTTATCTATTTCTGTTCCAATTTCTGGATTATATATTCCCCATTCTGTTAATTTAGAAGAAGTTATAACTCCTGAAGTTAAACATTTAAAGCAATGAAATACTGCAGCTTCTTCTTTACTTTGAGGAATTTTTATATACATATGACCGTGATCAGATGTTCTATTTTGTTCGCAATAAAAACAATTACAACATATTTCTCTACCAGAAGATACCAATTTAGCATTTGGTATATTAGACATTATAAATTGAGTAAATTGATTACCAAATTCATAACTATTATTCATATTATAATCTCCTTTATCTTAACCTTCATTATTATAATATATAATTAAGATTAAGAATAGAGACTATTCTTTAAAAGATAATATAATAGATATAATTAATAAAGGGATTAATAAAAATGCAATTATTAATAATATAGGTTTTATATCCATAATTATTAATGATGCAAATACTACAATTATAAATACAAGTATTAATCCAGCCATCATTCCTAAATGAAATAATACAATATTCTGATCTCTACTTTTATCTAATTTAGATAAAATAGCAGTAGATAAACCTATTATCATAAGTGCTATTGATACAAATTTTCCTGCTTCAGTATTATATATTTTATATTTAAAAAATTGAAATATACTGTTAATAACAATAAAAGCAATATCTGTAAATAATAAATATACTAATATAACATTATTCATTTTATCTTCTCCAATAAAGTAAAGAAAGAGAATGTAAATTCTCTTTCTTTAATCCTTTCCAGTTAAATCAACATCAAATCTTATTTCATAATCGGATAATCTATTTATGTTCACAGCTTTACCAGAATTTTCTGTAGAGATTGAAATCACCATTGGGAGATTTGCTTTAAAAAATTCTTTCATCATAGGTAATTCACACATTACAAAAAATATTTCTCTATATTTTAATAATTCATTTGGTAATATATGAGATTTAAAACTCATCTGTGGTAAAGAAAACATAAATTTATTTTTATCTGTCATTAAAGAATTAACAGTTTCTCCAATATGGCTAATACCATAATCATATATCATATTACCAAGCATAGCAACATACAATTCATCTTTTAAATTAAAAAAGACGGGAAATAAGTTTCCTCCATCCATTTCTGCAAATAGTAATTGAAATTGATCTGCTTGATTAGGATCTATAGAATTTAAATCTCCAAGTGGTACTGACATTTTGCTTATATCTTTTGTAGTGCTCATTTTATTCTCCCTATAAATAAAAAATAATAATAGGAGAGGGGAGCATTTAACTCCCCACGACTAGCTTGATGGGTATTCTACTCTTTAGATAGAAAGAGCACCTCTCAGAATTACAGTTAGCTAACATGACCTCCTAATCGTTGGAGTGGACACTGGTCACTAATTCTAAGAGTTTTCTTGTCCATATATGATCAGTACATGGATGCTAATCTCCCTGTGCGTCTATCTCTTCCGCCATCTCCTATTATTTTAAAGTACATAGTATAATAAATTTTAATTAAATTTTTTGTCCAAAAGCATGATTAACAGGTTTACCATATACGGTATTTACAGCTTTTTCAAAATCTGTAAATTCTTCTTTTGTCATTATTACTCTAATTTCTCTATTACAAGTAAAAATACCTACATCTACAATATTTTCATTTTTAATAGAATAATTATAAGTATAATATTCTACTCCATAAAGATTAACTACTATATTTTGAACTCTATTGAGATCTTTAGATTCTTTTATTCTATATAACATTTAAACTCCATTTCTATATTTATCAATATCAATAATATCAAAACGGTTAGTTACATACTGTTTAAATAATTCTACCGTTTCTCTTGGAACATCATTTACTTCAATTTTATTATCCGATGAAGATACATATAATAAAATGGAATAATTACCATATTTATTCTTTTCTATAGAATACATAATGATATTATCTAAATTAATGTATACTTCTTTTTCATCAGAAAGATATATTTTTAAAATATGATGCTTTGGGTCATATGACATAAAATACTCCTTATTTTTTATATTATAAAGAAGTATTTTTGTATTCAATAACCTTTTTATGCATTATTATTACATCAATTGACTTCCAGAAATAGCTTCTGCAACAGCATCAATAGCATCAACAATTGATGTTGGACCATCATTTCTATATAAAGCAAGCTGATGAAACAGAAATTCAGGAGCATCTTCAATAGCTTCTGCTATTAAAGCTCTAGATTCAATTTCTTTAATTTTAAGCATATCAGATATACCAAATGATTCACCAAATTTATGTCTATATTGCATCATTTCATTATATAAATTATCGGGATTCATAGATTCCATAAATTCACATTTGTTTCTATTTCCTAAAAGACTAAAACCTTCCAAGACAATCATTTGATATCCTCCATATCAATGTCTAAATTTTCAAAATCAAGATCATCTTCTTCTTCAATCTCATTACTTTTAATTTCTGTTACATTAGTTTCATAATTATCATGGCATCTTCTTTTACATCTTGTACAAGGAGAACTGCATCCATATTCTATTTCATTCTCCCATTTACCATTATGCTTACAACCGATACACGTATCAATCATTTATTATCCTCCTTTTCTTCGCACTTAAAATTACAGATTTCATTTTTTAAGCATTTATCTAATTTATCAAATGATTCTTTTACACTAAAAGTATATTCCATACCTTCATAGCAAATAATAAGAATATTCTGATCTTTATTAAGTATTAAAATATCTATTTTCTGAAAATCAAAAAGTACTAAAGTTCCATCATCTGTTTTAAGAAATATTTTAGAGTTTTTCATTTTATTTATCCTTTTCATTTTTCATAAATTTTTCAAAATCTTTATTACACTTATAGCATAAATAAAATTCAGTAGGATCAAAAATATAGTCATTATATATTATTTTTGTAACGTCTCTCATATTAATTCTTTCTTTACATCTATCACAAAAATATTCAATTACTTTACCCATATATTCCTCCTTTTTAAAAATAAATTATTAATAGATTCATTATTATAATATCTATTTAAAAAATAAATTAAAAAAATATTGAGGAAGGAATTTATCCCTTCCTCAATAATATCCCAATTAACACATTAAAATGAAAGTTTCTACTTCTTCAATAATAATATTTATAGCTACAGTTTCAAGTCTCTTTCCATTTATAGATGGGTCCATATCTACAATACTAAAGTCAGATGAAATAATAGTAGCAATAATACTAAGAATATTATCTATTATGTTTTCATTTTTATATTTCTCCAATATTCTCGGATAAGAAGGTGAGGCTTCTACCAATATCTTTTCTTTTTTATTGATAGTTTTTCTACTGACTAGCTTCTCTACTTTACCAGAAATAATATAGGGAAGTATTATCATATTTTTACTTTTCAAAATTCTCTTAGCAGCTATTATCAGCTTAACATATTCTTCCCTATTAATAGAATGAATACTTTGAGTATCTTTAAACCAACGATAAAACATTGAAAAGATTAACTGTTTTTGGAAAGAATTAATAGTATAATTCCCATCTGGTGTCATTAATACATTTTTCATATAGAGATCTATTTCTAAAGGATCAAATGGACCAAATTGTACTTCAATATTCTTCATACATACTTGACCATTAATTTTATTTTGAAGATATAAACCTTCATTCATTCTAATAAGATTACTTTCAAACTTATCAAAATCCGAAATAGAATCATTATCTCTCTTAGATGAAGAAATAGGAACGTATGAATACTCAAATGAAATATCTGTAATCTTATATGATGTATTCTTTCTAATACTAGCATAGTTAAAACTAATGATATTCTTATCAAAAGTATATTTAGGCATTATATTAAGAATAATATTCATAACAGAATCTGTAGAATGTGTAGTAATATCTATAGATCTGATATCCTGTTTAATCCAAATACCTTGATTATTCTTTTGATTAGCTATTACATTAGTATATGCAGTATCATAGAGTTTAGAATAAATATTAATAGAATTATCCATATGAAGAATTCTATCATAGAAGCTTAATAAATAATCATCAATTTTTGTATCTAATCTATGCATATAAGCATAGTTAGTTAAAAGTGGTATACAAAGATCCATAATAATTGACATCTTATGAAGTAACTTAGCATGATCATTTGTATACTGTAAAGATGGTGATTTAATATTAGTATAATTTAATACCTGATAATAATTATCATTAACCATCTGTTGTACTTTATTTGCAATATTTGAATAAATAATATATCTCTCCATATCATAGAAAAATACATCTATAGGATATGTAGAAACTTCAAATCTATCTATTTTAGATTTCATAGCAACTAATACAGATAAATATTCATTATCTGTATCATAATAATTACAAAAATAATTAATATATCTAAATAAATGTTCTCTCATGGCTACAGAGTTATAGCATTTTTTAGTAGATAAAATAAACTTATTAAAATTATCACCAAGATTCATAGAGATATCAAAATATACACTTAAAGGTGCAATAAAGAATCCTGGTCTACAGTTAATAATAACTTCTTCCATCTCCTGTGGCCACCACTGGTCCACAGGAACAAATCCTTGTCCTTGATTTGATTTTGCTCTTCGCTGTACTTTATCCATGAAGTAAACAGCTGGAACTTTTCCTTCCGTTATTTTTGTGTATTCTTCACTCATGCTGCACATTTCTCCCTAATGTACAATTGTTAACGAGTTAAAAGAAGTCTTTACAACTTCCATATTTATAATATATATTTATTATTATTTTTGCACTATTTCTTATAGTGCCCTATTTTATTATCTGTATTAACTAGTTTGTCTATATGTGGTTTTTTAAAATGACCAAAATTCTTCTGATTAGGAGATTTAAATTTAGAAGTTACAGGAACAGATGATTTCATAAATTTATCATTCTGATTCTTCTCTTTATTCTCTAATCTCTTTTTAGTTTTTCTATCAGCATTAATTAATTCATTAGCTTTTCTTATTTTATCATCTGCATGTTCTACTGTTTGAGCCCATACATTTTTACTATATTTTTTAGCAAGAGTTTCCCATCTTGATTTAGTAAATAAATCTCCTCTCTTTATTTCTAAATAAGCAAAAAATATAGATTTTACATATCCTAATTCATTTCTAGGATTCTTAATTTTAGCTTTCTGTTTTAATGCTAATTCACTCATTTTAGAAGATAAGTCTTTTATAAACATTCGTCTAGAATTAAAAGCATAGCAATATGTAAAAATGAAATTAGCATCATTAGAATAAAATTGTACATCATAATTCTTTAAGGTTTTCTCCATTCTTACAGTACTCTTAGCAGGATAAAATCTAATTACTGTATCATAATAGAATTTTGGACTTATTTCAGATGGTATTTTTAAATGTATAAAATAATCATCACTACCTACATATAAATTATACATTATTAGTCCATTTTCTCTAACTAATAATTCATCAAATTGTTTTTGATACATATTTTGATACATCTGTCTATTGGTAATAACAGATGCACCTTTACCAGCAGGATTTTTAATATACTCATCAAAAGTCATATATTACTGATCCAGCCGTACATTGTTCTATAATAAGACCAAGGACCAACCATCTGGCAATATGTATCATGATCAATACCAAGTAATACATTACTACTATAATCTCTAGATTTACTACTAGAATTAACCACTGTAGTTTCAGGTATAGTAAGAGTATCTCTATGAGTATAATCTACAGTATAATCATAATTCTTTGTATGATAAAATTCTATATGGTTAGTTGTAGTACTACTACCGGGGATTAATGTAGTATGGTTAGAAGTAGTATAGTTATGAATATTACATTTATCACACTTACCATCACAATATTGCCAAGATTGTCCACATCTTCTCATCTGATAATTAGTATAATCAATTCTGGGATCATAATTAAACATAAAAAACCTTCTTTCTTCTATGGAGAAGGGAAATATATTCCCTTCTCCATAAAATCAAAAATATTAATAATGTGAAGTCAATGCAGGAGCCTGAAGAATAGCTTGATTAGCAGTATACATAATCGTTACAATTTTAGAAATAGTTTCTAAAATCATAGGCTCAGATTCAATAGAAGTAAGTACTAATCCATCATAATTACTTGTATTAATATTATAAGGCTTACCCCCTTCAATATAAATATTATCAATAATAGTATCTATAGCTTCATCACTATTAAAAATTGTATGATAAAGAGCTTTAATAGTATTAGTATATGCAGAATTAATAATCTTAATCATATTATAAACATCAATATCTTCAAAGTCATTTTCTTCAAGCATATTTCTAGTAATACAATAACCCATTGTATTAGCTCCATAACCAACACCATTCTTTGCTGCAGATCTAGTATTGAGTACAGCATCTTCTACTAAATCTCTCAAAGAATCTCTATCAGAAATAGAAATGCCACCAATAAAGAGTTCTACCATATTGGCTTTAACAGCATTAAGTTGTCTCTTTAAAGAACCAAGTACACCAATATTACCACCCTGTTCAGAATTAGACTTATATTGTGCTTCTAAGAAATTTATAATATTAGTATAAGTCTTACTATATACAGGATTACCTTCATCATCAGTAACAATATTTCCATTAACATCTTTAGCATACATTTTCTGAGGATCAATAAATCTTGTAATATTAGCATCAGCTTCTACTTCTACAGCTGTACCATAAAAATCACATACTGTTTTAAGTGTAGGAGCTAAACCACTTTCTTGATCAGCTTTTTGAATCTTATCATCAATATATTTCTTAATAGGTTTACATCCACAGAGATTAGAAATATGATCTACATAATTTTCATCTAAACCTGCATAATTAGTTACAATAAGTAACTGAGGTTTCTGAGAATATTCAGCTTCTCCAAAAGAGAGTAAAATCTGAATAATTCTTCTCATATAAGCATGAGCATCTCTACTAATTTGAGGAGCAAGAATAACAGTAGGAATTTCTTTTTGTCTATTATTTCTTCTTCCAATAACATTAGTTTCAATAATTTGAGCAAACAAAGCTAACTGCTCAGATGTATCAATAGGTTCAGCAAATTGATAAATATGAACAGGATAATCTTCTGTAGATCTTATTCTACAGTCATTTCTTTCTAAATTATTGATCATTGCAGGATCAGAATATCCAGCTTCGATAGTAATACCATTATAAGTCTTTACATAAGTATTCTCATTAGTAGAAGCAGAAACATCAATAAATACAGTCATTCCATATTCTTTATAAATCTGCTGAATCTGTTCTGCTACTTCTTTATTTCCATTAGATGAGATAAAAGCAATATTATAGATATCATCTAATGTACAGGCTCTACCATTTCCTCTAATTTTTTCACTAATAATACTAATACACTTATCAAATAACCTCATAGTTTCATAAGGATCATATCCAAATTCACCATTAAGAAATGCTTGATTTAAAGCATCAAAAATAAGTGAAGACATTACTACTACAGAAGATGTACCATCACCTACAGTCTTCTCTATATATCTAGTAGAATTTTCAATTTCAGATTTAATAGCCATTTCAATAGGATATTGATACTTAATACTCTTAATAATCTTATTACCATCTTTAGAATATTCAGCTACAATATCTACATCAGATGAACCTCTAAGAATAAGAGAATTAGATCCAGCAGGTCCCATAGAATTAATAATAGCATCTTTAAGATCATTTAAAACTGCAGATTGAACCTCTTTAAGTTTTTGACCGGATACAATATTATTAACAGGCTTACTAGAGTTAACTAATACCCTCGGTGCTTGAGCTACTTGATTTGCCATTTTTATTTTCTTCCTCTTTTCTTGAATAATTTGTTCCAATCGGTATAAATTCATTATACATAGTAAGATTATTTACATTATCTCTTATATATAAAGCATTATAAGCTCTTGGAGATATATAAATTTTCTTCTGTACAATATCAGTAAGTTCATGATTTGTAAAAAACTTATAATCTTTTACATAATATACTTCTCTAGAACTTAATGTTCTTTTTTCTTCTGTCTCTATTAATTTATTTATACCAAAAAATCTAGTTATTTCCTCTGCTTCTAAATCATCTTTCACATATATTCCAGGATTTACTCCTATTATATTAGCCTTATCAAATAGCATAGTAATAAAAGTATTTATCTTTGTATATGTAAGAGATCTATATAAAATATCTTTCTTATAAGTTTCAAAAAAGCTATTATATAATTCATCTATATCTGGTAGATTTTTTTCTGTAGATATGATAGATAAAGGATTCCAATTTGTTCGAGAATATAAGAGTGATAGAATTAATCTATCACTCTTATTTAATTCATCTAATTTGAATGCCCGATTATCTTGGAATTTTTCTCGAATAAATCTAATTAGTCCAATATCTGTATCTACAAGAAAATTAAAATCTATTAATGTAGATAATATTCTACCACTTAGATTTATATTTGTAGTACTCATATTTTTTTATTATCCAAGCTCATCTTCCAAATTAGTGATAGGTTTATATGCATTACGTCCTGTATTGGCTTTATTACCATTGGAAGAAGGTTCAGAGTATTCATTACTAGCAGAGGAGAAGAATGAATTATTAGATCCTCCTCCACTATTATAATTCTTATCAATAGCTCCTACTTTTTCTCCAATTCTTCTAATAAGATTAGAACTTCTTGCAGCCTCATATCTACCAATATCATGATAAAAGTAAGCAGCTGCACCAGAAGCATGTCTAGCATAATCTTCAAGAAGATCTTTTAACTGATTAAGTTCAAGAGAATCATCATACTCTTTCTTAAATCCAAGTTTAGAAATATCATTAATCTGAAGTAAATACTGATAATTCATATTAAAATTGAATCTTTGATTAGATTCATACTGACCATTGGCATTTACTTTAGCAATAACAAGATAAGGTTTACCCATATCTCTACCAATAGCTATCATTCCTCTAGTCTCTCCAGTACCAGTATCTACGCCAAAGATATTAGAACTTTCAGGATTAGTAATAATTCTATCTACACATGTAGCAAATAATCTAGCCTTTGTAGGTGATAAGTGAATATATGCTAATTCATTATTTCTACCATCTTGTGCAGTACCAGCCTCAGAAATAGACATTCTAAGAGTACCATTCCAATAATTAAAAGAAAGTCTAAGATTATCAACAGGGTTTCTAATAGAAAGTCTAGAATAATAAGTAGGATTATAAAGAGTATTATTCTGATTATTAGAATTAGAATAAGATCTATTATTTCCTCCCCCATTAGAATTATAAGAACTTCCCAGTGCCATAATTATTTTCTCCTTTTTAAATAAAATAGTTAATAATAAAGAGCAGGTCCTATCTGGATGAGCAGATATTAAAAGAAATAATAATTATATTAATAGAGCAGCTATAACGATGAAAATAGAGGAACTCTATGGCAAGAGTTTTATTTTACTATCAAGAAGGTGGTGATAGATTCAGTATTTAGCCCCAATATTATATCAATTAACTCAGGATATTATTTCTTTCAGTTTTACACTTAAACTAAGGACCCAAAGCTATTATATTAAATATAATAATATATATTATATATGCTATCTTAAAAATATTTCTACATAATATTTTTAAAAATACACATTAGGTAATTTTCCTTTCTTATTATTTGGGAAAGTATATAAACAAGACGGAAATATAATATATAAAATATACTTAATATAATAGTATATGATTGTTAATAAAATATTATTTTTTTATTATATTAAAATTCAGGTTGAGTAAGTTTATTAGTATCAGTAGAAAGAATAAGTGTTAAGTTATAAAGAGATTGAACTGCTTCTTTTTCTGATACTCTGATATTCTGTACCCCAAGATCTATAAAGTTTGATTTCAGATTTACAAATTTAGAAAGTTCTTCATTTGTTTCTTTCATAAAACTTCCTTTAGCCTGGATCGTATCTCCGTCGTAATCCATTATTATTCATATAGAGGCGTTGAAGTTATCTCTCTTCTATACAGTTCTTTTTTATGAACTTCTTTAAGTTTCCCTAAAGATTAGACTATATCTTCCTATATATTAAATATATAGGCATACCCATTTTGAACTCACTTGAGTCCTCAAGAGTTACACTCATCACTCTTTAGTCGTTGAGCTTTCTTCTGTTCTAGAAGCTTAGTTGCTGATTGTCCAATCTCTAATATTATTACTATACTAAACTCATTACAGTTTACCATTTATATATTCCTATATAAACTTAGTAATTAGAGCTCTAAGGAGTTTCCAGCAGTTAAGGTATGACAGGCAATTAATTTACCTCCAAGGCCCTTCAAATATAAATTACTCATCTGCATAGTATCTATAAATTTACTAGCAGAACTTTGTAAAATATCTTCCATCCTAATCTTAGGATAAAATCTATAATATTCTCCATCTATAATTATAGGTTCAGTTTCTGTAGTACTAGCAACTTCTATACCAGTATAGATAGTATTAAAATAACTATCATAAGGAAATCTAGTAATAGCTACAGTCTTTCCTTCTACTGATCTTACAGCAGCTACATAAATTACATCAACCCATGTTAATGGTCTTCTTATAATAGGTTCAGGATTAGTTTCTATTTCTTCTTTAGGATTAGCAAATCTCTTTCCTTTGAACTGCATTAAATATACTTTATTTGGATCAGCATCTTTATCACTAATAGGAACTTCTATAGGAAGAAATCTATTATCATGAGAATAAACAAATTTCTTTAACTGATCATTTAATATATCATCAGTAAAACTTAACATAGCATTATCTATTCTATAATAATGCACATTTCCTTCACTATCTACAACTTCATAATTGGTTACATTAAGAAATTCATTTTCAAAGAATTTTCTCATATGGAAAATCATAAATGGATAGAAATCTGCTGATACTGCAGCTAATGGCATAGCAGATTTATCTAATGTAACCATTAAATCATCTATAGTTTCTTTCTTTAATTCTGGAGCTGATATAACAAGACGGGAGGAATAGTCACTGGTATAACCAGCATTCATTCTAATTAAACCAAATTTTCCGCCTAAGCCAGTTCCAGGATCTTTAATACTATCATTATTATTACCACAGAACCAATCATATATAGCTCTTAAAGTATCTTGTATTCTAGCACAAGTAGTATCAGCAATAGATAAACCATAATCTGCATTGTCTCTTAATGCATTAGCAGCAGTAATGAGATTTACATATAAAGTATTAATCTGACCTACACCAGTATGTTTTTTAGTAGTATTAGCATCTCTATAATAAGGAGGAATTACTATCCATTTATTAATAAATAAATTCCCCTTTTTAAAGTTATGCTCTATATACTTTATTCTCATATCTCTAGATCTTGATTCTGTTCTCTTAAATTTAATTTTATCAAAATTAGCTTTAAGCCATTTAATACCAGTTCCTCCACCAGGATCTTCTATAAAAGAGCCATCTGCATCTATCTTATATTTTTTTAATCCTTTTATAATAAAATTAAATTTACTATCTAATTTTATTAAACATTTATAACAACTTGGATCAATAAAATATTCATAAAGATTAATATAAGCAAATGTACCAGCTCTATCTGCTTGAGTAATACCAAATATCTCATTACTTAATAATCCATCTGAAGTAGGAACTCCACCTGTAGAAAAGAAAGTAGGATTAGTAATAGGTTTTAATTCATTTACCTTGATATATCTTTCTATATCTAATAATTCAAGAGAAAGAATTTCTTTCTTCCCTCTCTCTTCATAAGAAACTTCATTTAAATTTCTTAAAGAAATATCAGTATCATATTTTGAAAATATTTCATCTAAAGGATCTTCAAAATATCTGAAACCTACTTCTTCTTCATAAACAAAATCATTCATATTATTTCTCCTTAAAAGAAAAGGATAGGATATTAAACTCCTATCCTAGGATTTAAAATACAAATAACTTAATAAATTAAGCCCCTCTTAAATCTAAATCTATAAGAGACTTTTGTAATCTCTCTAGACAATAATTAATATCTTTTTCTTTAATATTAAAATACTCAATATAAAACTCCTTATTGTTTATTATCTTTTGAATCCAATCATTAAGTGTATATCTATCTATATTAGTATTGAATATTAACCATTTAAATTTAGTATAATTCTTTTCTATTAATGCTTCTTCTAAAGTTAATTCTAACTTTTGTACTTTATTATTTAAATTACCTTTATTTAATAAACTTAATAAATCATGTTCTCTTATATAATTTATAGTATTTGTAATAACCCATTCTTTGGATTCAACAGCTTTTAATATTCCTATCTGAGATAGCACTTCATCTTCAAAAAATGATATATAAGAAGCCATTGTATCATTCTGAGTTAAATAAGCTATAGTATCTTTTTCATCATTAGAGTGTAATACTATAGGTAAACCTATATATTCAGGAAATCCTTCAACTACTGTAGAGTATCTTCCTACTGTTACAGCAATTACATTATGCTTAATATCTTTTTCAGTAGGTTTTAATACTACTATAGTACCATTTACTAAGAATCCTGGATTTTTCATTAAGCTCCTTTCTTAGAGCCAATTTTCATGTTTATAAAGTATATCATAATAGAAGTTTTGCATACTTCTAAAATAATTATCTTTAATAGGAGAATAAGAATATAAGTAATACATCATTAAATAATAATTTCTAGCTAATTGTTTTTTAGAATCTTCTTCTTTATCAACTTCTAAGTTATGATTATGATATAAAGAAATTAATAAAGAAATTATCATGAAAAGTGGCCTAAAAAATGTATTAACTGAAGATATACCTTCATCCATAATATGTCGAAGATCAAATCTAAACTCTTCTAAATGTACAAGATTATATTTTAATAAATCTTCATTATCACGAGAGATGGAAATAAATGTTTCATAAATTAAAGAACAAATAGCTTCATCTATAATATTAATTTTTAGAATAGAATAATCAAATTCAGAATATATAGGTAATATATTATCAGGATTTATTGGTTTATTTGTGATGATAATATTAAGATATTCTAAACAATCCTGAACAGATTGAAAAGAATGTTCGGATCTAATTCTATTTAAAAAAGAAAGTTTATCTGTTTCAAAGACATTCTGGTGAGTAGCTAATAGTGGTCTTAATTTATTTATATCTTTCATAGAGAAATCCTTTTATATATGCAAGCTATTATAATAAGGTTAAAAAGTAAGAAAAATATACCAGTAGGAAAGAGCCTACTGGTAATTGTTAGATAATTTATCTATTCTATAATCTTCTAATAAACTTTTAGTATATTTTTTATTAAATATAGCCATTTTTTAAAATTATTCCTTCTATTATATATTATATTTATAAAAACCATAGATAGGAATTTCCTATCTATGGTTTAATTATATTAAAAATTAAAGATTATAGACCTTCTCTTTAGGATTGACCTTATTATGAAGCTTGTCAAGAGCACCTCTAATATTTCCAGCACCAGTCTTAGCTGCCTGCTTAACACCACCAGCAGCTCTTCCAGCAGCATCTTTCACATTACCAGCTGCAGTCTTAGCACCAGTCTTAATACCTTCAGCCTTCTCACCAGCTTTAGCCTTGACTTCACCAGCCTTAGTCTTAATAGGCTCAACTTTCTTTTCAAACTTATCAGATCCAGCAACCTTAATAAGCTTAGAAAGAATAGCTGCATTAGCAAGATAGAACTTATTAAAGATCTTAATCAAATCCTTAACCAGGTTAGCATTACTCTTAAGAGCATCATTTGCTCTACCAAGTCTCTCACCAAAGTTCTCAGCACCACGATCAGACTTAATATCCTTCTTCAGGCTATTAAGAGCATCATCTGCTTCTTTTCTAGCTTTCTTAATATCATTAAGAAGAGTAGTCTTAAGAACAACTTCTACAGCATCAGTAATCTCTCTAACTTCAATATTCTTTCTAGTAGAAGTCTGCTTAATCTCTTCAGAAACCTTTCCAAGATAAGCACCAGGTCCAAATGAAGGATGATCTGCATCGGAATCTTTGATAAAGCTACCAATTCCTGCATTAATATACCCTTCAATCTTTCCCTTAGTAGCCCAACCACCAGTCTCTACTGCAAATTCTACATTATTGGCCTTAATATAATCAATTGCAGAATTAACCTTCTTCTCAGTAAGACCAATAGATGCCATCTTACGTCTAATACCTTCAGTATGCTCTGCAATAAAATCAATGATCTTCTTAAAAAGCTCACTGAACATGGTCCTAACTTTATCAACAGCAGCAAAGAATTTCTCCTTAAGAGATGCACCATTAGAATTCTCAGAGCCATCTTCATTCACATAAGTAATTTCAGTAGCATTCTCATAAAGATAAGCATGTTCAGTCAAAAGACAATCCATTGTAAATTCATTACAAGCTTCATAAACTCCGATAACCATGTTATCAAGAGCTTCAGAAATGCTCATACCTTCATACAGATTCAGTGTAGGCTGATCGATAACAGTAATCATAGTATTATAATACTCCTTTACTAGTTTAATAAAAAGTAAATTTTAACGTTAAAATATAGTATACTTTTTAAGATTATAAGAATTTTAATATATTAAAAGAGATCATCCCAATTACTGAAGCTCTCTTCAATATCATTATCAACAAATTTGTCAGACAGTCCATCCACATTAGAGAACTGCTCATCCTCTTCAGGATATGCAGGAACAGTATTCTGATCAACTCCATCAAAATCAATATGATCATCAGAATCTTCGCCATTAGGAGCATATTCTTCATCAAGAACTGCAAGAATATATTCAGCAGCTTCTCTCAGATTCTTTCTTACATTTTCAGGCAGATCAGGAATATTTGTACTTTCAGGCTCAGTAGCCTCAGTAAAATACTTGCTCATATCAGTATCTTCCTCCACATTATCAAAATCTTCACTTGTAAGAGCTTTATTAAAAATCATATTAACATCAGTATCTTCACCATCTGAAGCATTTGTGAAACTATTAGCCGCAGCTGCTGCTGCATCTAAACCTTCACTATCGGGTTGATCAAGTTTATCCTCACCAAATTCATTAGCTTCTTGGATATTATTATCTTCTCCAAGATCATTATTTTCTTTTTTGCTAGATGGGGTTACTTCACCAAATTCTTTACTATTATTAGTATGCTCGAAATCTTCATGTAAAGATTCCATATAATCTTTAAAGTTAACCATAGTCTATAAATTATATCCTATATAAGAGGATACAACTCCTTTCTTATATTATAATTAAGTTCAATAATTATAATATCATCGATTTATCTATATATTATATATGATATACGAGCTCATTTTGATATATCATATAATTATATATTAGAATAAACCACCATCATTATCAGAAGAGTCATCATCTTCTTTTCTTCTCTTCTTTTTATATTCATCATCATCTTTTTCAGAATCTCTTTGAGCTTTTGTATCTTTAAGAGCAAAGAAATTAGATAACTTCTTTAGAGTTTCTACAATTTTCATTTGTCTTTGATATACAACTTTTTTATGATCATCTCCTCGATCATCATCTCTATACTTAAGATTCTCTGCATTAATTCTTAAAAATTCAGCTTGAATAGCAAAATAATCAGATATACTCATTCCCATGCGAAGAACCCAATAAATTGCTCTTCTTAAGAACCCAAATATTGCTTTAATAGAACCAAATGCAAGTCCAGCTCCAAGAATGACTTTTATAAATAAAGGAAGTCCTGCAAGTATGGCAAATGGAGTTTCATTTAAACTATCAAGATCTCCATTATCAACTGACTCTTTTACACTGGATAAATTATTCTTAATACATTCATTACAGAGTTTATCAATATTACCATTTCTACATTCATTATTGAACTGCTCAGCATATTGATATAAAACATGATTCTGAGATTTATTATAAGAAACTTTATCAAAGCTCATAGAGAAAGAATCATGACCATTCTTAATATATTCAATACTTGATGTAATCAATAATGAGGTTCCTGCTACAACAGACATTACTCCCATATTATACAGCATAATAGGTAATTCAATATTAAGAGCAAATGCTTTGGCAAAAGTTCTTTCCCTCTTTTGAATATTATCTATTACATTATAAAGTACAGTAACTTGTTTAGGATCTTCATTATATTCTACAATTAAGTCTCTAATAATATTAAGGCAATCAACTATCTGTTGGAAATTCTCTACTTTAGTAATAACTCCTCTAGACTTAGGAATAGTACCAAAGTCGATTCCTACATAATTAGCTTTAATGTGTTCATAAAGTTTTCCAACAATATGTTCTACATTAGCCATCTTTTTAGCTTCATTGCAAAATAATATTTCTTTCTTTGTCTTATAGTCAGATAAATCATAATATTCATTTACTAATTGCATATATTGGACATCAGTAATCATAGTACAATTTATCCTCCTTTACCTATTATTTGCCATGAGCTTAAGCATGGACTTATATGTTTCTGTTTCAGTTTCTTTAGCAAGCATTCTATATGAAAACTCTTCGAAATATCTATTGCCATCATCAAACATGAATTTAGCAGATTCAAGAGCATCATCTACAATAGCAAATCCAAGAAGATTATAAGATTCCATAAAGTGTTTAGCAACAGTAGGATCGGTGATATCAAGATTTTCTTCTTTATAAAGATCATCTGCATCTTCTCTAGAGATTACTACAGTAGTAATGGCAGAGAAATCATTTCTCTGTCCTCTTGCAATAGCAGTCTTAGCAGCTAAAGCTCTATTCTGAAGAAGAGCCCAGGTATCACCATATGCACCTTTAACTTTGGTAGACTTAAGGTCTTCTCTAGTGCGAGATAAGCCAAAAAGAAAATCAGTCATCTTAAGTTCACCAGTAATAGCTCTCATTACATTAAGAAAAGCTTTACCATCTTTATTATCATTAGCGATACGTCTAAGAATTTCATTAGAATCAACAGCAAGAGCTTTAGATTTAACACCAATAATAAATTCTGTTGCTACACTAGCAGTAGAAGAATTATAGAATCTTACAATGATAAGAGAAGGTACAGCAGAATTCATTTTCTTAATATCTTGATCTTTAAGAAATTGAACATTTTTTACTGTATTCTTAATTCTAGTATCTCTTTCATTTTCTTGTTCTTTTTTACGATCTTTATCTTTTATATTATTATTATATATTTCTCTTGTTCTTCCATATTTTTTATATAATTCATCATCATTAGCAATTTCTGCAGGTGTATACCCACCATATTTTTTAGTAGAATCTTCATTAAAAGATTTAAAAGTAACTCTATAATCACCAGCAGATTCTTTAACTATAAAATCATTAATACTTCTTTCATTTAATTCAGTATCATAAATCTGATACTTTTCAGCATCACTAAACATTTCCATTAATTCTTTCATCTGTTGATTAGAAATTTTAATGGAATTATCATTTTCAAACATACTATCTAAATTAAATTCATTAAGTTTTTCATTAATAATAGATCCTGCAATAGTAGCAGAATTATGCTGCACAGATCTAGCCGTTCCAATATCACCAAGCATAGCATTAATAATACTGGCCATAGCAGCAACATCATCTCCGCCAATATTAAGATTTTGATGGAATCTTCTTAAGTATTCAGCACCATTTTCAGCATTAGAAATATTCATCATCTGTAATGCAAGCTGAATAATAATACAACCCTTTTGCTCAATATATTTAGAAACCATTTGTGCTGTACTAGCACTAACAGTTTTACTAATTAATACAGGATATACAGCAATTAATTTAGATGCAGCTTTAGCTGTAGAAGAATAAGAATATGAATCTCGTGTTGTAGCTTTACCATTACTAGCAGCATCTATTCCTGCTTTTGTAGCACTGATCAATTGACCTATATTTTTAATAGTCTCAGGATCAACAACTTCGTGCAGATGTGTTGACATCTGTTTACCTCCTAAAGGGTATGAATATTATACTAATGTTAAAAAATAAAATATATTATGTTCTAAAAAAATAAAGAGTAATATACTCTTTATTTTAATCTTCAGGTTCTCTTATTATATTAAATAAGAGTATAACAACCATGAAGATTTTAAATAATATAAGACCAATAGTATTTATTATATTCATTATATATAGTCCTACTTTCTTTTTATTTATTTTATAAATTCTATTACTTTTCTATCTTCTTGAAAATCTTCACCTTTAAAGTTTGCCATAACTTTTCTATTACTTTCATCAAAAGCTCCACCCAAAGATTCAATTATTTTAAATCCAACTTCTCTTCTTTTATTATAATTATCTAAAGTTCCACCAAAATAATGAATAGCACCTACTATTCCAGCTCTAATTAAATAGTCCATGTCTATATTCCTACTAATTATACTAAAAAATCTTCCTACCATGTTACGTTTTATTTCTCCTAATATATTAACAAGAGGTATATCATAAATATCTCTTCATTATTATAATATATTATTATTTTATCTTTTACCCATTATAATTAGTAACCTGAACTTTAATATAATATTTCAAAATGGGAGTATTAAAATAAGAAATGGCTAAGAATAACAAATATTTTAGTAATCTAGAACCAAGTACAGCCAATGATTCTAGAACAATCCCAAGTACTTTAAAACCTACAGAATATCTAAATGATCAGTTTATGTCATCTGTAGGATTATATTCTAATAATGAATTAGAGAAAGCTAGATTTAGTAAATATTCTAGATTTGGTAGACCTCTTGATCCTTATGGAAAGTTAAATGATTGTAGAGAATATTTGTTCTTTGTTAAACCTGATCTTCATATTGCAGTGCCAGCAAAAGAAGTTGGTATTGTAGATGAAGTAGTAAATATACAGACAGATAATGGTAGACGAAAAAAGACTAGAATGAAAGTTGCTAAGTCTGAAAGTGTATATAATTTAGGTTTATCTTCTGGAGGCTCTCTTTATTCTAAGTCATTAGATACTTATAATAATTTAACTCTTAATCCTCAATTAGATAATAATTCTTATTTCAGAGAATTAATTACATCTCATCCAAATGTAATAAGACAACTACAGAGAAGTGCTCCTGGTACTGATAATTTTTCTACTGTAGACCCATTTTGTCATTTATTAAGCTTCTCTGTAAATAGTTATCTTGAAATGCCAGGATCAGAAGCTTCTACTTTAGATAATCCATCTACAATATTTGGTACAAGTTATGAATATTTAAAAGATGCAGAAGAAGCAGATGAAAATCCTTCTTTTTCTCTTGAATTTTTAGATAATAAGTATCTTGATACTTATCATTTTTTTAAAGCTTATACTGAATATCATATAGCAAGAAAAAGTGGTTTAGTAACTCCTCCATCTAGAGATTATTACAGATATAAAAGACTCCATAATACAATGGGTATATATAAATTTATTGTAGCAGAAGATATGGAGACTATTATTTATTATGCATATTTCTGGGGAGTATTTCCCACATCTTGTCCTAGAGAAACATTTAGTGATCCTTTATTTAATGATGGACTTACTTTTTCTGTTAGTTTTAAATCTGCTTTTATGGAAGATATGAATCCCATTATATTAAAGCAGTTTAATAAACTTATGGGAAATGTAATAGATGCTTATGGAATAAATAAAGAAGTATGGCTACCTGTAGTAAGACAAAATGCTTTCTCTCAAGAATTATATGCCTCTAAAATTGGGCAACTTCCTACAAAAGTTGGCGATAATTCTTATGATACAGCATCTTTAGGAACTCCTAATATTTTAAATGGAATGTATCCTACAAGTATGATTGATGGTGAATTACCTGTAGCTGCTTTAGTAGATGGAAGACAATTCTCTACTAATCAGCTTAGTGTCAATGCAGATAGACCAAAGTATAAATTAAGATGGTATGGTATACCAAAGGAGACACAAGTCAATGGCTAAGAAATCAGTAAATTCAGATATCTACAATTTATCACAATTAGTAGATGACGTTAAAAAGACTTTTATAGAAAATGAGACTGATGAGACTCTGGCCATTGGAATGTATGGTTATATTGGTGCTCTAGAGTCTCATAGATTACAAACTCAAGTCCAAATGACTGGAGAGTTATCTAATGAATCATTTCCTTCCAGAGCAAGACTTGAGAGAAATGTAATTACTCATGCTATAATGGCTAATATTGAGGACATTAATGCTATTCCTGCTAAGATGACTATATATCTGATTCTTAAAGAATCAGATGTTGATTATTATCTTAACAGATCTACCAGTACATTTACTATTGATAGGGAATGCCCAATATATATTGGTGATTATGAATTTCACTTAGAATATGATATTATTTTAAAACAGATTTATATTCCAGATAAAGATGTAAATACTTATGCAGCTTGGTATAATATTCCAGATAGAAGAGAAGTACCTACTTCTTCTGTAGATCTCTCTACTGGTAATCCTTATATTTCTCCTCCCGCTATTGTTAATATTGGAGGGCAAAATTATATTTATATTACTACTACTTTATCTCAAGTTTCTCATACTGTAGAACATAAGAAACTTGTTACTTCTAATATTGTTGATAATAAAACTCTTAATTTTGAATTTGAAGATCAGTTAGCATATTTTGAAGTAGAAGTTGACGAATCAGATGAGGTAAAGTATTTACAACCTGTCTTTGAAGGTGCTAGTGTACCAGATAATGCTTATATGTATTATTGTTGGTATCAATATATTGATACTAATCTTATCAGAATAAGATTTGATAGAAAATCTTATATGCCTGGTCTTAATGCAAATATTAATGTACTTATTAAGACTACTAAAGGTTTAGATGGTAATTTTGACCATAGAGGTCAGATTGCCGTATCTTTATCCTCTGATAATTATGGATATAAAAATATTCCTATGATATTAGATCCTGTTACTTCTTCTGCTAATGGTAGAAATAGAAAATCTAAAGAAGAATTACAGGCTTTAATTCCTAAAGAATTACTCTCTAGAGGATCTTTAACTACTATTACTGATCTAAATAACTATTTCTCTACATTAGATACAGAAGATGGTAGAATAGTAATTCAGAAAAAGATTGATAATCAGATAGAAAGAGTTTATTATGGTTATATGGTAGCTAAAGATAGTAATAATAACATTATTCCTTCTAATACTATAGATCTTAAAGTAGGATTAGAAGATTTAGTATCTACTAGAATTCCTGGATCTTTATCTGATAGATATACTCTTAAATCTGGAGCTTGTATTAAATTAGATGAAAATGGAATGGGATATATAAATCATAATCCTCTTCAGGCTACTCAAGAAACTTTAGTAGCTGGAGCTGTAGCTAGAGGTCAATTAGTTAATGGATCTTTTAAAGCTAAGATTATTGATGCTACTGTAGATAGTGTATCTGCAGAAGTATTAGTAGATGGTAATTCTGCTGGTTGTATTGTAATACCAGATAATTATACTTTATATCCAAATTCTGCTAATCCTATTGATGTAGAAGATTTTATGCTTATGTCAGTAGGAAAAAGATATCTTTATAAGTTTGAGTATGTAACCAAACAAAATGATCCTGTTATTAGATTACAAGATTCAGAATTAGATTGTTTAGATTTTATTAAAGGATATTACTATATTCCTGGATATGAAGAGAATAAAACATATTTTGATTCTATTCCTATTGCATTTAGAGGATATGAGAAGAATACAAGAATTGTTATTGCTCTTGAATATAGATTAAATAATAATCCTAATAAAGTTACTACTTTTAGAAATGGTAGTCTTTATACATCTTTAAATTCTAATAAGACTACTGGAGATTTTGATGATATAGCTGCAATCTGTGGTGTATATACTAGAATTCTCTATGCAGATAATTATGATACAGAAACTTTTGAAATTATAAGAGAAGAAAGTAATGAATATACTATCAATATTCTTCAATCCTTTGAAGGAGAAAAGACTATTGATATTTGGGCTGAACAAGGTTTAGTTACTTTAACTGTATCTCAGACCGATAATATAATTGAGAATGTATTTGCTATTTCAGAATTAGATATTTCTGGAGATGATTTCTCTCGTATTATAAAAATTGATGGTTATGTAGAAGAAACTAAACTTTATGTTAGAGATCCAGAAGCTTATGTAAGATATCAGACTCTTATATTAACATCTAATGATGTAGAATATAAATATACATCTTATATTCCTTCGCTTAATGCTACTAATATGCCTACTGTATTAAGAGAAGGTGATATAATTGAATTTAAATATACTTATAGATCTCCTAATAGTAATACTCAACCTAGAATTGATATTATTCTTTCTGAAGGATTGGAATATGTACCATTCTCTCATTCTATAGAAAATGAAGAGTATGAATATGCTGTAGAACCTGTAGAAAAAAATATTAGAAATGAAGGATTTACTTATACTAATCCATATGCTATTAGTATAAATGGATATCATTTATATTCAGCATTTTACATGATGTCTATGGATGAAAATCCTTATTTACATTATGATTATGTATATGAAGGATCTGATATTCAGTTTATTGCTAATAATATCAGATGGACTAGAGACTTCTTAGGAGATAATAAAGAAACATATCATCTTAGTTTTAATGCTATGCAATCTGTACAGGAAGATTTAGGATTATTCCCTACAGATGAATCAGGTAATAAGACTACTCCTTTAGTTAAAGCTATAGTTTTATTCTATAAGAATGATATACCTTATAGATATAGAACAATGAATTTAACTTCTTGGGATGAAACGACTTATACTTTTACATTTGAACAGGATTTCTACGCTACTGATGTATTTGATAATGATAATAATATTAAAGTAGAAAATATGACTCCTATTAATGTAAGAGAAGATAGAGTATTTCAGTGTAAATTTACTTGTGACTTTAGAGAGTATAATTTAATGTCAGATGGTAAGTTTACAGAAAAACTTTCTGATTTTATTGCTAGATTTGATATCACTGGAGATATAGAAGACTACTATTCTACTAATGAGAAGATTTTTAGCTTTATAGTAGAAGGAGAAAATACTAATCATGAAGAAGTTTATATCTCTATGAATGAAGCTTTTGTAGAAGAAGAAAGTATATTAGTAACAGTAAATGGTACAGAATATCAGATTAGAGCCGAAAAAACTTATATAGAATCTGGATTCATGGAGCCTACTAGTAAGATGGTTATTTATATGCTCTGTGGATTAGGAGATTATTCTAAATATAATTTAATGAACTATGTACCTCTTATTGACAGAAATTGGACAGTAACCAATATCTATGATGTAGTAAATGGTGTTACTATGTATCATAACTATTCTGGTATTATGGGTTCCCAGATAGTTCCATATGGAACCACTAATACTGATGAAGAAGGTAATAGTACCATGACATTAGAGGGGTACTATATTTATAGTGTACCTGTATTAGGATACGATTACTGTAATAATGAAATTCTTGTACAAGAAGCTATAAATGGATTAAATTATAGAAAATCTTATATAGATTCTGTAATAGATAAATTAGAAAATTCATTTGGAATTGATTTTAAATTATTTAATACTTATGGTCCTTCTCATACTTATTATATTATTAGGGATACTAATGCTAATAATATTCTTGATGAAGAGAAAGAATATATTGATAGAGTAAATCTTACTCTTAACTTTAGAATCAAGCTTCAGTCTAGTAAAGATTCTTACACTAGAGATAATATTATTAAAGATATTAAGGAATATATGGAAGATCTTGATAAATTAGGTGAAGTCCATATTCCTAATTTAGTAACTCAGATTACTAATACTTATAAAGAGCAAATTGTGTATTTTGAATATCTTGGATTTAACTCTTATGGAGCAGATATCCAACACATTTATAGAGATGATGATAATGAAATAGATATCCATATTGCACCTGAGTTCCTCAATGTAACTAATGTATTTGATGATGATGGAACTCTTAGTCCAGATATCAATATTTATGTATCTGGTATGTAAAACTTACATATAAAAATGATTCTAAAGGAGAATTATTATTATGGGACTCAGAGAAGATAGAAATTATCTTAAAGAAAGAAAAGAATTTAAAAGAACTCTTGCTGAAAATGCTAGAAAGCAAGAGATTGAAAATATGAATAAACTTAGAGAAGAGATTGATAATGCTAAGCTTATGCATGAAGCTAAGATTGATAACTTCTATACTTATAAAGCTGATGTAAAGAAGACTCTTCTTACTGAAGCTCTTGGAAGAATCTATAAAGGTTCTATTTTCCATATTACTGATAGAGAAGCTGCTCTTTGTGATAGCCTGCTTGGTAGCTATATTGAATCTACCGGTGTAGATACTATTCTTAAGAATATGAGATTTTCTAAATCTGGTCTTCTTGTAAGTATTTATGAAGCAGAACAGGAAGCTTTTGATGATATTACTAAGGATGCAAATGCTGAAGATGTAACTTCTCAAACTATTGATCCTAAAGCTATTGAAGATTTCTGGGATAATATTGATAAGAATAATGATATTGATGATGTCACTAATATGATTAGACTTAGAGTATCTAATGCTGAAGAAGATTTTATTAATAAGAATCAGGCTGATAAAGAAGATATCAAAACTATTCTTAAAGATACAGCAGAGAGAGTTCAGAATGCTAAGGCTTCAAATGATAATGATTATTCTGAAGCTGTAGAAGAGTCTGAAATGAGAATTGCTAAAGATAAGATTTATAATATTCAGCATGAAAGCTATCATAATGTATTTGATAGAATGGTTAGAAATATTTCTGAAGCTGTATTGAAAGATCAAGTTATCAAAGAACAATTTAGTCTTGATAATGGTAGACTTGATATGGATAAGATTGTAGAATCTGCTAGATGTATGTATACTCTTCTTGAGATGGTATCTAGTCTTAAGATTGAAAAGGTAGATTCTGAATATATTGAATCTGCTCTTAAATCAATTAAATAAAATAAAAGGAGTAGGGTTTTATCCCTACTCCTATATTTATTTAGTAACAGCAACTTTATCAATTAAATTTTTCACATCTCTTATCTTCTTTTTTCTATATTTATTTCTTTCTTTTCTAAAAGTTTTCTTTTTCTTTTTTGTATTAACTGGAAGTTTCTTATATGATTCTGCATTATCAGATTTCCATTTATCATGTTCAATAATATATTGAAGCATCGATAAAATATCTTTTTTGCCTTTATAATTTTGCTTATGATAATGATACTGTATATGTTTATTCTTTACTTTTAATTTAGATATTTTTTCTGAATTAGCATGATATAATTCTACTCCATATCTTGTTGGTTCTGTTGTAATTTTCCAAGCTGATGTTATATTATCTATAAACATAGCATCATCTTCTATATACATCTTCATATAATTATGAAGAATAAATCTATCAATTTCTTCTTTATCTTTATTATAATAAGATACTAATTTTGAACATCTATAACAATGTTCATATCCATGGAGTCTTGCATCATTTTTAGAACTAAATAAAATTATATCTTTTTCAGGAATAGAATTAACACAAATACAATCTTTATAGTGAAATACTTTTCTTTTGGAATCTCCTATAACAGTAAGACTCATGTATTAAACCTTCTCTCCTAAATTCTTATAATAATATTATCTACTCCTATAGATGTAACATTAACCATACTGGAAGTAATATTAATATTATCTTTAGATATAGCAGATATAGTTTTTTGTATTACAAAAATTACTTTATTTAAATAAAAAGCTGAATCTCTATATCCAGAATCATTAGAAGGATTATATTTTACATTAATATCAAGACCACCATATTGATTATTAATAAATCCTACATTATTAGCATCAAGATATATACTAAGATTATTAATAAGCTCCGTTCTAAATTGAGGTAAAGAATAAATATTTTGTCTAAGATAAGAGATGGTAGAAGTAATATTATCTGATTCTAAAACTGTCATGGTTCTACCATCCTTTATTTTTATTCTTTAGTAGTATTTTCTACAGAATTAGATTCTGTCTCTTCTTCTGTTTCATCAAATTCAAAATCAATATCACTTTCTGGAGTGATAATATAACCAAATTTATTTGCTACTTCTACAATAATATCTTCTGCATCCCCAATAGATACATGAGTATAAATCCAATCAAGAAGAGTAAAAGCAAGTCTAAAACAATCAATAGTTACATTTTTAATTCTTCTATCAAAAGCTTTATAGTATTTATCAAGAACTTTAAATTTAACATAGGTTTTACCAATTTCTTCATCATATGTATCATCTTCAGCGCATTTAACTGTAGCTGTAAACTCATTCTTCATTTTAAAATCTTCACAATTTTTAATTTTAAAATATTTAGAATTATTAGAAACTTTCTTTGTAATAAATTTAATAAAATCTTCTTTAGCATTGCAAAGAGTTCCTTCGGTAACTTTAGTTTCAATATTAACATTTTTCTTAATCATTTTTATATCTCCCTATTAATAAGATTATATTTTAATATTGTAATGTATTATTATAAATTATTATTTATTATTTTTCCATATCTGCAAAATTCTTTTCAATCTGTTCTTTTCTCTTATCCCAATCTTTTCTATGCATATCAATTAAAAAAGCAATATTACATGCAGCATGCCAAAGAGCAGGTAAGCCAGATTCAGAATCAACAGCATCTTCATTATCAATATATTCTAAAATATGTCTAAGTAGTGCATCTTTATATCTTCTTTTAGATACATTAATCCAATTAGCGGGTTTATATTTCTTAGCTCCAAACATTCTAACTTCAGTAATTGCTCTTATAATTTCTGTAGGCATAAGAGTAATCTGAAGTTTACCTTTATCATACTTAGCAGCATCACCTTTTTTATTTAATTCTTCAGGATCATGCTTTATAAGTTCAGTTTTTTCAGTAGAAACAGTTCCATTATCAAGAACAATAGAATTTGGTAATACATTAATGTCATACCAATACCCATTTATATACATCTGAGTATATCTAGGATCATTAGGATTTACTCTAGTTTCGTAATTTTCTGGAATTCTAATATCAGATCCTGTAGTTTCATTATTAGTATTAATAGTAGCAGATTCAGATAATTTATATTTATTATAATAATCATCTGTTGCTGAGTTTTTACTACTAGTAGAACTAATTTCTATATTATCTAAAGTAAGAGATTTACCAGTTTCTTCACTAGTAGCTGGTGTATCATCTAATATATTATCAATTTGATTATTTATATTTTCTTTTTCAAAGCTATTAAAATCAACCATTTTATATTTTTTATCCTCCTTTTAAAAATGTAAATAACCAGTATTATCTAAATAATTTATAGGATAATCTGGATTATAATCTTTTCTATTAATTATCTGATTATAATGTTGATAAGAAGTAACACAATTTAAATATTTAATATAAATTTCTACTCTAGGCAATATAGAATAATACTTATGTACTTCTCCATCTGTTACTAAATTATCATCTAACCAAATATTAGCATTAAACATATCGGTATATTTTTTACCAATATTATCCCAATCTGGTTTATTTATATGCCTATGTAAACCAACTTCTGCTAATAAAATATCAGTTTTATTAAAATATGTAGGAGTTTTGAAAAATACATTTATACAAACTTGACATGGAGTTTGAATAAAATTATTTAATTGTATTAATTCAGAATCTATAAGTTTATGCATAAATTTATGATCTTCTGCTGCATTAGGAGAAAATACATGAACAAAACTCCCTCCACCTAAAGCAAGATTCATATAATTTTGTCTATTAATCATTCTAAAACGTGGGCGTTTAGCCCCTTCTGGATCTTCATAAAGAATTATTTTATAATTATAATAAAATAATTGAGATTCCATAACTCTGTATCGTTCTATAATATCATCCATTTTTTGAGGAGAAAGTCTCATAGAATCGATTAAAAAAGAAATACGTTCATTAAAATCTCTTGGAATAGAAGAATATTTAGATTCATATTCTTCCATTTTTAATATTCTTGATTTTTGTTTTGCCAAAAAATTCACCTCATTTATAATTATACACAGGTTATTTATAAAATAAAAAAATATAATAGAGGTAGAAGATATCTTCTACCTCTATTATTTACCATCCTAAACTTCTTACATCAGAAAAGTTTCCTAATAAACCAGCTGCTTTTTGAGCTAATGTTCTCTTTACTCCTCCCCAAAAATCATCTACATAATCTCTAGGAGCATCTCTTAATATCATAGCAGCCATCTTTGCTAATCTAGTGAATTCATAGTCATTTAGATTAACTCCAGCCATTGTAGCTAAGTAATCCATTTCTGCAGTATTACAAATCAATCCCATCATTTTAGATATAAACATATCTGAATATAAATCTTTTAAAGTTATAGTTACATCAGCAGTATATGGTTGTCCCATAACATTCCATCTATCAGGACCACCTTTTGTTATTGATAAGGATTGTATAATTCCAAGATCACAGTTAAATATAGATTTATATGTAGCTCTTACTAAGAAAGGAGCTTCATAAGAATTAGCTCCATTTCCTACTTGTCTAGGACTAGCCATAGAGACTAATAATACTAAAGGCATATATATATTTAAGAATATACTTACAGGATCAGGATCTGGAGATCTTAATTTAAGATTTATATTATAAGATTTAGAATAAGAAGAACCAGACCAAATCTCAGGGAATATAATTTTACCACCAGAAACTATAGTAGTTAATTCTCCAGTAATTCTGGATAATAAATTCTTTCCTACTAAAGCATCTGATAATTGACCTGCAGCATCAGCTAAGTTAGTTCCTAATTCTGTTACTGCAGATCCCATAGCTTTCATAAGACCACCACCATCTTTAGTACCTAATATGAATTGAATTTCTCTTGCTGTCTGAGAGAATCCATTAGCAGTCTGAGCAATCATAGATTCTGTGGTATCATTACTAAAATCTTCACTAATAGAAGTTTCTGCATCTAAATAAAAAGGAACAACACAGTTACTACCAAAGATTTTAGTAAAATCGGTAGACATAAAATGCTCAATATCTAATTTATATAATTGCTCATCTTCATTAGTACCAGGAATAGGTACAGATATATCTTGTATACCCATATAGAAAGCAAGAGCTCTTAATGCAGTATTAGCATACTTTTTATATTCTGGAAAATTCTGTGCAAAAGTATAGTATCTTCCCTCTTGATCAGTGCTGCTATTTCTATCACTATCACGATGGTCATTATTAAGAGCATCATATAGATCTTGTGCTAATCCTAATGCTATTCCTCCTTTATTATGACCTTTATACATAAACATAGGTTCCCCAGGAGTTAAGAATAATATAGGCATAACAGATAAAATTTTCTGACTATATTTTCTTCCTACATGCATATCAGTATCATTTGCTGAATTTGGATTCTCTTCCATTATAGGATCAACATCAGAAGAAAATTGATAAGGAATACCAAATATGCCAGTAATATTATCTGTTATTTTTTTAGCATAATTAGAACTAGATTTTTTACCATTAGCTTGATATATATTGCTATTATGTCTGAGATCATCTACAAGATCTGAATAAGATTCATATGTAACTTGATGTCCATATAATTCTTCAAATTCTGCATTATCATCTATATTATCTTCTATTGAAGTATCTACATATTCATATCCAGGATTAGACGGAGCACTACTACTTTCATCTGGAGAGGCAGAAGGAGTCTGAGTATCTTGTGTATTAGTACCGGTATTATCAGTACTAGGAGTATCAGTATTAGGATTATCTGTTGAAGGATTATCAGGCATTTTATTATACCTCCATTACTAATTAATATGGAGTTGGGCTATTAAACCCAACTCCAATAATATTAAAGTGAACTTGAAATAGCATCTAATTTCTGAATAATAGCAGATATATCAGAATTGATATTACTTACTTTATCCTGATTTTCGATACTAGTAGAATTAGAATTTACTGTAGCAGTAATTCCAGCTAATTTAGAAACAAGATCAACAATAGTAGGCAGTGCAGATTCATATTTACTATTCTCTGCAATAATCTTTAAATACTCAAGAATACTATTAAGAGAAGTAGCAACATCATTAGGAGCACTATAATCTATAGAATGATTTACAGCTCTAGATGAAGTTAAAGAATAATCAGAACTATTATTTGTTTGCCTAGCTATATCAGCTGCAATTAAAGGATCTACTTTATATTTTTTAGTATTTTTGTTTTTAGATGATTTTGTAGCTCCGCCTATAGGAGTCCAAAGACCGGAACCAGCAGCAGTTTTATTCATCATTGATCTTATAGCTTCATTATCAGCTTCCCAAGATTCAGCAGCTTTGCCATATAATTCATAATATCCGCCTTCATAGTCAGGCCGTCCAAAACCAGTAAGTTTATTGGCTAGAGTAGATCCATCTCCTATCTTAAAATGATGTCTTGCAACCATTCCACCATTACGATTATATTCATTACCACTACCAGTATTTCCTTCTATGGTATGAATAGTTCCATCAGGATCAACTTTTTCTACTAACCCGATATGAGAAGCTTTATTATTTGTAAATATTACAAAATCTCCTGGTAAAGCATCTTTTTCATAAAATGCTCCTGCTTTTTTAAATTGATTTTTAAATGCTGTAACACCTACTTGCACAGGACCTCTAAGAGCTATATCTCTAGCTTTTGCATTACCATTATAATTTTTATCCATTAACCATGATACAAATGATGCACACCATGGTTCCTTATCATAACCAGTAAATTTACCATAATCAGTAATATTACCTGAATTTGGTTTTCCATATGAACTATCATTTGGATCGTTGCATACACCACCTTCTTCGACACCAAGTTGAGATCTAGCTATATCAATATAACTAGCAGCTGTTCCCTTTCCTGGTGGGGTTGGTAAAGCTTTACCAGGTTCTAAGTGCTGCATACGATGAAAATCTCCAGCAGATCCTGAAGCTCCACCTACAAATTTATATAATGGTAATCCAGAACCTGAAGCAGTAGCTCCACTCCAATCAGGTCTACCAAATCCAGTGAGTTTTTTATCCATGGAACTTCCATCGCCTAAAGTCCACTGATGTCTAGCAACAACACCACCATTACGGTTAAATTCATTGCTAGATCCAGTATTACCTTCAATTGTAGAAATCTGTTTTCCATTAACAGTTTCTACAATACCAGTATGAGAAGATCCATTTTTAAATATTACAACATCACCAGGTTGAGGTTCATTTGTCATTGCACCAGCACTTTTGAAATTATCCCAAAGACCTGATACAGCAGCAGAAATGTTTCCTTTTAAAGCTTTATTTCTAGCAGTTTTATCACCATTAAATGTTTTATCCATAACCCAGGATACAAATGAAGCACACCAAGGTTGCTTATCCATTCCCATAAATTTACCATAGTCTGTAATATTACCAGAGTGGGGAATCCAGTTACCACTCTTATCTTTTTCACCAAGTCCACCTTCTAAAACACCAAGTTGAGATCTAGCAATTTCTATCATAGAATGAGGAGTACCATAACCAGTAGGATAAGGTTTTGCATGTCCATCATCTCTATCATCATAATCATATTCACTTGATGCACCAGCAGCTGATTTACCACCTATATATTTATATAATGGTAATCCAGAACCAGTTCCAGTTGCTGTAGTTGTTGATGAAGATGTTGATGGCTGTTCTGTAGTATATCTCTTAGAAAGAATATATCTTTTTGCATCACTATTAGCATCAGTTACAATAGGTCCAACTCCAGAGCCATGACCAGCTCTTTTTCCTTGACCCATATACATCTCTACGTGACCAACTCTATATTTTCTTCCAGAAGAAAATCCAGAAGTAGGTCTTGAATAAAGAAGTAAATCACCAGGTCTTAATCTATCAAGATTTGGTCCTGATGAGGTTTGCTGTAATGGATCACCACTTGTATATTTATCAACAATTATACCATTAGAACTATCTAAAATTTCTGGTGTAGAACCACCAGGATTAACACCAATCGAATTTTTAAGAACCCATTGAACAGTAGATGAACAGTCTGAACTTCCTTTAGATGGATCTCTTGCACCACTCATAGAATAATGAGATGTACCAAGAATAGAATTCATCTTTTGCACAATAGCATTCTCTTGTGTAGTATTGCCACTAGATGTTGCTACGCCACCAGAATTTGATGATGTATCAGCTGTTGTTACGCTTGCATCGCCATTAGATTCAGTTCCAGCATTAGCTCCAAGACTAAATCCACCTGTAATAAGTTTAAATATACTTGCAGCAGTTCCACTAAGCCCTTTTCCAACAGCTTGAAATACTTTACTGAATGCACTACTAAGAATACTAGAAAGATTAGTACCTCCAGGAGCTCCAGATGAAGCAGCTGCTGCAGAACCTTGTGCATTACTACTACTATTAGAAGAATATCCAGATGGGGCTGTTACATTACCAGAAGCATCAATTTCATAATGAGCTTCTCCATGTTTCTGACGCATTTCATCAGAAATATATCCAAATGGATCAGATTTATCATCCGGGAATAATGAGAATTTCCAATCTGAACCATATACATTTTTGATAGGCATACCAAGAGTATACATAGATCTATCTTTAGCCCAGCTTGGTGTATTTTTTGCTCTTGCTTGGAATCCCATTCCCTTAGTGAGTCCAGTAGATTTTCCATTAATTATTGCTAAATCAGCAAAACAATCATGTTCATCTACATATCTAGGTAAAGTTCTTTTACCATTATTAAATACATCTGTAGCAGCAGCAAGAGCAGAAGGTTCAATTTTAGCACTACCATTAAATCCTTCTTCATATCTTGTTGCTCCTTTAGCAAACCAGCCGCCTTTAAGATGTTTAATAAGGTTTTCTGCATTAGCCCTACTATCATCTTTCATATCAACTTGGTTTGCCATTAATGATGCTTCTGCATATCTACCTTGAATTCCACCTTGCTCATTCTGAATAATATTAGCAGCACCTTTTAATTGTTGCTCACTAAGATTATATTTCGGGAATTCAAGAACAGGTCCAGAAGCTGTACTAGAAGATGAAGTACTTACACCTGCAGTTGTTGTTCCAAAACTAGTATTAGCTGGAGGATTAGCAGAAAACTTATTTAAATAAGTTTCTCCATAACTCTTTCTTGTACCAGTCTGTTTTTGCCATTCAGAAGGACTTTCAAAATCTTTAAGTACAAGATCAGATGCTTCTTGTAAATTATTAGTTGTAGTAAGAGTTTTATATACTCCAGGATATTTATTTTTAAGCTCATATACAAGATATTCTAATTGCGTATTAGGATCTGCTATAGATACGCCTTTAGATTTAACAAGATCATACAATCCTTCTTTTCTAGAAGGAGATGTCCATTGAACAAGTCCATAGCCATATTGATAATCTTTACCACTACTATTTTTATCTGGATATCTTGGATGTAAGAAATGAGTTTTATCTAAAGTACCATTATCAATAGCAGCAGTATAAGATTCATCGGTATAATTACCTTTACCTGTTTCTCTTAATCTATTGGCACAAAGCTTTTCTAATTTATTAAAAGTAATTCCAGATTCACCATAAAGATTACCCATTAATCCAGCTGTACCAGCATCTGTAAGTCCAGCAGATTTAAGATAATTCCATACAGCACCATCAGATTCTTTAACTGGATTACTACCACCACCAGTAAGTATTCCAAGTTTAGCATTATTAAGAATCTTTTTATTATATACAGTAGGAGCTCCTAATTCTGGATCATCAATAAGTATATTTCCTCTTGAATCAGATCCTCTAGCTACAACATAATGAGGATTTGGTCCAAATGGAGAATTTACTTTAGATTTATTAGATCTATCCTGTCCAAGTAATATAGTAGGATTACCTGACCCAACAGCTCCTCTAATAGAATTTTTAGAATTAGTATAAGAAGTTCTAATTCCATTTGCTCCTAATATATCAGAGAAATAAGATGCTCTTGTACCTACACCAGAAGATCCAGCTACATATCCACCAGCTTCTGCCCAAGATACGGCATCATCAAGATTACCACCTCTACCATATGCTCTAAGCACAGTAGCAGCAGTAGCAGGACCACAGCCATTTTCATCTACATTAGAAGAACCAAATTTTCTATTAGAACCTCTTTGGGTAACATGAATGCCAGATCCAGTTCCAGTAACAAAGTTTTTAACTGTTGTAGCAGCATCATCTACTATAGTTGTAGCGGTATTCCAACCACTAGATACTTTATTACCAACCCAATCTACTTTATCTTTACCCCATTCTATAGCATCTCCAACTTTATCGCCTATGAAACGTATAGCTCTTACAACTTTAAGAGCCATTTCCATAATTCCACCAGTAAGAGATACTATACTATTATTAATACCAGAATAAATATCTGAATTATCTTTAACTAAGAAAGATTCTACAGTAGATTTATAAGTACTAAAATCTTTAGAATTATCAGAATATTCCCAAAGTTTAGATACCACATTTTTAATATCGGGAATAGAGCTTTTAGCTTTTGTAAATATTTCACTAATTTTATTTCCTAATGCATTTATAGCTGTAGGAATTAAATAACTAAATTTATATCCATAATTAGCTATTGTAGATATTACTCCAGTTTCACTACCAGCATCAGAATTATCAGAAGATATTAATCCTTTAAGATCTCCTGCTATCATATATTCTCTAGTAGCTTTTCCAATAGCACCAATATTATTAGCTTCTTTTACTACAAATTCTGCTACAGATTTTATTCCGCCTACAATCTTATGACCTATAAACGAATATACTGTAGGCATAGTAAGAGCAGCTGAAGTTGCAACATTAGCAGCTGTTGATACAACTCCAAAAGGATTATCTTCACTTACTGTAGATTTATTTGTCCAAAGACCAACAATATCTCCAGATTTAAAAGAATCAATATTTTGAGATACGGTATCCCCAATATCTTGAGCGATAGTTCCAGCTATTTCAATATAGGGTTCAATTGCAGTTTTAACTTTATTAGCTAAATCTTTTATAGAATTTCCAATCTTAATTCCTGTATATTTTATAAATAAACCAGGAACTATAGCTACTTTAGCATTATTAGATATAGCATTTGTAATTCCATAAAGAGGATTATCTTCCTTGATTTTAGGTTTAACATTAATAACATCACTCATCTTAGAAGATCTATTTATAAATACTTTTTCCATATCACCAGCAAGACCAGTGACAGCAGTTATAGCTTCTTTTAAGTAATCTTTTCCTTTAGCTAATTTATTTCCTGCAGCAGCTATTAAGTTTTTAGCACCATTAGCAACTCCTGTACCAAAATTCTTAATACCTTTTATAGCTTTAGATCCTGCAGATTTAACAGTAGTAACTGCTTTAGAACCTAAATTTTTAGCTCCTTTTGCAACTCCAACTCCAAAATCTTTTACTTTACCAATAGTACCACCAATAGCCTTTTTAACTTTTTCTTGTGTTGTATATTCACCAAGTTCATTATGAACATATTCTTCAAGAGTAGCTCCAGGATTATTAGTAGCTTTTCTATATTCCTCAAGAGTAATCTTAGCTTCAGCTCTAGCTTTATCTAATCCACCAAGATCAACTCCAAATTTATTAAATACCCAGTATAATACATTAAATAAAACTTCAGTAGGTATAAGTCCTCCAATTCCGGGAATAGCATAATTAATAGCATTTAATGCAGCTGCCAATAATCTTTGAGGAATTGTGGGATCTATAGTAATGCCAAGAATAACTTTTGCTCTAGGTTTTTCAAAACCATCTTCAAGAGCAAGAATAATTCTTCCTATATATACAACAGTACCAATAGTACTTAATAATTTGCCAAGACTAGCACCACCATTTTGTGCAATAGCTTGACCTGCTGTTTCTGCAGCTTCATCTGCAGCAGCTCCAGCTTGTTTTATACCAAGTTTATTAAATACCCAGTTAAAGATACTTTTAAGTCTATCAGCTATAGTAGAAATAAGACCATTATCAGCTACATCTGTTAAGAAATTAGTAGCTCTTTTTCCAAGATATTTCTCCGAAAATGATCCAAATACGGAACCACCTTCACCAGTAGTAAGTTTAGTGGCACCTTTCTTAACAAATTCTGAAACTTTTGGAAGATTAGACCCTAATTTAGAAGCATATTTCATAGGAGCAGCTAAAGCTTTTCCTACAATAGGAATATTTCCTACAGTACCTCCTACTACTTTAGCACCTATAGATCCAATTTTCCCACCAAAAGCCATTCCAGAAACTAAATTAAAACCAGTAGTTTTAATTCCTCTGTCTACAGCATAATCTGATACAAAATCATCTTTATCATAAGCAAGCATATTACGATTTCTAATGACATTTTCTACATCTTTAGATCCATAATATGCTCTTTCTAAAGGATTCATATCTTTACTACTTTTAAGAGTAGAAAGATCTATACCTTTACGAACTCTAGAGTCTTTATCTGTTCCTTCTAACTTATCATGAGCTTTATTAAATAACCATCCAAGACCAACAGCAGATAAAGCTGTAGCTAATCCACCACCAGTAATAAATTCTCCAAGGCCTTTAGTAATAGCTCCACCGATACCAGAAAGGGCTCCAGATAATCCACCACCAGCAAGATTACCAAGTAAACCACTTATAGCACTAGTAATAGGAGATAAAAATCCACCAATAGCACTAGCGGCTCCACCAAGTAATTTCTTTAATTTATCAAATATTGTTTCTTTCTTTTCTTCTTTATTAATACCAAAAATTCCTTTAAGACTTGTAAGAAGACCTCCACCAAGAAAGAAATTATAAAATCTTGTTCTAAGATTTTTCTCTTCCTTTTCTTCATTCTTCTTATCCTTAGTTTCTTTATTAGATAAATCAGGAACCCATTTACCACCTCTAAATTCTTCATTTTCTCCAGTGGTAGGATTCTGTCTTGTATCTCCTTCTTTGGGCCCAGAATTTTCAGAAGATTTACTTTCTTCACTAGGAATTTTTGTATTTTCTTTAGCTTTATCAAAAGAATTTTTTTCAGGTAAATTAACTCCAAGATGTTGAGCAATAGCTTTAACAGGAGTTAAAATATTTTCAAGAATAGTATTTCTTTTATCATCAAGAGGATGTTCATTTTTATCTTGCTCTATTCTATCTGCAAGAGTTTTATTTTCATCTTGTATCCATTTCTCTCTATCATTTTCACTAATTTTTCTTAAATCAGCATTTGTCTGACGTCTTAATTTAAGTAATTTTTTATCGCTAAGCTTACCAGATAATCCTCTAAGATCATAACCTTTATATTCATCCTTAGAGAATTCTGCTTCTTGAGCAGCTCCCCAATTATCTAATTGATTATATCTTTCATTAAATTCTGCTTGTTTTGCAGTAAGTAATTTAATAGCTTCTTCGGCTCTTTTATTAGTTATACCTTTATATTTACCAGCTTTGATATCAGCTATTACTCTACTATAGTCTGTATGCTGAATACTCTTTTTATTAAAACCAATACCAACTTTAGTAGTTGTAGTAGCTCTTCGCATAGCTGATCTAAGAGCATTAACAATTTTAGGATCAGCAGCTCCACCATTATCTAATGTAGCTACCATAGTATCTGCTAAATCTTCTCTTTGAGAAGCAAGAGCTTTTCTAGCATTCTTTTCACTATTAGCATAAAAATGTACTCTTTGTACAAAATCTTTAGCACCTTTAATATTTCCAGATGTTTCATATGCTGCTAAAGTTTTATCATAATCGGTAGCTTTATCTCCCATTGCTGCTACTCTTTCGGCAGCAGAAGCAGAAGAATAACCCATCTTTATATTATGTCTATTAAGAGCATCACCAAGCCCACCAATACCTTTAAATGGAAGAGCTGCAAGTTTTCCACCAAAAGTTAAGGCTTTATCTCCAGTGAATCCAATAGCTGATAATAATCTACCAATAGTTTTATTAAATATTTCTCCAATATTTCTTCCGATACGATGAATTATAGATTTTATTCCACCTGTAACTTCATCAAGCATTTTAGTTCCCTTACCTTTAACCCAATCGGTAAGAGGATCAAAAAGTTTCTTTACATTTGTAAATATAGTATTTTTAAAGAAATCTTTTACTTTACCTATTCCAGTCTTTACATAATCAGCTAAGGGATCAACTACTCTAACTTTAAGTGAACCAATGATACCACCACGGCGTTTTCCATCTACACCTTCATTTCCAAATAATGCAGAAGATATGAATTCTTGTACTTTTTCTTGATGTGCAAGCATATCAATACCAGCACCAAGTACAAAACCACCAAGAAGTCCTCCAGGAGCAATACCCATAGCTCCTAATACTGATCCTATAGCTCCAGATTTGGTAAGTTTAGGTAATCTCTTTTTAATAAAATTAGAAACTTTAGGAGGAAGCATTCCTCCCTTACCTTCTTCATCACCAAAAAGTTTTTTAGATATATCATCAGAGTTCTTTAATACATGAACTCCAGCACCAATAGCAAATCCACCAAGAAGTCCTAATCCAGAACCAGTCATAGCACCAGCAATAATAGCTCCAATAGTACCAGAGGACATAGTTTGAGGAAGAGACTTCTTAATTACTTCCATTGCAGATTTAGCAACATCTTTACTATCTTTATATTTCTGCCCAAAAGCATTTTCTAAAGACTCATCAATTTGTCTACCTGCATTAATTACTTTCTTACCAATTTTACTATTTTTTGCATTATCATATAATTCTTGTTGTTTCTGCTTTTTTAATTTTGCTTTATATTCAACAGATTCTTTTATCTGATTAACTGTTGCTCTTATTTTATCAATACTAGCTTTTCCTTTAGCAGCTCCAGTATTAATAGCTTTAACTGCTGCTTCAATTTCTGATTCAGAAGCATCAGCAAATACTAATTCTTTAATTTTATCAACTATTTTTTTATTTTTATAAGGTTCTCCACCTTCTCTATAACTTCCCCAATAGTCATCTTTATTTCCACCCTGAGCAACCCATCTGCGATAATTCATAGCTTCTTGAGCTCTTTGAGATGACTTATTAGTTCTTCCTCTATAAAAAGGATTCTTCTCAGAAGGAATAATCATTTCTCCTTCTGATACAGACACCATACCAGATTTAGTAACAAAACCACCTCTAGCACCACTAGGTTTAGAACCTCTATCAGAGAAGAATTCTACTACTCGACCAGCAGATTGTCTAGCGTGACCCCATACAGATCTACCCATTCCTCTAACTTGATCTTTCATAGAACCAAAATATTCTCTACCAAAATCAGATTCTTTAAAATTTCTCCACTTTTCTCCAAGCCAGTTCTTTGCTTTATCTTTAAGCTCATCTATAGCTTTAGCAATATTTCCAGGAAGATCTTTAATAGCACCAAGTAAACCACCATTAGCAATCATCTGGTTAATATTATTATTACCAAAGAACATTTTAGAGAGTGCATCATTAAATTTATCTATTCCTCTAGTAAATATAGATGATCGTTCATCCTCTTTAGCTCTTTGTTCAGTTTTATTAAAAGAAGATTTTTTGAAAGTACCTTCTCTAGAATCATACTCATCGGTTATACGAGTAGTACTTGATCCCTCTCTTCTATTTCTAATTTGATCTTGTCTTTCTTCTTGTTCCTGTATTCTTCTAAGTTCTTCACTTATTGGAACATCATATCTATTATTTCTTCTTCTAAATGTTCTTCCTCTGCCTCTACTAAAATTCTGAGTACTTAAAGCATCCTCTAAGTATTTAAAAGAACTATAAAAACTCTGTAAATAGAAATAGATATCATGTCCTTTATTATCTTTAAGACCTAATATAGAATTGGTATAAGCTCCAGTTTTATTCATATTATAGCTAGCTTTAGCAAGACCAGAACCATTAGAGATCATACCAAAAGTTCCTTGACCTGCACTAGCCATAAATTTATTATTACCAACTCTACTATTATAAACAGCACTACTAAAAGATCCAGCATGTTTATTAAAAGATTTCTTTAATTGTTCAGCAGATCTTTTACTAATAATACCTTTTTGTGCAAGATCATTTAATACTGTACCAGCATCAGCAAAGGAGTCAATATTATTAAGAGTAAAATACTCCATTACTCTATCAAAATCTCTAGAAAGATCTAATGTTCCTTTAGATCTATATGTCATCATAGACTCACCAGTAGAAAGTTTAGCATTATATTCATCGATGAAATCTCTGGTAATAGTATCTTTTAATCTATAATTCTCTGAAGCAATAGCTTTTCTTCTTTCTTCTTTGAACTGTTTAGTTGCTTGATTAACAGTTTCCCACTTACCAGTTTTATAATTAAAGACTTTAGGAGTTCCTCCTAATTGAGAAATAATCATAGCTAACTGAGTAGGAATAACTTCAGTTAAGGCTTTTTTACTTTCTCCATCCCAATCGACAGGACCTCTATTATATTTGGAATGATCAATTTTCTTATTGGCTTTAGGAGTAATATCAAGCGCATCTAAAATAGCACTTAATATACCTCCACCTTTACCATAAATATCAGTTTTTCTATTCTTAGATATATTTCTAGCTCTAGTAGATATAGCAGCAGCTAATTGAGTAAATCCACCTCTAAGGATATCTTCTGTTCTATTAAGACTCTTACCAAATTTAGAAGATTGTAATCTATTAGTAAGACCAAATACTGCTAATTGAGCAATAGGAGAACTAATAGCTCCAGATTCAAAGATCATATCCAGCATTTCAGGGGATAAGAGATCTGAAAATGCTCCAAGTGCAGTAGAATTCATGAATTTAGTTTTAGCATGACTACCCCATTTTTTCAAATTAGGTAATCCATTACCAAATACATCTTCCCAAGCAGAAGTTTTATATCCAGTATTATTAAATCCTTTTTTCTTAGTCTCATATCTCTCTGTGAGAATTCTATTAATATTCTCTAAATATTTAGTCTGCATAGCCATTTCTGTAGTAGCAGCCTGATAGAAATTCCCAGAGTTGATAATATGAGTATTAATAGGCTTAGCTAAATCCTGATGAAGATTAAGAATACTAGTATTAATAACTGCTAAAGAGTTATTAACCATACCAAACATTCTGTTAGTAGTCTTAATACTAAGCTTAGTATTAGCTTTACTAGCTCTTACTATCTCATCAGTAGAAGCAGCAGTAAGTTTCTGCTGTGTCATAGAAAGAGAATTAATAGCTTTGGTTTCTCCAGATGAAGACTCTGAAGAGTCTTCACCAAAATCTTCATCGATATCAAAGTCTAAATCATCAAAAGAGAAACCCTCTTTTTTCATATACTCATTAAGAGCAGCTTTCTCTCTTTCAGGGTTATAAAACTTACCTGTACGAATATCATCTAAAATATTCTTTTTCTGTTTATCAAATTCCCTAGTAAGTCTTCCATCTGTTTCATCTAACTTATTTCTAATATTTCTTTTAAAATCTTTAGCAAAGTCATACATTTCCTTTGCAGATGAAGCTGTTTCAGTAATATACGATGTTAAGGTAGGATTAACACCTTTAATCGATTCGACTGTAATATATCCAGCAGACCTAAGTACATTCTTAGCATAGGTCTTCGGATCAAATCTAGCCATATTACTATCCTTTCAGTAAATAATCTATTATGTTGTAGTTGAATTTGACTATACTATAGAAAAAAAAATAAAGGAAGAGGAATTTCCTCTTCCTTTATATATTATTTATTTTTAGTCTCATCTGCTAACTCATAAGCATTTAACTTTAAATAATCAGAAATATTTTCATACATACTATCCATGGAATCCTGATCAATTCCTCTAAATTTTATTCTAGCAGGAAATACTCTAATTACTTCATGAGTTACATTATGAGTATGACAAATAATAGCCCACCCAAATACATGCAAAATCATATTAATAAATGTAAGTAATCCTGAGTCTCTAAATTCATCCCAAGATTTATCATTTATCATTTCTTTATTTAATTCATTACCTCTCATATATTAATCCTCTTCTTTATCATCCTCATCGTCTTTTTCAATTTCTTCATATTCTCTTTTAATATTTTTATTATTAAAATTATAACATGAGAGATCATTTAGATCTACATTTTCTATAGTTAAATTTTCATAAGGCCAAGCCCAGAAGCATCCATTTACAATAAGTTTATTTTCTGTATCAGAAATCTGATCGAATATAATCTTTACAGGGCAGAATCCTTCTTTAATAATCTTATCATCATTGTTCTTAAATTCTATTCCATAAAAATAAGATTTAATTTCTTTTCTAGTAAGATTAATTATAGTAAGATACATATAGTTAGAAGAAGTAAGAATAAATTCTTCTCCTTTTTGTACTGCATATACAAGTAAATTATATCCTAGAGTATGATAATTTCTACCAAAATTCATATAAGGTTCATATTCATTAGTAGATTCATTATATTTAAGAATATCATAAGAACAGATATTCCAATAATGAGCTTCTGGATCTTCATATCTATAGTTATTTTCTATTATCTTCCATTTATTTTCTGGAAAATAACTATCATCAAAATCCGTTCCAGGTATTAATTCATTTGATGAAACTTTTACATATCCTTTTTCAATATAATCATTAATATTTATTAGCCCTAAGTCCTTTGTCATAAGTAGTTCCTATAACCTTTCCTTTTTCATCAGCAATAATCCAACCAGGAGTTTTATTAATAGCTTTAACTCCGCCATGTTCAGGAATCATTACAGTAGAATTATTAGCAGGAACTCTAGCTTCTCTAGATGCAATACTCTTCCAAGCAAGCTGAACATCAGAATCAATTCTTCCACCAAGAGGAAGTTTTCTTCCAGTCTGCAGATAAGAATACACAAATTCTTTAGAAAGGTTTACCATAGCTTGAGCATCATTTTTAGTAAACTCATACTTATCAGCTAATTCTGTAGCTTCTTTAATAGGAAGCTTAGTAATATTAGATACAGCACTAGCTACAACTTTTCTTAATTCTTTAGAAGGATAATGAGTATCTACTCCATTTAATGTACCATAAATATTAGTAGAATATTCGGTATCATTCATAAGAGCTTTCATAACTGTAATTTCATCTTTTTTAGATGCTGATTTCTGTTTAACATTTTTAGTTACAGTATCAATTACTTCTCTTACTTTCTCCATTATTATTTTCTCCTTCTTTATCAGTCTCATTATCATCAATGAATGTTATAGCATTCACCATTTTCTTTTTTCCACGTAAAGAAATAAACTCATTTAATTCTTCTGGCGTAGTATGACATAAAATTTTATAAAAATTTTCTTTATTCATTACTAATTCTCCTCAGACCATACTAATCAATAGTTTGAGAAACATTAAAATTTAATTTTCTTCAGTATTGACAGTATATGTAGAAGAAGATTTATAATTATCTTTCAAAAGAGATCCATTCTTTAAAGCTTCATCTACTTCAGAAGGTTTAATATCCATTAATTTAAGAGGATCAATAGATTCATCTCTATAAGCAATTTTTCTATATTTACATTCAATGCTACAGAAAAGGCACATAGCTCCAGCTGTTAAAGTAAAACATCTATTACTTAATGCAGACATAGTCTTATCATATTTCTTATCAATATTTTCAATTTCTTCTTTATATTTAAGATTCTCTGCTACAATAGCTGATATATGATTGATTGTAGCTTTCTGCAATTTAGGATCTAATTTAGCAAAATTATTACTAAGATTTCTTAAAGCCATTTCATTTGTCATTTTTATTTTCTCCTTTTATATTTAATTTAATACTTCATTATTATAATATATGCTCAAAAATAATTTTTTATCAGTTAATAGTGGTAGGGTGAACTTTTCTATAATCTATATATAGGAGGAAGCAAAATTAATGGTATCATTAGATGATCTTAAAGAATTGGTATTATATAAGAAACCATTCTTTTTGCCTATAGATCCTAAAAATAAGAAACAGGGATCTGCCATTATGCTTTTGACCCCAAATTATAAATCTTCTATGTTTGCCATGACTGCTCCTTATGCTGTTAATAGAAGATATTTTGAATCTTATTATTTTGAAAGATCTATTACTAGATATATTAAGAATGAATCTGTATATGAAACTGATGATCCTGGAGAGTATTTATTTGAAGAAGCTCTTTCCAGTAAAGATAGAAAAGCATTACCTGATTCAGATTTTGGATTACCTTCTCAAAGAAGATATCCTATGCCTGATAAAGCACATGTATTATCTGCTATTAGATTCTTTAATCATGTTGAAGAAGAATATGAAGCTGAATTAGCTAAAAATATTATTAAAAAGATTAAAGCTTTTAATATGGCTGATGAAGTACATGTTGGAAAAAATAATAGATTTCTTCCTTATTGGGAGAAATCTGGATTAGCTAAAAATTTAAAAGAATCTGTAGTTGAAGAAGAAATCTATGAAACTTCAGATGATGATTATCTTAATGAAATTGTAGTAACAAAAGGTATTGATATTTTAAATAAGAAATTATCTTCTGCATCTAATATTGTATTTTCTGGGTATAGAAGAGATATAAATGCTGTATCTAAATATATTACTAAAGAATATGGTATTTCTCCTTTTGAAGTATTGGATATAGATCCTCCTAAGAAGATTGTAGTTATAGTAATTAGTGATCCTAATGCTGAAGAAGAAATTACTTATGATACTTTAACTCTTTATACTCCTAACGCTTTTAAAAAGAAGGGATATGATTTTGATTATAAGATTTATACTCAATTTATATTCCAGCTTTATGCCATATACAGAATTAAAGTAGTTGTAGGAACTAGAGTATTAGATGTATTTGCTGAGCCTCTTGCTATTCTCTTATCAGGTGCTGCTGATGGAAAATTAGATAATCCTAAATATGAAGATAAATTCTATTCAGAAAAGGTATTTGCCTATATTATAGAAGAATATGGAATGGCAGAAGTTAAGAAAATTCTCATTGGAAATTCTTTAGGATTATTCTATAAATATGCTAAAGAATATTCTGCTAAATATAGAAAAAATGCTAGAAAAGCTCTTGGAGAATCTGATTTTGGAATCGAACAAGATTGCTATGATTATATAGAAGAGGCTAATAAACTTGCTTCTCTTTCTGAAGAAGAATTAGCTATTCCTGAATCTATTAAAAAGATTCAAAATATGGCTTCTAATCTTAAAAGAAGAATTAGAAGACAATCTGTATATAAATTAAATAAAATTAAAAGAGATCTTGTTAGAGGTAATCTTGGCACAGAAGAAAGAGGTACTGGATTATCTACTATTCAACAACTTCAGACTGGCGATATTACTGGTGAGTCTAAACCTGAAAATATAGAAGAAGGTACTTTTGAGAAATTTAAAGCTTGGTCTAAAGGAGATTATATTCTTGAAGGAAATTTAATGTATCTCTTTGAAGATAATATTAATTATGATATGCTTCTTAGACGAGCATTATATAAAGATAGACTTAGAAATGTCAAACAAGCTATGGCTATCTATAAGAATGTAAAAGCCACAATGCCTTTTATTAAATATACCTATCCTGATATTTATAGATATAATAAGAAAAATTTATTCTATGATCTTTCTTATTATAATGAAACCTTCTTTAAAAACTTTGATGAAGTAAATATTGATGATAAGACTAATTCATTAAGAAAATTTAAGATCTATGCAGAATTAATGAATAGATTAATCTCTTCTAATGAATTAACTGCTTATACTAAGAAAACTATTTTTATTCCTATTCTCGATTGGAGACATAATAGTTCAACTAAGATGTGGATGTATAAAGAAGATGTCAATCCTATTTCTGTAATTTATTATTATATGAAATTTGATCAGATGTCTCTTAAGAGATTATTTGCTAATTATAATGTCGTATTTTTAGGAGCTAAAAACTATTTTAAAGTAAACTTTAGTTCTACTGATTTTAGTAAGCCTAAAAATATAACTAAATTTATGATACTTATTAAAAGAATTATTACTCTTGGTTATAATTCTCCTGCAGATCCTGATCCAGAAGGTGAATTTGAAGATTCTCCAACTGGTATTGCTATGGATATTGTTGATAAAATTGAAAGATCACAAAATGTATCTATAGATAATGTATCTAAACTTGCAGGATTAAATAAGTCTATTGAATTATTTGATGATAAACCTAATAATATTAGTTCATCTTTAGATCCTGATAGTAATCTTAAGCAAGCTATTAAAAAAGAAATAGTGAAAGATGAAAAAGATACTGATCTTACTAAAATATCTATAACAGGTAAGACTGAAGTTAAAGATAGAACTAAATCTACTAGAGGAAGAAAAGCATCTGTTCCTGTAGAAGTTGAAAAAGTTACTGTAACACAGACTCAAGCAACTAGTGATACTAAATCATCTTCTGAAGATAAAGCTGTTAATACTACATCTGAAGATGAAAAGAAAGATGCTATTCTTGATAAGATTGCTAATGTAGCAAATAATGCTAAATCAGTTGATGATGCTCTTGATAAATTAAATGATGAAGAATTTAAAGCTCTTATTGTATCTTTACAGACTGACTCTGAAGAAAATGTAAGAGTAGATAAGGCTAGAGCATCTAAAATTATTCAAATTGAAGATGAATTTCATAAAAAAGAAGTAGCAGGAAAATCAGTCAAAGAGATGCTTGCACATGATCCTGCTGAGACTAAATTACAATCTACTAGTCTTAAAGTGGCATCTATTAATACTGACTGGAATAATATGACTTTTATGAACTTTGATAAAACTTATGATCCAGATGCTGATATTATTAAGATGCTTGATTCAATGCAGCATTGGACTTTCCCGATTGCTGTTAAAAATATTTCCATAAAAGATAACTCTACTTCAGAAGATTATGTAGATCTCTGGACTATAGAATGTATCGACTTTAAAGGTACAAAATTTACTTTAAAAGTAGATATACCTAAGTTTATTAAAGGATCTAATCTTCTTAAGTTAAGAGGAAATGAAAAGAATGTTTTTATTCAATCTGTATTGATTCCTATTATTAAGACTAATTTAGATGAATGTCAGATTATTGGTGTTGGTGGTTATAATAAGATATTTGTAAGAAGATTTGGTGGAAGAAAAGGTCAGTCTATGCCAGCTGCAAATAAGCTTATTAGAACTTTAAATAAATTAATAAGAAATAATTCTACTCAAATTAATATAACTCTTGGTGATAATACTAATGTATGTGCTAAGTATGAATTACCTATAGACTATATTGATGTAGCATCTGTTATTGATAGTATTGAGACCAATAAATATAAATTCTATTTTAATCAGGATATTTTTAGAACAGAATATGTCATAGATAATTCTAAAGGAATTCCTATTGGAATAGAAAAGAAATATGATGCTAAAACTAAGAAAGCCACAGAATATATTATTTATTATTCTGGATCTATAAAGAGTATTCATCCAAATGTTATTGGATATATGAATGAATTACTCTGCGGAGAGTGTGAAGAGTTTAGAAAAATTTATTCTAGTTTACCCTCTGCTGGTTCTAGGTATACATATTCTCAGGCTAGTATTTTAAATACTAAAATTCCTGTAATTATTCTTTGTGGATATTTAGAGGGATTAATCTCTACTCTTAAGAAAGCTGGTGTAGCTTATCAGTTTGTACAAGAGTTAGATAGAGGATATAGATATTCTGATAGACATGATTATATCAAATTTAAAGATGGATATTTACTTTATGAAGTAAATTATTCTTCTTCTTTACTTATGAATGGTTTTAAGGAATGCGATACAGAGTCTTATTCTATTAAAGAAGTAAATAGTAGAAGAATGTATTTAGAATTCCTTGAAAATTATGGTGGAGGATTAAAAGCAGATGGTATTGAAAACTCTTATGACTGTATGCTTGATCCTATAAGTAAAGAAATATTAGCTCTCTATAAACTTCCTACCGATTATGTGTCTGTAATACTTCATGCTAATAATCTTCTTTCAGATAATAAGTATGTAAGACATACAGATCAGGCTGGTAGAAGGTGGAGAAGAAAAGAATTAATTGCTGGATACTTTTATAAAGCTTTAACTAACTCTTATCTTGAATATGCTAACTCTTTAAGACGTAATAGAAAATCTGTTAAGATTAGTATGAAACAATCTGCTATTATTGATCTTATTATTTCAGTAGATCCTGGTACTACTAATTACTCTACAAATAATGTAATCAATGATGTAGAATGTACTAATACTGTTACTAATAAAGGATTAGTAGGAATGAACCAAGCTAGAGCATATTCCGTAAATACTCGTACTTATGATGAATCAATGCTTAATGTTCTTGGTATGGATACTCCTTTCTCTGGGAATGTTGGTATTAATAGACAAGCCACCATAGATGCTAATATTGAAAGTGAGAGAGGATTAGTTAAAACTATAGATGGTGATGCTAGCAAATTATCTGTAGCAAAAACATTAACTATTACAGAGGGATTGACTCCTCTTGGATCTACTCATGATGATCCCCAAAGAACATTAATGACATATGCTCAGACATCTAAGCATTTGGTTAGATGCTTGAATAATGATCCTATGTTAGTTACTACAGGTGCAGATGAAGCATTGCCTTATCTTACATCTAATATATTCTCTTATAAAGCTGCTCAAGATGGCACTGTAATTGAATTAGTTGAGCATGGTGAATTTAGAGATAACTATATGGTTGTCCAATATAAAGATGGTACTACAGAATATATTAATCTTAAAGAAGAGATTAAGAAGAATTCTGATGGTGGATATTTTGTTCCTGTTAAATTATCTACTGATTTAAAATTAGGAGATAAATTTAAAGCAGGATCTATATTAGCTTACGATAAATTATCCTTCTCTAAATCTTTAGGAGAATCTGGTAATCTTGCTGGAGCTATTGGTACTTTAGCTAAAGTAGCAATAATTAACACAGATGAAGGATTTGAAGATTCTGCTGCAGTTACTGAAACTTTTGCTTCTAAGATGTCTACTGAAGTTATTATGCCTATTGAAAAAGTTGTAGATAAAGGATCTAATATTATTGTCTATAAAACTTTAGGTGATAAAGTAATGGAAGGAGATACTTTATTTGCTTATCAAGCAGATTTTGATGATGAAGTTTATACTACATTACTTAAGAATCTATCTATGAATGGCGAAGGTATTTCTGAACTTGGTAGAAATCCTGTAAAGACAAAATATACTGGAATAGTAACAGGAATAGAAGTATATAGAACTGTAGAATTAGAAGAATTATCTGAATCTCTTAGAAACTTTGTAGAAGGATATGAGCGTAATATAAAAAGAACTAAGAAAATTTATAATAAATATAATTTAGATACTTCTACATTACCAGTTATTGGTAAGATGGATAATATAGGAAAAGCTAAAAATGTATATGATGGTGTAAAAATTATATACTATATTAAATATATTGATAAATTAGGTGTTGGTGATAAGATTACATATTATTCTAGTAATAAAGGAATTATTAAATATATTATTTCTAAAGAAGATGAACCATATACCGATTTTAGACCTAATGAATCAGTTGATACTTTTATGAGTTTAAGCTCGATAAGTGGTAGAATGACATTTAGTATACCTTTACTCGCTGCGACATCTAAACTTATGGTAGAACTTGATAGATCTATTAAAGATATTGCTGGAATACCTTATGATGATTCTAAAATTTAAAAAAAATATAGGAGAGAGTAGGATTTCCTACTCTCTCTATTTAATTAGAATTAATATATTTATTAAAATCAAACTCATTACTAATACTGAAAATAATGTAGATAATTTTGATAGTCTTGAATCATAAATATTATTTTTTCTATTAATATTATCTATTATTCCGATTCCTATTGTACAAAGTCCAGCTACAAGAAAACCTATAGCATTTTCTTTATAAGCTATAATATCTAAAATAGAAAAAAGAATAATAATAGTACCACCAATTAATTCTATAATAATAAATATCTTATCTATTTTCTTATTATTCATATATAATATTAGCTATTATTCCAATTCCTAATAAAAATAATCCAGCTATAAAAAGATTTACTGAATTTTCTTTATATATTATAAGATCTATAATAGATATAATTATACTACTTAATCCTGATGATACCATTATAACAATACAATCTTTACTATCCATTATTTATCCTATTCAGATTTCTGAATTATTAAGGTTTCTTCATCTACGGAACCATTTTCAACTTCTTTAGTTTCAGTTTCTTCTTTATCTAAAGAATTTTCTTTTGTTTCAATATTTTCTTTTTCTTCTTTTTTATTATCTTCCGATTCATCAATAAGTAATGAATCTGTAGGATTATTAAAAGGTTGTATTTCTTTAGTAAATGTATCTTTATAATTTTCTTGTACTTGAATTAAATTATAATATAAATCAGGAATAATATTTCTATTTGCAATTGTAGTAGCTAATTCTACAAGATCACATAATATAATTTCATCATAATATCTTCCTAAAGCTTTAATCTGATAAGGATTTCTAAGTATTGCCATAAAATAAATACCGGTTGCAATTACAGGTTTTTCAATAGTACCAAAATTAAGAGAGAAAATAGTAAGTGGTAATGCCCTTTTTACCTCTCCTTCTGGTTGAGTAATAATACTTACATCAGCATTAAATTCTTCAAGATAATAATCTCTAATACTATCTTCAATCAGTTTATTGGGATTAGATTCAAATATACCACATGTCCAAAGTCCAGGAAGAACAGACTTATTATTTCCTTTTGCTATAAGAAATTTTCCATTGGGTGTCATACACACAACACTAAAAAGAGTATTCATTTATTATCTCTCCTTATATAATAATATTTAGATGTAGAGAAATTAATAAAAAATAAATCCAGAGAATTATTCTCTGGATTTATCTAATTCATATTTAAAATATTTCAAAACTGATAATAGGTCTTTCATAAACTGATTAGAATCTTTAATATTCTTAATCAGCATGAGATGATGTTCATCTTGACACATCTGTCCTATAGCTTTGCTATCTTCAGCAGGTATCATTTTAGTTGAAGAATCTTTTATACTAAATTCATTAATATATTCATTATTTGTATAAAATTTTTTATTAAGATATTTTGCTTCAGGTTTTATCCTATAATAAGTCATTACAGATTTAGTTGTAGATGCAAATGCTTTATTATACCAAAGTATATTACCATTAGGAAATTTAGCACAAAAAAGTTCAGAAATAGGACTAAAATCAAATTTTTCAACATCTTTTATTTTTCTATCATCTTGATTAAAATTAATTTCTACCATTTCAATAAGACTTAAAATTTTAAAATAATCAAGATGACCATCTTTAATTAATTCTTCAAAATCATCAAGCAACTGTGATATATTATAATTATCACTATACTTGAGATATTTTAATTCTCTTCTTTCTTGACCTTCTCCTCTATAATTAATATCTTTGATATATTCTTCTGTAAAGATATTACATATTACTTGCCATACATAAGAAGATATTTCAAATAATTTTCTACTTTTAAATCTTTTATTTGAATTATCTAATATAGTAGTAGCATGTAAGAAATAATTTTTATCTACTTTTTCATCAAAAACATAATTTACTAATCCTGTAAGATCAATATTAGCTATTCCAGCAAAAGAACAAAGATTTAAATTTAATTCATCAGAAGTATTATACTTGCATCCTTGTCTAAACCACTCTTTTACTCTAGGAACAGAATAATTGATCTTATCAAAGATTCTACCTATAAAGTATTCATCATCAGAATCAGAATACCAAACATAAAGAGAATCTAATAAAATATCTTTATAATTAATATTCATTATGAATGAATTATTCTGGAATAATTGACCATATCCAATATCACTAAAGATATTATTTTCATCATAATATTCCAATTCATCCATAACAGAAAATTCTTTAAAGCACTCCGCTACATTTTTAAGTTCTTTAGAATCCATGCAGAATTGAATTCTAATAGATTTTATGTAAGGTAACAATTTATCTCTAATATAGTCTCCATATTGAATAGGATTTTCAAAAGGAGTTTTAGTAGATATAATTACATTATTAGACTTATCTTTTATAGTCTTTATTACATGCTTATTACTATCTGATGTAGAAGGATCAAAAGATAAATTAGAATTATCTGGATTAGTTATATTATCAATCATAGATGAAATATGCTCTAATATATCTCCAATTGATCCTTCTGAATTTCTATCAATTAAAATTACATTTCCTTTTATATTTAATTTCTCTGCTATTTCTTTCTTTTCTTTTTCAAATTTTTGTAACAAAGATTCTGTAAAACTATTAAATCCAGCTATAATAATTCCATCTGGTATACCAGCATTTTCTAATTCTTCCATTAACCATGATATAAGTTCAGCATAACAACTAGCAATATTGTAATCTTGAATATCTTCTTGATTTATAATATTATTATTTGCATCTACTAAAACTACAATAGGAAATTTTACTGTACTATTGGTTTTTTCATCATAAATTTCAGCAGCTGCAATATTCATTAAATAATACTTATCTTTTTCATATTGATAACTTACAATAGATTTTATATTATTTTTAATATTATAAGGTACAGATAATTTAAAAGAATTATCTTTATATAAACATTCTATCTGTTCAAATCTTTTTATAATTTCATCAACGCAGTCATCAATACAATTATCTTGTATTTCTATACCATCTTTATCAATAATTGCTGAATCTTCTATTATTAAATGCTCAGCAGATACTAAATCTTCTACTAATTCTTTATAATTACTTGTATTAATAGTTTTATTAGTATCAATAACCCATTTATATTGTCTAGATGATTTATCAGTATATGATTTTAATACTTTATAAAAGTCATTATCATCACAATAAAAAACATATTCTTTATTTATCTTTCTAATTTCTAATATAGCTAATTCAAAAGCTTTTAGTGCTAATATAATATCAGAAATTAATTCAGTTATGATAGCAAAGATTCTCTTTCTACGAGTTTTAATCTTTTTATTAAGTTTAATATCAGATATATGATATAAACTACCTTTATATCCAATTAAAAATCTCATTTCACCAAGAGTATCTTTAGTTTCTTCTAATATAACCTGAAGATCTGTATGATTTTCTGTATTAAAATATTTAGTACTGATTATAAAAGCATATAACATACAATTTAAATCATTAAATAATTCTTTTTTATCACTCTCTACATCAGAAAAATGTTTTACATCTTCATTAGTATAATCTTCCCATTCATTATCAATAATATCAACTGCTATATTTTTAAAATCAGGTTTAGATATAGTCTTTGTATCATTGTCTAATCTATATATATATTCAAAAATATATAGATTTTTTTCATACTCCTCTATTGTATATTTTACCATATCATAATCAGCTTCATCATCCCCAACATATGGATTATTATACATTGAATATAATTTTATTAAAGCTAAAGTTGTATAATAACCAAGATCTCTTAATACTGGAATAAGATGATTATTTTTATCACTTTGTTGATTTTTTAATATATTAGCAAAACATTTTATAATTTCTGGAAACAGCATATAAAAATCTCCTTAATCAATTTTAAAAGAATATATATTATTCTTTATATTTTCCATCATTTGATCAATAAATTCTCCTCTATCTACACTAACCATCTGAGAATCATGATCTACCCATATAGCATAATCAGATTCTCCACAGCAGAGAAATTCATAATTTCTAGGAAATTTGGATAAAATATCAATTACTTCTCCTACTGTATAAGTTTCAACTTCTTCTTTTTCGATCTGAATAGATCCATCAGGATTAGAAGCTCTTTTAGGTTCTGTATCTTTAATAATCAAATTATTAGCAGATTGAATCTCAGGATGTTCATAATAAACACTATAATCAGCATCATTTCTTTTTGTTTTAAACTTAGCTTCAAGTTCAATATTATCGGATTTGATTAAATCTTTAAAAGCATTCTCTTCAATTTCAATAATTGCAGAAATTTTAACTTTTTTTGTATTCATTTTTACTCCTCCTATTAATAAATAATTAATTTATAAATCAAGTTTCATTATTATAATATATTATTAAAAACATCTTTATTTTACCTTTTATAAATATTAATAAAAGTTAACTAAAATATAATAGGAGGACTTATATATTATTATGATGAATCCTAATGTATCACTTATTAAACTTGATGATGTCAAAGATAGTAAAGGACAGACATTTCATATTGGAGAATTACCAGAAATTGAAGATACTCAGAATTATGATTTAAATAATCCAAAAGAAGTTACTAGATTTATTAAGGACGTTAAATCTGAAGTAAGAACATCTTTTGAATATAGAGAACTAATTCGATATTTGAAAGAATATGGTGGATTTGATAGATCTGGAATATCTGAAAATATTTCTAATTCTGATGGGTCTAAAGTTAAAATTGAGGTCCATCATACTCCTTTAACTATTGAAGATATTGTCAAAATTATCTATGAAAAGAGAAGATTCTATCATGAAGATTTATCTCTTGAATCGGTTGCTAAAGAAGTAATGGAGTGTCATTATAAAGGAATAGTTGGTTTATATCCTTTAACGGCTACTGAGCATGAATTAGTTCATAATGGTTATTTATTTATACCACCTAAAGATGTATTTGGTAGATATGATTTATTTGTATCTACTTATTCTCAATTTATGGAACCAGAAGACAAAGAAACATTAGAAGAGATAGAAGAATATGGTAAGAATTTTGATACTACTGAACAAAATAAAATTCTAGCTCAATCTAATATTTATATTGATCCTGCTGGTGCTTATGAATTACCTAGGTTAAATATAATTAAAGATGCTTTTGTTAATAGGATAGAGACAATTAAGAATAATATGTATTCCTTACCTATATTAGATGAACAAGTTCAAGAGAAAGAACCTGAAATGAAAGAAGTTATCTTTTTTGTAGATAATGATGGTAATCGTATTGATGAGCCTAAATCTTAACTAGATTGAATATTAATCTTGTTAAGATTTGATAACGGGTGCACGGTTATCAAATATTATAAATTATAATATTAAATTTAGCATGAGAAAAGGAGTCAATACGATGACTAATAAAGAAATTAAATATATTCTTGAAGAAGATTCTACACCTTCTAATGCTGTAGATGTTCATTATATGTCTCCAGAAGAAATAGAAGGTCCTGGAAAAATTCCTACAGAAGTTCCAAAATTTGATGGTAGAGAAGTATTCCACGATAATGATGAAGAAAATAATAAAGAGAAGAATAGTCAATCTAATTTGTTTAACTCTTTCGGTTCTCAGAAAATTTCAGATGAACCTGATAATGATATAAGCTCAAGTTCTCCTGATGTACAGCCTAATTATACTCCTATGGATGCTATTAATCAAATTAAGGCAGACCCTGCTAATGTGATTGTAGCAAGATATAAAGATAATAATTATGTACATCATGATGATCTTAAGAACTACATGAATGCTTCTGATACTAGAGATTATGATACTGCTGTGAAGAACATCATTGATTCTAATGATGATGAATCACTTTATAATAATGGCTTAAAGATTGTCATGTCAAGATCTGAATTTGATAATTGTTCAGAAGAAGAAAAGGCTAATCTTGAAGCTGCTAATGTAGAATTTGAAATCTATAATAATTGATGAGGTAAACAAACATGATTAAATATCTTAATGAAGAAGATATCGAAATGGATGTTCAGGTTGGACCTAAGGATGAGATTGATGTAAGTGCTGATCCTGAAGAGGCTGCTCCTACTCAGTCTGTTAATCCTGTTGATATTGCTAAGTCTGCACCTGAAAATATTCCTGTTGCTGTTGTTAAGAGTGATGACCAGAATGATGCTGGTAATGAAGAGAAGCTTGAGTTCTATGTCGATGCTAGAGATGTGGAGAAGTATGCTGATCTGAATGAATTTACTATGATTGAAGCTCTTAATAGCATTATTCATTGCTATGAAGAAGCAGGAATGAGAGCTGATAATACTACTGTTGTTATCAGTGAGAGTACTGCTAACTATGCTAGAAATATTGAAAAGCATGGTGGTGCTTATATGTTTATCAAAGAGGCCGATGAAGATATTAGCATTGATGTGCAGGTTGGACCGAATGGTGAAGACATGCAGGTTGAAGCTGATCCTCAGGAAGCTAATCCTGTTGATGCTGTAAAGAGAGACTATGGTAATGTTGTAGTTGCTAAGCAGGGTGATGAATTCTTCACTGATGTTGAAGATGTTCAGAAGTGTGCTGAACTTAATTGTGAATCTGTTATTGCTACCCTTAATGGTATTATTAAGGTTAATGAAGCAGATTGTGATATTTGTGCACAGAATTTGAATGTTATCATTACTGAAGATACATCTTTTGATATTTTTAGAACTCTTTGTGAAGCAAATGTATCAATGCTTTATGAAGTAAAAGGGAATCCTGTAAATAGATTAGCAAAAGAAGTTATTAAACCTGGTCAGAAACTTGATAAAAAGAATTTAGGAAATTATATTAATAATGTATATGGAAAAAAGAATCTGTCTGATGAAGAAAAGAAGCAGATAGAAGAATGGAAGAAAAAGAACGGGATTAAATAATTTATATAATACTAGATAATAGCTATGCTATTATCTAGTATTTATTTTTTAATATTTTTAAATAAATAATATTATTATGAAAGGGGGTAATAATAAATATGGCATTAACGACAAAACAGTTTAAAGAATTATTACAATTTATTCAATCTTTATCTACTGAAGAAATAACAGAAGAAATTCATGAATTAAATTTTAAAAGAATTACAGATTTGCAATTTTATTTTGATATATTTATAAAAGTATCTGATTCATACTGGTATATTGCAGATAATAGTGAAAAATATAATACAGTTACTGTTAAGCCAACAATTTTATCTGATAAAGATGAAATTGATTTTTGGAACTCAAGAAATTGTTCTTTAAAAGTACCAAGTACTATAACTAGAAAATGGTTAAGAAGTATTATTAAATTATCTGATGATATAATTGATAAATACCCAAGATTAACACCAAAATTAATTGCCGATCAGTTATATAAGTATGCTAACATTATGGATCTTATTCCTTTAAAAGGGATAAATATTTATTCTAATAAAGATTGGAATAAAATATGTAAAAAATATAATGTTGAAAATGCTAAAGGATTTGCAAATTATGAAAATGGAGAAGTATATGTAAATATTGATACAACTGACTGTAATTTATGGTCATTACTTTGTCATGAAATAAGACACATAGGATTAGAATGTAATCCCATATATTTCTCTTCTAATGAGGAAAAAAGAAATGAAGAAAATGTTGTTGAATATGGAAATTTATGCGGAACAACATTTGAATGGGATGATAGTTGGATTGATGAATAATAGAGGAATTTATTCCTCTATTATTTTTTATTAAACTTAAAATTGTTTTTTTTTTGAGTACTTTTTATTAATATAAAAATTCTTATAATCTTATATATAAAGGAGAATACATAATATGGCTATATATTCATATGATAATACTATTAATGCTATATTAATAAATGAAAATTGTTATAATGGAGAAGAGATAGATTCTTATCTTACAGAAGCTGGTACAGGTATTGAACATATTTCTGGATTTTATCAGCTTGCTACAAGTTTAATTGCACTTGCTAAAAAAATTGGTGGTAAACTTATTGGAAAGAAAAATTATACATCAAAAAGTATAGAATATCAGATTGATAGATGTGAAAAATTACGAGATCGAATTGATGAAGAGCTTAAAGATCTTAAAAATAATAATTATAAAATTAAACCTAGTTATGTAGCTAAAAATTTCTTTGGAAGTTTTATTGCATTAATTACAACAACTTCTATTGAAGGGTGGCTTCTTCTTAAAATTGATAAAGTAAGTACGGTTTCTTTATTTAAACAAAATATGAATGTTAAATATAAATATGGAAAAAATTTTGTTGATTCTCTTTCAGATAGATATAAAGCTACAGCAAAACGAAGTTTAGATAATAGTTTTATCGATGCCTATGATGTTGGCATGAATAGAATAGATACTGATTATAAAAAACTAGGAATTACTGCTCAAAAAATAACATTAATTATATCTGCTATTCTTGCTGCTGGAACAACAGTAGCTATTCTTAGTGATTATAAAAAATCCTTAATTGAATGGAAAGAAGCATTAAATAAATCGATTGAAACTCTTAAAAAAGCACATAAAAAAGCTCTTGAGAAAGAAAAGAATAAATAATATAAAAACTCATCAGAGAATATTCTCTGATGAGTTTTTATTTTTAAGCACTACTTAATAATCAATAAAATTAATGGTGGTTATAATATGTCTATAACTATTGAAAATAATTCTAATAAATATTTTAATGAATCTATTATAGATGATGTCAAAACTTATGCTGGTAATTTAAAAGATTTATTTGATCAATATCAAAAAATTGCTGGTACTTTTGTTACTCATAAATGGATACAAAGATATATTAATGCTGCTACTAAAGAACAAATTTCTAAACATTATGATGTAATTTGCGATGAAAAAACTACTTATTCTGTATATAAAAGATCTTTTGAATTTATTAGAAAATTCATGGGAATCTCTGGTAATGTTATTATAGAAAATATTGTATTTTCTAATGATAAAAAAGATAAAGATCTTTTTAAAGTTGCTATAAAATATTCTAAAGGTTTAGCAAAAATTAAGATTCCTAAAGGAGTTAGATTAATTCATGTATCTCCAGTAGCTGGAATTACAGAATTAATACCTTCTTTTAGGTCTAAAGTTAAAGGTAAATATCTCTATCCTGCTAAGAGATGTTTCTTTACTATTATGAAAGATATTAAAGTTAATCAAGCAGGATTAGAAAATAAGAAATTATATAGATATTGTACTGTAGATGATATTAGTGAAGCTTATATAGATCCAACTTATAATGATTTTGGATCTAGAGCTATTTATCTTGAAACTGATAAACCTATTAGAGTTATGCCTTTTGAAAAGAAGATGTTTAATCTCTTTAGTAAAAATGAATCTGCAGTAGAATATTTATATGATGGAAAATATTTTAGAGAAAATGAAGCTCTTAAAGAGTTCTTTTTAGATAATAAAGAAACTAAAGAGATTATTAAAACACTTATTCCTAGAGAATCTGTAAGTCAATCTAAGAATAGTTTTTCTAGTTCTTTAGATGAAGATGAATATAAAGAAATTAAAGAGATATTTAATGTACTTCATAATGCAGAAGAATATAAAGATTATAAGAAAGCATTTGAAAAGTTATGTAAATTTTGTCATATAGCTCCTAATGGAACTATTATTACTAAGCATACCATTACTGGTAATGATAAAGATGGATATAAATTAGATATTGAATATTCATATAATAATAAAAAAGTTACATTACCAGATAATGTAGCATTATATCATATGAGTAAAGTAGATAATATAAGTACACTAGAACCACAATTTAGAGGAAAGTCTGAAAAAGGATATTTATATTATAAACCAAGAATATATTTTACTATTAAAAAAGATATGCCAAAAATTAGTGCTGATATAAATCCGCTTAGTAATAATAAAACTCATACTTATATTTGTATGAAAAATATAAAAGATGTATATGTTGATCCATTATTAAATGCATCATTAAATGGTGCTGTATATATTGAAACATATGCTAAAATTCCTGTAAAGAAAATAAGTTGAGGTATTAATATGGCAATTTTTAATGAAAACTATATTAAAGAATATAATGAAAGAAAAATAGATAATAATAAACAGAATTTAAATGAATCATTATTAACTATAGGACTTTTTATTATTCTTTCTCCATTTATTTTATTAATAGCTTCTATTATGATACTTAGTAAAATTGCTGATAATGCTCAGGCAGAAAGAACGAAAAAAGTAGAGGAAAATTTTAATAAATTAATGAAAAAATATCCTCAATTAAAGCAAGCTATTAATAGTATTTTTATCAAAAGTCAAGATTTTCTTATTAAAAAAATTAAATTAAAATATAATATTTTAGAAAAATATCCATTTGAGTTTGATAAATGGAGTTTTGATTATGATAAAAATGGTAATGATACAAAATTTAAAGAATCAATTTTATATACAAATCCAGAAAAATATATAAAATCTACAGCTCTTTCTAAATATTTATATACCGATAAATCTGGAAAATACATTGGTAATTTTATAATTGATAATATGAATAATGATGAAGATTTATCTACGAATAAAGAAAAATATAATGAATTATATAAACTTTATGAAGATATTTGTGATAACATTTATGATGATTCAGTTGAAATTGATAAATACATAGAAGCTTGTAATAATGATCTTAATAAAAATCCTAATGGAAATATGGTTAAATTAGAAATGGTTGTAGATGAACCAAGTTCAGATTCTGATTTTCCTATATGTTTTATCTATATTAAAATTAATGTAAATGATATTAAAATGACAGATGAAGTGAAAGCTAAAGTAGAAGAACTTAAAGCTAAATCTGGTAAATATCTCAGGAGGTGATCCTTAATCTTCTTTTGTTAAAATTATAGAGGAAGACTTTGTCTTCCTCTTTTCTTTTCAACATTTTTATAATTTGCAAAGGAAAGGATTATAAATAATGAGTGACTTGATTAAATTATTTACAGAATATTCTCTAGGGTCAATCATTGTTTTTCTTATGCTTATTCTTTCTTCTGTTTTTGGTGTTTATAATATTTTTACAAAAGCAACCTCTATTTTGGAAACTTATAGAATTAAAAGAAATTCAGTCGAAAATAGAGATAAAGAAATTAATAATGCCATCAAGCAGGTAGAAGACCTTATTACTGCTCAAAATGAGCGTATTGATAAGATAGAAAATAGAATAGATGAACTAGAGAAATCAATTAAAACTATTAATGAAAACCTTAATAAATTTAACAAAGCAACTTCTAGAAATGCTGTATATAAACTTGCTAATGAACTTATTGCTAAACAATGGATGAGTCAATCTGATTATGAATCCTTACAAGAACTGTCTGATATTTATATGAAGTCTGGTGACTCTCACTATGTCATTCCTAATATTATTCAAAGAGCTCTTAATCTTCCAGTATTAACAGATGAAGAAATAGAGGCTAAAATGTCTAGACATAGAGCTGATTTTAAGTTATAATCAAAAAAGAAAAGAGTTGATTTTATGAAAATAGTTCTTATTCATTGTAATTTAATTAAACCTACTAATATAAAATCAGTACTCTCTAATTTTGGTCAAGTTACAGAATACTGTAACTGTATCAATGCAATGAATGAAATTGTTAATTTTAACATTAAAGATGTAGATATTGTATTTATTGATATGATGATGCCTGGATTTTCTGGCATAGATATTTCTAAAAAAATTAGAGAATTTGAAGAAACTAAAGAACTTAATAAATCTTATATAGTATTAATGGTTCCTCATAATTTTAAGATAAAAAATCCAGAATCTATATATTCAGTAGATAAAATTATGGAGAAACCTATTACTATAGAAGATGTAGAAAATTATTTAAAAGAAATTAATCTTATACAAGAGAAGAGAGACTAACTCTCTTCTCTTATTTTATTTTTTATATTATTTTTAACAGATAACTAAAATCTTTTACTAATAGATATTATAATATTGAAAGGTATTTAATAAAATGACTGTACAAGATTTATTTAATAACGAATCAGTTTGTATTTTTACAGATTCTAGTTTTAAAAATATGTCAAAAGATAAAAATATCGCTATAGGAGTTACAGCTCCTGCTATATGTATTTATATTGGTACAAAATTAGTTTATCAAGATTTTTATATTTTACATAATTCTACGACTCAACAAGGAGAATTATATGCTATTCTATTAGGAATTATGAAATCTTATTTTTACAGAAATTTTAAACATATTAGATTATTCTCAGATTCACAGGTGTCAATATTTGGAATTAGAGATAGAATATTTAAATGGGTTAGACAAACTAATGAAGGGAAAAATATTCTAGGAGATAATGGATTTATTAAAAATCAAGATTATATTATGGATATAGTATATTATATTTTATCTAATGATACGCCCATTGAACTCTATCATGTAAAAGGACATGTTAAAAAATCTTATGAAGATGCAATATATGCTAGAAAAGTTTTTAAATCATCTAATAATATAAATGAATATGTAGATGATGCACTTATTTACATGATATCAAATTATAATAATTTTGTAGATAAATATTCTACAGATATGCTTTATAAAAATATAACTAATCCAATATATTTTACTGATAATTTGAAACTAGTATTATCTATAGGATATGCAAATTTTAATACTGACCAGTATTATAAACTTGTAAAAGGAGATAATTGTGAGTAATAAAATTTATAAATTAAAACTAATAAATTATAATTTAATTTATAATATAGATATGCCTACTAAAATAACAGATTATGATTATGATGATACAATTCCTGAAAGAAGATTTATAACAACATTATTACATAATTTATCATTTTATGATAATATAACTGGAGTTAAAGTATTGAATTTAAAATTTTCTACTGATACTTGTTATAAATTAAAATATGGTTTATTACAATTATTGCAAAATGAAAAACAAACAAATAATAAAATATTACTATTAACAATAAAAGATGTTTATTCAAATGATATGATGACTCCAAGTATTATATCTTTATTTAAATTACCTAATAATTTCATTCAAATATCTGTATTAAATAATATAGATAATAATACTATTACATTTTCAGAATATGAAGTGCATAAATTAATAAATTTATTAAGTTATGAAATTTGAAGCTACTTTATAAATAATAAGTTTTTAAGAAAGGAATTTATAATTATGGATGTAAAAATAGTTGTTGAGTTTGCTGTAGCAGCATTAATTGCTATAGGTATACTTGTTGGTATTCTTATTGCTATTCAAGCTGATATGAGTAGAACTTTGTATAATGTATTAGATGAAAATATTAATATACGAAAAATTATGGCTAAACAATATATTGCTTTTAAAATTATTTTTAAGAATCATTATAATCTTGATATGGATGAATATGAAGGACTTTATGAATCTATTCTTGATGCTAATTATAAAGGAAATGAAAATAAAAAATGAATCCTATACTACTTATACTTAGTATGATTATATCGCTTATAATTAGTATAATATATACTTTAATTATTTATGGAATTATACTACAAATATATATTTTTAAAAATAAAAAATATCCAACTACTATTACTGATTTTTTAAAAATACATACAATAGCAGTTAGTATTATAATTTGTACAATAATTATAATTTGTATATTAAAAAATCTTAAATAAATAACAAAAAAGGAGAAAATAAAAATGGATAACAAAATCAGACCTATTCACATTCAGAATTGTAACTGTGAAGATTGTAAATCTAAAGCAGTAACTGCACCCAATACTGATGTAATTAATAACAATGTAATTAAGCTTCCTAATATTGCTATTAGATATGATGATTTTAATCTTTATACACCTAATGGAGTTGTAAATATTCCTAATAATATTTACAATGTATTTGCAACTATTGGAATTAAAACTTCTGATCTTATTCTTCAGGATGTTAATTCTGATACTTTGAGATTTGATCTTAATACACTTAGCATGATTGTATCTACTACTATGTGTATGTGTATTGATAACTTTATGCTTACTTTAGATAATCTGTATTCTGTCAAGATTAATGAGCTTAATAATAAATTTAAACCTTTTATCAAAAGGATTATGGATGGTAGCGACTATTCAAAAGAAAATACTGTAGATTCTCGTTTTATCAGTTATTTTTCTTTTAGTGCTGGATATCATTTTATTGATAGAGAATCATTAGCAAGAGCTATTGTTGCTTATATTTCTACTAATCCTAAAACTAAAGTAGATATGTATGATAATGTAATGAGTTTTGCTGTTTCTTATGTAAATTCTTGTGGAGTTAAGATTTATAATAATCTTAGAAATGAACTTACTACTTTATGTGAAAGTGAAGAAGTTACAAGAAATGGAAACGGTATTGTATTAGAAATGTTTAGTTTCCTTGAAGATGAGTTTAGCTCTATGATGCTTGGATTTACATATGAGGCTAGCACTTTCTCTAATAATATTATTGAAAACTTTGATATTCTTTATAATCCTGCTGAGTTTCTGTCTAAAAAATTAGGAGTTTCTATTCCTAATTTTGACTATCCAACTAAGCTTAGCTAAAATTAGAATCAGATAAATATTATAAATATGATTAAATAGAATCTGGAATTAAAAATTATAAATCTTATAACTTTTAAAAAAGGAGAAAAATTATATTTATAATATTAAAGGAGAAAATAAAATATGTTAGCACCTATTAATTATGAAAATACACAGCCTATATATAATAATGGCTATGAATCTAATAATACTAATGGTGGATATCCTAATGGATATCCACCACAAATTACAACTTTTGGATATAATATGTATCAACAGTATCAACAGCCTGTTATGCAGCAACCTATGATGTATAATACTATTCCTAATACTATGAATAGTATGTATTCTCCGCCTATGCCTACACCACAGCAGCAATTAGAGATGCAGCAAAATGGTGGATATTTTGATAATGAAACTTATCAGTTTATTACAAATGATAAGCCCTTAAAAGCTGGTCCAGATAATCCTTTAGAGCCTTACAGCAAGGGGATATATTCTCCTTATGTACCTGGACAGAAAACTGGTTATATTGAATTAGAAAAAGGAGATGGTACTATAGATAGACTTGATATGAATTCTGGTGCTATTCTCAAAAAAGGTGGTGGATATAATCCTGCTACAGGAGAAATATCTGTAGAAACTGTAAAAAGTCCATCTTTTGAATCTAGAAATAATATTGGTATAAATACTAATACAATTAATCCTGGTCAGCCTAATAATGTAATTGGATATAGAGATCCTAAAGCTGAATATAATGCTAATACTGGAACTTATTCTTATCCTAATGGGCAGACTCCTTTCTATCCTCAGCCTACAATGATTCCTCAACAGCCTCTTCAGCAGTTTCCTATACACCAAGGATTTGGTAATAATTATATTGCCAATATGAATAATACTTCATTATATGGTGTACATGGATATGCTATGAATGAGTTTGATGATTATCTCAGAGATGTTCTCTATAGTGATGAACCTTATAAGAATAGTCCTATAGATGTAAGTGAAATGCTTGAAGGGATTGTTCTTACTGATGAGGAAAGAGAAAAAATTAATCATAATAATAGAGCTGTAGTAATAGGCAGAGATTATTATGGTAGACCTATATTTAATAATTATTATGCTGCAAATCAGCAGATGCAAGAAGCTGCAGAAGCTGCTAGAAATAATTATATAAATCATTTTGCTAATATATCTAGAATTGTTCATGCTTATAATAATGAAAAATTTGATGAACAAGAAGTAAAAGAAAGATTTGATCCTTTAAGAGAATATAATAAAGCTAGAGAAGCTTTTGCTGCTAATCAGCCTAAACCTTTTAATATCTATAGTGCAACAGAAGAGGAGAAGAAAACATATTATGAAAATATAAGAATTATGGAAACTAATAATCTTGCTATTCAAGTTGAAAACTTTGATCGTCAGATGTATCAATTTAATGTCTTCAGAAATATGATGAAGTGGAAGATCAAAGAATCTCATGATGCAGCATTAGGAGTAAAGCCTGGTGAATCTTATGATTTATCTACATATCTGACTAATGCTCATAATATTGTATCTAGTAATAAGGTACAAGAGATGAGACAAATGAAACGAAATGGCAAATTAAAGTATAATTCTAAGAGTTATAAAAATGCTATAGATAGAAAAATTGGTAAAGTAAATTTTATTAATACTGAAACTGTTATACCAGAAAATAAAGATATGGAGGTATTAACTTTAGAAGAAGCTTTTAAATCTGCTTATGAACAAAATAGAGCTGGTATACCTTTTACACCACCAGATCATCCTGAATCTCTTATGATAAATTTTAGCGAACTTAGACAAACTCCTCCAAGTAATAGGAGTATAGGTCCTGATGGAATAATGATAGAAGCAGGAAAGAATAAACAGTTAAATGTTTCTGCTTATAGTGATAATGATCTTGAAAAAAGATTAAAAGAGATGAGAGAAATTATACAAAAGAGATTCAATCAAAATCCAAATCATATTCAAATGGAGTATAAACAAGCATGAAAGAATCAGAAAGAGTGAATATTCTTGAAAGATTATTATTCACTGGTACTACTACTCCAATGGAATTTGAATGGGAACAATTAACTCCAGATGTTGATTTATATCAGCTTGTCACACAAGAAGATATTGATTATATACATGGAATAATTACTTCAGCAAGATATTCTGGAAATTCCAGACTAAGGATCTCTAAAATAGATGAGATAATGAAATTTAGAAATTTTACTAAATTTGCTGGAGGAACCAATCGACTAGTTTATATACATCCAATGGCACCAAATATGGTGTTTAAAGTAGCAGTAGATGCTGTAGGTATTAGAGATAATCCTTCAGAATATTATAATCAGAAATTATTAAAACCTTTTTGTACAAAGGTATTTCAATGTTCCCCATGTGGAACTATTGCTTCTTTTCAGAGAGTTGAAAAGATTACTAGTGAAGAAGAATTTTTAAGTGTATTGGATGATTATATATTGCTAATGGAAGTATTAGTTGATGGTAAACATGTATTTGATGATATTGGAGCAAAGTATTTCATGAATTATGGTATATGGAAAGGAAAAGGATTAGTTATATTAGACTTTCCATATATGTATGAGATTGATGGTTCTAAGTTGACCTGTAAGAATATATTAGATGATGGAACTATCTGTAATGGAGAGATAGATTATACTAAAACATTTGATGAAATACGATGCACAAAATGTGGTAGAATTTATAGAGCAGGAGATTTAGCAAAAACTCCAGAAAGTGGAGCTAGTATAACAAGAAGGAAAGGAGAAGCAAGAATGAAATTTAGTCTTAAGAGAGGGGATAAGATTATCAAAACTATCGAAACTGGTAGTGAAGTAGATTATCTTACAAGAAAAGAACGTAATAAACCTAAGTATGTTAAGACTGAAGATAAATATAAAGTACGTCCTGCTAAACTTATTAAGGTTAAGAAAGTAACTACTCTTGAACATACAGAAAATCCTTTTAGTGTAGATGGAAGTACTATTATTATTAAAGCTAAAGGAAATACTACTAATCAGCAGCAGACTAATAATACTACTGAAAAAGAAGTAGTTAAATATGTAGGTATTGATCTTAGATATGAGACCCCTCCAAAATCTGATGATAAGCCTAGTGCTATTGATCCTAAGCTTATCAAAGTAAAGAGAAAGATTAAACCTAATGATTCTAACCAGTTTAAGAATAAAAAGGTTAGAAATGTAGGTAGCTATGTAGATAATAAAAAATCTACTGTAGTTAGAAATAAACCTGATGTAGTAGTAAACAAGATTGTAGGAAATACTAATATTAATACTAGTTCTGCAAATGATATTAATACTAAAAAAGATGATACCATTAAACCTAGTGTAATTAAAGTAAAGAAAATCTCTATTCCTGAATCTGAAGTAAAGAAATTTAGTGCTAAATCTACTACTATAGTTGAACCTATTAAGGAAGAAGTAGTTATTACTACAGATTCTGCATCAGAAACTACTAAAAAGCCTATTGAAGAAGAAGTAATTACTTCTACTGCTCCTGAAGAAGAGAAACAGGATATTATTAATTCTCTTACTGAGGAGGAATCTAAAAAGATTACTGATACTTATAATGCAGCAGTAGAAATAATTAAGTCAGTTTCTCCTATAGTAACTACAGAAGTTGAAGTATCTACTGAATCCACTAATCTTATTGAAGATAAAGTAGAAGAGGAAGAAACTAAAAAAGAAACTGAAGAAGTAGATCAAGAAATTACTTCTGAAGAAGATGATGATAAAGAATATTATGAAGTAAGATTTGTTGGAGAATTTCCTAATGAATCTATTTATGAAGATTCTATAATTTATGCTATTTATACTGGAGGAAATGACTTCGAAAATCAAAATCATACTGAATATATTGAAAACCTTGCAATTATTGATAGATCTTTGTATGATCTTTATGGAACCTATGAAGGAAAATTATATAGTATTGATATAGATGAAGAAGGAAATATTTCTTATCTCTATGACGATGAAGAATATTATGAAGATGAAGAAGAATCTTCTTCTGATTCTAATGAAGAATCTGGAAAAAGTAAATCTACCTCTGTAGATACTTCAAATATTCCTTATGAAGAAGATGATGATGCAGCTATTATAGATGCTCTTAAGAAATCAGTAAGCAAACCTTCTGTCATTGATGTATTATAATAGTGATAAATATTAAAAGGAGATATCTCGATAAACATGATTATTAATCACTATAGAATATTTAAGAGGGAAGAACATTATGACTATCTTAGGAAGTATCTATTTAATGGATGCAAATCATATAGAAACAACTAAGCATAATCTTGCTATATATTTTCCACCAAAAGCTGGGCCTGGACCTAATAGAATTTTATGCATGGATATGGATGAAACTTCTGATGAACTTGAACAGATGTTTCCAGATAAAGCCATGAAAGCTACTTTATTATGTCCACCTCCATTAGCGATGTATAAAGAAATTGATGGAGATCAAGAAGGATTTATCCAAGCTTATAATGAATATCTTGAGTATGATGATTCTGTTCAAGAATTCATAGCTACTATGCTGTATTTTATGCATATTGGAGGGAATATTTTATTAAATATTCCCTCTTATTTAGAAGATGAACCTATTTGGGTTCATACTTTAATGATGTTCTTTTATACAAGATATGGAATTAGTATGGGAATAATGGATCAAAGTTATTTTGCATATGATGATAAATATGATGACATTATCATAACTTTGTTATATCAAAAGAAGATGGTAGATGTATTCGATTTTATTAATTGTAATACTAATCCGTATCCAACATTTCCTCCAATTTTATATAATCAAATTGTTGATGATCTTATGGTCTTTTCTGGACCAGATAATGATCCGATGGAATTATATACAATTATGAAGGAAGCTTATATAACAACTGGTATTCCTATCACTAAACCAGTTATATATTTTGATCAATATTAAGGAGACTACTATGGATAATGAAACTAAAGATAACTTTTTAAACAGAGAAAAGATTGTAGGTCCAATAGAATTTACTGTACGTATTGATGCTATTGGTGATGTATTTATTAATGGTAAATTCTATAGACAATTGTCATTTACACCTAATCAAATAGCTTTTGTTATTGAAGATTTTCTTAATGGTGTACCAGCAGATGATGAAGATAAGGAGATAGAATGTTAATATTTGGTCCTTATAGAGCAATACCAGATAATACTTTTACAGTATTTAATTTATCTTCTCAGAATCAGGCAATCGAAAGATTGCCTGGTTTATTAATGATTCCTAATTATGCTACTAGTATGACACAAGATCCAACAGGATATGAATATCAATTTGATCTTTGGTATTATGATTATGTATTAAATGATCCGATTGCTTGTTCTTCATTAATGTCAATTTTAGATTGCATTTATAATGGACAAAAAGTCTATATCTGTATATCAGAATATTCATATGATAATGGAATATCTATGGTTAATGAATCATTTATGAAATTGATTCAAACTAGATATGATATTAAATATTCTATTATAAATGATCCTGAAGATTATTTTTATATTTCACATGATGGCTGTGATTTTATGACAGTACAAGGTATTGTTACATTTGATGAAGATAGAAAAAGATTTCTTCAAATATGTGAAGAAAATAAAATTGTAGCTGGAGGAATATAGTCATGCCTGCTGAGATTATAGAGCATGGTAAATTATCTGATAAAAGAAATAAGTTTATTTATTTTACTTGTGAAAATCCAAATTGTGAATGCAAATTTAAAGTAAAAGATAATGATAAAGATTTAAATATTACTATTTCAAGATATGGATTCTTTTTTAAGAAAAGATCTATTAATTATTCTTATCATTGTCCAGAATGTAATAGGCTAGTAGAAGTAATTGAATTACCTGATGAAAATGATGATATATAAAGGAGAAAATAATTATGCAGCTTGTGTTGAATATTGATGATGAATTATTTAAATCTTCTGATCTTGGGACAGAACTTAATAAAATTATTCATAGTGTATCTGATGAAGATTTAAAAATAATTGTAAAAGATATTCTTAAGGAATATCTTATGAAAGATGATGTAATTAAGAATTATTTTACAGAAACTAGTTTCAGATATAGTGGACCTAGTTCTTTAGGACCTTCATTAGAACTTAAGAAAATAATAAATCAAATAGATTTTTCAGAAGAAATGAAAGATGTTAAAGAAAAATATATAAAAATTCTTAATGAAGATATAAAAGAAATCTTAATTGGTCAATTTGCTCAAGCATATGCTAGGGCATTTTCAAATCTTATTACAGAGGATAGAGATTTTAGTAATAGAATTAATAGTTCAATTTATAGAGCATTATCCACTGTCAATAATAAATAGGTAAAGAATAATGGCTTCTGAATTATGGAGAAATATAAATTATAAAACTCCAATAAAATATTTTATTAATACTTATATACGAGAATATGATTTATCTAAAGCAAATATAAATGCTTTATTATATCAAAAAATATTATCTAAAGATGAATATGATAGATTCTATAATATGGATAAAAAAGAAAGAGAAGTTATTATCGGAAAAATGATATCCAGAGATAGATCTATTTATACTAATATTCAAACAGGTATTAAAGAAGCAAAAAGAAAATTATTTATATCTAATAATTTAGAAGATATAGATATAGTATCTATTAAAAACGATGCAGTATTTATTGTAGGTAAATTATTGCCTTATACAGAATTTCCACCTTTTAAATTTGTAATTAAAAATGAATATAATATATTTTTGCAATTACAAGAATTAGAGGTATATTATTCAGATAATTTTATAAATGGTGAATTCAATATAAATATCGATATTAAAGGTATAGGAGATAATAATTTAATATTACATGAATATGGAATATTAGATATTATTTGTGAAATATGTAGAAGATTACAAAGAGAAAAAATAGAAGATACTATGAGTTATATTTCTATAATGTATGATAAATTTATAAATAGAGAATTGGGAAAAGAATATTATAGAAATTTTGATGCTTTCTCTATGTATATAATTCCTACATTTTCAAGATTTGTTCAACTACCTGATATATCTGAAGAAATGAAATATGCTGTAGATATAAATAGAAATTTATCTATAATAAGAAATTTAGTAGGTATAGTATCAGAAATATATAGACAAAAAATAAGAAGAGGATAATATTCCTCTTCTTATTTTTTTAAAAAATTAAAATTTTTAATTAGATGATATAAAATTGTAATAAAAGAATAAATAATTTTTATTTTGAAATAGGATAAAAGGAGAATAAAAATGGAAATTAAGAAAAATGGAGCTATTATGCAGTTTGTGAACCTGTTAGATTCTTATAACTTTGACTATATCAAGATGGTTATTGATCTTGATACCAATCATTGTTTTATCATCATGGAAAATACGGATGAGAAATTTATTCCAATCGATATAAATATCTTGCATTTTGTTAATCATGATCCTGTTGAAATTGTAAGAATTCTGGCAATGCTGGAAGATACATTCAGCGGAAATTGCATAACTGTATACAAAGGCAAAAAGTATTCAGACTTCTTTTGGCCTTTTAAGAGTTTTGACATCAATGATTCTGCATGGAAGGAAAAAGTAAAAAATGAGATCATGACTGTTGCTAATAGTTTCGAAGAGGATCCTAGAGATCCAATCGAATGGAAGTTTTTACACGATGCATTCAGATATGTTTTCAACATTTTTATGAAATACGTCGAAGCATCTTATGATGGAAAGGAGTTTTTCAAAGAAGAAATAGAAGATTTAAAATGGTTAATGGATAAATTTAATGTGAATAAAGATGCAGTTTGACTGCATCTTTATTTTTTAATAAATTATAATTTAATTATATATTATAATATTGATAAATAATATAATATTTATCAATATTATTAAGAAAGGAATAGATTTATTATGGATTTATTTAATGGAAAATATTTTAAAGAAAATAATAAAAGAATAGTAATTACAGAAGATTATATTTATAAAAATACAAATGATAAATATTCTATATCTATTGATATTGGGGAAGGAAGAGAATCATCATTTTTATTAGATCCATATATTAAAATTTATAATTCACCAGATTTTAGAAAAGCAACTAAAGTAGCTAGAATTAGTCTTATTACAGGAAATTATATTTCGCATGAAGGAAAGCCTTTATTAAATATAAATTCATCTATATTAAAATGGATTATAAATACTTTATTAAAACCTTCAACTAATAAAAAGTATTCTAATATGATCGTATATGATGCAATTTGGGCTTTTATATATGATACAGGAGAAAGATATAAACTTAAATGTGCAGAGAAAGTAGATATTAATATATTCATAAATAATTTGAAAGAGAATAGATAAAATGATTAATATTGAATATGAAAGATATTATCACTGTGATACAAATTCATCATGGTTTCATAGAGATGGTGATGTTATAGCACCTCTTGCTGTAATTCATCATATGCCAAATGATATAGAATGTTTTTATATACCATTTATAGATGAGCCTGATATAGAGGAAAAAGGGATATATGGATATTATATATCTATGTATGAACCTAAATATGTTATAGAGACTAAAAATAAATTGACTAAAGATATGAAAGAATCTCTTATGAGAATACTTAATAATGGTGGATGGGAGAAACTTATTGAAGCGTTTGAAGAAGAATGTGGAGATAATTGTTCTGCTACATTAGAAGAATGCAGACATAAGTTTAGACAATTTCCTGAAACTCCTCCTAATTATTTATTATTACCAGAATAATGAAAACAAAATAAAGAGAGGATGACTCCTCTCTTTATTTTTTAAAAAGTATTAATATTTTTTAATCCTACATTAGCAGTATCAGAGTCAGAATTCTGTTGAATACTATAATTTAACACTTCTAATTTAGCTCTATTCTTAATACTCTCTAACATCTCTTCTTCTGTCTCAAATGGATATCCTATAGATAATTTTAATTTAATAGTATCTGTCATTTCTAACATTATTTTTTTCATTATATATTGAATAGCAGCTTCCATATTTTGTTCATTCATATAATTTTCACTAGAAGGATCTATATTATATATCTGCCATTCCATTAATGACTGCTTTACCAGATAATCCATTAAGGCTCTAGAGTCCTGAACCGAATAATTGCTCTTCTGTATAAATTTGTCCCGTTCCTTGACTATTTCTGAGATGCTTATTATCATTTTTTGATAATTGGTTAACTTCATAGAAATTACCATTAATATAGCCATTAGAAGTATTGTTGAAATTACTAAAATTAGTATAATTGCTGTTGTATAAGTTATATTCATTATAATCTCCCCAAGATCTAATAGTATTTGAAAGTTGGTAATATGGTAATTCTGTAAGTTCATTATTTTTTTGGCATTTTTCTATATATCTTACTACTTTATATGCTATATCCATTGTAATACCATAACTATATTTCTTTAATAATAAAACCCAATTTCCAAAGCACATATTAATTGGTATATACATATCTGGATTAGCATGATATAACTGATGTGCTGTTTCAGATAGCATAACTATGGGTATATTATTTTCTCTATGTTCTTGAATTAATAAATTTATAATATCAAAGGTAGTACATCTTCCCACTGTATTTAATATATGCTGAGAAATTAATATAGTAATATCATATATTGTTAAGAAGTTATGATGCATTTCTATATCAGCCATACCATCTTGTATATTTCCATTTATTTGGCATCTATCTAAACCCATACTCATCAGATATGCTTTATATCCTTTATATGCTCTAGACTTTCTAAATCTATGAATACAATTATCTATAAATCTTTTATATGTATCTACATCAGCTAATGTTTCTCTAGTTTGATAAAACTGTAATGGATATGGAGCTATTGAAAAATATAATGTAGCTATAGGTGTATTAGGATTTATAAATTCTCTTGCCATATATACATCTATATCTTTTTTATCTGCTATTTTGGTAGATTCATTTAATGTTAAATCATTCATTTTTATATATCTCCTATTATAATTATTAAAAAGTAAATATTCTCTACTTTTACTACTTAAAATTAAATAATTATATTTTTTATTTTATTAAAGGAGAAAAATAATAAAATGCCAAGAGAAAAAAGAACTTTTAGAGAACCTAATGAAAAAGAAATTGAAACTATAATTAAAATGTATAAGGAAAAAAAATCATTAGAAGAAATTGCAATATCAACAGGATTTTTAAAAAGTACAATAAGAAAATGTATTATTCTTGAAAGTGATATTAAGATTCCTATTGATGAAGAAGAATCAAAATATTTTAAAGAATTATATAAAAAAGGTAAAACTTTATTTGATATATCTAATATAACAGGACGTAGTATAGAGAGTATTAGACCTCATCTTAATACAATAATTCAGAAGAGAAGAAAAAAAGAATTAGAAAAAAGATTAAAAGAATTTCATTCTCGTATATCTGACATGAAAGATTATGATGTAATAAAAATATATATGGATTGTAGTTATGACATTTCTGATATTGCTAAAGGATATGAAGAATCAGAAGAGCTTGTAAGAGCAATAATTGAAAATTATGTAAATACTAGTATTAATTATGAAAATTTATTTAAGAAACCTATTAGAAGTATTAATATTAAAATCTTTAGAGATTTCTTTTGTGAAATTGGAAAAGAATATTATATAAATACTCATAGCGATATAAATATTAATTCACATCATAGACCCAAAAAATTATATTCTTCTAAAAAAATTATAATAAAAACAAAATATCCAAAAATAATAATTACTGAAGAAGGTGAAACCTATTCCTATAATGATATTTTAAGTTGTGAAGATAATATTAATAAAAATGAAGAAGTATAATAATTGACATCTATGTAATAGTCCTTGTGTATTGGAGGAATAGATGGAAAAAGTAACTTTAGCTAGTAAAGTTTTTACTGAAAATCCATTATTAGATGAAATTATCTATAATGCTAGACAATTAGCTACTGGTACTATATTAAAAGATATAGATAGAGCTAATAATGCAGAAACATTAGAATCTATTAGAGCTGGAGATGTTTTAATAAGTATTAAGAGAGGCCATTCTAATTTTAATTACTTTCATTATGATGAAACTTTATTAAGACAAATCTCTGGATTAACAGAGGATCAAATTATTGAATATGCTGCAGATAATGATAAGATCCCTAAAGGAGATATTAGGACTCAGTTATATAATATGGCTGAAGAACTATTCTTGAATAATTATATAGAATATAATAATTATTATAGAATGCTTCATGGAGAACCTAATTATGATGAGACAGGAGTCTGGGAAGGTCTTTGGATAGATAATAATTATATAGATGAAGAGATTCCTACTTCTATTGATCATGTTTCTATAACTTATAAAGAAGAATATGATAGTTATGGTAATCTAATTTCAGATTATAAATTAATTCATGAATTATCATTATCTAAGCAGATTATTCTTGATTCTAATGGTACATTAGAAAATATTGTAAATAATGAATCTTGGCTAATTTCTAATGAATTAACAAAAGATGATGTAATTTATTTACTTCATATGGGCGATAGGCAAGTAGATTATTATGATGCTAGGGTAGCAGAGAAGTTTGCTATGCTTTATTGTCCTTCTTGTGATTCAGATGAGGTAAGAACAAGATATAAAGATTTATTAGAAGCTAATAGATTATATTTACTTTATACAGTATATTCTGAAGCTTATAAATATAGATCTGATTATTATGATAATTTTATGATGGTATTTCTTATTATTCAAACTATTATTGATATGATAGTAGAATTACCAGAATATTTAATTAGAAGAGATGTATTTGATACAAGAACCTGTAAATATATTTTCGAATCTAATGGGGTTAAATATTTTAATGATATTCCTCTTAGATATCAAATTTCTCTTGTAAAGAATCTTAATAAATTGATTAAATTTAAATCTACAGATAAATGTATTGTAGATATTATATCAATATTTGGATTTAGAAATATAAATGCTTTTAAATATTATATTTTAAAAGATCATAATGTAAATAATCCAGACGATTTAGATTATTATAGTAATACTAAAGTAATTACTAATGAAGATGGAACTAAAGATATAGTAACAGATAATGATTCTAATTATGATATTAAGTTTATTAAAGTTCCTCTTTTAGATCAAATTTATGATAATTATGCTAAGAAAGATTCTAATATTTTAGAATATGATGAGCTTACTGTACCTGATGCTTATTGGGTTGGTGATAAAACTTATGATACTGTAAAATCTGGAGTTAAAGATTTAGATTTTACAATATTAAGATCTAAATATTATACTATAGAAGCTGTTATAGATTTAGCACAAAGAAATTTCTCTCTTGTCTATTTTATGAATATTCTTATGTATAATAAAATAGATAAATCTGCTTTAAGAATTAGCTTACCTAATATATCTACTACTAAGAAAGTAGAATTAGTAAATGCTATTTTAGCATTATATTCTCTTGGATATATCTATTATGGAGTAGAAGATACTATTTTAGATAGTAGGTCTAAAGTAGCAGAAATACTAGGATTTAATATGGAAGCAGATTTTGCTACTATAGCACAGTATTTGCATGAAAATCATAGAGGATTAACTTTAGAAGAATTGTCATATGGGCATGATGCTGTAGAAAGACCTGGATTTACTATTCCAGATGAAAAGATATATAGTTTTGAAGAATTAAGAGCTATATTTTTAAATAACAGAGATATCTATAAACATGTATTAGAAGTTATGGCTAATCCTCCTAGTAAAGAAGTATATGATGCTTATAGATATTTATATAAAACTTTATTTATTATGAATAGAAATATGGAGTATTTCTTAGTAGGAGATAATGATGTAGTAGATACATATAAAGCTAATGGATATACTACTAAATTCATTAATATTCCTAGACCAGAGAATTATCAGAACCCTGATGTCTATGAATATGATATGAAATGTCTTACTAGTACTTGTGATGAAAATACTTTATATTTTGAAATGAGAGATGATTTTGATGAAACTCATTTATTTGATCTTTATATTTATGATCCAGAAGATGAAGATTTTGTTTCTTTAAATGCAACTGCTAGAATGGCTAGTACTTATACAGAATTTATGAGATATAATGATGGAAATGTTTATAAATTCTTAGTACAAGTTGCTGCTATTGATGATGAAGCTAAGAGACAAGAAACTTGTATAAATGCTATTCAACAAATTATTGGATATATTAAAGATTATATAGATGAAGATAAGACAGAAGTATATATGGATGATGTATTCTCTGGTTTACCTTCTGTATCATTAGAATTTGTTAAATCTTATATAGAGGAAGTAATAGACTTCTTCAAATCATTTAAAATATTTACGCATCAGTCTTCCATTATTTATGTAATAGATGATAAGTTCGATCAATATATACAATTAATAGATCATATATTAATTAAATACTTATTTGATAAAGCTGATATTATTAAGATTGAAGATTATATTTCTAATGCTAATATCAATCTTTCTAAAGAAGAAAGAGCTAAGCTTATAGATAAAGTATGGTTTAGTATGGATTGGTGGCTTAGAAAGAATTATTCTGAATATTATGAAAATAATAGAAATGCTTTAGAGAATAATGGAAAACATAAATTTATTTATTATTGCCCTCAATGTGGAGCAGAATTAAGTGCTTCTGATACAGTATGTCCTAATTGTGGGGTAGAAAATAAAGTTCCTATTACTTTTGATAAATATGCCCATTTTAATAAAGCTATTAAAGATTATGCTGATGTAAGAAGTACATATTATTTTAAAGATGATGTATTCAATCCAGATAATCATTATATAAGACAATTAGAAATTTATGCTGTTGATGCTATATTACATATGCTTGTAGATATTACATATTCAGATAATATTAATATAGAAGAAGCTATTGATAGTATGACTGAAACTAAGTATTTAGTAGAATATATTAATGAATGGATAGCAGATACTTGTTTAATATTAGTGAATCTCTCTTTAGATGATGGAGAAATTTGTTGTACTAAATATTTCTGCCCTAATTGTGGGAAAGAAATAGAATCTAATACAACTACTTGTCCATATTGTAATTCTATAGTATTTGAACCTATCACTAAATATCGTAGAATTACTAATATAAAAGATACATTAAATAAAATATCTACTCTTAATCTTAATTATGCTTTAAATCTTAGAGAATCTATAATGAATATAAGTAATAATATAAGTCTCTATGAACCTTCATATAGACTTTATGATAACTGTTATACTATTATTACTCAGGAATTTCCTGCTCATGTATTTATAGATACATAATAGCTTATTAGCTGAACATTCAATTAATTACGTTAACATATTATGGGAGGTTAATTATAATGCCTAATAAAGATATTACATTATTCGATTTTGCTAAATCGAATGATGATGTGAACCTCAAGAAAACTTGGCTTAAAGGTGAAGTTATTTTTAAAAATATTGATACAGGCGAGCCTGTTCTTACTCTTCATAATAAAGTAGTTATTGCTGGTTCGCAATTTGTTGCTCAGAAAGTATTTGATCTTCCTGAACTTGTACATCTTCCTACTTATAATGAATCTCTTGATCTTGAGAATTCTTCTGAACATGGTTCCAATCCTGATAATATTCCTAAAGCTTGTCTTTTCTGCTGTGGTACTCAAGGTTGTGGTGCTGAAAATTCTCAGGTATATCCTGTACAGTATACTAACAGAATTAAACCTGCTGGAGATCTTGTTCCGTTTAGATATCAGCTTATTCAGAATGATTTGACCGATGCAGAGAGAGAAATTTATTTTGGAAGAAAAACTATTGCTGAAGCAAATAGAATTGCTTATTACTTCAAAGCTTTTGAATCAGAACCAACTCTTTATATGAGATATGTAGATGAGACTCCTATTGATGCTACTCTTTATGATTCTCAGAATACTTCTGATGCAGAAACTTTTGTAGAGTTTAATCTTAGAATTACTAAGGATGATTTTAGAGATTATTTTAGAGCTACCTCTTCTATTAATGATGCAAGAATTAACTCTATCTCTATTCTTACTGCTTGGTATGTTTCTGGTGCTGGATATAAGTGGTATCAGGATATTATTCCTCTTACTCAGCTCAATATTCCTAATGAAGCTCTTATTGATCTCACGAAGGGAATTGATATTACTTATCATATCTACTTCTAATCTACTATTAGGAGGTGGATGTAAATGGCTAAGAGGATATCAAAGAAAATTACAGATGGTGAATTAAAGAATACTTTAATCAACCTTAAAGAAGAAGATATAAAATCCTCTTTTATATATGATCTTTTTGGAGAATATGATGGGGTTGCTAAATGCAACCCCTATGATATTATAGATATACCACCTGGATTTTATGGCCCCGAAAAGCACAAAAATAAAAATGCTTTTACTACTACAGTAGGAATATGGATTTTTAATAAATGGATGATAGAACCTGATTTATTTGATTTATTTGGGTATATTAATAAAACTATTAATGGTAAGCAATTAGATGAAATAAATCAGCAATTATCATATGCTTTAATGGAAGATAGAATAGATGTAGAAGCTCTTAAGAAATTTCTAATGAAAACTCAGCTTGCCATGCAATTTGTTACAGTATTATCCCCTAATTATAATGAAGCTATCTTAACTATAACTAAAGTTGTAGATAAAAAGAAAGATGAATTAATTAAAAAATATAAAAAAGAATTAGATGAAGGTGATACTGTTATTGCTAAGCAAATAGAGGATGAATTATTAAATTATGCATTAGAGACTCTTAAAGATGATCCTTCATTAGATTCTTTCTTATCAGGTGCAAGATCAAATATTGATAACCATTTTAAGAATCTCTTTGTTTGGAAAGGTGCTACTAGAGATCCTAACCCAGAATCTAAACAGGAATTTAGAATTGCTACTTCTAATTATGCAGATGGTGTTAGGAGAGAAGAATATGGATTATATTCTAATTCTGGAATAGAAGGAGCATATTCTAGAGGTAAGAAAACAGAGCATGGTGGCTATCTAGAGAATCTTACTACATCTGCTTATCAAGATTTAATTCTTGATGAGCCTGGTACTGATTGTGGTACTACTAGATGTATTGAAGATGTAATAACTAAAAAGAATCTTAATAGATATATCTATAATAATATTATTGGTCCTAATGGTAAATTAATAGAACTTAATTCTCAGAATGCTGAAAAGTATATTGGTAAAAAAGTAAAAATGAGAATGGCATTTCTTTGCCCTCATGAAAAGCCATGTAATGCTTGTGCTGGTAATTTCTATTATAAATTAGGTATCAAGAATGTAGGACTTACTCTGATGCAAGTATTCTCAATTTACAAAAATAGAACAATGAAAGCTTTCCATGATAGTACAGTTCAGTTAACTGAAATAGATACTATGAAAGCTTTTGGATTAAAATAATAAATGAATAAGGAAGAATATTATGATCTATTAACAAATAAAACTTTCATCAGAGGGTATGAAAATTTTAATGTTATAGATGCAAAGCATTTAATTAATCCTGATGTATTTCCTAGTATATATATTATTACACAGAATGGACAAATTTATTGCATAGCAGATGATTTATATTTAAGATGGGAATATGAAGGTAAATATCCTTATGTAAATTTATTATGTAAAAGAAAAGAAGAAGAATCTTTTACTAAAAAACGCTTTCTTATTAAAGATCTTATGGCTTATAGCTATATAAGAAATCCAGATAGCTATTTAGAGAGAGGTTGTAAGGTAGTTAATATAGATGGCAATCCAAACAATTGTAAATATGATAATATTATTTTTCTAGATGAAGAAAAATTTAAATAAAAAATAAAGCCCAGAGATTTCTCTCTGGGCTAAATTATTTTTATTATTTATTTTGTAGGTTTAATAATTGTATAATCTGGCTTAATGGTTGCATAAGATAAATGTTTACCAAAAGCATCTGTCCAAGATTTGCTAATAACTTCCCAATTAGTTAAAATTAAACCATTAATTGATTTATAATATGGTTATTTATATACTATTTTCTTAATTTAAAATTCAATCCTTCATATATCTTTACAGGATTTCCTCTTATTACATTATTACCAATCTTCCAAGATTCATTATCTTGGAAGGCTTTATTCTTTTTCTGTATTTCATTAAGTCTATAATTCAATTCCTCTAAGCATTTCTTTTTATTCATGTATTGTGATCTTTCATCTTGATTCTCTACTACAATTCCTGTAGGAATATGAGTTACTCTTACAGCAGAATTTGTAGTATTTACACTTTGTCCTCCATTTCCTGAAGATCTAAATATATCTATTTTTATATTGCTAGAGTTAATATCAGAATCTACAATCTTAACTTCTGGTATCTCTGATAAACTGATAAACCAATTCTTTCTTTTATGACCTTTTCTTATCGGACTTTCACAAATCCATTCTATAGTTCCTATATATTCTTTAATCTTTTTATCATCTGTCATAAAAGTTATAGAACTATTGTAATTAGAAAATTTAGATTTTTTAGAATCTATTAATTTAATATCTTTGATTTCTTTTATTAATCTTTTATAAAATAAATCAATAGCCATATTACACTCTGGTGGCGGATTTATTCCTGATGATATTCTAAATATCATTTATTCATTTCCTCCAGCTTTAAAATTGTATACTGGTTTAAGTATATTAATAATATTTACACTAGGTTCTATAGCTTCTCTAATAAGCTCAATATCTCTATAAGCAAAAGGAGCTTCATCTAATGTATCTTTAGAAATAGAAGTAGAATAAATTCCCTTCATTTCTTTCTTATACATAGAAGTATTATAAGTATTTTTAACTTCAGATCTTTTTATAATTCTACCTGCTCCATGAGGAGCTGAGCAATTCCAATCTTCATTATGCTTTCCATTTCCTATAATAATACCATCTCTTGCATTTATTGGAATTACAACCTTCTCAATAAATTCTGATGCAATACAACCTTTTCTTATCACAAATTTCTCATTATGATCTTTAGAATAGCTCTCATAATAATTATGAAAATTATCTATTACATCTATAATCTCTGCATTAATAAAACTACAGATCTTATTAGCAATAGTCTTTCTATTATATTCTGCAAATATTTCACAGTCTCTAGTGCTTTCAAGATAATCACGTTTTAAATTGTGATTCTCCAGATAAGTGTATTCATATGGAATACTAAAGATTCCATTATCTTTAAGATATTTTTGTCCTTTATCATTGTAATATTTATTTACGCATTGACCTAAATATCTACTACCAGTGTGAATACAAATATAATAGAAATCATCTTCATCTTTATCGATTTCTATAAAATGATTTCCTCCGCCTAAAGTTCCTACATAAGATAATCCTAATTCAAAATTAATTATTCCTTTCTTATGTAATCTTTCAACAGCACATTCAAGATTAAATCCAAATCTTAAACTTCCAATATCTTTCTGTCTATTAGATCCATAAGGAATAATATTTCTAATATAACTATCTAATTCCTGTAATAAACCCTTAGTAATTCTCTTTTTAGGTTTTATTTTATATAATAAAACTCCACAACCAATATCAGATCCTATCATATTAGGAATAATTCTTTCAGGGAATCTATTATATATAATAGATAAACCAATAGGACCTACTTTACCAGCATGAACATCAGGCATTATTCTGATCTTACAATCTGAATATGCTTTATTATTACATATTGCTTTTATCTGTGCTCTAGCATATTGATCAATATCATATTTATCACTATCAACACAAAAGCATTTTGCAATATTATACATTCCTTCGATTAAAATTTCTTTCATTATATTTTCTCCTATAATAAATTATAATCTGGCATTTTATATAATATATTTAAATTATTTACCACATTATATGTATGCAATGCAGATTGCCAATTTGTTTCTATTAAATCATTATGTTCTTTTATACTTAAATTTATAGATTTACAAAATTCTATGAATTTATTTTTATTAATACTACTTAATTTTTTATTTGATTTATATTCAGCTTTAAAAAGATATATTTCAGATATAATATTATCTTTCTGATCTTTCAATATTATATATGGATTATTTATGTCTGTATTTATAATAAACTCTATTACTCCAAAATTTTTTAAATAAAATATATTTATTGTAAATTCTGTCATATCTATATACTATCCTTTCTTAAAACTATATTCTATTATCAATATTATAATATATAATTATATTTTGATTATACATTAAAATATTAAAAGTGAGGAAGGTATTTAGCCTTCCTCACTATATATTTATTTTTTATAATCTATTAAATAAATCTGATAAATTTCCTGTCAGTGTAGGATCTTTATTAGGATCTTTTTCTATATCATTTCCATAAAATTCTTTATTAATATCATCTAATATATCTACATATCCCATTTTCATTTCTTTTTCTATATGGTCTAATGGTATATGATATGCATTACTTATAGCTTCTCTTCCATAAGGAGTTCTCTTTATTTTATCCAAACTCTTTTGATCTTCTAATAATTGTTTTTTATATAAATCTTCAAAAGTAATACTCTTTACAGAATTTAATATTTTTAACTGTTCATCTGCTAACTGAGTAGATGGATCTTCTGTTCTAAATACAGAAGGATCAATATTATCTCCTTCCATATACTCTTCTTCAAGAGAATAAGAAGTTTCATCATAATGATCATCTGTATATATTTCAGTCTTCATTAAGTGATATCTTGTGGCAAGATCTTCACCATAATAAAAGATATATAAAGCCCATAAATAAGAGAATACTAAATCATCATGAGCATCTTCTGCATGTTCAACTTTACCATTTGGTTTAACTACCATAGTAGAAAGTTCATCATATATTTCTTTAGAATTGAATTTATCTCTATGATGCTGCACTCTTTGATAAAGAAGTTCAATAAGTTTATTTCTAGTAGACTTAGAAGAAGTGCCTCCATAAACTTTTACTCTACGAGTTTTTCTTCGTACGGCTGTACCATCGAATACTTCTTCATCCATACGATCTTTAATTTCATAATAGAGATTTTTCTTAATAGAAGTTTTGAGCAACATCTGAAGTACTGAAGAACCAAAACCATTTATGTTTAGGAATAGTCGCAAGCTAAACCCTCTAGTTAATTCTAGACACTCTCATTATAAGTAGTGATCAGATCATTTGTTCACCCATATATAAGATATGGGGCAGTATTTTTCTTCCTCCATAAGCTTGAGGTTCTACTCTCCCGTAAGGAGATGATCGTTGAATGTTTAGCATTTTATTTATAAAAATAAAGAAGCTAATTCACTGCTATATCTTGGCTTCTAACAAAGACTTAGGATTTAACCATATCTTTATCCAAACTTTTCTTTCTGATTTCTCAACATTCACGCTTGTCTTTTCAGGCTACGTTGTAGTAAGTTTGGCTCTTAACCAGTGAGTCATAGCAATTAACACTGAAACCATAGCAGATTACTCTACTAGGTGAGACTTTAGTTGCTCCGTTGTTTTCCACGCAGATAATAGCGTTCTTGGCATAATTAGTTACAAATTGATATATAAGATCTGCCAATTCTGGCATAGTAATAAAGTTATTTCTAAATGTAGCAATAACTTTAGTAGTTTCAGAATCTACTACTGTAATAGCAGAAGCATCTCTATGTACACCAGAGGATACATCAACTCCAATTAATAATGGATATGTAGATCCTATTGGAACAGTATCCCAGAATTTCATTTGGAATTGTCCGGCCTTGCCAAAGAAGAGTGTATAACGAGGTTCTTGCTTAACCATAGAAGAAATAACTTCAAGATCTTCTCTATTAAAGGGACTATTATCAGATATCTTGGACCATTCTATTAAAATTTCTCTTCTAAGCTTAGCATAATCAGTACCAAACATTCTTACCATATCATCAAAGTATTTAGCACCTTTACCAAGCATTTGATAAGTGTATCTGATATGCATGAAACTAGACTGCTTATTAGATTCCATTAATGCTACTAATTTATCATATGAGTAATCATAGTATGCTTCATTCCATTGTGTTGCTATAGAAACCATATTATAAGCAAATTGACCTTCTTTAGTAGTTAAATCTCCAGGAGTAGTTGTAATTGTTATGTTATGAGGTGCACCATTTTTCTTAGCATTTTGTGATGCTGTAGAAAATGCAGGAGCTGCTGCTGCATATACAACGTCGTTATAAGGTAAAAATGCGAATTCGTCGAAATATAATAAGGGAACTGTAGCACCTCTTCCTGCACCCTCAGCTAAAGCTTCTGTTCTAGCACCAGGTAATGTTGATATCATATTATGGTTTATAGGATTTTGCAATGTTTCAGAACTATTAGGAACTCTTATCTGTTTCCCATCTGGACCTATTACTTGATCCATTCTAAGGTATTCTGGTAAAGCAGATCTAAAGTTTTTAAGTAATCTAAGATTAGATTTAGAATCATCGTGCTTTTTGTTACTAAATATGATTCTACTATTTTGAGTACCAAAATTAAAACACCACAGATAATATTGAATCGTACTAACGCTCTTCCCAAATTGCCTGGGCCAAATATTAATACTATTAATATTATACACAAACATATAGTTTAGAGCTAAATTAGCTCTGTGTAATTCATATCGTTTAGATTGAGCGCCTTCAACTGGAATACGTGCTACTTCTCTAATATAATACCAAAAATTAACAATACATTCTCTAAGAATCCTTATTTTCATTTCTCTAGATAAATTTGGATCATATGGATTAACTCCCATAAGACCACCATCATACAGAAGTAGAAAAAATGCATTATTTTTAATACCTTTAGCTTTAAGAAAATAATGCATTTTCATAAAAGATTCATTTTTAGTATTATAATCATAATGTACTTGTATAGGAATTGATGGATTTGTAATTATAGCCATATATTACATCCTTTATATATACTAAATTATTGGTGTGTTAAATTTTTATTTTATGATTAATATCTATATAAAAAATAATATAAAGGAGAATCTTTATGGACTTATTATATATGGATGCTAATTATTCTAATTTTAATCCTCTTTATCTTATTCTTGGTATTATTCTTGGAGTCCTTATATTATTGATAGAAGAATTTTTTAGATATAAAAAGGTTAAAGCTAAAATTATGGAAGAAAATTTTCATAGAATTGCTAATTCACCTTCTTTTGTATCATGTGTTTCAGAATATATAAAAAGAAATGAATTTGTTAAAAACATATTAAAAAATAATACTACTTCTCCAGATCTTTTTAAAGATATGGCTAAAGCTTCTCTAGAAAATTCTTTTTCTAGAGATTATGAAGAGCATATAGAATATATTCCTAATACTACATTAGAAAATCCTCTTACTTATTTATATAAATTTCCATATTTTCCTACATTTGAATCTAAACAAAAAGTATTCTCTGAAACTATTAGAACTAATAAAATGATAGATGTAGTACTATTGAATTTATATATAGAGCATATAGAAAAGAATATTAAAGAATTAGAAGAAGAAGAAAATGAATATAGAGAATTTATTAAGAAACTTGGTGCTGATAAAGAAGGATATGATAATTATGATTATGAAAAATTATTTAGACCCAGAGATACTAGTGATGATATAAAAGATAATGAAGATACGGATAATGAAGTTAGTTTAGATAGATTAGTATCTATTGGTACTGTAGAAGAATTTGATGATAATCTAAAAGAATTTTAAGAAAAAATAAATAGGGGATAGGTATAAACCTACCCCCACATTTTTTTTTAATCAGCTTTCTTATTATAGTTATATTCTTTCCCGCAGATTGGACAGAACATAGCATTTACTTCTCCAAACCTGGTATTTCCATTACCATCAAAGAAGTAAGCTGCCATAAGCCCTGTCCAGTCTTTTCTAGAGCAAAGAGGGCAACCTTCTTTTCCTATAATAAGAGAAAGTAAATGGTTCCTCTTTTGAATTTTTCTCATAGGCTCTAGCAGCTTTGCAGCTGTTATTCTACTTATGGAAAAATTCGATACAACATTGTGCGGATTATTTAAACAATCCTCACATGCTTCATTATTTTCTGTAGGCTTACAATTAGATGCATTTTCACAGATACTGCATCCAGCTTCAGCCCGATATAAAAATAGCTCTTCATAGAGTCTATTTTTATATATCAAGTCCCATACATCTGTTTCATTCTTTGGAACATAGCAATTCATAATACCTCCTTATCTTCATTATTAGAAGAAGTATCAGGGTTATTATGAACTACAAAGAATAATTGAATCTTATAAACTTTACCTTTATCTGGTCCATCATCACAAATATACTTACTGATCTCATCCATTGGAATTTTAATTGAAGCATACACTGCTTTACTTTCTTTTATTAACCCTTCAGCCTGCTCAGAATTAACATAAAAAACCTCCGGAATCTTTCCAGTTACCATTCCACACATGGCAGATGCATCCATATATAATGCATTATGTCCATTTGGTTTAAATGCTCCATCGCAATGTTTTTTACAATTATTACAAAAATTATCCTCCATACACTGTGCAAATAAACACTTAATTTTATTATCCTTTTTCTCATTTGCCATTTTTGTTTTCTCCTTTTTATCAAGTTTTATTTTATAGCAGGAATATTATTCCTGGTATAATCTGTTGCACCATTCCCCATAGTATTTCCATACTTTATGGGAATTTTTATTGGTACCTTTCTTTTTATGCTTACCAGTATTATATGACCAGTAAGCATTTTCAGAGATACCATGGTTATTAACACAAATATTTATTTCATCCATTGCAGCACGAATGTTTATATAATCATTATACTGCAATTCATCACAAGTTAAGGTTGACATATCATAAGAGCTTATTAATCCTTTCTTTTTAAGCTCTTTCCAATTGCAACTATTAACTTGTAAGATTCCTAAATCCCTACTACCATTTTTGTTGTAGTTGGATCTTTCTCTCCCAAAGTCACTCTCTTGTTGCATCATTCCCAATAAGAGAGCATAATAATGTTCTGGATCAGCAGGATAGAATTCTCTACAGAGATCATATGTATATTTCTGTAAATCCTTACTGAATTTATATTTCTCAACCAAATAGTTACTATAAGGAGTTTTATCAAGATTAGCTTGATACTCCTTATAATCATCTTCATCTCCTATATAATCAGACTTAATATAATATGTCTGGTCATTATAAAGAATTTCAGACCATCCATTTTCCTCTTTTATAAAATCTACATCTGTTCCAGCATCTAATACAAATGCAGATTCAGAATCTTCAGATGGTCCAGTTCTAACATTTACATTAGTAAATGTCTTTTTATCAATGGAATTAAATTTTTTATATTCCATAATAGTTCCCACATAATCTGACTTTACATATGCAGGAGAACCATCATGTAATATTTTAATCCAATCCCCCTTATCCTCCAATACATCTACAAATGTATTTTGAGGAATTTCAGATACAATGTCTGAATTGACATCTGGACTCTTTCTAGCATTAATATTTCTAAATGTTAAACTCTGATACTGCACCCTTTTAGAATAATCTATTCCTAAAGTTTTAGTAGGAATAGATTCATTGACATATTTACTATTGTTGACCATCACAATTTTAATTGGTTCTTTTTTTATAGTGGTACCATTGACAGCTGTTTTTGGATTTGCTTTAAATCCAAATCCAATAACTATCAGCAATGCTATTATGGAACTTGCTGTCAAAGAGATCAAAATAAAGTTATCTTTTAATCTCTTTAGCATTTCTTTTCTTTTTTCTCTTTTTATATTTTTATCTCTTATTCTCCAAAAATTTTTTGATCGTTCTTCTCCAATCATAAATTAAACCTCCTTTTATTACTCTTATTGAATTTTTTCATGGTCACTATTCCTCCTAAATAGTAATATTACCCACAGTTTCATTATTATAATATCTATCTAAAAATATTTATAAATAGATATATTTATATTTTTAATTATTACATTTTATTGTACTTTTTTATAAAAATTAATTTGTAATAAGGAGAATTAATTATGACAGAATTTAATGGGGTTCCATTCCAATATAATCCTGCTATAACTAATGTAAATATAGATAATCAACTTGCTGGGATTCTATCTCGGTTTAGTGATGACTATATTTTAGATATAGTTAAGGATTCCATTAATAACAGATTTAGGTTATATGATCTTCCTAGACCTAATATAGTTAATGCTTTTGAAATTACTTTTAAAGAATTAACCGATGGATTTACATCTAATACAGATGAAATTCTATCTACAAGAACTAGAGTTTATAATAACATTATAAATATTATTTGTAATTATTATGATTTTGCATTTATTCAAAATGATGATACAGATATATTCTCTGCTGCATATTGGTTATATGATACATTTGTATCTAATTTTACATCTTCATTAATTAATTTTTATACTTTATATTTAATTAGAGAAAGAAAATCTATTGATTTGGCATTAAATTTATCAGAAATGGATAAAATTAATGAAACTACTTATATTTATTCTAAAAAATTATTTAAAGATCCTAGCTTAGCTGGTATTCATTGTAATCTTGAATATGTAATTGATCAAATTAGTAATTTTGATATTAATCTATATACTATTTTAAGCACTGTCTATTCTGGATCTAATATAGATATTGGCAATTATATTGCTAGTATTATTACTGATACAACTGGAATGTTTTTTAGAAAGTATTATGAATCATTTATATTTGGTAAAGAAGCAGCAGACATTCTTACATTAATTAAATTAAATTTACAACAATTAGGAAGTGAAATTGAGGCTTTGGGAGATTAGAGTAAAAGAAAATGACTGAAGATAGGCTTAAACAACATGATATAGAAGAAAGATTTGTTTGCTTATCATGTGCTATGATTTATAGAACAAATATTTATTCGGATAGAGAACCATTTAGAAAATATTATGATAAAATTTGGGCAAAATGCCCTAGATGTAATTGTATATCGTATAAGCCTATTGCTAAACCTGAAAATGAAGTAATTAATAGTGGAGAAGATATTTAAAATGAATAATATAGACAATAATAAAGTAGATGAGCTTTACAATAATCTTTTAGAATCTGCTAAAGGTATAGTAGAAAATGAAGATGGAAGTACAAGTTATGCAGACTTAAAAGAGTTAGATATTAATACTACTGAATCTCCTATATCTACTACCGGTATATATAATCCTATTACTGGAGATATAACAGCAGATACTGCTAGTACAAATACTAAAGTATTATCAGATTTACATTTTAATAGATTCACTGGTGGAGAAGAAGTTTCTCTTACTTTTGATGAAATTAAGAATATTCTTCCTAGAACTGTAGAATCTGAACTTACTGATTTAGAAGAGATAAATATTTTAAATAATATCATTAAGAAAAAATTTAATGGTGAAAAAATTAGTTATGATGAACTTCCTAGTTTTCTAAAAGAATCAGCACTTGATATTGTTAGAAAATCTTCTGATGATGGACCAGCATTAGCATTTCTTGGAAATAAAACCAGACTTAATTATGCTGCTAATTTACTTATTGGAGAATTAGCAAAAGAATGGGAAAAGAAAAATGCTTATATAGACTTAGATACTATGCTTGCTGGATTTGATCAAGATTTTCAGAAACTTCAGAATGAAACATCAAAAGAATTTGGTAATATTTTAATGTCTTTTGATGAAGAAAGAAAAAAGGAAATTGATGCTGCTATTGCTAGATGTAAAGCAGAAGGTAAAGAAGAAGCTGTTGAGAAATTAGAGAAAATTAAAAGTGTTATTGATGAGGCTTATAATTTAACTAATTTTTCTGAGTATTGTAAGCATGTAAAAATTAAGAAGTTTGATTTAGAAAAACCTAAAAAAGTATTTCTTTCTTTTAATGCTAAATATTTAAAGCATAATAATAATATTAATGATATTCAATATTGTCCTGTAGTATTAGATAGACATATTATTGGAGATAGTAAATCTAATATGAAATTATGTTTAGCATTTTGTAAATATTGTATGAACTATTCTCCAGATAATATAGAAGAACATAGTTTTATGTATTATTTTATTAAGAACATCATTCTTCTTGATAGAATAAATCCTAAAGGATTGATGTATGATTCTTTAGATGAGAAATCTAAGAAATTCTATGATGGATTTTTAAATAATCTTAAAAAATGCATTTTAAATCTTAATAATCGACAGTAATAACATATAAATAAATGAGAATGTGTAATTACTGCCCATTTCCTTTAATTATGCATTTTTCAATAATGTGATTTCCACAATCATATATACCTCCTTTTTGTTATTTTGCGTGTGTTGGGTTTCATGCTTTTCTCCTGTGTTTCATAACTTGTCGTTATCCTTTCTGATTTATTGTATGCTTGTTATTTGTTGTTCATGACTAAACCTCCTTTCGTTATTTTTTGACAGAAGACCCAGTAGGAGCCTTCCCTACTGGGTTTCTTCTGTATTTTTTATTGAAACTTAATAGTAATCAAACTAAGTGAAAGGTATGGTGTATATAAAATGCTTTTAGATAGTTCATATACAATCATCCCACAGATCAGATTTACACTCTCTTTTGATAATGATATAATTAAAACTGTAACTGTTAAACATGAAGATACTGTCTCTTGCACTTATAAGAAGAACGGAGAAAGATTTTCAATTATTGGTATTGTAACTAAAATTGGATGCAATTTCAATTCTTCTCTTGGAGCAGTTGGCACCACTGCTTACATTCAAATCGATGGTTCTTCTGAATATTCTGGAGAAGTTATTTATGTTCAGCCAAGTCAAATTCTTGATATTAATGTGATATCTTCTACTAGTGTTGTAGAAAATATTGTTTGCTCTGTATCCAATGAAGATCAAAGAATTACATTAGTTAGAGAAAATGAAGTTGGTGTATTCCAATATAGCTTAGATGGCATAACTTGGAATGCTGCAGTTGGATCTCAAGGTATGTCGGCATATGAATGTGCTGTAGCTCTTGGATTCAATGGTACTGAAGAAGAATGGCTTACTAGTCTTATTGGACCTAAAGGAGATACTGGAGAAGCTGGAGCTTTAGAAATCTATAAAGTATTTCATTCTATTATAGAAGCAGAAACTGATAGATGTGAAGTTCCTATTGGAAAACTTGTCGCTATTGTGCTTGATGATACATATCTTTTTGTTAGAAAAGAGGATGGTAATTCTAATTGCAATTGTGGCTGTGGTTGTTTTATTGATGACTCTGGCAATACCGATCCTATACAAGTTAAAGGATATGATTACCTTGGATCTCTTACTGTGGGTCCTGAAGGAAAACAGGGTGAGCCTGGTAAGTCTGCATATGAATATGCAGTTGAAGGAGGATATCCTGGAACTGAAGAAGAGTTTACCCAGACATTGGGTAAATCTGCTGTAGCAGTAACTAGTTTCTTTATGGGTAAAGATCCTACATTGAAGGAAACTGTAATTGGTCCTATTGATATGAAGATCTTTGGATATACTGATAAAGAAACATTTAAAAGTGTTGAACTCTCTAGAATTGATGTTTATTCTTCTATAAGAGATATCAATCAGACTTTGATTCTTCCAGAGACAATTACTCTTAGAGCAGTTCCTACTAAAAATACTGCAGCTAAGCCTAATCTCTTCATTGAAGATGAAATGTATGTGGCTGATCATATTACCAGCTATAATGGAAAGATTGGTGTTCTTAGAAGAATAAAGTATATTGAATCTTATAGTGGTGAAACTATTATATCTGACTGGATTTCTTCTACTGGTGAACTTGATTATGGTGCTGCAATTCAGTATGTAATAGATGGAGAATTCTTTGAATTTGCTCCTGAAGTTCAAACTCAGTATAGAAAACTTCATACATATGATAATGAAACTACTATTGAGACAACCGAATCTACTTATATTTCTATTGTATATCCGATCGATATCACTAAGTTTGTAAATACTTATGTAGAAACCTATATTGAAGAACATAAAACTGAAATTGTTGCTCCTGTTGTAAGAGAACTTATTGGTCTTCCAGATGGAGAAACTGTTGCATCTTATGTAGACAAGAAAATTGAAGAATCTGTTGGAGATCTTCCAGATGGGTATGATTCTGTAGCAGATTATATTGATGATAAAATTGGTGAACTTCCTGATGGGGTAAATTCTATTACCGATCTTATTGGAGAATTACCTGATGGAGTTAGTTCTGTAACTGATCTTATTGATAATAAAGTTGGAGAATTGCCAGATGGAAAATCTGTAACGGATCTTATTGGTAATTTACCTGATGGGGTAAATTCTATTACCGATCTTATTGGAGATCTTCCAGATGGTATAAATTCTGTTACTGAACTTATTGGTGAAGTTCCAGATGGAAAATCTGTAACAGATCTTATCGGTAATCTTCCAGATGGTATAAATTCTGTTACTGAACTTATTGGTGAAGTTCCAGATGGAAAATCTGTAACCGATTATGTTAATGATAAGATTGGTGATCTTCCTGATGGAGTTAGTTCTGTAACTGATCTTATTGGAGAATTACCTGATGGTACAACTTCAGTAGTTGACCTTATTAATAATACTATTGGTAATCTTCCTGATGAATATAACTCTGTATCTGAATATGTAGATGCTATTAGCAATAAAATTGGAGAATTACCTGATGGTACTGACTCTGTAGTTGATTTTATCAAAGATACGATTGGTGAAGTTCCTAGCAAGTATAATTCTGTAATTGATTATCTTGATGACATTAAAAATTCTGTAGGTGAAGTACCCGAGGAATATAATTCATTAGCAGAGTATGTAACTGCTATTGTTGGTGAATTACCTGATGAGTATGAAAATATTGCAGATTATATTAAAGATGTCAAAGATGAAATTGGAGAATTACCTGATGGAAAAACTGTAACTGATCTTATTGGTGAAGTACCTGAGGAGTATGATTCTCTTGCTGATTTTATTAATAAAAAGACATCTTATGAAACAGGATTTACAACAACTGTAGATGTTGGTGGAGTTCCTGCTGGTACTGTTATTAATTCTAATGCTCAACTTCTTGATCTTATGAGACAGATTTTAGCTCCTGAAGGAAGTAATGAAACTATTACACTTTATTTTGGTGTAACTCATGATATTCCTACAGATCTAACTGGATTAATTGCTCAAGAAAAGAATAAAGCTACGGTATTAAATCAAAGTACAAATTATTATTATACTGCAAATGATGAACATTTTGTTTTTGCTACTCCTAAATCTATTGAACCTTTAATTTCTATTAAAGACTTTTCTGGTTTGGAACAGTTTAGTGGATGGGCATCTATAGAGTATAATGATTATACAATTTATTACACTAAAGAACCTCTTACCATTGATAATTTCAGAATTATATTTTACTACAGATAATATGGAAGGGGTGTAAATATGATACAAATTGTTCAGGGTTTTGAAGTTAAAACAAGAGAGGCTATTGATAATCGTTTAGTATTATCAAAGCAAGAAATGTTTAATATAAATGATAACCATATGCCTGTCAAATATTTTGCTGTTTGCTCAGATGATGGTTATCTTTATATATACAATAAAGATTCTGCAATAATTTCTTCTGAAACTGGTAAATTTAAAAAATATTCTTATTGTAAAATTGAATCTATTTCTATTAATGGAGTAGAACTTCCTATTAATGACATGGCAGTAGATATTCCTCTTTCCACTCATGAAGCTTTTGGCGTATCAATGGCTGGAAAAGGTATTAGCTCTGTTAATGGTGTCTATAATATTGATTTTACTACACTTGATGATGCTGAAATTCCAATTGAGAAAGTTCAATGGGAAAATGCTATCATAGTACGTGGATATTTATTTGAAGGACAATTTTACCAAGATGAAGAGCATAGAATTAAATATGTTCCATATGAATACAAAATTTATGTTGATATAACTTCCTCCACTATTTTTATTTACAATGGAGAAAATTATATATCTGCCATTGCTAATGTACCATTTGCAGATCAGAATCTTGCTGGTATTGCTAAATTGTATCAAAGTACTGGCACAAATACAGATGGTTCCATCTCTCAAAAAATAGTAACTGAAGAACTTAATCAGCGATTTAAAATTACTACAAATGCAGCAGAAGAAACCATCTTATTTTTAAACAATTAATTAAATTAATAAATCAACTATCTTACAAAGGAGATAAATATTATGGCTTTTACACCTACTTATGAGCATAATCAGACAATGGCTAAGCTTAATGTCAATGGCTCTATCTATTGGCTGAAAGATGCTGATCTTCGTGGTATTATTGCTACTTTTGGTGATGCTGTTCTTAAGAATGTTGATACTACCTTTACTGAAGATAGTGTTAACCTTGTAACTTCTGCTGCAATCCAGGCTTGGGTTGAGGAGCAGATTGCTGACCTTGAAGGTGTTATGCACTTTAGAGGTATTGTTGAAAAGCAGAATGAAGAGACTGATACTCAGGCTATTGCTCGTGTTGTCACTGATCCTGAGGCTGGTGATGTTGTTGTTATTAAGGGTAATGGTAAGGAATATATCTATAGTGGCTCTGCATGGGAAGAGCTCGGTGACCAGAATATCTATCTGACCATTGCTTCTGCAGCTGCTACTTATGTTCCGAAGACCACCACTGTTGCTGGTATTGCTCTTGATCACAGTATTACTGTTTCTGAGCTTGAGGCTGCTTCTGCTCTGAATCTTAAGGCTCTTGCACATAAGGATACTGCTACTGGTACTGTTGCTACTGCTGATTCTATTGATGATATCACTGTAGCTAAGGCTGGTGAGTATGCTATTAGTGGTAACACCGTTGCTGTTCCTCAGACTTGGAATGCTCTTGATGTTACTCCGGCTGGTACTGTTGCTCTTACTGCTGGTACTGCTGCAGCTGCTACCTATCAGAAGACTTCTTCTATTACTGTTTCTGCAGGTGCTGTTGGTGATGGTCAGACTGCTACCTATACTCCTGATGGTTCCATTACTCTGCCGAGTATCACTGCTACTGTTACTCTTGGTAAGGAAGCAGTTGCTACTGTTACCGATGCTGGTACTGCATATACTCTGAGTGATGGTGCAGTTACTAAGGCTTCTGATACAACTGCTAAGTTTGTTAAGAAGGGTGTATCCTTTGCTATGGATACTACCGATACTGAGCAGCTGAACCTTGCTTATGTTGCATCTACTGATACTGAGTTCTATACCGATGCTGTTACTGAAGCTGGTGCTATCACTTATACTAAGCAGACCATTTCTGGTGCTCTTCCGACCTTTGGAACAAAGGATGTTGCTACTAGTGTTGCTTCTGCTACTGCAGCTTATGATGGTGATGCTTCCTTCAGTGGTGTTGGTACTGTTCTTGGTGCTACTCCTGCATTTGAAACTGCTAATGCTGTTGTTACTCAGCCGACCTTCACTGCAGAGTTCTCTGGTACTGCTAAATCTGTTACTCCGACTGCTGCCACCACTTCTGATGCTCTTGCTGATGGTTCCATCACTGTTGCAACCGAGACCAAGAGCCTTACCCTTAACAAGACTGATAAGACTGTTACTGTGTCCTGATTTAGTCTTATTTTGGATAAAACTAGAATTATTGGGGAGGGGAGTTATCTCCCCTCTCTAGTTTTTTATTGAATTGACATCTTATTATACAGAATTGGTATTGTCATAATAAGATGGAGAGAATAAAAATGTATAAACACTATAAAGGTGATTATTGGCTATCAGTCCTAATACCAGCACACAATTGTTCTGATACTATTGAACGATTATTAGACTCTATAGTTATTCAAGATACAGATGATGTAGAAATAATTATCTGCGATGATCAATCTACTGATAATTTTATGGATAAGGTTTATCCTTATATGGAGAATCTCAAAATAAAATATTGTAAAACTAAACCAAGAGAGATTCACTGTCCTAGTAATACCAGATTTGATGGCTGGAAAATAGCTACTGGAGAATGGATTACTTTTATCGATGATGATGATATGTTTGAGCCAGACGTATTTAAGAAAATTAAAGAATTGATTGAAGAGACTGGAGAACAAAAATTAATATACACATCATTCAGGGATTATAATCCAATCATTGGTCAATATGGTTTAACTTTTGATGGTGGAACTTGGTTACATGGTAAATTTTATAATAGATACTGGCTCATTGAGTCTAGTATAGATTTTGAAGAAAATCTATATACAAATGAAGATTTGCATTTCAATGGTCAAGTTATGGCAGAATTAGGTGGACAAAATTCAGAATTAAGAAAGTTTGATGTATGTACTTATAAATGGAGCTATAATCCTAAATCTTTCACTAGATCGTTTGATACCAGTAAACATAGCTTACTAGAAACTTGTTTTAAAGATTATGTCCATTCAGCTGTTGACCCCTGGTTTAATTGTTTTCATAAATATCCTGATAATTATCAAGAGTATTATGATCACATGATAATGATGATACTATATATGTATTTTTATATTCAAGCCTTTAAATATTCTAAAGGTGAAGATGGAATAATAAAGTCTAATATAAATCTTATTATAGACACAATCAATAGAGTATGTAAAGAATTTGATAAAACTGTAGATGATATCTATAAAGATATTACAAATAATCCAGACTTTTTTGCTGAAATTAGAAAAGATGCTGAGATTGGAAGTAATAAATTTATAGAAAGAGAAAGTTTCTATGATTTTCTTTATGATAATATAAAAATTTCAAATGAATAATTTATAGGCTGAAAAGATGTCTATACAGCACCATACTTTCTTTTTGAAAAGAGATAAAAGGAGTGTAATATAGATGAGTAATAATAAAAGAGGTGCAGCCATCGTCAAAAGAGATAGCACCGTAAATTGGTTAAAAGCCCAGAACTATATTCCTCCGATTGGTACAATTATTATTATGGAGAATGAAGATGGATCTCAAACTATAAGATTTGGTAATGGGATTGATAATCTACATAATTTGCCAGATCTTGTACAAGAAAATCATTCGGCATCCAAATATAAAACAAAGTATCATGAAGATAAAGAAATGTTAGAACTAATTTAAATCTTTTGGAGGAAATATTATGGCAGACATTTCCAAACTTAAAGTAAACGATACAGTATATAATATTAAAGATCTCTCTGCTAGAGATAGTGCTTCTTCAGCACTTAAAAATGATGAAATTTATTCCTCTACTCAGCCTGCTAGTGGAACTCAAAATGTTGGAGCATTTTGGACAGAGATTATTACTAATTAAACTTGATAAATCAGCACATCTATAAATTGATAAATTATTTTAGGAGAAAATAAAATATGAAAAAACATAATCCTAATTCAAATTGGTTATCTATTATTATTCCTGCATATAATTGTAGGGATACTATAGCAAGACTACTTGATTCTATTCTTGATCAGCATGATGATGATCTTGAAATTATTATCTGTGATGATCATTCTACAGATAATTTTATGGATAATGTAGTCCCTTATATTGATAAACTTAATATAAAATATTTTCAAACTATTCCTAGAGAGCTTCATTGTCCTGGTAATACTAGATTCGATGGTTGGCATCATGCAACTGGAGAATGGATTACTTTTATTGATAATGATGATATGTTTGAACCAGATGTGTTTAAAGATATCAAAAAAGGAATTGAAGATAATAATGAAGAAAGATTTTTATATACACCTTTTAGAGACTATTTTGTTGAAACTGGTAATTATATGCAAATCTTTGATGGTATTACTTGGATGCATGGTAAATTTTATAATAGGCAATGGCTTATTGATGAAGGAATAGACTTTAAGGAAAATTTGTATACTCATGAAGACTTATACTTCAATAGTTTAGTTATTGCTACTATGGTTGCTAAAGGATATGGATATACTAAATTAGAAAAATTCTATACTTATAAATGGGTTTATAGAGCAGATTCTATGAGTAGACGCTATGCTAGAGCTACAAATGGATTTATCGAAACCTATTTTAAAGATTATATATATGCTATTCTTGAACCTTGGTTAGGGGCATATCATAAATGCAATAATCTTAAAGATTACTTCTTTCGGCAGTTAAGTTCTACTGTACTTTATTTGTATTTTTATTATCAAAGTTTTGTTTGGTCTAAAGGTGCAGATAATGTAAAAAAGGATAATATTAAAATTATTAAATATACAGTAAATAGAATATGTAAAGAATTTAATTGTACCAGACATGATATTTTAAATTTCTTATATTCTGATCCTATGTATTATAATAAAATTAAACATGAAGCTGAAATTGGTAATTGTGAATTTATTGAAGTGGTCAGTCTTGCAGACTTTATTAATTCTTTATAAAAAACTATAATTTGTGAAAGGAATTAATACGATGGCTGATAACTTTGTTAAAACTAAACGACATGTTTTAACTGATGCTGGCTATAAGACCTTATCACAGTGGACTAATGCTAATTCTGTAGAAATGGATAATGGTAATTCTGTACAAACAGAAGTTACTAATCTTAAGAATACAGCTACCACTAGTGCTAATGGACTTATGTCTAGTGTAGATAAAAAGAAATTAGATACAATTGCTACCTCTGCTAATAATTATACTCATCCGACATATACCAGTTCTGCAAATGGGCTTAAAAAAATTACTGTAGATGGAACTGGTCATGTAAGTAGTACTGTTGCTGTTGAAAAAACTGATATTACTAGTTTAGGTATTCCTGCACAGGATACTACTTATGCAGCTGCAACTACTAATACTAATGGTTTAATGACTAATGATCAGGTTATTAAACTCAATTCTATTGATACTTCTGCTAATAATTATACTCATCCTAGCTATACATCTGCAGCATCTGCATTAAGAAAGTTTACTGTAGATGGAACTGGACATGTATCTGCTACTGCAGCTGTTGCTAAAGCAGATATTACTGGACTTGGTATTCCGGGTAGTGATACTACATATGCTGCTGTTACTACTAATGCTAATGGTCTTATGACATCTACAGATAAAACTAAATTGGATGGTATAGCAGATAATGCTAATAATTATACTCATCCTACTTATACTAGTGCTGCTAGTGCTCTTAGAAAGTTTACTGTAGATGGAACCGGTCATGTATCTGCTACTGCAGCTGTTGCAAAAACAGATATTACTGGACTTGGTATTCCTGCACAAGATACTACATATGCAGCATTTACTTCTTCTGCAGATGGTTTAGTACCTGCAGCTAAGTCTGGTTCTACTAACTGGGCTACTTCTGCGTATGTTCTTACTGGTGCAGGTTGGAAAGCTGGTACTAAGTATAATACTGATACTACATATGCAGCAGTATCTGGATCTGCTAATGGTCTTATGACATCTACAGATAAGACTAAATTGGATGGTATAGCAGATAATGCTAATAATTATACTCATCCTACTTATACTAGTGCTGCTAGTGGAATGAAAAAATTTGCTGTAGATGATACTGGACATGTATATGAAATAACTAATATTGAAAAAACAGATATTACTAGTTTAGGTATTCCTGCACAGGATACTACTTATGCAGCATTTACTAGTGCAGCTAATGGTCTAGTACCTGCTGCAAAGAATGGTACTACTAATTATGCTACTACTGGTTATGTATTAACTGGAGCTGGATGGCAAGCAGGTACTAAGTATAATACTGATACTACTTATGCAGCAGTATCAGGATCTGCTAATGGTCTTATGACATCTACAGATAAGACTAAGTTAGATGGTATAGCAGATAATGCTAATAACTATACTCATCCTAGCTATACTAGTATTGAATCTGGACTTTATAAAGTAGCAGTAGATGGAACTGGACATGTAAGTAGTGCTACTGCTATAGTTAAAGATGATATTACATCATTGGGCATTTCTGCTACTGATACTACTTATGCAGCATTTACATCGGCCGATGCTGGTTTAGTACCTGCCGCTAAAAGTGGTACTACTAATTATGCTACATCTGCATATGTTCTTACTGGAGCTGGATGGGCTGCTGGTACTAAGTATAATACTGATACTAATACTACTTATGCTGCTGTTACAGGATCTGCAAATGGTCTTATGACCAGTACTGATAAGACTAAATTAGATTCTATTGATACTTCTGCTAATAATTATACTCATCCTACTTATACATCTGCAGCATCTGCATTAAGAAAGTTTACTGTAGATGGAACTGGACATGTATCTGCTACTGCAGCAGTAGCTAAAGCTGATATTACTGAATTAGGAATACCAGCACAAGATACTACTTATGCTGCATTTACTTCTTCTGCAGATGGTTTGGTTCCTGCAGCTAAAAATGGTACTACTAATTATGCTACTAGTGGCTATGTATTAACAGGTGCAGGTTGGAAAGCTGGTACTAAGTATAATACTGATAATAATACTACTTATGCTGCTGTCACTACTGCTGCAAATGGTCTTATGACTAGTACTGATAAATCTAAGTTAGATGGTATTGCTGCAGGTGCTCAGGTTAATAGCATAACTGGTGTTAAAGGTAATGCTGAAACTAATTATAGAACTGGTAATGTGAATATTACTCCTGCTAATATCGGTGCTATTCCTTCTAGCTATATTGGTGCTAATAATGGTGTAGCTCCATTAAATGCTTCTGGATTAATTGATTCTACTTATTTACCTGCTTATGTAGATGATGTTCTTGAATTCAATGGTACTGCTGCATTTCCAACTAGTGGTACTGCTGGAATTATTTATGTAGATACATCACAGCAGGAAAATAATATTTATAGATGGTCTGGAACAACTTATGTTGTTTTAGCTAAAAATACTGATACAACTTATACACTTACTAAAACCGGTAATAATATTAAACTTACTGGTAGCAATGGCTATACTGGTGAAGTAACTGATACTACTTATGCTGCTGTTACTACTGGTACTAATGGTCTTATGACATCTACAGATAAGACTAAATTAGATTCTATTGCTGCATCTGCTAATAACTATACTCATCCTACTTATACTAGTGCTGCATCTGCATTAAGAAAGTTTACTGTAGATGAAACCGGTCATGTATCTGCTACTGCAGCTGTTGCTAAAGCAGATATTACTGGACTTGGTATTCCTGCACAAGATACTACTTATGCAGCATTTACTTCTATAGCAAATGGTCTTGTTCCTGCTGCAAAGAATGGTACTACTAACTATGCTACTACTGGTTATGTATTAACTGGAGCTGGATGGCAAGCAGGTACTAAGTACAATGTAGATAATAATACTACATATGCAGCTGTTACTACTGCTGTAAATGGTCTTATGACATCTACAGATAAGACTAAGTTAGATGGTATAGCAGATAATGCTAATAATTATACTCATCCTACTTATACATCTGCAGCATCTGGACTTTATAAAGTAGCAGTGGATGGAACTGGACATGTAAGTGGTGCTACTGCTGTTGAAAAAACTGATATTACTAATTTAGGTATTCCGGCACAGGATACTACTTATGCAGCATTTACATCTGCAGCTAATGGGCTTGTTCCTGCTGCTAAAAATGGATCTACATCTTACTTAACTTCTGCATATGTATTAACTGGTGCAGGTTGGAAAGCTGGTACTAAGTATAATACTGATACTACTTATGCAGCAGTATCAGGATCTGCTAATGGTCTTATGACATCTACTGATAAGACTAAGTTAGATTCTATTGATACTTCTGCTAATAACTATACTCATCCTACTTATACATCTGCTGCTAGTGCTCTTAGAAAGTTTACTGTAGATGGTACTGGACATGTATCTGCTACTGCTGCTGTTGCAAAAGCAGATATTACTGGATTAGGTATTCCAGGTAGTGATACTACTTATGCTAATTTTGGTTCTGGATCTGCTGGTTTAGTACCTGCTCCTACTACAGACCAAGCTACTAGTGGATATGTTCTTACTGGTACAGGTTGGGCTGCTGGTACTAAGTATAATACCGATACTACATATGCTACATTTACTAGTGCAGCTAATGGTTTAGTACCTGCAGCTAAGTCTGGATCTACCTCTTACTTAACTTCTGCGTATGTTCTTACTGGTGCAGGTTGGAAAGCAGGTACTAAGTATAATACAGATACTAATACTACTTATGCTGCTGTCACTACTGGTGCAGATGGATTAATGACCAGTACTGATAAATCTAAATTAGATGGTATAGCAGATAATGCTAATAATTATACTCATCCTAGCTATACATCTGCAGCATCTGGACTTTATAAAGTAGCAGTGGATGGAACTGGACATGTAAGTGGTGCTACTGCTATAGTTAAAGATGATATTACTGGATTAGGTATTCCTGCACAAGATACTACTTATGCTACATTTACTAGTGCAGCTAATGGTTTAGTACCTGCAGCTAAGTCTGGTACTACTAATTATGCTACATCTGCATATGTATTAACAGGTGCAGGTTGGAAAGCTGGTACTAAGTATAATGTAGATAATAATACTACATATGCAGCTGTCACTACCGCTGCAGATGGTCTTATGACATCTACAGATAAGACTAAATTAGATGCAATAGCAGCTAGTGCTAATAACTATACTCATCCTACTTATACATCTGCAGCATCTGCATTAAGAAAGTTTACTGTAGATGGAACTGGACATGTATCTGCTACTGCTGCAGTAGCTAAAGCAGACATTACTGGACTTGGTATTCCGGGTAGTGATACTACTTATGCTAATTTTACATCTGCAGCTAGCGGACTTGTTCCTGCAGCTAAGAATGGTACTACCAATTATGCTACATCTGCATATGTATTAACAGGTGCAGGTTGGGCTTCTGGTACTAAATATAATACTGATACTACATATGCTAATTTCGGTTCTGGATCTGCTGGTTTAGTACCTGCTCCTACTACAGACCAAGCTACTAGTGGATATGTATTAACAGGAGCTGGATGGCAAGCAGGTACTAAGTATAATACTGATACTAATACTACTTATGCAACATTTACATCTGCAGCTAATGGTTTAGTTCCTGCAGCTAAATCTGGTACTACTAACTTAGCTACCACTGGTTATGTATTAACAGGTGCAGGATGGCAAGCAGGTACTAAGTATAATGTAGATAATAATACTACTTATGCTGCTGTTACTACTGCTGCAAATGGTCTTATGACTAGTACTGATAAATCTAAATTAGATGGTATAGCAGATAATGCTAATAATTATACTCATCCTACTTATACATCTGCAGCATCTGGACTTTATAAAGTAGCAGTGGATGGAACTGGACATGTAAGTGGTGCTACTGCTGTATCTCAGAGTGATATTACTGGATTAGGTATTGCTTCCAATTCCACATTTACATCTGCAGCTAATGGTCTTGTTCCTGCTGCTAAGTCTGGTACTACCAATTATGCTACTACAGGTTATGTATTAACTGGAGCTGGTTGGGCTGCTGGTACTAAGTATAATACTGATAATAATACTACTTATGCTACATTTACTTCTGCAGCTAATGGTTTAGTACCTGCTGCAAAAAATGGATCTACTTCTTACTTAACTTCTGCATATGTATTAACTGGAGCTGGTTGGCAATCTGGTACTAAGTATAATACTGATACTACTTATGCTAATTTCGGTTCTGGATCTGCTGGTTTAGTACCTGCTCCTACTACAGACCAAGCTACTAGTGGATATGTTCTTACTGGTACAGGTTGGGCTGCTGGAGCCAAGTATAATACTGATACTACTTATGCTAATTTCGGTTCTGGATCTGCTGGTTTAGTACCTGCTCCTACTACAACCCAGGCTACTAGTGGTTATGTATTAACGGGTACAGGTTGGGCTGCTGGAGCCAAGTATAATACTGATACTACTTATGCAACATTTACATCTGCAGCTAATGGTTTAGTACCTGCAGCTAAGTCTGGTACTACTAGCTGGGCTACTACTGGTTATGTATTAACTGGAGCTGGATGGCAAGCAGGTACTAAGTATAATACTGATACTAATACTACTTATGCTGCTGCTACTACTGCTGCTGCTGGACTTACTAAAGCTTCATATGTTGATGGAACTACACTTTATGTATTCTAATTATTTTTAAATTTCATAGCATTATTTTTAACTAAATATATTAGAGAGGAGGAAATTACTCCTCCTCTCCTTTATTTAGAAAACTTTAAATTAATAATGTTATGAAAGGATAGTCAGATAAATGGGACTCATAACTACAGATGATCAATACTACTCTGATATTGCTGATGCTATTAGAGAAGTTAATAATGATAATGAAACTACATATACTCCCTCTTTAATGGCAGGTGCTATAAGAAATTTAGGATCTGTTAAGGGGGTTAAAGGTGATACTGAAGAAGATTATAGAACTGGTTATGTAAATATTACAGCTACTGATATTGGAGCTCTTCCATCTACTGCTGTTGCAACTTCTGCTGAAAAAGATTCATCTGGTAATATTATTTCTACTTATTATGAACCTAAAACTAATGTTACATCAAAAGGTGATGCTACATTACCTGTTTATTTTGATGCAAATGGAGTAGCTATTCCTATTTCATCTTATGGAGGAAATTCTGCAACAGCAGATAAGTTACATTCTGCTGTTAGTATAACAGTAGGTGGAGCTACTAAATCAATAGATGGTTCACAGAATGTAGAATTTAAAAAATCTGAAATTGGATATATTACAGCTGAAGTTGATGGGGAAACATTAGTATTAAAATAAGTTTATTTTTATAAATTATAACTCCATAATAATACCTATATTTGGAGGTAGTATTTTGGTATGATTGAATTTAAATATTTAGATATACCACCTTTTAGTAAAAGAGAAGGGGACGCTCTTTTATTTAATGAGGATGGCTATCTTGAATATTATATACCAGAAGAATATTTTGAGGGTGGTAAATCTACATCAGCAAGCATTCAAGGTTCTTATATAGAACTCTTTGGATCTTTCTGTTATAGAATCTACTCTAAAAATGGTACTCCTGGAAAACTAATGTCTTTTTCTTTTCCTACTAAGTTTATTTGTAAACCTAGATCCATAGAAAAGAAAAAAGATATTGCTCTAGAAGAACATTTAGATGCTTCTAATTATAGGATTTTAAGATTTGAGAAAGGTGATCAACTCATTACAAGATGTCATACAGAACAGAATATAGATAATGTATCTGAATTATTTAGATTACATATTCAAACGGGTAGAATTCCAAATAATCTTGACTATTCTTCTCTTTATAAATTTCCTTTTGAAAGTATGGAGTTAAACTCTAAAGGATATTCTGTTCATGCTCAAGCAATGGGTTTAATCTATTCAAAAATCTGTAGAGATCCTGAAGATATATCTAAACCTTTTAGAATGTCTAAGACAATTGATAAACAAATGCATGGTTTTAAATCTATTTCTATTAAAGATGCAGCTAAATATGTATCTCCATTTGTTTCTCTTACATCTGAGAATTTGGATGAATCTATAATGTCTGCTGTTTTATTATCTGAAGATGAGAAGAATGGTAAGAGACATAAAGAAAGTCCATTAGAGAGAGTTCTTATGATGTAATTAAATATATACGAGAAAAGAAAAAATAAAATATTATTAATATTATTGATAAATGATTTCTATACTTAAAGGAGGATACAGCTTATGTATGCTGGAACCAAAGTAAATTGGCATGAAGTGCTGATGAGCGATGCAGTTACAGAAAGTAATAATGAATCGCTTCCTCTGTTTCTTTGTGTCTTTTCAGCAGATAAGGGTACCGAAGAAATCACCGATTTCACTTATACAGACTTTAAGAAAATGTATGGAAATAATGCTGATTTCTTTAAGCATGGTCAGCCTTTAATCCAAGCTCATAAGATTCTGGCTGCTGGAGGTAGAGTTCTTGGTAAGAGACTTGTTGCTGAGGATGCTACTCTTGCTAACCTTGTCATTCTTGCAGAAATTGTTGTTACTGAAGCTTCTGGCGAAGGTCAGGATGCTACTCCTAGATCAGTAAAAGTTAAATTTACTAAGCAGAAAATTGAGAATGCTGCTACTTTTGATCAGGTTATGGGTGCAGCTGAGGCTCTTGAAACTACTACCAAGTTCCCTCTGTTTGTAATCTGTGATAATGGTAGAGGTATGTCTTATAAGAACGTCAGAATTGCACCTGATTATGATGGCTCTAAGACTCTTGATTTTATGCTTTATACTATTCAGGACATTGAAGGGGTAACTACTGTAGATTCCGGTAGATTCTCTCTTAATCCTGATGCTATTACTTATAATTATACTACTAAAAAGAATATGGCTCTTCAGAAGTCTACTATTGGTCAGCTTCATGCTGCTTACTGCAAAGAATCTTTCCAGAACTTTGTTGATAAGCTTGCTACAGAAGCTGGTTATACTATCACTACTGATGGTGTAACTACTATTGATTATGATACTTTCTATAATCTTGATATTCTGAATGGTAAGGATAAGAAGGGTAATTCTCTTACTACATTTACTGTAGACTTTAGTGGTGCTGATGGTATTGATATGTCTTCTACTTATGGATATACTCTTAAAGGTGGAGACAATGGTTCATTTGGTGATGCTCCATTCCCTGGTGAAAATGGTGCTACTGATGCCTGGATTACTGCTGCCACAGCATTTCTGAGTGCAGAAGATCCTAACTTCTTCTATTCTTATGATGAGATCTATGATCTTGATTATCATAAGATTGATTTCTGTGTAGATGCAAACTATCCTGATGAAGTTAAGAGTCTTATTGTTGATCTTGCTGCATTTAGAGAAGATTTCTTCTACTTTAGAGATCTTGGCCTTGAACCTGATAATATTGATGAAGTTATCAATAAGATTACTTCTAGTGATTGGGTCCATAGTCCGTTTGTTGGTGACTATATGACTACTTATGATATTATTGATGACTTCTCTAAGAAGCAGGTTAAGGTTACAATGCTTCATGGTATTGCCCCTCTTCTTGTATCTCATTATATGAATAACCCGAATGCTCCTATTGCTGGAGAATTCAATAACTTCATTATCACTGAAATGGTTGGTAATACTTTGAATATTATTCCTCGTATTACTCCTAGCAGAGATATGAAGACTGAACTTGATGACCTGAGAGTAAACTATGCTAACTATTCCTCTGATGATGGTATTGTTAGTGTTCAGTCCACTTATACTTCTCAGGATCATTGGGGTCCTCTTAGCTTCTCTTCTAATGTCATTATCACTCAGATGTGTATCAAGGATATTAGAAGGTATACTCCGAAGATCAGATTCATGCTTATGGATGGAAATGATTTTGCCCAGTATAAGAAGCTGATTCATGATAATGTTATTAGTTACTATGAGAAGTACTTTAAGTCTATTGAGCTGATCTATACTCGTGATGATGTTATGACTGCTCAGAAGATCTTCAATGCTTCCCTGTATTGTTATTATAAGGACTTCCCGCAGGGTGAAATCTTTGATGTCTTTGCTATTGAAGGGTCCCCTGATTCGAATCCAGCATATTAATAAGGAGGAAGTAAAATATGGCTGCTGGTCTTAATTATATTAAGATGCCCAGAAGTGTTACAGAATACACTCTGATGAAAGGCGTTACTGATTTTTCCAATTTAAAGCAGTTTGATGTCTTTGAATCAGGTTACTCCTTCCTTACTGTTGTTGGTGTTCCTGATTTTATGACTCAGCTTGCTAATAAGAATGCTGCAGTTAAGACTCTTCAGGATGGACTTGTCCATATCATGGAAGGTGAATTTAGAGGTCTTTCTGGTATTCCTGATATTACTGCTGATGCTGGTACTATTTCTAATGGTACTAATGAGCTTATGATTATTAATAACGTAACTATGGATACTTCCATTACTGTTGAAATGACATTCTGGGAGAGATCTGGTTCCCTTATTACTAATTATCTGCAGTATTATCTCACTGGTATTAAAGATCCTTATAGCAAGGCTAAGACTTATCATGGTCTTGTTGGTACTGTTTATAAAGATCCTGGTCCTCAGTATGAAGTATTTACTTTCTTGTATTATGTAACTGATAATACTATGAGAAAAGTTGAGAGAGCTTATCTACTGGCTAATGCTCAGCCTACTATGGCTCCTAACTCTCAGCTGTATAACTCTACTAGAGGTACAATTGAATTCCAGGAAATCAATGTATCCTTCAACTGCTTCCCGATCATTGGTGACCAGGTCAATAAGTATGCATCTATGATGCTGCAGAATGATATCTCTCAGACCAATGGTAGTCCGAGAAAGATTGTTCTTGATTTCAATGATTATGAATGGGCTGTTATGAAGGGTGGTTATAAGACTGATGGTACTGGTCAGACTAGAAATGATGGTATTGTCGAGAATACTGGTCTTGTAAAAGACATTCTTGGTAATGCTAGTCTTGCAGGTACTGTTGCTGAAAAGTATAACCAGAATATGCCTCTTGGAAATGTCTAAAAAATAAAACTTAATATAAAAAATAAGATTATAAGAATTTACCCCAGCAGGATTATCCTGCTGGGGATTAATAATTTATATATTAAAGAATATAATTATATTATTAATCTTTAATAAGAATATAATTATATTCTCCTTTTTCTTGTACCATATCAAAATTAGTCTCTACTACTCCAGTTGAGGCTAATTCATCAATGAGGCTTTTATAACCAGAACTATATAAAGATATTATTGTCACCCATCGAAATTTATTATATGTATTATTACAATACCGTCTTGAAAGATATTTTTTATTGAAATCATCAAAATCTTTAATTTCTACAATTCCTTCAAGAGATGGAGCTGTATCTTCCTGAACATGATATACTAAAAATGTCATTTTCTTCCTTCTTTCTCTTATTTAACCCATAAGTGGGGTTTAATTTATTTTCATTATTATATTATATAATTAAAATTTTAACTTTTAAAATAAAAAAGAAAGCAGGTTAATCTGCTTTCTTTTTTATAAGTTCTATAATATCAAGATTCCATATTACTATAGAATCAACATCCCATGTAGTAAAAATATGGGAATGGTTATGGAAATATCCATAATTATTTCTCATAAATAATTCCATCCCATCAAATTTATTATATATCTTTTTCTTATCAAGTTCATATTTATAATCTTCATATCGACTTGGCCACCACCAAAGACTTTCATCTTCAATCTCTTTCAAATATGGCCATATATCCTCAATTTTTCTTATTTTAAGAATTCTACTTTTTCTTTTAAGTTTAAATTCAAAAGATAACTTAAGTTTATGAACTTCAAAATATTCATATTCACACCAATCTTTCCATCCCCAATTAGTATTTTTCGGAGAAGCCCAGATTCCTTTAGGTTTATCACCACTATCCCATTCTTCAATTGACATATCTTTATTAAGAAAATCTGATCCATAATGGACATAGATTTTCTTGTTTTTATATTTCTTTTTCTTCTTTGGCTTCCACATAAAAATATCCTCCAATTTTTATATCTTTTCTATTTATATTATAATATCTTTTTAAAAATTTAAAAATATGGGTAGGAATTGCTTCCTACCCTTTATATTATTCAAACTCATCTTCACCTTTAGATTTCTGTATACTATTATCAAGAGAAATCTGATCTTTAATCTTCTCTATTTCTTCATCACTCATATAAGAAGGAATTAATTTTCTAATCAATCTCTTCTTAAATAAAGCTTTAGCTTCATCACTCTGACCGCTCATTTCTACTTCTGTAATAGAATCTGCATATTGTGTAGCAGAATTCAAAAGCTGTGTTCCCTGAGTCATACTCAAGAATGCAGGTGGTGGTAATGTAACTTCAAGAGTAATATTCTCATCATATTCAAATCTATAAATCTTAGTAAAGACTTCAGATAAGAAATCTTCCATTTTAAGTTGTCTCTTTAATACATTTCTTAATAACTTTGCATTAGTCATAGTATATCTAACAGCAAAGTCCATCCCAGTTGAACTATTTACTATCTCTAAAGGAACCCCAGTTGAGTTTACAGCTGATTCTTCTAAGTTAGATTGTAGATCTGTAGGAAAATCAAACTGTTGCCCAGGCATAGTATCAAACTGAATAGGAGCATCTCCAGAAGGTCCCATAGGAATAACAAAATCATTAAACCTACCAACAATACCTAAGATATTGTTTACAGATTCCATCTGTCTTACTCCAAAATTACCTTTTTTAATAGTAGTAATTACATTCAATAAGCTCTGTGCTGTATTAGTATCAAGAGATTGCTTTACATAGTATACTCTTCTATCAAAACCTCTAGTAGCCCAACCTAATACAGAAGTTAATGTAAGTGTAATCCATTGCTTAGCAGGTACTAAAGCATCCCAAAGATCGGAGATTCCTCTATGTGTATCAGGATCTTCTTTAAACTTTAAATGATGAATATCATCACTTGGAATAAATACAATATCCATATCTAAAGTATGAGAAATCTGATTATATTTATCATTAAATTTCAAGATTTTATAAATCTCATCTTTTAAATCTGTATTAGAATTAATAAAAGCAGCATCAATTTTCTGTGAAATCTTTCCTGCTAAAGTTCTAAGAAGAAGATTCTTTTGATTTTCTACATCTTCATTAGTAGTAACTTGTGTAGAAATTTGTCCATTATTAAACATACCAGTTATAGAGTTATATCCTTTTATATTTCCAGTAGCATTCAAATCAAGATCTTCAAATTGATTAAATCTAATATAGTATGCTCCAAACATAGTATCTTCAATATAAATAGGAATAATTCTATCATGTTTAATAGCTCTTAATACTGCACCATTTACTCTAACTTTAGTAGATTCTTTACCTTTAGAATTTACTAATCCATCTGCAGCAGATTTATCATCATCTTCCCATTCAAGTTCATCATCTCTAACAGTTTTATCAAACTTAACTACTGTAGTATCTTTATTAATTTTCTCTAAATGATCTGCAAATTTTTCATTGGTTTCATGAACTATAAATGATTCAGATAATCCTTTTAATAAATCATTTCCTGCAGCTCTTTGTAAATAAAGATTATTCTCTATTGCTTCTTTTAATACTTTTGATTTATCAAAATTAATTTTGATAATAGGTTCATTATTATCTCCTGATTCCATAGTAATAGTTACAGGAAGTTTCTTTATTTCTTGATTAAATTCTTTTCTAGTAACAGATTCAGTTACAGAAAAAGAAGTATTTTGTTTTCTTTTTAATAATTGCTCTAATGCAGCAGAGTAGGGAACACAGTATACAAATTCTTCTCCATATTTAGAGGTATCTTCATACCAAGTTTCTGCTTTGTTAGAAAGGTCATATTTTTTAACCATTTCATCTATATTATTTTGAATAGCGGCATTTTTATCAGACTGAGGATTTTCTCCTTTAGCATGAATCTCCAAGAATTCTTTAGTATAAGAATCTGAACAGAGGACTGCATCTCTTTTGATATCCAATGCAGCTTGAAGTTTTGTCATATATTTACAAATAAGATCAAATTCATTATCAAGTTCAGAGATCCATTTAGTTTTGGAATAAGCTTCCATCATAGAAGCTACCATATCAGTAGATTGGAAAAGAGAAGAGATATCATCTTCTCCACCACGACCAAATGCTTTATCTAATTTAGCTTGAGCAGAATTAGAAGAGGATGTATTCTTTAATAATTTACGGAATAATCTAGATGTATTAGATATATTCTTAAACTCTTCATCCTGTTGAGTAGATTTTCTAATAGCATCATCTAATTTATCTGTAACCTGAGTTTTAAATTCTTCAGAATTATCATTAGTATAATAAGTATTATTATATAAATCATTTACTCTCTGTCTAAGTAAATCAAGAGATTTATTTATTTTTCTCTGATTTGCATTATCAGGCATAATACATAATCTCCTTAATATGGATTAAATTATAGTGATGTTTTTTGAGTAATGAAATAGCAAAAAAAAGAAAAGGTAGTTACCTTTTCTTTTTTATTATATCCTATAAAAGCTCTAATATAGTATCTACTTCTGAATTAGATATATCTATGGTATTAGTATTTACATAATCATCTATTTCTTTTCTTTTTATTTTTTCGATTATGATACTATATATACTATTATTCTCAGAAATCATAATTCCATCATAAGATACTATAAAACAAGTTCTTCTTTTATTAGGAATAATACTTTTAATATAATCATCTCTACAAAAATCTATTAAATAAACATTTTCTTTTTTATTAATTATCTTTGTAGATAAATATTGAAAAATAGTAAGCATAATAATTGCATATAACTCATAATCCTCATCAGAAATAGGGCAAAGATATTGATCAGTATTATAAATTATATTATGATTATCTTTAATCTTAAATAAAATTTTATCTATTAATTGTTTTATTCTTATATTACATATTTCATAATCTAATGTCATTGAATAAAAACTTATTCTTATTGCAAAACCTGGTAGTGATCTATTTAATATAATTTTACCATTAAATGTATTTCCATTAAGACCCCATTCACAATCCTCATTTTCAATTGGTACATATCCATTCATTTTACACATAAAAGAACCAGTTAAAGTTCTTAATAAATATAACATAAAAATCTTTATTTGATTTGCTGAAATTTTAATAGAATTAAAAGACCATAATAAATGCTTAACTTGATCTGCTACTTGATCAATATCAATATAATTCATGATACATCCTCCAATATCTTTCTATAATCTGGTGGAGTGGATGGAATTTTTTCAAATTCTATACTAGCATCATCTTTTGTAAAGCTTTCATTTTTAATACATTTATGCATATATGAAATTATAGTTTTCCATATATCTGTTGTATTTAGCTTATTAACTAATCTATCTATATCTTCTTTATCTATATTTTGATCTTTATATGATGTAAGAATTTCTGGTGATATCATAGATATATAAAAACATTTATCTTTATCTGGTAAATTAAGTCCAAAAGCATATGTATTCTTATACATAGATACACAAGAAAATATAATAAATGTCTTATCATCATTATATTCTTCAAATCCAAGATTACTATAAAGCATGTTAGTCCATTCATAAAAATCTGTCATTATTCGATATTCTCCATAAAATTAGGAATAGGATATTTAATACAAGATCCGCATACTCTCATAATATCATAATAAATACCATCATATACAGTTTTGATATCATCTGGATAATCATATTCATTTGGAAATTGATTCATAGCTTTTGTTAAAAATTCTGCTACTTCTTTTGTAAATCTAAGTCTCTTTTTACCAGCATCTTTATTTGTATTTCTATGATCTGTAGGTAAAGGTGCTCCTGTTCTCATGGATATTCTTGCAACTTCTGTAGCTTTTGATTGATTTATATTATTATAAATTTTAATATATGGATCATATTCAAAATTTCTACCAATTTGAGGATCAGAAAATATACAATATGCTTTCTTCTTTCCTACTTTTTCACTGTATACAGGCTGTTCAATCAATATTTCTTCACTATAAATAGGTTTTTCATTATTAATATAATAAAGCATAAATAATCATCTCCTTTAATTAATAATATTTCAATTACTTCAATATTATAATATATAATTAAAAAACTATTTAAAAAAATAAAGAGAGGAATTTCTTCCTCCCTTTATTTTTTTAATTAAACAAACTTTTATCCTGACTTCTTCTTTCTTTCAGGATATTTTTACAAGCTCTAATAGCTTGTTCAAGAAGCTCATCTGATAATGTAGGAAGTACCTTTTCGAAAAAGTACTTCTTTGAATTTTTCTTTTTCCATCCATCAGGTACTTCAAAGAAATCCTCCTCCTTTATATCGATATGGTCAAGGAGGCTACATATTATACTTAATTGCCTGATTTTATCCAGAGCTCCTTCATCAGGGCGTACTCTATGACTTTTTGAAACTCCATAATTGTGTATCAGAGTTTCTTTCTCACCCCACAGATAATGATAAAGAGCTCTGTGGGGCCATGTTTCGTAAAGTACGTCAGAAGAGACTTCTCCTTTAATGAAATGGAGAAGGAGAATAGCCCCCTCTTTAATGTCTGATCCTTTAACCCGATTATAAAAAACACCTTCATAAAAGAAAGCATTATATAATGGATAGGATGAATCTGTCAAATCTTTAAGATCTTTAAGATCATCAAGAATATTAAAGATCTCGTTGTACCAACCAGAATTTCTGATAATTGCCTCGATAAAATATCTTCTTTTGTTCATCTTATTTCTCCTTTTTAAAATAATATAAGTATCTATTTCCAATATTATAATATCTCTTTTAAAAATATAAAAAATAAAGAGAGGAATTTTTTCCTCTCTTATACTACTAATATATTTGTATAAATATCTGCTATTAATTTAAATTTATTTTTATATAATATATATCTTACAGTTTTTATATTTTTATTATTTTGATCATTAATATAATCATATAATCTTAAACTTACTTTATCTGCTTTATTTAAATTAGTTATACTTTTACTTGCAGGAATCATAAAAATATTAATACCATTTGATACCATTATAGAACCTATATTAGTATTACTACTTACTGTACTAAAATTATTTATATTATAACAATCATCTTCTGAATATATACAATTACATTTATTATCAATATCATTATATATATTCCAATAATTTATCATTTTATTTAATATAATATTACTACCAAGAAAATATGTTAGATTTAATAAATTTAACATATTATTTTCTTCTTTTAATTTAAGAAGATCATTTATTTTAGCAGCAAAAATTATATTAAATATAATAGGTATTTTTATAATACTTATAAAACTCTCATCATCAGACATCATTATTATATAACCTGGTATATGGGTTATATAACCAGTAGTTCTAATAAATCCTGCATAAGAAGTTATTATAGGATTTATATATTTACATAATTCTATATAATTTACAGGAGTTACAGATCCTATTTCCATTTATAAAATAGCTCCTTTCTTTATTTCTTCAGTAAGATTATCACTTACTGTTTTGTCAAGAGCTACATCAGAAATTACAACAGGATTATTTCCATAAGGAATATCTTCAAATACAGAAGTCATATTAGATTTACTAATATAAATAGCATCTTTAAGAGAATAATCTATAGAAGGACCTTCATAAGAATTAAAATTATAAAATTCTCTCAAGTCAGATTCTACATCATAAATATCTCCTAAGTTAAGCCATCTCCAACAGAATTCTAATATATTAGAAGTCATCAGATTATCTAAAAATTCTCCACCACGAGAATATTTAGCTTCATCATCATCATTACTAAACATATCAGGATGCTCATTACGAGAATATACTTTATTGGGATCGGATTCATCTTCAATAATAATTCTACCATATTGTGTATTTGGTGCTATATTATTTTCTAAGATAATAGATGGATAAAGTGAGGAGTACAGTAATCTTCACACAGGTCGCTAATCTGTGCAGTTCTCTTATGAACTTCTTCAGGTGTTACCTGAATGCTGAGACTATATCACGATCCAGTATATCCTGGACCTCTTATCACTTCGAGCTTGCTTAAGCCCTACTCCTTTCGGATAGTCGTTGAACCTTCTTTACATTATAAAGATTGGCTGCTGATTAGACATTGTTAATAAACCTTAGGACTCTTATTATATTAAGAGCTTTTATTTCACCATAGTTCATCTCTCTACTTATTTCTGTTTTCACTCCATATAGGCAAGAGAGCTTTAGCCTTTCCCAGCAATTCAATAAGATTTTCTTCTCAGTATTACTACTAAAAAGCGACTAAAATCAATCGAAATCCACACAGTTCTCTACTAGCATAGTAGGCTTACCATTAATATGATATGTAATATCTGGATTATTATTCAATGGATTGCCGACTTGAGCACCACAAAACTTAGCGTCGGGTTTCTCATTATAGATATTTTTATTATTACCAATAATATATCCATAATTATAAAAATCTTTAGCAAATCTATTAGCTAAATATACACTCTGTCTATGACATTTAGAATAGTTTGTATTATTTACTAAACACTTAGTAAATATATAATCGCAATCAGATGTCATTCTTTCTATACATTTCTGTACAATAACATCCATCACATTATAAAAACTGAATGTCTTAAAATCTATATAAGGAAGCATATTAATATCTTTAGTGATATTAGAATAATCTAATTTCTTAACATTTGCTACATCTTCTCCAATAGCGTTTAATGCAAAAGATGGATATGCTGCTCTACCTTTACGTCTTGATGCAAATGTTATCATTTGATCATTCCATACTGTATAAGAAGATATAGCTACAAAATCTCCTCTTTCTTCAAAATTATTTTTATTTCTCTCATCTATATAATATCTTAAGAATTTAGGAGTAACTCTTTTATCACATACAGTTTCTATTACATCTCCACCTAACTCATATATTCTTGCTAATATATAAGATAAGTCAAATGACATATTCCATATATTAAGAAAATCTGGTGAAGAAATATTAATAATATCAAATAATCTTTCTAACATTTCTAATTCATCTTTAAAGAAGATTAATTTATATTCCATATTATCAACACCAAATTTTACTGCTTTCTTATATCCTCCTACAGCATTAATTACAAAATTCTTTAATTCTCCTAATATATCTTTTCTAGAAAATTGTCTCTTATATTCCTGAAGTGCAGGATTTCTAGGATCATCAAAGATAAATTGATATGTAATATTATGAGCTTCATCACAATATGCTACAGCATTAATAGGTACTTCTCCAGGTTCTGGAAAATCTCCCATAGCATAACGCCCATCGGTTTCTATATCAAGATATGCTTTAGATAATTTAAAGATATTATTAGGATAAGATAATCCAAATAAAAATCTATAATAATTTTCTATATTCATATCTGACATAAATATAGAAGGAATAGTATGTAATTTCTTATTCTCACTAAAGATTTTATTAGTTACATTATATTGATAGAAATCTATCATATTAGTAACTTCAGCTATAGCTTGTAGTATATTAGAATATTTACAGGTATAAGGTTCTACATCTTCTTTAGGAATAAAGAATAATACATAATCTGTAGGGATTATATCATCTTTAAGTTTATAAAAAGTATATACTGGTTCTTTTATAATATGAATATGTTTTTCTTCAGTCTTATTATCTCTAAATAATATTGCTATATAATCTTTCTCATATACAATATTTCCTTCTTCATTTTCTACTTTCTTTCTAGGTATATAAGAAGTATTTATTACTGTTATATCAGAACCTTTTGGATATCCTGGAATTACTAATTCATATTGTTTATTATTTAAAATAAAACTCTTTCTCTTAGCCATTTATATTTTCTCCTAAATTAAATTATAATAAAGTCAAAAATTTTATAAACTTTAATTTATAATACTTCTAAATAATTATACCGAATGTAATGATTCAATATTATAATACATTTTCAAAAAGGAGTTTACAATGGACTCAATGAATTTTCCTAATCCACCTTTAAATAATATGTATATGGGTCAGGCTTATACTACAGATGGTAAACCTGTACAAACAGAGACTACTCCTCCTACTACTCCTATAGAAAAGAGATCTACTCTTGGAGCAAACTTTTCAGGTTTAATTGGAACTAATGTAAGTACTCCTATTGCTCCAATTGGAAATAATGTAATTACAGAAAAGACTACTCTTAAGAAAAAGAAAAAAGCTAGTACAAAAGTAACAGTAGTAGATGCAGAAAAATCTACAGATGTAGAAGAAATTGATCCTACTAATTCTAAGCAAGTAGTTGAGCATACTATATATGCTGATTCTTATGTAACAACAAATCAGATGTCATATAATATTATTGCTCAAGCAGATGAATTATTAAAAGATTGTAAACAAGATTTAGATTTTATCAGATCGCAAAGAAATCTTAAAGGAAAATATCATTATACTAATGCTACATTAGCAAGTATGAGTAGTTTATTAAGTACTAAACTTGCTGCTGTAAAAGAGATTAATAATACTATCAAATCTGTTAATGATATGGAATATAGAAGATTTAAAGATATGAGAGCTATGGATCAAGGTGATGATAATAAAGCTATTATGGATGCTTATAATGCTTATATTAGTGCACCTATTGGAGCTCCTGCATATACACAGCCTAATACTATGGATATGACTGCCGGATTAAATGGTATTATTAGAACTGGATTAGAAGGATCTGCTGGAAGTGATGCAGGATTAGCTAATTATTTAGCTAACTTAACACCTGAAGAGAATTTAATGCTTAATGATAATAATCCTAATATAGAAGAAGTAATAGTATATGATGAAGCTACAGGTGCTAGACAATTTCAATGGGTAGATAGAAGAACAGATCAACCTATTCCTAATATGCCTGTGAGTTCTGAATTAACTGCAGCTGATTATAATATAGATGTAAATAAGAGACTTGCAAAAAATAATAACTTGAATAATACTAAGAGAGTTATTATTAAGAATAGCTCAAATATATCTAGATTCTAAGAAAAAAATAAATATGAGGTCAGGCATTAAGCCTAACCTCATATTTATTGTAGTCTCTGTTATAGCCGGACCATTCCCAGCTAGCAGAAACTTTACCAAAGGGTGTATCGATACTCACCCAGTCTGTAGGAGTATCACTTGTTTCTCCAGTAATGCTAACAACATTAGCACACCAGAGATTCCCCTTGGCACTGTGAACAACTTCAAGATTACCATTCGCCTTAATGCAGCGAACAATCATGTCAAAGTCAATGCCACCATGACCAGGTGTTAAATACACCTGGATCATACGACCCTTATCGACACAAATCATTATAGCCTGTTTTTCCAGGCCTCTTGCGACTACATCATGAATAATTCTTTCATCTCTTTCATTAGTCATTTTTATTTCTCCTCTCTAATAGAAAAATTATTGTTCTTTTATACAATATTATATCATCTAATTAAAAATATTAATTTTTAAAAAATAAAAAGGAAGGTAATTATACCTTCCTTTAATTTTTTTCTTCATCTAGAATATGATTAACTTCTGTAACTTTAATTCCTAAGAATTTTAATAAATCTATTACATCTTTATCATCCCAAGCTAATCCCTCATATTTATCAATATATATTGCACGATTATATACTTCAGATGATAAACTCTTTTTATCTGATCCTCTTATAATATCTATCCAATTGTCATAATCATTATACTTATATTTAGAATGTATTATTATTACTTCTTTTTCTGGACTTTTTTCATTACTGCTCAAATTTTACCCCCTTAGATGAACATATTATTCTAGTAGTACTCTGGGTATCAAATTCTGCATTATGAGAACAGATTATACATTGCTCAGAATTCATAATATCTAGTACACTATTCAATACTTGTATAAAAGTAATTCTATTACTTTGATCAAGACCAGAATCTAATTCATCATATCTAGGAATATTATATTTTAAACTAGATTTCATCATAGCTACAGATGAAAATACTAATCCTATCATACATTTCTGAGCAGTAGATCCATTTGATATATCAGGTACCATCATTCCACCTGGACCTAAGAAAGGTATAGAGAATTGTTTTTCATTTATTATTGGTACTGCTAACTGAATAGCACCACCAAACATATAGCTAAGCATTCTATTACAATCAATAATAATATCACTCATATATCTCTTAATATATTCTGACTGTATACCCATTCCATTACCTGGAGAACAAGCATTTCTAATAAATACCATCTTATCATACATATCAGAAGAAGCTTTATACTCCTGCTGATAACTTACAATATTTGTAAGATTATAAATAATATTATTTATAGTATTTCTTAATGGTTCTATATCTTTCTCTATATTAGATATTTGAGTTTTTAATACCTCTACAGAATCTACTTTTTCTTTTACTAAAGATATTTTATCTTTTACAGAGTTAAATTCTTCTTTTAGATCAGATTTATCTTTATCTAAAGATTTCATCTTTTCTGTAGCTTCTATAAGAGATTTAATATTCTCTATAGTAGTAGAAGTTTCGGTTAGTACTCCTTCTAAGAAAGTATAATCTTTTCCCAGTAAAAGAATCTGTTCTTTTCTATCAGAATATTCTTTATCTAATTTAGCTATAGATTCTGTAAGAGAATCTTTCATTAATTTATTTGCTTTATATACTTTAAGATCAGATTCCATTTCTTTTAGCTGTAGTTTTAATTTAGAAAAATTATCATAGATAGATTTCTTTTCTATTAAATCATCTATTACAGAAAATTCTGGGAATCTATTATGATTTTTAATTTTAATAAATATCTTATCTAAATTTTTCATAAAACTTAACTTAGATATTTTAAGAAATATAGATTTATAAGTTATTGCTAGTATAGGTTTAAGTTTCTCTATTATATCTATTATAGTAGAATATGTAGTAATATCTTTCTTAAGATATTCTTCTATTTGTTTAATATTAGATAATTCTATTTCAAGAGATTCAATATCTTTCTCTGATTTTATAGATTCTTTTATTTTAATATATTTTACAATATAAGGACAAGAATCTATCTTACAATCACTTGGTCTAGTAGAACCAAATTCTTTTAATGTCTCATAATCTTCTCTATATCTCTCAATGTCTTTTTCTATAGATATTATCTGATTAGAAAGATCTATAGATTCTTTATTCCAACAAGTTATATTTGTTCTTAATTCAGATTCTTTAGTAAAATTATCTAATGCTAATCCTATATTATCAAAAGAATACTGATCTTCTAATGATCCTATACCAGATATAAATCTATCAAGATCAAATTTTAAATCTTTTAATTCATCTAAAGAAATAGTATCTAATATTGATATATCAGATTTAGATAAATAAGAAGAATATAAATCTACTTCTCCTTTAATTTGATCTACTGCTTCTTCTATATTGATTTGAACTTCTTCTCTTGATAAAGCTTCTAATCTAGTTCTATTATCCTCAAGATTATTATAAGTAATCTGATTCATAAATAATAAATTAGCACTTTTAGTTCTATTATTCTCTAAATCTTTACTATACTTATCAAACTTATCTTGAGTTTGTTTTAATAAAAGATCTAAATCTTGATTTTTAAGCTCATATCCAAATCTACTGTATAGTTTATCAAGAATTTGTTGATTCTTTCCCATTTCTAAATTAATAATTGTCAGCTTATCAGAAATGGTATGATAAAGATCTTGCATTTTATTTTCTGGATCTATTAACTTTACAGTAGTTTCTGCTTCTGACAAATCTTTTAATAATTTATCTCTTTCTGTATTTAAAGATCCTAACTGTTTCTCTAATTGCATCTGCTGTAATCTTAATTCATTTTCATTACCAATTTCATATATTTTGGTATTTAATGTATTCATATAAGATTTTAAATTAGATACTTTTTTAGAGATTATTTTATAAATATTATTATAAGTATCAAGAGATCCAATATAATTAGCCATATATTTTCTTCTCTCAGAAGGAATCATATCTACTATTCCTCTTTGTTCAGAAGAAACAAATGATAAATCTAAATATACAGGATCTATTCCTAACAGATCATCTCTAATATCTTTAAAAGAAGAGACATTTCCATTGGGATTTAATTCTTCATCATTCTTTTTAATAAATGCTTTAGTAGTTCTTCTTGTTCTAGATTCATCTACTAAAGACTGTATTAATATTTTATATACTACAGGTTCTCCAGATTCTTCATAACTTAAATAATGAATCTCTTTTTCTGCAGGATATTCTATAATTTGTCTATTCCCAAATTGATCAATAAATACATCTGTTCTAAAAGAATCAGATGAATCTGGATTTGGAGTTAAAGCTTTTATTATTGTAGATTTACCAGTACCATTTTCTCCAGATACTAATATAATACGATTTTTAAATTCTAAAAATGGTATTATTAGTTCATCTAATCCCATACCATTTAAAATATTAATATAACCTTTTATTCTAAAATAAGTTATTTTCATCTTAATTCACCATTAGTAGTTATCATTGAATCCATATCAAGTTCTTTATTCACAATACTATTACCTAATGATGTATTAGTATAGAATATAAATATTGCTAAATACCATAATATTATAAGAAAAATAAATATTAAATCTCTCTTTACAGATACTTTTTTACAAAAGAATCTTATTATAGAAAACCAAATTAATAGAATCATTAATGGGCAAATTACAGAAATTATAATCATTTTATTTATAGCCAATCCTCATTATTAGTGTCTATTTGTTTAATGCTAATATCTACATCATCAAGATTAATATCTCTATAGGTATGTTTAAAATTCTTTATTGCTAATACTTTAGCTTTATCTTTTCCATTAGCATTTGTTCTAATAATAATTATATTTTGTTTAGTTTTCTTATCTATAAAAGTTGTATCATAAGTTCTCATAAAATCTCCTTATTATAAATAATTATATAAAGTAGTCTAAATATTTTTAAAAAATTAATATAAGAGGGATATTTATATCCCTCTTATAATATTACCAATCTTCTTCTTCATTATTTATTTGCTGTTTAATATTTGGATTTTGAGCTTTAAAGATATCATTTCTTATAGACATATCTATAGGTGTAGAAAAATTTATAGTAGCTCTTATTAAATAACTAATTGAATTAATATCATTATAAATATCTGTCACAGATCTAGTAAAATCTCTAATATTAGAATTTAATCCATATATATTTCTAATTTGACTAAATGGGCTTGCAAACACAACTTTATCATCATAACTTCCATCATTAAGATAAGCACTATATAATTCAAGTTTAAAGAAATATAATTCTTTAAACATTGATTCCATATAAGGACTTAAATCCCTTACATTTCTTTTCCAAGAAGATTCTATTGTTTCCATACTCCATTTCCTAAAAGCAATAATAAACTCTTTCATAGATTCAAATAATTCATCTAAGCAAAGAGGAAAATTAATTGCAAAATTAGTTGAAGTATCAGGAATATGAATTAAAAATGAAGATCTATTAATAATATTTTCTCCACTATTATTTTCATTTTCCCATTTATTTTGCATAAATTTATAAAGAGTATATACTGTTTTAGAAAATCTTTCTCTGGTAAAATTTCCTTTTTCAATTTCATCAATACATTTGAGAGATGTATCAAAATATACAGCATAATCAAAGAAATTATATACTAAATAAGATGATAATTCATCAAGAGGTTGAATATAAGCATCTTGTTTTTCATTAATACTACAATTTAAAATACAATCTCTTATTGCATATGAATTATTATTCAATTTTAATTCCTCCATCAATATATTCTATCATACTTACCATTCATATTATTCTGTATTAAACTAATACAGAATCCATAATTTCTTTCTACTAAACCATTAATAAATTTTTTCCAATACATAATATGTGTATTTATTTCTCTATCAATAATTTTATTTAAATTATTTCTTTCTTCAATAGTTAAAAATCTATCATCTGCAGTTTTAAATTCACTTTCATAATCTTCATAATATACCCAAGGGTATACTTTACCATTATATAATTTAATAATATTTCTTAATCTATTTAAATTACTAGTAGCAGTAGCTGTAGTACAAATAATACTTTCCATACTATAATATCTCATGATATAAGTTGTAGCAATAATACTTGATGTAACATATGTACTCATAGGAACTATATTTGTAAATAAATGATAAATATAATCAACTCTATTATCAAAAGAATGATCATCACTTTTTTGTTTATATAAAATATCTTTATATATAGCAATTACTGTTTCATCTAAATATTTTTCAGCATTTTCCTCACATAATACTCTAGTATCTCCAAAAGAATCAATCATATTATCATCTGTAAATAAATTAAGATTAATCATATCTAATGCATACAAATAGCTACATACATCAGAAAAAGTATTCATATCTTTTTTATATAATAATTTATTAAGATAATATGGTACTGATACTTGTTCTTTTTTAGCTTCTTTATTAATTTTATTTACTATATCAAATAAAATCTTTTTTTCATTTGATTTTTTATTATCGTCAAACCTTAACATTTTTATTTCTCCTTTATACATAATTATTTTAATAATTTTATCATTATAATAATTTAAAAAATATTATCTTTTAAAATTGCATAACCTTTATCATATTCTCTATCTATAATTGTCTTTACAAATTTATTCCATACTTCAATATGGGTCTTTCTTTCTTTTTCTAAAAATTTTTGTAATTCTAATTCATCTTTCTCAGTAAATTTTTCTTTAAGATTTTTAATAAAACTAAATTGTCCTTTTTCATTATATATCACATCTATATTATTAGCCATATACATACTGTTAAAAGTTATAATATTAAATATTGTATTTAAATCTATATTATCAATATTATTTGGAATTATAACTTTATTTTTAAATTCCAAAATCATGGTAAATGCTGATATTGTAGCAGCTTCAATATTGGTATCAATTGGAGTTGTTTTTGTAAATAATGTATAAATATCAAAATTTTTATTATCTTTAATTCCACTACTGTTTCTTTTATTTGTCCAAATAATACTTATTAATCTAGAAAATGTTGTATTTAATATCATTTCTGCATGAATATTTAATATTCTCGTTATTCTATAAATAAAATTACGTTCTTCAGCATCTATGTATCGAATACTTCTTCTAAAAAATTCTGTACATAATATTTGAAAATTATTATAGGATATATCTTTAAGTAAATAATCTATAAATGCATCTTCTCTTTTATAGCCTTTATAATCACTATCAAATGTTGAAAGCATTTTTGTATATTCATTATAATTTTCCCATAAAATTTTAGAATCAATATTAACTTTAATCATTTTTATTTCTCCTTTATATTATAAAATTATTTATAGTTTCATTATTATAATATCTTATTAAAAATATATTTTAAATATAAAATAGAGTAGGGGATTTCTCCCCTACTCAAATATATTAAAATCTTAAGTTCTTAGATCAATATTATGGAATGCTATAACCATCATAATACAAGTTAGTCTATTTTTATAAATTATGTGGAAAAGAAGATCAATATATATTTACAAACCTATGTTCCTGGTATTAAGATATTGGTAATATACTCGCAGCCCTTTATTTTTTATAAAAGAACCTAATATTACCTTTAGCATTTTTATTGATCTAGTCTTCTTAAGATCTAATATCAACTTCTCCATGTACCATTATCAATATTTATCCAAATTTTAGTACTAGAATTAAATTCTAATAATTTAAGATCTATAATATCATAAAAATTATAAATATTATTTATATATTTAGCACTTTCAGTTTGTAAATTTAATGGATCTATTATTTCTAATTTATTAGCATCTATATATTCTTTTGCAAAGGAATTATATTCTGGTAAACTACATAAATTAGCAATAGATTTATAATCTAAATTTATTTTTAAAGAATTCAATTTAGCTAATACATAAGCATTAATTTTTTCATCTGATAATGTATTAGAATTATAAACATCTAATGTTTCTTGTAAATTATTAATGTCACTTTTTAGTCTTTCAGCAAATTTTAAATAATATTCTTTTACCAATGGAGATTTCAATACTAATATTTGAGCAAGTGATAAAGCAGTATTTTTAGTATCTCCTAATAAAATATCAGGTACAACAAGTTTAAAAGTAGAATTAACTTGTTCTTTAATAATAAGTAAATGTCTAAGAATATTTATATTACTTGTAATAGATTCAAATTGTTTTATTATATCAAATTTAGATTTATCTATATTTATACCATTAACTGTTACATCTCTAGAAGGATTATATAGTGAAAACAAAGATTTTGATTTTTTAAATTCATCTGGATCTAAATATTTATGGTCCAATTCTAAAACAATCTTTCTTTGCTTTTTTATTCTATTTAATAATTCAGTTATACTAATATATTCTTCCATTTTATTCTCCAAAATATTTTATAAATTCATAAATACTTCTATCATATAATGGACTATATTTTGGCATATTAAATTTATCTTTATCACATATAGAGTCTTTCATATCATATTTTATTGGACAAATATAACCACATTTTTTACATTCATATCTTATAGCTATATTAATATTATCCAATTTTCTTGTTATTAATTCTAGTTTATCACCACATTTTGGACATGTATTATCTAAAAAATAAAGAGCTTCTATTGGTTTTTCATTTTTTAATTTATCTATGCCAGTAGATGCTATATTTTCCATATAATTCTCCGAAAAATAATATTATAAATATATTGGTAGAGTAGTTAAATCCTACTCTACCAATATAATATTTTCTTATTCTTCAGAAATAGCTTTCATAAGAGTTCCTTTTTCTATGGAATCTCTTACTGTAGATATACTTGTTCCAAATTTATTTATGATATCAATAACTTTCTTTCTTTTTTCTTCTGGTAATTCATTATTGCCAAAAGAGCATAAAGTATATTCCTCTATATCTTTTGTATTATTCCCAAACCAATTTCTCATTATAACATTCATAAAGCATAATGCAACATAATTCATCTGAATGTCATAACTGTGAATTTCAATACGCTTATCATTAGCTACTCTAATTATATCAATACCTGGTTTATATTGCATATCTTCATCTAATTCAAGAATACTCATATAAATATCTCTTAATAATTGAGAAGAATCTGGAGCATTATAATCCTGATTAAATGCTACCTTTGGTATTCCTACAAAAATACCAATACCAGGTCCTCTTTGATCTTTATGATCTACATAAATAGTCATCTTATCAATAATAGGTTTTGTAATATTATTGATTACACAAACATAGATATTGGTAAATACATCTTCACAATTAGTTGAAGTACAAACTTTAGTACTAATAGGAAGATTTTTATCATAGATTATATCATTATGTCTTATGAGATATCTATCTATTGCAGCATAAATATGTTCAGGAATAGTAGGGAGTTTTCTTATAGAATTTCTTCCAGAAGATCCATAGTAATCAGTTAAAATATTAATTTGACTTGTCACTATAGACATAATTTCAAAAATATGAGCCATAATATATCATCTCCTTATCTGTTAGAAACAGGAGTATATGTCATCTTGGATTTATATCCTTCTGCTATAACTTTACAATCAGGATATCTATTAGAAGATTTCTTTGACATTTCTGTAAAATTTCTCTTTCTTCCATTTATAATTACAGTACCAGGAACAAAGATTCTAGACATCTTCTTTTCTACAGCTGTTCTTTCTTTAAATTGCTGGTCTGAATATAAAAAGTACACATAGATATCTTTATTTCTTAAACTATTAATGAGCATATTAATAATCTCCTTTGATATTATTAATAAGTCAGGTTATTCTTTCCATAGTTGTAGTAATTTCTCCTACACCATCTTCAGAATCAGATTCTACAAGTACTTGTTCCTCTATATCCATAACAGCACCTAAAGTATAATCTTTCTTACCTTCAATATCAATAACAAGAGGAATTAATCTATGATATGTTTCTATAGTCTCTCTTACCATATCTTCTTTTACATAATCATATGATAATCCAAGAGTTTTCTTTAATTCTATAGCTTGCTTTATACCATAAAGACTATTTAATTCTTGTAATGTCTCTTTATAAAAGTTCCTCCATTCATTAGGTTCTTTATAATCAGAAAAAGAACCATCATATACTTTTGCCATAGGACAAATCATTCCAGATAAACCAGGATCTGAATTAGAAGAAGAGTCTAAATCTACTCTACCTAAATGAGAAGGATGTACACTTCTATAGATAATAGGTACTGCTGTACCATTTCCCTGATCTCCAAGACCAGAAATTCCTTTATAAGTATAAGCTAAAGCCAATTCAGCATCATTATCATTTACAAGATCTACATAATCTACTAAGTTAGCAGAGTTAATAGACTTAAGTATATAATCTGGTGCTGTATCAATTACTCTTGTCACATCTTTAAAGGTAATATTTTTTCCTTTGTCAGAAATTCTATAAATACCAGTAGAAATTTTCTTAGCATAGATAGCAGGAAGATATTCATCTGCTTTTCTTGGATGTTTAGTAGATATATCAATATTATCTCTTTGTTTTAAATAAGAGAACTCTCTCATCATCCATCTAAGAATGCAATAAGTATCAGCTTTATCTTCTAATGGCAATCTTATAGAATGTTTAGTTTTCAAATCATAAATGCTTTCCAAAGAATCAAGTACAGGAATCCCTTTATCTAAAGTGGCAGATTGAAAATCTGCTCCTAATATTTTATTCCAATATCTTGGATCAAATATATCATTAAATTTATTAAGCTTTTTAACACTCTTTAAAATTGTATAACAAAAAGATTGTGTTACATTATCTTTATCAAATAATCTCTTTACTACAGATACAATTATCTTATTATGTTTATCCGCAAAATTATAATAAGTTTTAGGATCTAATACCTGATGGTTCTCATACGGAAATACATAAATACCTTCTAATTCCAGCATTTCAAGGGTTCCATATAAGCCATAACGTCCTAAAATAAATTTCATTGTATCTGTTTTCTTAGTAAACACATAGCTTGCAAATAATACACATCTATGAGATTCTTTATCACAAATGTCTACTAAATCATAATACTCTTTGTATACTTTAATAGGCATAAACTGTGTCTTTAAAGTAATAGATTGAGTCTTACTATTAGATGTAGAATTATTATAAGTGCTTCCATCTACAATCTGGAATATAGGATTATAATAATTACCAAGAATTCTAAAATAATACTTATCTACATATCTTGGTAATGCTATTAATACATTTACAATCCCTTCACTCTTTTCTAATTCTCCAGTTTTAGAATCAATTCTGATCTTATTCTCTGGTACATTTAATTTGACATAATAAATTACTTTAAGTAACATTATATCTGAATCTCTAAGATTAATATACTCATAATTATTATCAATCTTTTTACCATTCTTAGTTTTAGCAGAATAGTATTCATAGAGAGCTCTATTAATTTCATTATAATCTTTAATAGTTTCAAAGTTCAATACTTTCAATACAAAGTATTTATCTCTTTGACAGGATAAGATTACTTGTTTCATTCCTTCAATAAGATCTTCATCATTTCTTTGAAACCAATAATCATTAAATGGAGCTCTATTTTCTTTATTAAATTTATACATAAATTTATCAATAGATGGTTTATCACTAGGAGATACCATCATACTTCCAATATTACCAGAATAAGGATCTCTATTTTCTGGCATAGGAATTTGTTGATAATTAAAAGAGAAGTTTTGATCCACTTCAATCCTCCTCAGCTATATGCTTATCTGTTAATATAGTTTCTATAACAGTACCCATGGGATTAGCTACATCAGGATGTTTATCACTTAATACTAATTTAGCTTCTATATCAAATTTATTACATATAGAAACTAACTTATTCATAGTGATATCATCACCTTTTAGAATTCTTTTATCATTGAGATAATTTTCACCAAATCTAGTAGAATATCTATCAATATCCATATGCTTAGCAGCAATAGCTTGTTTAAAAGCTTTCATTGCTTCACTTTCTTTTCCACTAAATGAAGGTGTAAATATCTCATCAGAATCAGATAATGAAAGATTCTCCATTTCTCTGACTTGATCATTCTTATTCAGAAAATCATTTATATTATTTACATTAGAGAAATCTACTACTTCGACATTTCTCTTATTATAAGATAACTCTTCTTCTTCTGATGATGGATATTTTACAAAATAAATATGACCATCTACATAAATACCAGGTCTATCATCAGATTTACCCCTAAAAGGTAATAAATATGATTGATTTGAATTCTGAACTTCTATGGCAGTCATCGAACAAATAGATGGATTATCTGAATATAAATTATACTTACTTCTATATTCATCTTCAGTAATGACATCCATTACTTTACCATCAATAGGAGCATTTCGATATTGCATATCTTAAGTCCTTTCCTTTATCAATATAAAGAAAAATATAAGGGATGGATTGGTATCCACCCCTTATATGTAATATATCATATTTTGATATATTATTCCTGAATAGCAGCATCATCCTTAATAAGAACTTTCATAGCTCCATCAGGAATGATACCGATTTCAAGCTTACCATTTTCAACTTTACCAATAGCCTTAAAGCAATTCTCAAGAACAAGAACTGCAGGATCTGTCTGAGAAGTATTATCCTTAACCCAGTTGATAATCATTTCAAGAATAGTAACAATAGAAGCTACACACACATCAATGCCCATAAATTTCATATTATAAAGCTGCTGTGCTGCTCCTGTGAAATAGATCAAAATTGCAGAATTTCCAGAGAAGTCTACAGTATCTACTCCCTTCATATCATCTTCATAACAAGTCCAGGTATAATCCCATCTACCTGCAGAAGGATTTGTAGGATCTGCTTCATTTGCAAAATATTCAACTTTTGCTCCTGCAAGAAATTCATTACTGATAGACTTAATAATAATTCCCTTTGGAATCTGACGATTTTTAACTGTTGCAAGATACTGAGAAACACCAGTAAACAGAACAGTTGCAATTCTATAAGCATGCTGTGGTCCAAGAAGCATAGACTGCTTAGCCAATGCTCTGCTAAAATCTGCAGGAATATTAGTTTCTTTAAATTTTGTTTCCATGTTGTGTTTTCTCCTTTCGAATTAAAAAGTTATACATAAAAAGATAACCCTTTTATATAGGTATCATTTTTATAATACTTTATTGTTTTTAATTTTATAAACTTTTATTTTTACTCTTTCTTAAATTCTGTTGTTTTTTCTAATTTCTCTCTAAACTCTTTAAACTTTTTATCATCAGGACTAAATGTATCTCCAATAACAGATACTCTCTCCTGGAAAAATCTAGGATAAGAAATCATATTAGATACAATATTAAAAGCATAGTTATCTGTATAAATAACATTCTCAGGATAATTAGAAGTAAATCTAAAACTGATGAATCTAGTATCAATTTCTACAATACCTAAAATATTATCAATACCAGCATCAGAGCCATAACTTGTATAAATTCTATACAGAATAGCTTTAAGTTCACTAATAAAAGTATTACACTCTTTAAATACAATCTCAATATGAGATAAAATATTCTTTAGAGTATTATTAGTAAATTTAACAAATGAATACTCATTAATAGTAGTAATCATCTGAGACATCTTCTCAATCTTATCACCAGTAACTTCAGGAAAATCTTCACTACCAATAATAACATTAAGCTGTTTAATTACATTAATATTATCAGTAAGAGGAGTCATATTAATAATACCACAAAGAGATCTAATATAAACATCAAGAAGCTGCATTGCTTCATATTTATTAACAGGTACTCCTTCTGACTCTAAGCATTTAGCAAGCTGATCAATTTCATAATCAAAATTGACAGTTATTCTTGCATTAGGAGTCTTATCAAAAAACTTATTTTCTAAACATAAATATTCAACTGTTTCTTCTACTGCTGGCATATATACCTCCTTTATTTATATCTTTCAATATTATTCATAATATCTTCCATAGGTACTACAGGAATATTATAATCATTAGCCATCTTAGTTTTAAAACTAGTAAAACCAGGATGAGGTACAACAACATAAGCTACATCTTTAGTTATAGTTCTATTAAAATCTACAATAAATCCATTATCAGTTAAGAACTTAACTAAATTCTTATCTCTAGTACCAGATAATTTTATAATTTTTCCTTGTACTGGAATATATTCTATAACATTACCATGCTGAATCATATAATCAATATCTTTATAAAAATATTTGAACTCTCTTGCTATGGTATCTGCAGTAGATGGACCGATACCTTTGATAGATGACATAAATTCTATGCCTTTCTTATAATAGAATTTTCCTGGATCTATCATTGTAAATAATTCTTTTAATTTAGAATAACTAATTTTAGCTAATATAGTTTCCCAAGTTTTAGTAGATATACCTGTAAAACCAATAGCTCCCAAAAGTTTAGCATCTGTAATGGGATTAGTCAATAATCCTATTAATTGATTAGCTATATTCATAGCTTCTATAGGGCCAAACCCTTTATGAATAAATTTAGCTGCTCCATCTCCTTGTTCTATCATCTCTTCTAATAAATCCTTAAGATGATAATAGCCTAACTGTTGTACTGTAGCTTCTCCAAAACCTTCTAATCCTAACTTAGCAAACATATTTACCATACGAGATAACTGTCTACCACCACAATTAGGATTTACGCATTTAGCAGACTTACCAGATTCAGATATTTCAATAGGTCCACCACAAACAGGACAATTAGTAGGAAATACTTCAGCAGGCATAACTTTTTCATTATCTAAATTATAATCATTAAAAGGTTTATATACATATGGCATAACATCATTGACATATTCTATAGCTAACATGTCTCCAATATGTAAATTCAATTCTTTAAATCTAGCATAAGAATGACCAGAAGATTTAGGATGGATAGTTCCATAAAATTCTACAGGATCATAATGAATCATTGGAGTAATAGAACCATCTTGACCCACAGTATAGGTATATCCTCTAAATATAGTTTCTTTTCTGAGAGGATTAAACTTTACTGCTATAGAATATTTATTAATAAAATTTTCTCTTCCTAAAGTCTGTCTAATAGCTTCATCTCTATAAGATACTACAATACCATCGTACATAAATGGTACCCAAGCTCTAGAAGATTCAGCATTCTGTGTAAACATATTAATCCAAACAAGATTTTCTAGATAATTTCCTCTTATCATTACGGATCTTAAAGGGCATCCTTTAGAAATAAATTCTTTATTTAAAAAGTCTATTTCTTCTACTCTATCTGAATGACATATAGTTTTATATACATTTTCTTCAACTGCTAAAGGTACAAGAGTTATAAAATCTCTATACTTCCAAGCATCAGAAGAAGAAAATAATCCAACTATAGCAGATCTACAATTCTTATATTCATATCCTTTAGCTGCATTAAAGAAAGGTAAATCATATTGTGTGATTATTGCTTCAAATTTAACTCCAATCATAGGACTATTAGGAGTTCTATGAGGGAACTTATATCCTTTTAATATTGGTGTAAGATCAGAAGCTTTACCTATACCAGTATCGCCTCTAGATCTTGCAGATACTATTTCATCTGTACAATCAGCTTCAACAGAAATACCATCATATTTTAATTCTAAAACCATATCAAAGATCATATTAGGATTAATAATTCCTTTATTAATATGATCCATAATAAAATCTCTTTCAACAATTTTTACATTAGAATCTTCATAAACTCCTCTAGTTTTAGCATCTCTATCTAATACAAACTTGCATTTATCTAGAGTGCCTACTAATTCAGGATGATTATGAGAAGTATCATGCAATCTCTTTGTAATATAAGCTTCACCTAAAGGATTAGGTACAAAGAAATCTCTAGCATCAAGATATTTTCTTTCATCTATGATAATACTATTAACAAAATGATTATCTTGTTCACTAGGAATAGGATCAAATGTAATAGCCTCTCTCATAGGTTTAATTACTTCACCGTTTTCATTAGTAATAATAGGTTCAGATGATGTAAAATTAATTACTTCAGCCCCTACTTGAAAATTTGGATCATATTTTTTATATTTTTCTAAAAGTAAATCATAAAAACCATCTTCAATAGGTAATAATTCTTTATCGGTATCATTATAAGTAATATTAGCAATTAAGATAATATCTCTAAAATCATATAGTTCATCTTGTGTTAATCCTGTTTTATTATACAACATCATTGCATAATCATTAAGATATTGTTTATTATCATATACAAGTTTAAGACTTCCATGTCTTAAATCATTTAAGATATTACCTATAATAATATCTCTCATTCTTTATAAACTCTCCTATCTTTTATTTTCTTTGTATTTAATATAAACTTTCTATAGCTTTCATATCCACTAAAAGATCTATATACACAATGATATATATCAAAACATTCACTTGTATTATGTCTTACAAATTCATAACTATTTGTAGATATAATAAAATAAATTTCTTTATTAAATCTTTGTGCATCTGGAATAATAAGATTTTTAATGATATCAATAACCTCAGCTGCATTATCTATAGATAGACCAGAATCAATAGCATCAAAGAATACAAATATAATATCTTTTTTACTACATCTTATAGTATTTCCAATTTTTCTAATTATATCTCCAATATTATAATAGATACTTTCTCCTTCAGAAGCAAATGCTCTTAAAGCAAGTTCTTCCATATTATTATTAAATTGATTAGCACGATATAATAGTTCAGATAATTTATTTGAACCGCCTTGAGATAAATTATTAAAATCAATAATATCTATATCTATATTTTCTTCTAATTGGTTTTTCATTTGTTTAATTAAAGTAGTTTTACCACTTCCATTACATCCAACTAATACTGTTAATCCTTCTTTAATTTCAATAGTGTCTTTTAAATATAATTTTACACCATTATTATAATAATCTTTTTGTATTTTAAATGTATACATTATTCTGTATCCTCATTATTATTTAAAATATCTTGTACTTTTTTTGCTAAATTAGATTTATATTTTTTATATATTTTAAAATATCATTAATAAGCTCTTCAGATATATCAGAAAAATCTAATATTTGTATTGTAGAAAGTCTAGAATCAGATCTTACTACAAGTGTAAGTTTTTTATTATCATTAGATAATAATGTTTCAAATATTTCATAGTTATGAAATATTGATAAAATCTCTTGAATTTTATCAGTTTCTTTAATTTCATTATTATTATTAATATTAATATTTACTTCTTTAATTCTACTATTATTAATATTAATACTCATTTATTATTTTCTCCTTCTCTATCTTTAAATAAAATTTTATCTAACTCATCTTCAAAAATACCTTTATATTCTGACATAATATTTAAAAGAATTTCAATAAATGATTTAGGCATATTAGAAATATCTAATCTTACTATAGATTCAGTATTATGATAATCATTATTTCTACTTCTTACTTCAAGTATAATTTTTCTATCATGATTTTTAGATAATTTTTCAAATTCTCTAAAATTTTTATAAGTTTTTATAAGTTCTTCTAGTTTACAAATTTTTGCAAATTTTTTATTTTCTTCCATCATTTTTTCTTTAAGTGCCATTATTTCCTCCATTTTGTTATAATTTATATATACATTGAATTGCTACTGGATAAGTTAGTGCAAATTTTCTTTGTTTTTCTTCATCATTAATAATATCCTGTATTTTTTCTGTATTTGTATTCAATTTATGTATTCCTTCAGAATTTCTTAATACCTTAAATCCAATTTCTTTAATAAATTTTAATGTATTATCATATTTTATTTTTTCTGGTATATTTAATTTTATATAACCATTTTTATATAAATCATTTAATGTATATTCTATAGATTTCATAACAATAGAAAATTCATTTATTATCATTTTTATTTCTCCATTTTTATTTTTAATAAATAACTATAATTCCTTTCAATATTATAATATATTTATATTTTATAATTTAACCTCATCATTCGAAGATAATAAATCATATAATTTATTATAACCACCTAATGTCATATTTAATTGACAAGATTCTTGTAAAATATCATTATCTTCTATTATTTTTGGAGTAACACCGATTATAGATTTTGTAGATGGTTCTTCAGAATCTGAAGTTTCTATTCCTGTAAGAATAACTCCAGAAATTATGATATGATTTGATTTGATTATGGAAAAGTCTTTTTCTTTAGAAATATCAGATATTGTAAATTCAATTATATTACCATTTAATATAGTACCTTTATCTATTTCATAAATATCTATATTTTTATATACAGAAAAGAATTTTTCATTAAGCTGTTCATAAGAATTAAAATATCTAAAAAAATCATATGAAGAATTTGGTATCATTATATAATCATTTCGTTCGAATTTTTCTATTTTTGTATTATAAATACTTTTAATATATTCTAATTTACATATTTTACCAAGCATATTATTAAGACTATCAGAAATCATAATATAGTTCCTCATAAAAAATATAAGAGGGAATATTTCTATCCCCTCTTATAATAAAATTACTCATCTTCAGGTACATGAGAAGAATCTTCAGTGAATGAAATAGCATTAATCATAGCAACACTATTCTTCTTGATTTTTTCTATCTCATATAGAGTCTTATACCATTTATCGAAGTCATATCCTTCTTCCATAAAATCTACAACTTCAATAGGATCTTCAGGAGACCTTTCAAAGAATTCTAATGCAGGAGTTAATAATGCATATTTCTTATGTTTCTTAATCTTCTTAAATACTAATCTATAGCCCATAGCTTTTAATCTGGTATTTAAGATTTCTGCAGATCTATTTTTTGATTTAGAATCCAATTTAATATCTACATTATAAGGATCACCTATAGCAGCTTGTTCTACTAATCTTCTACCATGTGGAGATAAAGAATGCAATAAGAGATTGATTACTACATATTCTGTCCCCATATGATCAAAATCTCCAGATTCCATCTGACCAAACTTAATAGGAGTATTAGAATTAGGTTCTCTATAATTTTTACTAGCTTTACTCTTAGCATTCTCATTTTTAATATTAGTAGAACTTAAACTTGCAGCAGAAAATTTTTCTTCTGCAAATTGTTTTAATCTTAAACAATATATAGGTGCTGCTATTACAGGTCTTCTAGATTTTACAAATCTATAATTTCCTTTAGAATCTACAATAGGAACCATCAAATATGATTGATTAATCCAAGGAAATTCCTCGTATAATCTTCTTAATTTATCTATATCCATAGTTTCAGACATAGGATTATTTGAAATAGGAATACAAGTCTTTTGCAATATACTCTCCAAGAAATATATGACTCCTTGTATATCATAAGAATCAATATATTTCTTCATTTCTTCATATTGTACGGGAGACTGAAGTTTAACAAATTTTAAAATCTCATCCATTGCTGCTTCTATATCATCTCCATAATACCCAGATTTTATTCTATCTAAAATACACATAGAGATATAATTAATTTCTAATTCAAATATCTGTCCAGCATTTTCTCTATTATACATAGTAGAGGAATTTTTAATCATCTCTATAGGCATTCCATTAGCCATCTTAGGCATTAGTTCATTAGGAATTATTTTAGAAATAACTCCTTTTCCTCCATATCTATCTGCTACTTTATCTCCTACACCTAAAGGTCTATTTTCCATTACAGTAAATTCAATTCTAATATTAGAGAATAATTTTTTCTCCATAAATTTCTTTCCATTAACTTCACTAATGGATCTTGAATATAATTTGTCCAATCTATAACTTAAATTATATCCTTGAGTTTTATAAGGACCTACTACATTCATAATTTCTGTACACATTCTAATTCTATCTTGATAATAAGCATAAAACTGCTGATTATATGTAGATTTAGAAATATATTCAGGATTATTGCAGTATAATTGAATATCTATTACTTTTCCTTTAATAGTAATCTTATCATCACTCATCATTATCTGCTGCAATCTAGATACTGATTGAGTGTATATAGCTTCTTCTCTTTTCTCTCTTCTATATGCAAGAAGAATTCCATCTTTTACATCTTCCCCAATATCAGGAAATACTTTATAAATATTATCATCCCCATAAATATTTAATGGAATATCATTTTCATTAAGAATGATTTCTACATTTCTGATAAGAGGTGCAGAAAGTTTTTCTGAACAAGTATCAGAGATAATAACAGAATCTTCCATATTATGATCTAATGCCATATAAGCAGTATTTATATTATAACCATCTGCTTTATTACCATAAGCATCAAAACCAGTAGAACGACGAAGAATAGTATTAGGTGGAATTATAGAACCAGGAAAAGAATAAGAGTCAAGAACAGAATTATTATAGAGAAATCCATAACATTCTGTCTGATATTTATATGATACTCTTTCTATAACATCAAGAGAATTAGAATCTGAATCTTTTACTATAAGATAATAATGATGATTAGGTGCATAAGAAAACTTAGATATCTTAGCTATTACTTCTACAGGAGAAGAGTAAGATGAAAGATATGGTTTATCGTGAGATGATGAAGAATCATTTTTATTATTATCATTAACTCTATCAAAAAGATCAGATGAAGAATTAATAATAGAAGAAGAATGATCTCCAAACATATTTTCAAAACCAGTGGATATATAAGGTGGTTGCGCCTGAGAGAGGGTAAGATGATGCGACGTATGGGTGCTCATCATTATTTTCCTGCTGCCACTATTCGTCGCCGTATTAGGTTGAATTAGTCCTTTACCTAGCATTTGTTCTTTAGAATCTAAATTAGAATAAGCTTCTTCAACTTGATCAGCAAAATTATTTGATCTCATTTATTATATTTTCTCCTTATTATTTATCAAATTTATATAATTGTAGAATAGATATTAAAATACAATAATATCTATTCTACAATTATAATATATATTTAATCTTTAATTTGATCTTGAGGAATAGGACTACCAAATTCATCTAAAAAATAAACAACATTAATAGGATTAGGATTCTCTTGTCTACCTCTAAATACCTCTTCTATAGGCCAACCTCTTTTTAATCTTGTTCTAGCAACATTCTCATTAACACCATATGCTCTAATCCAATTTGTCATAGTCATAGTTTCATTATTTAAAGTTATATGTACATTTTTTCTAGTATTATTTGATTGTACCCATTTTGGAGCCCATCTACAATTTTCAGGGCAATAATCTCCTTCATTATTAATTCTATCAAGAGTCCATCCTTCTACATATATAGGAGCCATATCAGCATAGAAATTCATAAATCCGTCTTCAGGATCTAACCATCTATTACAAATTTTAATTCCTCTTCCTCCGTATCTATAATAATCAGATGCATTAGGGTTAGTACATCTTGATTTCATAGCAATATAATGTCTATATACTGCAGTCTTACTTAATCCATGTGTAAGCCCTGCTGGAAAATCTATTTTTATACATCCACAACTAATAGTGGGTCTATTAGATTTTGTAAGAGAATGCCCTGCTACAATAGTTTCATTTCCACAATCGCATTTACATCTAAACATTCTAACAAGATGACCATTAGGTTCTCTATGTTTTGGAGCTTCTTCTATTACTGTAAGTCTACCATATCTATCTCCAATTTCTACATGCTTATAGCCATTTTTATCAATTATCATATTATGAATAACCTCCTAAAATTTATTTTATAAAATGTTGTATAGAAAGTAAAGTTTTAAAGATACGCTTATTAATTTTATATAATAGTCTAGAGATTTCTCTCTAGACTATATTTATCAATTTTGTGATTGTATAAATATGTCTATAAATGCGCTTTCTAATGCAGATATATCAATTACAAATGAAATTAATCCAACAACTCCAGCATTGTCTTTCTGAATTAGTATATATCCAGCTTCAGTAGTAGTAAACTTAGTACCTGCATAACTCTCAGGATTATCTTTTCTAAGTATTTGAGTACCAACTATATCATTATCATTTGTTCTATCTTTCAATGGTACATCTTCTGGATTAATAGGACTAAACATACTTCTAAATCTAGTACCAGTAGTTTCTCCTACAAATAAATAATATAATTTATTTGCTTCCACTTCAAATACATCAGAATGAGATACTGTTGTTCCTCCCCATTTCCATAGATTACCATAGACATATCCAGTAGTAATATCAAAATTTATAGGAAATAATAATCCTGGATGAGATTTTATAGTAACTTGAGATAATCCATCACAATTATAATCGGTTGCATTATATGTACCATTTTCAGTAAAAGTATGAGTACCTAAACTATTATGTGGTATTGAACTTATTGCTGATATAAAACCTGCTGGAAATGAAAGTTTCTGTGAACTTGGAAGTTCTCCTTTAGCTCTTATGGCATTAGCAATAGAAGTTAAATCAGAATTTAACTGTGTACTATCAACAAAAGCATCTATAGCCATTAATAATTACCTCCATTCCAAGTAGTAAGAGATAATAAACTTAATAAACTACTCATCTGACTAGCAGATACTGTAACTTCATCATTAGTACCAGATGCTAAAACTAATGATGAATTTGATTTAAGATTTGAATTTTGTTTTAAATTGGCATAATCCGTTTCAAGATTATTGCCGTTATTTAATTCAATAGACTCTGCTTTTGCCCAATAAGATAATAATTTATATCCAGTACTTGAAAGTACATGACGCCTTGTCTTTATGTAATTACTATTAGCCATAATACTAAAATAACTCCTACTAATTTATTTTATGTATTATAGTGAAGTAAATAAAAAATAAAAAAAGAAGGTAGTAATTACTACCTTCTTTTTATAATTAACTTCTATATTTTTCCCAGAATTTATATGTATCATATGAATTCATTCCATTGATTTTCTGTTCATCCCATTTCTTATTGTATTTTTCTTTTACATCAGGATATAAACATGTAATTGGAAATTTATTGGGATATGCATAGATAAAATCAAATGGAGTAATTTTATATTCTTTAGGAAGCTTATCAATTTTATAAGCTTCTAATACTCCATCTAAAATATCCGTGAAAATCATCTGAACTTCAGCAGGAGTTTCAGAACATAAAACAATAATTGATAAAAGTTCATTAGATACAATAACATCTAATCCCATAGCTTCAATCTTTTTTACAAGTACCTTTGCTAAAAAACTTTTTTCCAAAATTTCATCTTTTGATAATTTAGACTTAGAAGGATTATTCATATTATTAAGCCATGACATTAATAATATTTGAATAATGGTTTCACTGGTATCTTCAACAATCTTTTTTTCTTCCATTTTTTCCATTTTTATTTTCTCCTTTTTTAAGTTATAATAATATCTATTCTATCAATTAGTGTTACACATATAGCAGCACTATTTGATATAGAATACAAAGGTATCCATATTACAGTTCTGATTACTTTTCCTTTATTAGTAACCATCTTCTTATCATATTTATTTCTCAATTTTACTATCCATTTCTTTGCCCAACCAAATGGAATAGTAGATATTTGCTTGTCTATCCATTCCAATATATCTAAAAATCTTCCTATTAATCCTCTACATTTTTTATCTCCTAACATTTTTACATTTATAGGAAGTAAGTTACTATCTCTTAAAATGTAAGGATTAAATAATCTATAGTCATAAGTTGTTCTATATAATTCTTTTAATTCTTCATCTTTTTCTTCTTCTGTTAAATTTTCATTTTCTTCTATCATTCCTTCTGCTAAATCATAAGTTACTTCTACATCATGAGGAATATAATCCTTATCTTCATAATTATCATCACTTAAAATTACATCTATATTATTGCATAAAGGGATTAAAATAGTATTCTCAGGATAATACTTATAAACAAATTCATCAATATTAGTAAATTCGCTTACGGATCTTTGATAAAACATACCAGAGGAGGCATATACATCCTCCTCTGGTTCGTAATCATCATATTTCTTTCCAAATAAAAACATATTACTATTCTCCTTTCGATATTATATTATTATAATATCTATTTAAAAGGAGAGCATTTTAATATACTTTTATTCCAAATACTTTTTCTATTTCATCTTTAGCTTCTATAATTTTACCATAATCATCTGGACTAATAGTATCTAAAGAAAATCTTCCTTTAATACCAGATTCATTTAATTCTCTAGCATAAAGAATTAAGATATCTTTAATTTCATCATAGTCCATAGTATTAAGTATTTTTAATATAGCAATATTTACAGATGAATATACAATACTCTCATTATAATCATCAAATTCATCAAATCTATCTGTCATAACAGCACAAAATAGATTTGTTAATTGATCTTGAAATAATTTAGAGAAGATTTTTACTATCATATCTTCATCCATAATATTTCTATCTACATGTTGCATTGCTCTAACAGCTCTTCTAATATTTCTTCTTTCATCTGTAGAAGAATATCTATTAATAACTATCCAAAGAGCATTTGATTCCACTAGATCTTTAGTAACTATTTTATTTACTACATCTCTATTTAATTTAAGAGCAATCTGATACATTAAATTTGCTGTATCAAGATTAAATATAGCATTCTTTGCTGGATTTATCATATATGCTCTATATACTCGATTAAATCTATTAATATATTCTTTTGTAAATTTCTCTTTTAGAATATTGTAATTAGGATTAGATTCATTCATGAGTAATAGAATAGTATATAAGAAATCTCTATCCGATATTATCTTTAAACTATTAGGATTCTTATCCACTGCAGATGTTAATAATTGTGTAATATTATTAAGTATAAAATTACACATGTCATTATATCCAGTATAAGAAATTCTATTCTTTAAAGATATAAAAGTTTGATATATATTATAAGATAATTCTGGTCCTTTAATAAGATTATTATTATCTATAATATATTTTTTATTAATTCCAAAGCTTATATTATTATCCATATTTATTTACCATTAAAGTTTAATCTATTCTAAATTTATTAGATCTTATTTTTTCAATATATTTACTTCTTTTACGATAGCAAATAAATGAATATATATTATTATCTGAAACTTTAGGAACTATTTGTACTGGTATAAAATATGGAAGCTCATCTTCATCTTCCATTTTATCTAGATTAAGAAGGAATCTATCAGCTTCATTATATTGATAAACTTTAGTGATCCAGAAAGTATCAATATAAGAAATCATTTGTTCATAGATAGTTGAACCTCCACATACCCAGATATCTTCATCATAAGCTAAAGTTCTTGCAAATTTTATGGCTTGTTCTATAGAAGTTGCAATTAATAAAATTGGCTTATCATTAAAATCAATAGTATCGTTATTAATAGAATTAAACATATTAAATTCCACATATCTATTATGTCTAATAATATTTTTTATCTTATTTAAATTTTCATTACTTTGTACTTCTATTTTAGTACAAGTACAAGAATTATTAATAGCTTCTTCAGATATATTATTTCTATTAGAAGTAATTACAATATTAATTCTATCTTTAAGAGGTTTTCCCCCTGGAAAAGATTTAAGGGTAGAATTACCATAAATTACTACTTTACCTTTAGTTTTACTCTTAAAAAATTCCATATCTTCAGGAATATGATAAAGAAGTTTACCATCTCTACCAAGTCCCCAATTAAGATCTACACATGCAATAGCATTCATATATAAATCCTCCTATTATTATTATACTGCAATAGGAATATATTCAATCTGCGGTCCATGTTTATAATCAATTAATTTTACATCATTTTTAGTAAAATCATAGAAATTATGAATATCAGGATTTAACCAAAACTTAGGTGCAGGATATTCTTCTCTTTCAATAAGTTCTTTAATAATAGGAACATGCCTATCATAAATATGACAATCTGTAATCTCATGAACAAATTCACCAGGAATCATATCACAACACTGAGCAATTATATGAAGAAGTACAGCATACTGAACTTCATTCCATGCTAATGCTGCTAATACATCCTGAGATCTCTGAATAAGAATTCCATTAAGAACAAGTTTTCCAGTTTCTTTATCTTTAGTAACATTATATTTCATTTCATATGCACAAGGATAAAGATTCATTTCATGAAGATCTTTAAAATTATAAGTATTGGTCATAATTCTTCTAGAATATGGATTATTTTTCAGATCCCAGATCACTGCATCAATCTGATCAAGCATAAGATATGCTACAATTGAACGTTTATTATCATCATTTATTTTTTGTTCATAATAAATTTCTGAAGAAGGATAAGTTTTTATATCAATATTTGAAAAATAATCATGAATATAATTATAAAATTTAACATCATCTTTTCCAAATTTTAATTCATCAGATGATGCTATTTTATGATGAGCATATTTCTGTTTAATCTGATATCCATAGGCTTTACCAATGGAACCATTAGAATCTGCCCAAGAATCCCAAATATGGAGTTTAAAATCATTAATATTATTTGATTTCTTTTGATAAATCCAAAGAAGTTCTTCTGTAGCAGATTTAATAGGAACTGGTCTTAATGTAATAGCAGGAAATTCTTTAGAAAGATTATATCTATGAATTACAGAAAATTTCTTTATTGTATAAGCTTTTTCTCCTGTATCTTGCCATACTGGTCTTACAAGTTCTCCTTGTGTATCAGTACCATTTTCAAGAATATCCCTACATGTATTTTTAAAAACTGTATCTGCATAAGACATAATATACCTCCAAAATATATGATTATTAAAATAAAGTGAATAAAAAAATAAAAAATAAATTTGCAGGGACCATAAGGCCCCTGCATACTAATCAAACTACTTCTTTGAAGCAGTTAGGATCAGATGTATCGATCTTTTCAGTCTGTTTTTCTTTGTTGTCAAACCAGTACTTTCTATGGATAATTACATCCATAAGAGCTGCTCCAGCTCCAATCAGGTATCCGCAGATACATGCGTACCCAATGTTGCAACACAGTTCTTCAAACCAATCAGGGAAACACCTCATAACTTTTTTTCTCATTCTTTTCCACCTTTCTAAGCAAAAATTATTAGTTAATATATAATATCATAAGCAAGATATCTGTTGGGGTTTCTCCATCTATCCTCAAACAATTAAATACCAACAGAACATTGGAGGCTAATGTGAACTATACTATCTTACTTATGTTTCACTTTTATATCATCTAATTGAAAATATTAACTTTTAAAAATAAAAAAGAAAAGGAGTAATCCTTTTCTTTTTGTTTTCTTTCTTTTTCTAATTGCCTCCTTTCAAGCCGTTTTCTTTTTCTTTCGGCTTTTTCTTTTTCTTTTTTACCAGCATATAACTCTTGATAATACATGCAAACCTCATTAATCATATCTAATAGATCCATATGATTATCAGTAAAATCATACAAATCTATATCATTTACTTTACCTTCATCAAGTAAAGTATCATAAGTATACATCATATGATTAATGAAATCTGATACATATTTATATGTACCAGATTGAAGCTTTTTGTATACAAGAGGATATACATCTCGATATCCTATTTCGTGTAAGAATCTATTGATTCTTTTGTTGAACTCCTCTACAGTCCAATAAAATTTCATAGACTTAGCAGTGACAGCTGAATTAATTTCTGGTAATGAAACATTTCCTGCAATATATTCTTTTAATACATATTTTGCAAGTCTTATTTCATTAAGCCAATATAATTCTTCATGATATCCATCATAAAGAATATCATAAGCACCAGCTCTATAAGGATCATAATTAGTATAATAATCATTCTCCTTATTAATACAAGAGAATTCTTTTGAAGAAGCGAATTCCCTACTTTTTGATAACAGAAACATTGCATTCATATTATTTCTTATGAATGTTTCTGTTCCTATATATTTTATAGGACATACAATATTCATTGGATATCCTTTTTTGTCAACAGTAAATCTTTTTATTTGACAAAGCCACAGACCTTCTTTGTCAATTATATTTGTAGATAGTGTAAACATATTCCACCATCCATCTTTACGAATATAATCTCTGACTATATCTAAAGTTCTTATATACAGTCTACCAGTCGTATCTCTGGCTTCACAAATGATGAATTTACCAAGATTAAAATTCTTAGTAAATTCATCACCATTTATAATGCAGTATTCTCCAGGAATACCACCCATTTTACACATAGACTGATATGCATCTTTAAAATGTTCACAATTATTACAAGCACCATAGTTCATAATAGATTTATACACAATATCAAAATTAAAAGTATTATTCATAATATATCTCCTATTTAAGAATTTATTAATATCTTCATTATTATAATATCTTATCCAAAAAATAAAGAAGAGAATTAATTCTCTTCTTTATAATCATCTAAACTATTACACCAATTATACATTTTACTCATTACTTTTACAATTTCTGAATAAAATTTATAAATATTAATTTCATTATTTACCATTCTACATTTTTTAATTATAGAATTTATTTTTTCATAATATAAACTAATTTTATATTCATATCTATTTGGTTTTGTAAGAGAAAATATATCACCATATTTTTCTCTTAATTGTAATTGTATATTAATATCTGTAGGTATATATTTTACAGACCAACCTTCTGGAATAGTATCTATATTTGGAATAGATTTAATACATTGATTAAACATAATATATGGTATTCCCCAAGATTCATCTTCATATATATCATCTGTATCAAAAAATGTTACTTTAGTTTTTTCTAAGTCATTATCATTATTTTCATAAAATTCAATTTCATCTATATCATATCTATAGTAATGACCACTACAAGAATATATTGTTTTATATCCTTTTTGATTAAGTATTGATATAATAGGAGCAATAAGTTCATCTACTTCAAAACATGTTGTTTCATGATCAATTCCTTGATCAGAAAATCCAGTAGTAAATGTATATTTAGGATTATTTTTCATAATAAAAAACATTATTATTTTTCTCCCTTTTTATAATCACATGTATCTATAAATACATCCATTTTATAAGATTCTGCTATTTGTATCATATTACCAGTACCTCTAGATGCACCATTCCAAAAAGCTATTAATACACCATTTGCATTATCGCTAATAGCATATTCTGCCATTTGTTTATTTCTAATTATTCCAGCAGATCTTCCTAATTTAAACCAATCAGCAGGAATAATTTTTAAATTATATCCTCTAAGCTGAGCATATCTTTCTCCCATTCTATCAGTTCCAATTGCATTTCCTGATATTATAGTTATTATAGTATCTTTGGTTTTATATCCACTAATTACTGTATCACAGAATTTACAAAGTCTATCAAAATTATTAAACTCTCTACCACCAGCAATTATAATTCTAACTTCATTATTCATCTATATAATCAATCTCCTCTATATAATATTCTATTGTAGAAGTTTCTGTAATAATTCTTTTATATAAATTATTATTTTTATATTTTTCATCATCATTAAGTTTACATATATATTTTTCATCATATTTATGATTTACATATTCTGTAATAAAATTTATTGCTTTATACTTTTCAGAGAAAGATAATGCTCTTCTTTTCTTACTACCATCATTATTAGTGGATATCTCTAAAACAAGAAAAATAGTTTTCATATTCATTCTCCTTATTATTATTTGCATACCTCTTAAGTTCATTTATCACAGTATTATCATCTGAAAGTTCTAATCTAATAATCTTTTTAATTAATTCCATTTCTTGTGCTGAAGGATAATAAATTTTATCATCTAAATAGCAATCTCCATCTTCATATATATTTAATGTAGATGATGGATTCTTTGTATTTATATATCTTATAAATGATATTCCATCATCCTTATCAAGTATCCCATAAGAATCAATTTTCCAATTATATTCATCTTCCATTTTCTTCTGTAACTTTTGTGATACTTTTTGATACAATTTAAAATCATACATAGTAACATTCTCCTTTCATATTTTGTTTCAATATTATAATATCTTTTTATAGAAAATATTAGAAATCATTTATTTAATAAAAAAATATATTTAATAAAAAAAATAAATTGGATGTATGGAGAGGTAGTACACATATTTGACCGTAGCCAATATCTCCGGGTCGTGTACTCTAACCCAGGGAGAATTTCTCCATAATCGCTCACCTCGATTACTCTCAGGGCCATCCAATTTATTCATATTTATTATATATTATTGAAAATATTAAAAATAAAAGAAGGATTAACCTTCTTTTATTTCAATTTCAATAATATTATAAACATAATTATTTACACTAGTAAGTTTCATATATTCATTGCCTTCTTTATCTTTACAAAGTTTATGGCAAGCAATAGAATAATATTTAATAGTAGATACTATATTATTTTTTCTTCTTTTCTTTTCAGCCATTAGATCAGATATTGTACTTCTAAACGTTTTAGATTTTTCATTTGATTCAATAATAAGATCTAAATTTTTATTATAAAGATTATCTATATAATTATTTGCTTCTTCTTCACTTTTAGCGACATAAATAATATCACTATTTTCTATAGGATCATAAAGTTTTAAATCTTCATAATAATCTTCATGAATAATCCAAAATTTCATATTTTTATCCCTCTTCAAAATATTTATATTTAATAATCTCTTTAAAAATATTTTTCTCTTCTTCGGTTATTTCCATAATATAATTTGTCATTTTATTTTATCCTTATATAATTATAATAGTGAATAAGTTAATTTCATTCACTATTATAATATTTTCTTTATTATAATTTAGATATTAGATTCATTTATCTTATCTTGTGATATAGGAAATCCATATTCATCTATAAAGTATATAATATTAATAGGTATAGGATTATTATATTTATCTAATATATAAGGTCTAGTATTACCATATTGATCTGTAATATAAGTAAATAAAGAAGATAAATTATAATTATTCTTCTTTAATCGATGATATAAAAACATATAATCTATACCTAATATACTAGAAATTTGTCCTATATCATATATTTCTCCATTAAGATTTATTTTTATACTATTTCTTCTATTATGTGCTTGATATTCTTTTGGTATCCATCTACAATTACTAGGTTCATAATTACCATTAACATTGATTCGATCAATAGTTAAACCTTCTTTATACCCATTATTTATTGCCCAATTATAAAATATATTAATACATTCTGGATCAAATCCTTTTTTATAATCTGAATTATACCATTCTCTACAAACTTGTATTCCTCTTTGACCATATTCTGGATATCTAATATTGTTTGGGTTATAGCATCTTTGTATCATACTACTATATTCTCTATATAATAGTGTATTAGATAATAAATGAGTACTATTTCTCTTTTTTAATTGTTCAATAATCAAGCATCCACATGATTTAGTTATACCACGTTTTAAATCATTATCTCTTACTATTGTAGTATTACCGCACTCACATTTGCAAAGCCATCTTTTAATACAATTTCCAGAATTAGGATTTATATAATCACTGGCTTTAGATATTACTGTTAATTTTCCAAATTTATCTCCAATATGAATTGAATTACAATTACCACATGATAATTTTTGATTTCTAAGTAAAGTATATTTTAATACAGATATTATATTGCCACATTCACATTTACATATATATTTTGGAATATGCCTTCCTGATGGTAATATACAATCATTTTTATCTTTTTCTAATACTGTTAATTTTCCAAATTTATCTCCAATATGAATATTACTACAATGGCCACATGATTTTGTACGATTATTTGTTAAACTATATTCTAATATTTCTGTATAATTACCACATTCACATTTACATATATATTTTGGAATATGATATCCGAATGAAGTTATATAATCATTATTAGATTTTTCTATCACAGTAAGTTTACCATATTTATCACCTATTTCTACATGTTTATTTCCATTTTTATCTATAATCATATTTTTATCCTTTTATTTAATAGGTAGGAATAAATTTATTCCTACCTATTAAATTTAATATTTATAATTTTACCACATTATTATAGTTAGGTTTTTTATTACCAAAACTGCCTAAACCTATAGATTCTACAGGAAATGTAGCTAAATTATCATTAATAATAGATTCATAATCAATAAAAGGAATTAACCATTCTGGAACTGGAAGGTCTTTAGGAATAGCAATATTCTCTAATTTTCCTCCAAATATTTCATGTAAATTAAATCCTTCTAATTGTATATTATTTTTAGATTCTAATATATCACAAAATTTTTCATATTGTGCAGGATATTGATCTCTTATTTTAATTACAGAATTTTTATCTATTTTAATTTTTACTATATCTAAAGAATTTCTATTAGTTAAATCAAATCCAGGAAGTCCTGTTCTAACATAGTTCCATGCAATAGCTGCTTTAATCCCTTGTATTCTAAGTGGAGTTTCATAATTATCAATATCTCTAATTATTGCAGGTTTAAAATATTTTTTGCTACCACTTTTAAGATCATTATAAATTTCTCTTTCAAGTATAGCTATATCTTTTATTAATTTTAATTGATCTACTTTTCCTGTAAGAATATCTTCTAATAAAATCTTTCTTAAAGCTTTCTGTGTATCTTTAGATATAACAGATTTTGTTAAACAAGGAATTCCTTTTACATCAAGTACTCCACCAAGATAATTTCCTTCTTGCAAAATTTGTAAGGATGCATAATTTTTTTTCGTTGTACATAACATGATCCTGGACATCATAAACTCGTTTTTCATATTGATTCTACATAATTCGTCTGATCTATAAGATCCAGACTGTTTAGTAAAATCAATCATATAGAGATTAATAATAGTAGATAAAATATAACACATAATATTTATTAAAGCAAACTTTAAATTATCTTGTGGTATAATCTCTAAAGCATTTATTAATCTTTTCTTTTCTATAATCTCTTGATTATAAAAATCATAGTCTTTTTCATTATCAAGAAATTCTATTCCATTTAATCTAGATAGATCTTTAAGATCTCCAAATTCATCAGTATCTAAAAACTCTACTACTTCTGTTTTATTAATAGCATTATACCATTCTGGAATTTCTTTATCTTTCCAATAATCAGATTTCTTCTCTTTCTCTAATTTCATAAAGAGGTCTATCTTCTGATGTAAAATAGGAGAATCATAATCTTTAAGATATGTCATATTATAATGATACCATGCATCTAAAGATACAAAAGATGAATCAGTATCAGATACAATAGAAACATTCTTAATCATATTCTTATTTCTATCCATTCTATCCATCCATTGATGATTATAGAATACATATTCTACTAATAGATCTCTTAACTCATTTAATTGAGGAACAATTTCTTTAGGTGGTTTTGCAGGTTCTATATAAGGAGTCTGCATATTAGTTATAATAGATATCATAAGATTTCTTGCTATAGGAAGATCCATAAAGCAGTATAAATTATTCTTATAAAATAATCTATTTAACTCTATTTGATTGCAGGACTGTAATATACGATATACAGTATCCATATCTTCATAAGAAGGTGTATACTTATATCCACAATTTAAGATAAGTTTAGTAAAAGCTTCTTCTAAAGATACAAATCCTTCTGTAGGAAGAACCTCATAATCATTATACTGCCAAGATGAATATTCTAATCTTACATTATCTATAAAAATAAGAATATCATTTAAAGATGAAAATTTTACATTATTTCCAAGAAATCCTTCAAAACATAATATAGCAGAAGATATAAGGGATCTACCAGTAGAAGTAACTGCTGGTGCTATATTAAGATCAAAAAGGATAGAAACATAAAGGCCAATCACAGTATCTTCACACAGGTCGCTAATCTGTGCAGTTCTCTTATGAACTTCTTCAAGTGTTACCTGAATGCTGAGACTATATAATCACCATGCCAAATAATTAGGTTTAGGTGCAGGATTTTCGAATTAAGTGGACTTACATTTACAAGAATGCCACGCTCGCTTGAGCCCTACTCCTCTTAAGAGGATAGTCGTTAAACGTCCCTACTAAAAGTAGTGTTCGTAATTGATTGAATATTAGATGGCCAATCTAACCTTCTTCCAATTTTAACCCTGTTTTTACTTATATATTTCTATATAAGAGGTCTAATATGTTAAACCGTAAATCTCTTATGTTCACATAGGTCGTTAATCTATGTAGTTCTCTTATGAACTTCTTTAAGATTTCCTTAAAGGACAGACTATATCTTCACCATACTATTTCTAGGTTAGGTGTACCAAGTTTTCAGACTCACTTGAGCCTTACAATTAGTCGTTGAACCTTCTCTATATAATAATATAGAGCTTGGCTGCTGATCATCCATTATTAATAAACCTTAGGACTCTTATTATATTAAGAGCTTTTATTTCACCATAGTTCATCTCTCTACTTATTTCTGTTTTCACTCCATATAGGCAAGAGAGCTTTAGGATTTTCCAGCAATTTCTTGGTATTCAACCTATTAGTTTCCTAATAAGTGGGCTATATTATTAACCATTTGTATCAATTTTAGATAAGTTTTGTAATAAATTCCATCGTTCAAACATCTCACTTCCTTTAGGATATTTGAACATTTCTTTCTTTTGAGCTTTTCTTAAATCAAGAAAACTTTGAATAACTTTACCCATTGGATTAGGTACAGTATCGTGTTTTCTAAACATTGTACCATAGCTAGTTATAATAGGCTCTCTATTCCTTATATAATCTAGCATGGCTAATGCTGTCATATCGACAGTTTTTCCAATATACTTATTTTGTATACTGAGATTAAAATCTTTAAATCTTTTCTGTATAGAAAATTCTACTGCTTTTTCTATATCATTTTTATTCATTAAAGGATATTTAGAATTTAATATTCTAGTCATTGTATCTCTATATTGTACTAATATAGGATGATCTTTTACATTTATTTTATTCATTAATAATTTCCTCTTTTCATTCTTATCAATATATCAGTGCTGCATTATTTGAATGAACCAAATAAGTAGTACCATCTTCAAATGTAATCTGTATCTGATCAGAATTACTATAATCTTTCCAATTTTTAATTTCACCTTCTACTATTTCATCATTAGGTAATTTTATTATAGCTGTATGAAAATGATATTTAGTATCTATAATAGATTGATTACCAATAAAATTATGAATTATTAAATTAACTATAATAAATATTATTATACCTATTAATACAATTAAACCAGAATATTCATATAGAAAAGCTATTATATTTAGAAAATTTATTTTATTAAATTTTTGCTTTATTTTCACTAAAATATATCCTCCTATTTATTTTTAATATAATATTAAGCCCTAAGTGTATTTTTACACTTAGGGCAATTTTTTAATTATTATTTTTGTTTGTCATGCATGATACACAGTTAATAAGTTTCATATTATTAGCCCAAGTTATTACTTTATTCCTAATTTCAACATCAGGAATCTGTTCAATAATAATAGGCTTAAAAACCATAATCATATTAGGAATTCCTTGACCATCGGGATCGAATTTCAATTTATCAAACATTCTACAAGTTTTATATCCAGTTTCAATCATTTCAAACTGAAATCTTTCATCAAAATCTTTCTTGTAGTTATCTCTTGTATTTACATAATGCATATAAGGATAAAATAAAGCTAATCTTTCTTTAAAACTCATTTTATCCCAATTATCAATTAACCATCTCCATCTTTCATAATTCTCATCTCCAGATGAAGAAGATCTATTATTACAATCACAATTACAATCAGGATTTACTTTTACTGTTGATGAAACGGGATTAAAAAATTCACCTTGAGTATCTTTTTCAATATATTTATTTGCAGGCATAATTTTTTATTCCTTATCAGTATCTTCCTCTGCTACATCAGTACAGAAATAAATCCCTTCTTCATCTACGCCAATAATTTCTCTAGCAATCTCCTGATATAAAGTGGATCTAAGTCCATGAATATCACCAAGATTATCTGTAAAATACTGAACAACAGCATTCTTAAATACTACATAACTAATTGGATTAGTAAAAGGTCCTTCAATAGTCTGGATATAAGAGAATGCAGGATTTCCTCTAAAAGCGGCTTCAAACAAATCTGCACGAGTTTTGCTAGTCTTATTTGCAGGAATAACCTGAATAGTAACTGTTACATTACCAAACTCTTTTTCCTGAGGAAGAATCTGCTCAATAGCATTAGCCTTAACTTCTCCATCTACATAAAGTTTAACAATATAATTCTCTTCATCAAATACAACATTAATATCAGGATCTAATCCAAAAAGAGCATTAATCTCTTTATAATAATTAGACCAAGGGGAAGAAAGATTAACTTTAGCCATATATATTTACCTCTCTTTTCTTATGCTTCTACAGTTTCCTTAACCTCTTCTACTACTTCAGTAGTAGGTTCCTCACTAACTTTCTCTTCTACAACTTCTTCAGTAGAAATAGTTTCTCCTGCAGTAGGAGCAAGAGGAGCACCTTCATCAGTAGGAACTACTTCGATAGGAGAATCTTCAGACTTATTATCTTCATTCCAAAGAAAAAGATTAGAATAATCTTCCATAATCTTATCAATAGTAGGATGAAGTTCCTTCTTAAAGGAAGTCTTCAATCTTTCCTGAATATAAAGAATACGGATATTAATTCTATTTCCATTAATGAATCCGCTCTTCTGGGCATTAGCAAGATCCATCATAATATAATTAAACTGAGAAACAGCTTTAGTATCATCCTGAGCAAAACCCTTATTATTAACAAGGTAATCAAGAATCTCTTTCATAGTAATCTTCTGTGCAGGAGCAGTATTATCTGCTGCAACTTCAGAAGCAGCAACAATATTGTTAAGATACTCTGCAACAGCTTCAATCATATCAAGATTCTTTTTCTGTTTTGCAATAATTTCCTGCTTTTTAGCATTCTGTTGATTATTATTTCTATTATTATTACGATTATTAAAATTTCTGTTATTATTGTTTCTATTGTTATTAAAGTTTCTTCTGTTGTTACCATTGTAACTCATATCAAATTTCCTTTCTTGGGTTTTGCCCATATAAATTTAAAAAGTTTTGTAATAAGTAGTAGATACAATAATTATTTTTAATTTACAACTTTTCTATAATAATTAGAATTAGTATTATGTTAAGTGAAATAATAAACGAGCTCAGTTATTTCATTATCAATATTATAATATTTAATCCTAATTAGATTTAACATTCTACATGTAGAAAGGAAAAAATAATTATGGGACTTTATTCTAATAATGAAGATGAGTACTTTGGTCTTGATGAGAATGCTCTTATTGAAGCTTTTCTGATTGATGATCTTACTCATAATTATGGAGAAGATGCTATCCATGAGTTCTGTGCTCCTGGTGGTATTGCTGATGCTCTTCTTGAAGCAAAGGTTCTTTCTAATAAAAGAACTGCAATTCGTCTTGATAAGGCTGCTGATGCTAAGAGACGTATGGTTATTGCAGCTATTATGATGGCAAAAGCTAAGAAAGATCCTATTTATGCCAAGCTTGTCAAGTATCAGCTTCTTCGTAAACAGACTAGACAGAAGATTGTTGATAAGTATGGTGCAAAAGCTAGTAAGGCAGCTATTAAAGGACAGAAAGCTTATGTCAAGGCTATGAGAGGTGTTAATATTTCTAATAATGTTAATTCCTCTATCTCTGATGCTATTACAAAAGATAAGAATCGTTAAAATTTTAAATCCTAATAGGTTTTATAGCCTATTAGGATTTTTAACTTCAATATAATATTATTAGTTTAGGAGATTTAAAATGCATCTACCTGAATTAGGATCATATCCTTTAACATTAAGAGATCATGATATAAGTAATCCCAGACTTGGAGAATTACTTCTTGACTATACAAATTATGAATTATATTATGTAAATAGAAATACTGGTGAAAAAGTATCTATGGCTCAAGATATTTATCAAAGAATATTAAGAGCTAGAATGCAGAATACCAATTTTGTTAGATATGATAATACTAATCATCCTTCTCCTGTAACAGAAAGAAATCTAGCATTAGAGGAAGGTACAGTATCTGGTACTACTGTTAAATTAAGAGAATCTAGATATACATATGCTCAATATAGAGAACCTTTAGAAAGATATACTCTTGTATTAGATGAGAGTATGTATATTTATCCTAAAATTGAAGATAGAGAATACAATACTATATACTTTGTTATTAATTCTGCTACTATAATAAATTAAAAATAATTCCAAGAAGGAATAAAATCCTTCTTGGAATTTATATTATACTCCAATATTAATACCAATTCTATTTTTAAATCTAGTTCCAGCATTCTTCTGAGTATATGGAACTGCAACTTTTCCATATTTAGATTTATAAATTACTTCATTAGTAGATCTCTTAATAATTATTGTACAAGGGCTTCTATCACAAGCAAGTACAGCAGCATTATAATCTGGAGTCTTCTCGATGATATTAGAATTTCTTGTATTTTTTACAATATACATTTCAGAAGGTTTAGGAATAGTCTTTCCATTTTTATCAATAATATTAAGATATATTGCCAATAGATAAGAAAGTTTATCTTTATCAAGATCTACTTTATCAGAAATAATAATATTTTTATCTACTTTATTTGTATACCATACAGAATTAGGGGCATTAATAACTTTATAATTATAATTGCCAAATCCTAAAATCTCTTTTAATTTCTGAGCTTCTGCTATTGTAGGAACAGCAAAATCACAATCATTCATACGTGTAAATACACAAAACATAGTAGATTTATTTTCAATAAGTTTATGAATATCAGAAATAATAGATCCTAATAATACTTCTACTTTTCTGGTATCTACTTTATCAGGTAATTCTCTTCCAGTATTATTATCAAACATATAAATCTTGCCCACAATAATACCTCCTTATCCAATATTAATATATCCATATATCATAGCAGGATCTGGTTTCATATATTTAATACCTTTTACTTTAGTAATCTTAGCTCTTTTATTAAAAGCAGTATTATCATAAAAATAAAAAGTACCAGTTACATACTTATCAGGTTTAGCAGCTTTAGCATCTTTATATACTGCTCTTTTTTCTAAATAAATTTCTAATCCAGCTTTAGGAATAATATCTGGTACTGCTATAGGATCAACACTAGGTTCTACAATCTCAGAATTATCCCATGGATCAAAGAAGAGTTCACCATCATCATTAATATATACTTTATATCCTTGATGATGCATAGCTTCTTTTAAAGCATCTTCATAATTAATGGAAGCACAAATCTGAGTATCTGGTTTTTCCCAATCTAATCTTACTCTATAAATATTTATAGGATTCATAATAATATTCTCTTCTTTTTCTTTTTGAATTTCGATTATTTTTTCTGGTTCTATTTCATTATCCCAAGTATATAATTCATATTTTTCTATAGTATTAATCAATTTATCTTGTATAAATATAGGATTATCATTTAATTTAAATTGATCTTGTATAAATCCTGCTCTAACTAATTTATCAATGCAAGATTTATAATTAAAATCATTAATTATAGCTTGATATTTAATAGGACCATCTTTAAATCTCTTTTTAGTAGCTATATATTCTACATAATCTTCTATAGATTGATTATAGTTATTATAAGCTCTATACAATATAGCCCCTACTTCTTTACATTCACTTCTAGAATTATATATTTTTCCAGAAGTCTTAGAATAGCATTTTCCAAACCATGAATTGTCTATAACCAAATTAAATAAATTTCTTGCAAATGCTGCTTCTCTAGTAGTAGTAAATGAAGATTTTAATATAGAAATCATTGCTATTACTGAGGGACAAATTCTATATTTATTACAACTACTCATGATAGTAGGTTTAATCATTTGTAAATAAATAGATTCTGTATTAGTCATATATAAATTCCTTTTATATAAGATTATAAAGATGTTTTGGAATTACGGTTTTTATAAAGAGATATTATAATAATGGGAGACAGTGTTGCTCCACCATATTATAGAAGGGGTATTTTTGTTATGTGCAGCTTTAGATTTTTCTCTTGTTATCATGGAGAGGATACTACTACATATGGTCAGACATATGATAGAGATCTTTTTCGAGAAAGTCTAGAGCCTAATGATAGAGGAGGTGGTATAGAATCAAGATTCACTCTTGAAGATGATGATCTTGATGATGAAGACGATTATTAAGATTTAAAAGATTTATTGCACATTGACAAATATATTGGGGATAGTAATATTACTATCCCCAATATTATATACCATTTATTTTTACTGCTGAGATTTCTTTTTCTTTTTCTTAAAATGAGGTTTATTAAGAGTAAAATTATTAATATCTTTTGGATAAGAAGAATTATGCTCTTCTTCTGTAGAAATAGTTTCTTCTTCTTCAATTTCTTCTAATTTAATTTCTTCTTCATCTGAAGTTTTTAAAATTGGCTCTTCAGGAATATCAATAGCATTTGATTCTGTAATAACAGTTTCTTCAATTACTTCTTCTTCAGGTTCAAAAATAGGTTCTTCTTCAACAATATGTTCAGGTTCTACTTCTTCAATAGCTTCTTCTTTAACTTTTTCAACTTCAATTACTTCAGGTTCTATTTTAACTTCATCATTTAATACTATGCTAATACTACCTTCTCTATTAATAATAAGATCGCTTTCTTTTTTCTCATCTTTATAGAGTTCGTCTAATTTAGCATAATCCATATTTCTAATAAAATTCCACTTATTATTATTCTCTACTTCAATATCACATTTAGAAAGAATTCTTTTAGCAAAAGCATAAGGTACAGCATGAAATAAAATATAAGCACCTTCTCTTATTACAGATCTCTTATCAATAGAACCACTAGAAATTAATCTCATAAGATTACTTTTATTAGTTCTAACATTTTTTCTATTCATAAAAATACTCATTTTGAATACCTTTCTTTTTTATATAATATTCTTATCTTAAGGTTATTAAGATAAATTCTCCCATAGAGGTCGAGCCCCTCTATGGGAGAAAATGAAGTCAGCTCAATATATTATTAATTACAGATTATTCTGCAACGACTTCTACAGTGCCATTATAAGTCTTTTCAGCCTTATAGCCCTTAGCAATATAATCTTCATTCTCAAGATTATTAAATTTACCACCATAGATAAAGTTCTTGCAATCAGTATCAGGGGTAAGAGTCTTAACAGCTTCCTTAGCAGAGAAAGTACCACCATAAATACCAATAGTAGTATTTTCAGTAGCAACTCCAGTTTCATTAGGATCACCTTCCATGAAGGCAGCACCATTAGCTTTGAATTTACCATCGAGAATCTTAACTTCAATAGGAAGCTTGGTACTATGTTCTGCTACAGAAATACAAATGTTCTGACCAGTAGAACCATTACCATTCTTCTTCTGAGTAGCTTCTCCTTCACCAGTAGAAACATATTCTCCACCTTCAATGGTAAGTTTACCAGCACGAATTTCAACAGAAAGGAAAGATTCAACCTTAGTATTTCCACCAAGGAAATATTCTCCATCACCAGCAAGATAAATGCCATTAGGTTCATCTGCATTATCTGCTCTAGTAATTGCAGTACCATTAAAGTTTAACTTAGTTCCAGTAGAAGTACCATTACTAGCAAATCCATACCAGAATCCATCAAGAACTACATCTTTGCCAATATTAACAGTAGCATTTTTAGTATTGCTATTAGTAAAAATACTAGCATTACCAATAATTCTAATCTTACCATCAATATTAAGGATAGGATTCCAATCATCATAAATATTACTCATAATGAAAACATATCCATTATCCATATCAGATGCTTTGATAGTACCTTCACCAGTAATATTAAGTGTCTTATTCCAGCAATAAATAGGCTGATTACAGGTAAGGCTAGCATTATTCAGATGAATAGTAACATTATCATGTTTATAAGTCTGAATATAATTACTCATTACAGTATTCTTATTAATAGTAATAGTACTACCATCCTGAACTCTCTTAAAAGCATCTTCAAAAGAATCAACAGCAATACCATCTATAGTAATTGGATCAAGAGCAGCTTTATCCTCCTGACCAACAAGAATATCTTCTTTAATTCCAAGACGGTTATCAAACATAAAACTTACATTCATAATAGTAGGTCTCCTTTTTTAGGATCTATATTATTTTTTATTAACCATTATTACCTTCATCAGTAGTATTCTCTTCTTCTGCATTAGTGGGAGTATATTCTGCAGAGACAGAGAGAACCTTAGAAGCAACATCTTCCTGAGACTTGCCCATGTAAATATAATTCACCCCATCAATAAGTTCTTCTTCTTCACCATACATCTTAACTTCAGTATAGCCCTCATTAGTTGCTCCAGACTTATCAAATTTAATAGCAAACCAATAGCCATTCTTATCAATAGCATCAATACCAAGAGAAGCATAATCTTCAATCTTCACCAGTTTACCGGAAAGAATAGCATTATAAATCTGAACCTTATCCTGAACCTTATCAAGGTTCTCAGCATCTTCCTCTTCAGGAATAGAGAAGAAATACTCAAGCTTCTTAACACCAAAGTTAATATCAGCTTCAACAGTAGGCTCTTCGCCAGCAGCGATAAGATCATACTGCTCATAAACATTAGTTTCATCAACAGGATAATACTTATCTTCCTTAACAATAGCAACAAATGCAGTATCAAGAATAGCAATAACCTGTCTTGCAACATTAGCTTCAGCAATATCTACAAAATTATCAGCATTCTTAGTAAGAACCCTATCAACAGCCTTTCTAGTAGGATACTTCGGCTTAACTGCAATATAAATCTTTTCAGCCATGATAATTAAACTCCTTTTTTATATTTAAAATCTTAAATTTAAATATTTTAATCATCAACAAGTTCATTGACATCTACATCAAAGTCAATATCTTTATCATCTCCAATAGCAGCATCAATGACTTCATCATCTTCAAAAGGATTAAATGCAATATCTCTTTCAGCAGCTATAATATCATCTGCATCAACCCCTTCAAGAGAATTATCAATATCATCATCTTCATAACTAATATCGGTATCTACAATATCATCTTCAGATTCATTCTCTTCAACTTCAATATCATCAATAGAATCATCTGAAGCTAAAGCAATATCAATAGCATCTTCAAAGATAGTAGATACATCAATATCATATTCAGGAATAGTCTTATACATTCTCTCTATTCCTCCTTTTAAATATCTTCTAAATCATCATCAAAGAGATCATCTAAATCTTCATCACTAAGATGTACTTCATCATACTTATCATCAAGTAGTTCTTCTACATCTTCAGCTAATTGCATCTCTTCTTTAAGCGAGTTATAATCTTCATTAGTAAATAAATGAACTTCAGTAGATTCTGTTTTAAATCTATCTTCGATTACACCAATAAGAATGTCTTCATCATCACTTACAAGACTATCCATATCTTCTATGGCATCCTGCATTTCGATATCTTCTTCAAAAAGAGTATCTAAACTCTTCATATTATACGATCCTCCTAGGAATATTATTATGAAGTTCCTCTTTAACTTCTATTCTGCTCATTAAATCTTTAATATAAAATTCAAGAACAAATATAAGCATAGGAATAAGAAAATAATTTTCTGTATTATTTTCAGTTTCAGTTATTCTCTCAATAGGAATAATATCTTCTACACCAAGATCAGTATGATTAAAGTATTTAATAATCATATTGTATTTTGTATATTTTGTATCTTGATCGAATAACTGATTTTCTAATATATGCCCAATAACTTGAGGATCAAGAATATCAATAGCAGGAGCAAACATTTCTGATACAGGATCTGGATCATTATAATTTAATTCAAAATAATCTTCATATCTTGTACCAAATATCGTACCTGGATCATCTATATATACAGCAGATGAAGAATGTTTACATGAAGTTAATTCATATTTTTCTCTAGTTTCAAATACTTTCCAAATAGATCTATTATATTTAATATCAAACTCTGGTCTTAATACTGTTTTATGATCAACAAAATCATAATTAGCACTACTGTTTTCTAATAGTTTATGCTTAATTATAAATTCCATCATATAGGGATCATAGAAATAATCAGAGTTCATATTCCATTGACATACCTTATATAAATATACAAAAGTATATGTCTGAACTTTATTATTATAATATAATCCCTTGAATAATTTTTTCATATTCACAGCAGCATCATCTAACTGCTTACCAAGATTATATTTTGTTTTATGTAATACTGAAGCATAATTAGTCCCAATATTACCAGAGATGAATTCAAATTCTTCAACCACTAATTCATATAATTCATGATCACTTAAATGATCAAGTCTATATTCTATTCTAAAATAATTTCCACCGTTTTCAAAAGTATCAGTAGTAACAGAAGTTACTTTAAACTGATATCTTTGATTAATCATATTTATAACAAAATTATCTCCAACATAAGGATGAATAGTATCAGGTAATATAACAGCATCTCCAGTAATTTCAGAAGCTGCTAAGCCATAATCACCATTCTCTAATGTAGTAGCAATTCTGTCAATACCATATAAATAAAAATTATGTATAAGATTAAATCTTAAAGAAGACTCTGGACCATGTTCAGCATATGTCATTTTTAAAGATGGGTCTAATGTTGTTCTTGTAGTATTTATATTATAATAATCTACAGGTGTTCCTTTTTTATCATTAAATAAATAAAATGGGTTTTTTAATAGATCTTTTTGAAGATCTATTACAGACTGGGTCATAGTCTTATGTGTAGTATTAATTAAGCCCACTATAAGGACCTCCACTTTATTAAATTATAATGATGTTTTGGAGGTCTTATTAACTCTTATTCCTATCAAAAAATGATATATAAGCAGCTTGGCTTATAATATCATCTCCAAATGTAGGTAATATTTGTGTTTTTACTATTTCTTCAATTTTATTAATATCATCAATATTAAATAATTTAGTAGAAGAGTGTCTAATAATATTTGCAAGTCTTGTTAAAACATCTTGATCAGTATATCCATCAAAATGTGGTGCTTTTGGCAATTCAGGAATTTTAAACATATCCCAATATTCTAAATCATAATGATAAGAAATCATTCCCGTAGGAGTAGGAAATCCTGTAATAAACATACCATCAAACATTGTTCCATCTTCATGTACTTTAGCTTTCCAAGAATATGGAAGATTTAAAAATAATAATGCAGATAGAATTGTTCTATGTTTATATAAGTCATTGAATGAATGATAAGTATCATTAAGTTCACCTACAGATTCATTAGGATTTTTTTCTTTAAAATCATCTATAGATTTTTGGATATTCTTTAATTGAATATTCATCTTTATTCTCCCCAAAATTTATTTATAATAACTTTATCAATATCCTTATAGTTATTTAATACAAATAACATTATATCTTTCCAATTTTGATACATTTCTTTTAAAAATGTAATCATATTATTACATTCATCTATAATATCCTTAGAATTTTTAATATTTTCTTTAGGAATAATATCTTCTACTAATTTATCCATATCTACAGCTAAAGTATTTTCTAATACAATACCAATTGGATAATTTATTTCATTATAATATGGATAACTATTTCTTATTTCTTCATGTTTCTTTTTCAAATATTCTAATATATTGGAATATTTATTTTCATTAGGACCTTTATCTAAATTATACCAAAATAAAGAATTAAAAGGTCTAATTTCTTTTGTGTTAGGGTTATATTCAAAACAATGATTACAAGAATAAAGTACCATATGTAGATCAATATTATTATTTCTTAATCGTGATTTATATGATTTCATACAAGTTTCTAAACAAATTAAATCTGTTGATTTCATAATTTTACAAGTTCTAAACTCCTCCTTAATAAAAATCTTTAAAAAATAAAATGCTAAACCCAAAGTCTATTATTTATAAGTCCCTTAATCATCAAAGAAGCTCTTTATTTTAGACTCTTGATCAAGAGGTTTAGTCTTTATTATTTTTGAAGAATCATTATCATACATATAATCTTCGGGTTCATAAGTAGTTTCTATAGTATATCTTTTATTAGAAGAATAACTACCAGTATCAGATATAGAATTTCCTACTAATTGAGTAATATATGGAGCTACTAATTGAGAGGCCCATAAATATAAATCACAAGTTTGGATTATATATACAAATTCTTTCCATTTTGTAATGGATCTTATTGTAAAATAAAATTCTTCATTTAGTCCAATATTTACACCATAATCTAAATCATCTTTATCTTTTCCTTCATATAAAGAATGACTAAATTCTATAGTAGAATTCTTCATTGGTCTAGATGTAACTGTAATTATTTCATTAGAGACAATTTGTAGAGTATTATCAGGCTTTAAATAATAAGGATTAAATAAAATATTATCAAATTCTTTTACTTTATCTCTTAAACCTAATATTGCATATACAGGTATAATTATATTTTCTAATTTATATCCAAGGGAACTATTAGAAGGGTAATCTATTCTAAGATAATATGTGAAATTTCTTTTAGCTGTTATAAGAGAAGATTCATTTTTATATTTACTAGAGTTATATCTAAACTCTTCATATATTCTTTTTTTATTATTATCTTTATCTTTAAATCCTAAGTCTACTACTAATTTCAAAGTTACTCCATTGTAAAAATCTATAATAGTATCAATTAATCTTTCATATTGAAATAATATAGCTGCTCTAGCTTCACTCATTTTTATCAAATTCTCCCTATATAAAAATAAAATATAATATTAATGAAAGGTATTAAAGAATATAAAAATCAAAAAAATAAGAGAGGTTAAGTTAACCTCTCTTATTTTTATAACAGTATTATTCAGACATGACTCCGTATATATACTGGAAATCTTGGTTATCTGCATCATAAGATATCCAGAACTTAGAAGCCATAGCTTTGATCTGTGATTCCTCATTAGGAAGGTTGGATCTATAATAGATCTGAACCTTATCATCACAGATAAGTTTGAAATGTGCAATATCCTTAAAATTAGTTATTCTAAATCTACAAACAGGAATATCTGGATTTTTAAAGATATTTGACACATTTACTATGAAACCTTTCCAGTCTCTGAAGCTAATAGACCTTTTGGTTTCTTTGTTATAAGTTATTGACTGTAGATTCCTTAAATCAATGCGATCTATAAAATAGTACTTATCTTTATAGTCGCTTAGAACTTTAGGAAGCTGATCATTATTTGCTTTTCTGTCCTCCTTTGTGAAAGTTCCTTTAATGATTTTTTCCACTAACTGTTTCTGTGAAATGGCCACAAAACAACCATTTCTGATACCAGAATGATTGTCAGATATATGGATAATTCTTAATGTATCTCCATACACTACACATGGATCAATCATTATATATCGACGATCTTTATCAGAGTTACTCCTATTAAAGACAAAAGCCTGTACTAACATAGGATAATACTGATTATTTGAATAAATAACAGAATATCCCAGTTTTCTACAAAAATCAGTAAACTTATATAAGTTTCTGACATTTGCTTCACTTGATTCATTATTTATTCTGATATTCTGATCAGGTTCATCTGGTCTTTTAACAGTTATTTTAGGATATTCTTCTTTCTTCTCATTAGAAGAATCTTTCTTTTCATTAATTTCCTTTTTATCTTTCTTTTCAGGAATATTGATCAGTTCAAATTTTGTATCAATGATATTATTATCTTTTTTATCATCTGATGTATTATTAATAGCTTCTTTTAACTCTTTTGCTGCATCTACTACTTTATCTATGATAGTATTTGCAGTATCTACTACAGCTTTTTCAAATGGAACTTCATCAGAAGATGGAACTGCTCCAGGTTCATTATCATCCATAGGATGATCATCAATGATAAGTCCTTTATTATCTTCTTCAAATACAGCATCAACATCAAATTCTTCAGCTTTACCTGTTGTCTTAGATTCAATATCATTATCTTTAAAATGAGTTGTAAATATAGATTCACATTTCTCATTAAGATAATAATATTTCTTAACAAGTTCGGGTACATCATTCATCATCTCAATATAATGATTCCAAAGAGGAACTAATTCGGGTTTCTTTGGAATTATTCTATTCTGATAATTTTCAGACATGAATTTATCAATGAGATAAGAATGAACAACAATCCAGGCTGCTTCTTTTAAAGGATTCTTTTTTCCTACTTTTGATCCTTTGTTATAAGCAGTTTTAATAGATTTTGATTTTGCTTTATCTATAAATCCATCTACATCACCATAAATCTGTTTATTTGTTATATTGAAGAAACTAGATATATTGAGAAGAGTAGCTTTATCTGTCTTCCCTTTAAATAATTTCTTTACAAGATAATATACTCTACCATCATCCTTGGTAAAATATTTATCATCTTTAAATTCTCCAGAAATAAGTTTATTATAATATTCACTTACCACATTAGGATCTCTATAACCAAATCTTATAATAAGTCCATCAGCATACTTTGGAAATTCATTAGAAGAATTTATTTCTCCTGAAGAATTTCCATTAATTATTTTCTCAAGGTTATGTACCTTATTACCGGTACCTTTAATTGCTTTTACAAATTTGATTTTCATTTTTATTACTATTCCTCCTTTTTTAAAAATACAATTTATATAAGTAAACAGTCCTTTCTTTTGCTTACTCATAATAATAATATCTCATTATAAAAATAAAAAAATAAGTCAGAAGGGATTTAACCCTTCTAACTTATTAATCATTCATTTGTGTACTAAATATAACAACAGGCATTAATTTTTCTTTAGTAAATATTATAGCTTCTCTAGGACCTACTGCATTTATTTCTATTACTTCTTTAAATCTATTTTTAATATGTATTTTAGTCTCCTCTTGTAAGTTATATAAAGTCAAATTATCAATATTCATATTTTTACATTCAGATGCATACTTATTAAATACAGATTTTTTAGAATTATAATAGGATATTAATTGTTTAAATCCTACATCTACAAGTTCTATATATATAGTATTATCATCTCTAGTTCTTCCTAAAGTCTGTCTAGCTAATACTTCTGATTTAAAAGGTTCTGCTAATACTACAGAATATTTTAAATGAGGAATATCTTCACCAGCGCCTGCTGATTTAGTTGTAGTAAGGATATATTTTTTATTCTTTTCTTCTTGTTTATTTTCACTTATAGATGTATATATCCCTATATCATATTCCAATTCTGGATAATTAAATAATATTCTCTGTTTTACTTTTAATATTGCAGAATTTGTTCCTATATAAAATAATGCTCTTCCTCCAGATTTATATATTAATGAAAATATATAATCAAACATTATCCAGAATCTTTCATTTCTCATTAAATAATCAATATATAAAGGATTACTTATTCCATACACTGAAGTTTTACATTTAGTAATATCAGATGGTTTAGGATAAGAATTATACTTTATAGAAATATATTTAGTATGTGCATCTACATCAGGATTAAATAAATCTATAGATGGTACATTTTTCATATATAATTTATAAATCTTATTTTCTGTACTATCTGATCTAGATGGAGTTGCTGTAACATAATAAGTTCTCCATACATCTCTAGCAGCAAAATCTATTAAGCTCATATTAAGAAAATTTTGATGAGCTTCATCAAATACTTTAATACCAATTTTTAAAGTTTTAAACAATTTACCAATAGAATCCCATCCATGAGTAGAAGCGTAACTTTGTAAAGTAGAATGTGTACATAAATACAATGATTTGTCTAATACTGTACTTTTATTTTCCAGTATTCTTGTAATCATTGGACCACCCTCTATTTTTACAATATCAGAATCATCTATAGTAGTATATTCTTTTACTCTTTCTATCCATTGATCAAGTATACCAGTCTGAGCAGTAATTACTATAGTTCTAATTCCTAAGTAACTTATTGCTGCAGATATTACAAATGTTTTTCCTTTACCAGTAAATAGATTTAATGCAAATTGTGATCTACCAGAATTTTTTAAATATTTATCTTTACATAATACAAAATTTAATGCTTCTATTTGTATATCATCTCTAGGTGGTACTTTTAATTTAATAGGTTTTTTATTATAAGCAAAATCGTGATTATGTATTACTGTAGAAGTAAAATCTTCTATATTTATATTAGAAGAAATTTTTCTTTTTACATAATCTACATCTATTCCTCTGGGAAGAAATAATCTTCTAGTCTGTTTATCATAATAAATTCCAATATATTCTTTTTTAAATCTTAATGGATCCCAGTTAGAGAATTTATTAGTTAATGTAGGATAATCTTCCCAATTACAATTATTTATAACTATTGCAGAATTATGTAATATCATTTTATAGTCATCTATAGTTTTCATATTATTTCCTTTAAAAAATATAAGGGAAGATTATTATTCTTCCCTTATATTAAAATTAATCATCACATAAGTCACTAGGTTCTTCATTATTAATAAAATAAATAACATCTTTCAATACATTAGGATCATTATCTTCTTTCATTTTATATTTATCAGAAACCATTTCATTATTCTCTACATAATCTTGAGGTTTCTCCATAAAATATAAATCAAATACAGAAGGTTTTCTCTTTTTAGCAGATAATGGACTAATTAAAGTCTTACCAATTTTTTGATATTCTAGGGTTACTGTAATTGAAGGACTGTTATTTAATGCTGAACCTAAAGTAAGAATCTTATATGGTGCATTTCTTATAGACCAATTAGGCATAGATAAAATATCATCAGGATCTCTCATCTGATTTGATAATATGGTCTCCAAATGGATAGCAGATATATCGATTCCACCTTCCATATTAGCAGTTATAAATTCTTTAACAATTTCATCTTTAGTAAAACTACTTGTATCCTTATCTCTATTAATAATATTTTTAGATCTTTCCAAAGTTCTCTGTAATTCTTTATTTTGAATCTTTACAGTAAATACTACAGGAATAGAACTTAATAACTCAAGAGATATTATATAAAGACCATCTTCATTCTCTTTTACTTTTTTAGATTTTAATAATCTATTAAGATCTTCTGTAAGATAAATATTATCTTCTTCTGATGTATGGAATGTAATAATATTTCCATTAGAATATTTAATATCGAAAGATGGAATATATTCTTCATATTGAATTCCAGCATCTTCAGAATCATCATCTTCATCAGATATAAATTTATTAGAATCAAGAATCATATAATATCCTTCCAATTCAATATCTTCTTGAATAGATATCATATTAAGATTTAATTCAAAAATATCAAAGAATTCTTGATTCCATTTCATCTCTATGACAGAAGATTCCAACAAATGTTTAGCAGATAAAAGCATCTGCGTATATTTAGATGATAATAATTCTGCTGCCATTTTTCCAGGATTTATATCTCTATTAATATAATAAAGATCCCCATAACATTTTCTACAAATTCCGTATCCATGGGCATAAGATGCACATGTAATAGGTGATCTAAATAATAGAGTTTGCCCAATTAAATGAATATCTTTATCTTTATCTAATACATAATCAATTCCATCTGGATTAAATCTATAATATCTTTTATCATATTTAGATAACCAGTTAGAATCTTTAATAAATACTTGAATAAAATTCTTTGTATCACAAGAATAATCTTGATCCGGATTAAAGAAAGTATCAAGATTATTAGTCTCCAATAATCTTGCAAATGCTCCTGATGTACCAACATTCATTTTCTGTAATATTTGTGCTGTTCTTCCTACAGAAGAATCTATAACATAAGATTCAGGATTGGATACTCCACCATTCATAAAAGAATTATTAATAATATAGGGGAATATCCCTCCATGTCCATCAGGTTTAGTACCAATATTTACAGATACTTCTTTAAATTGTTTAGGAGATATAGCTTCTTGTGCAATAAAAGAATCTCTTAAACAATGATCATTATTCTTAATATAGTTAATCTGAGTTTGAGTATACTTCATTCCTACATCTTTTACATCTTCAATAGGAACTCCAGATAAATCTGCATGAATAGATTCATTAAATTCAGGATATTTTATCATTAAATCTAATGTATCTTTAAAATTAACTGTATTGGATAAATACATTGCAAATTCATCTATATATTTAAATTTGTAAATAGTCTCATCAATTAAGTTATTTAGAGTAATAAAATCAACATCTTTAGAATGTTGCTTAATTAGCATATTAAAGTATTCTCTAATAGTACGTTTTGTAATTTGTCTTGTATCTACAAGATGAATTACTGTAATAGGAGTTCCAATATAAATAGGAAATGTAAAGAAAATTAATTGAAAATATAAATCAGGTACAGTTAATTTAACAAAATTTCCATCATCTAAATGAACTCCAATTTTTAATGCTTGTACTTCTGGATCTTCAATACCATCTCTCATGATATTAAGAATTCCATCAAAATAAGAATTATAATTTTTAGTATTTATATCTTTTGTATATAAATCCATATATCCATCTTGTACTAATTTTATAAATGGACCATAATTTTCAAAGTTAGATATCATTTTTATTTCTCCTTATTATTCTCTCTTAAAATAGTTTTCACCTTATAATATAAAGTTTTGTAAATAGTTAATTTTGATACTATATAATCTCCTTTCTCAAAATTATAATATATTTATAAAAAATAATTTAGAATATGAGGAGAGCTAATATTAGCTCTCCTCTTCTTTTATTATGCATCATACCATTCTACTTCAGTAGGTTTATTTTCATAGATAAATCCACATATTTTTCCACTTAAAATATCAACAATTCTAATTCCTGCAATAGGAATATTATTATTTTTAGCATGAAAATATTCTTGTGTACAATAGATAATATCTCCACCTAAAGGATGATAATCTACTTCACATCCTAAGCATAATTCTTTTAAAGCATCAATTAAATTTTGTTTCGTTTTAAATGAAGTCATAACTATCCTCCTATTATTTAAGTTTCATTATCAATAATAATACCAGAAAGACAAGCTTTAAGTACTCTGGCAAATACTTTATAATTATTTCCATAAGGAATAGCAAAATATACATTATTAAAATTATATTCTCCAAATATTAATAATTCTTTAAATATATTTGCTACTTCTTCAGGATTTTGTTTGAATACTCCACAACCAAATGCTCCAAGAATAATAGTTTTTATATTATTATCTTTAGCAATGTCTAATACAAATTTTATTCTTGCATATAAAGCTCTATAATTAACATCATTTGATATATCATGTTTTCTATTATTAGGAGCTGCTACTGTAATTACATTACAGTAGAATTTTTCATTATTATGGATAAATAATATATCTGGAGAATATAAACCTCTATTTATATATGTACTATTTACATCTTTATATCTTTTACATAATAATCTATTTTCTCCATAAAAATCTAAATTAAATCTTCTAAGTACATTATAAAGAATTGATTCATGACATAATGATTCTTCTTGCATCCTACTTCCCTGCAAAAACAATCCACCTGGAAACTTAAAAGATGCAAAATTTAATAATCCAATAGGTTTATCTTCATTTTTTGTTGCAAAATTTATTAAATATGCTGCTGATACAGAATCCATATCTAATAATTGAATATTTTGAATAGTAGATTTATTATTATTATTATTATCATATGATAATTTACCTAAAAAATCAGGATTATATTTTTTAGTATTATTGAAAGAATTTGTAATAATATCTAAATATTCTGTTTCCATTTTATTAAACCAGTTTGATGCTTTATCTGCTAATTCTTTTTTGAAGTTAGGATTATTTGTATTAAATATTACAGGTTTAATATTCATATATTTTCTCCTTTTTTATGTTTTGATAATGATTCATAATTATAATATCTTATTGAATATTTTATTGGAAATATAATTTTTATTTTTAAATAAAAATTATATTTCCAGTTTTATTTTTCGTAGAAAAATAAAAATACTCCCTAAGGTTATTATATTCAGTATGATATTCGGTTAATCTACTTTACCATTAGCATCTATATCATACACGTTAATAATCTTAACGTTGATTTTTAGACCTTGAGGGTCTAAATCAACGTTAATCTTATTAACGTTGAATAGATATTATATTCAACTAATAATCATAATATATATTTTTTTATTATGATTATTATAATTATATCAAGGATATAATAACTAACTATTTTTTATTTTACTATCCCTAAAATTGAGGTTTTTTTACAAAAAATAAAAAAATAATATTAATTATTTCTTTTTAGCTATAATTTTATTTATTTATTTTATCTTATGATATAGGAAATCTATATTCATCTATAAACATATACAATTTTTATATTTATTATATTATTGAAAAAAAAATATTAGAAAATTAAATTTTAGTATGATTTTTGAGGTTTGTGTCCTTTAAAAATTCCTCCATTAATATTAAGATAATAAAGATGATATAACGTAATGGATATGTACTATTATTGTAGTAATATCGTATATATCACCCCAGTGAATTACGAAGCCTTAGCCCTTGGGGGCAGGCTTCTATTCACTGGGGCCCCTTAGTAGCAAATTCAATAATAATCATCTTTATTATTTTCAATTGAAAAAAATTTTAATAGGCCATTTTTTAACACTTTTTTTCCACTTGTTCTCAGATAGTTATTTTAGTATATCTGAGAACGGTATTTTTATAATATTTTTTAAATATATTATTTAATATTTATAAATATTACTTTTATATTAAATAAAAGAGAAGAGCAAATTGCTCTTCTCTATACATTTTTATATTAATTTCCAGTATTAACAGGATAAAATTGCATTCCATTAAGAACATTACTAGGATCTGCAATATTTTCTGTTGTAGGAATATAATCAAGTAATTTATCATGTATTTCAAAAACTGTAATAAGTTTAACATTATCTTTACTATCAAGATCTTGTTCACCAGAATATCTACTATAGGGCTCCCATTCAGCTCTTTCAAAATCATAGACAAATGCTTCACCTGTAGCAGCTTCATTTCTAACAAGATAATAGTCAATGACAATATCATAGAGAATACTTCTAAGTCCACCAAAGTAAGTCTTATAATCAGGTTCAATATCTTGATTTTCGATTTCATAATACTTACCATAGATAGACTTTAATTCATATTCACTATTTTGAAGAGTTTCTATATAAGTTCTCCAAGAATCATAATTACCTTCATCAAGATAATTAGAAATATCTTCATCTCCTTCTATATATTCCATAACAGTTATATTATTAATGCTAGGAATAGTATAAGGAACAGTTTCCCAATATCCATAATTATTAATTTTATTTCCATCAGAATCTCTTATATATTTATCTACATTAATAAGCATTTGATTAATGCTTACATCTTTAATTTCTAAAGGATTTACTTTATATCCATTAATAAATACCATAGTAGTATATTTAGATAATGGATATTTAGTAGGATACTTACTAGTACTTGATAATCTAAGTAAACCATCTCTATCAATAATATCTAACCTATAACTCTCTTTAAGAATCATAGGAATATAGAAGATATCTACATAATCGCCTTCATCTAAGATAGTAGAGAGATAGAGAATTAATTTATCAAAAGGTCTATCTTTATTCATGATAGTAATAGTATATTCAGTTCTATCAATTTTTTTACCATTGATAAAAATCAAATATCTATTAGGATCATGACAATAATTAAACTGTGTAGGAAGTATAATCTTAAATTGCCCATCTTTCTGTTTAAATCTATAGTGTCTAAATTGTCTTTTAGGAACAATCTTAAGATTCTTTCCATAATAATAAGCATTTTCAAAACTAATATTATAATGTCCTTCTTCTTCTATCGATGTATATGTATAGTCAGGAATATACTGTTTTCTATGTTCTACACTATCAGGAACAGTATATACAGCATCAGGACATTCTTCAGACATAATATAACAATCATCTAAATTATATTCTGGGTGAATATATACATCTTCATCAGCAGAATTTACTTTCATATCAAGTACTAGATTATTACATTTTGTAAATATGACCAATTCTATATGATCATCATCCATAATACCAAAGATAGGTACATTAATGGTATTATTAGTATAACTTATATCAATAGAATATTCATATAATTTACTATTTACAAATACCATTACCACATCTTGAATAGGATCAGCATGTCTTCTAGATAAATGAATATATCCTCTATCATCAGAGAGATTTTTATAATCAGAACCAGTATAAGTTTTTATTATAATTGGTTCATCATTTAAGAAAGCTTCTCTCCATAATCTATAGTCATATTTACTAATATAATCAGCAGCATTATTTATATTTGATTCATAATCTACTCCAAATGAATGATCAAAATCAAATTTTTCTATTAATTTATATACTACTGTATTCCATTCTTCGCTATCATATTCTACACTATCTAAAAGATTATTAAGTGTATTAATATCTAAATCTTCTATTCTATCATAAATAGAAGATTTAGATTTAGTATGACTAGTATTATATAATAAAATGGCAGTTCCTAATCCTTCAGTAGTAATAATTTTAAATTTACCAAGAACTCCATTAAATTGATCAGAAAAATATTCCGTAATATTAGTATGCACAAATTTACCTTCATTATCAAATAGAATAATATTATCTAATGAAGGAATAAATCCTACTGGTAAATCATCAAAAGTAATATTACCGGTATAAGAATCAGTAAGCTGTAATTCTTTATAATAGATATTATCATCTAATATTTCTAATCTTACTATAATATCTACAAAGTCAATATTAGTAAGTCTTGTTCTATCTGTACCAAAATAAAAACCTTTTCTATCACTTACTCCAGCAAGAATATCATTATCTTCACCATATCTAATCTGTTTAGATCCAATAGGGAATACTATTATATCAGTATAAAAAGAATAATCTGGACCATAATTATCAATTCTCATATAAGAATAATCATAGTCATGGATAATAGTAATATCAGACCAAGGTATTACTTCACCATTAATAAATAATAAGAATGGCCAAACTTTATCTTCATCTACTAGATCTTTAAGATTTCCTTGAAATACTGTATTTCTAATATTATTATCATAACAGTATGGAATTTCTTTTACAGCATAAATATGAGTATCATCTTCCCAAAGATTATATTTATATCCATCATACCAATAATCAAATTGATAATGCATATAAATATCTTTCTTAATCATTGGGCATAAATTTTTCTGTAACTCTTGAATTCTAGAGTAAGTATGATGTCTTAAAGTTTCAATCCTATCTATGAACTTCTGGTTCATCATGCATTTTCACTCCCTACTCTCAGTAATTCATTTGTAAATGTTGTATAGTTCTTCCCTACTACTTTTTCAATAGTATTTTGCTGGTTAAGATATGCTCCTACATATGTATCTGTAAGCATCTGAGCAAAAGGAACAAAACAATCAAGAGCAAAGAAAGTACTTGGTCCATAAGAGTACATCCATCTTTGAACAAAAGCTTCTGTAGTTAATCTTGCTCTATGTTTAGGAGTCATTTGTCCAGATTCTTGACCTAAGAAAACTTCAGCAAACTTAACTAAGAATTTATCAAAAGTAGTTTCTTTACTAATACAAGAATCAAATATAATATGAATATTATCACATATTCTCTTTTCTTTAATACCAGATATATTCTTAGCTAGATTATAGACATTTTCACCATTATCTCTACCAGCAACACAGATCTGATAATATTCGGCTAATGCAAAGCTCATTCTTTCTTTATTATCTGAGTATGTAATCGGTACTTTTAAATATCCTAATACATAAAGCATGAGATCAACAAAAGCTTCAGTAGAGGATTTCATTAAAGAGCTATTTGAAAGGATAGCTTTAGGAAGATTATAGTAAATAATATATGTCATAGCTGTTACTAAATAAGAAACTAGATAACTAATTTTCTTAATTGTATAAATACCATTATTATATTCTATAACTCCAGTACAATCAATAAATACTTTCTTTTTTCCACCATTTCTTTCTTTAGGATCACTAGAATATATAACTTTAAAAGCTCTAGATACTCCTTTAGGATCAATAAGTAATTCTATTTTATTACTTAATAAAACCTTTACTAATACTGGAGCAATAGATTGTCTTTTTACATCATATACTATATCATTAAAACTTTCATCTTTTTTATTTACTCTATGAGCAGCCAATAGATAATCAAATAGTGGCTTCTCATAATTTGATTTATCATAAAAGCAGGAATCAGAAAGAATTTTCATTTTAATGAATCCTCCACAGAATCAGAATATTATATTAATGTTTTTCTTTACCTATAAATAGCCACTACTGGAAAACACCAGTAGTGGCATTTTGATTACTTAAGAGATAGTAGGCATTGCTTTAGCAATAGCAATCTGATCAAAGTATAATGTAGCTGCATTTCCACCAATAGCAATTACTTTAATCTTAAAAGTTACAGAGCTTTTATAATTACCATAGAAATCTGTAATAAAGTTTATATTTTTATAAGTATTAGCAGTACTAATATCAGTACCTTTAAAAGTTTTAGTCTCTAAAAGAGTTCCTTCAGATTCTTCAATAGTATCATAATAATAACATTCTACTTTAAAAATATTAGCAGAACTTACTACATTAGATTTGATTCTAATATCTACTGCTACTTTTCCAAAAGGAATACCAGAGACAGCAGTCTGGAATAATAACTTATCTGCAGCAGGAGATGCTATCATGATAGCGATACTATTATTAGCAGTAATATCAGTAGTAACTGTTCCTTCAGTAATAGTAACAGAGCCACTGGTAAGATCAGTAGTAGCATCTTCTGAATCTATAATTCTTCCAGCTAAAGACGAGCCAGATTGCGTCTCAGGATAGTAAATATTACCTTCCCAGTCTTCAATTCTAATATTTCTTCTTTCAATATTTCCCATAATTATTTATCTCCCTAAATATTAGTAAGAAACATCATCACCGCTAGCGATAATACCAGTGATCTTCTCACCTTTGACCCATGCAGTTTCATCAATAACAATATCACCAGCAGTAGCAGTACCATCAGTCTGAGAAGCAAGAGATGCAGCTCTAATAATAAATCCATTTGGATAATATCCAGCAGGTACTGTTACAGTACCACCAGCATTAATAGTAGTATCAGCTCCAGATCTTACAGGAATATTACCAGTAACTTGTACTCCATTAACCCAAGCTGTCTTATTAGATAACATATCATCAGCTGTAGCAGTACCAACAGTCTGCTCTGCCAAGGTCTGTGCAGATATTACACCAGTACCAGTATGATATCCTTCATCTATAGTATAAGATTCACCAGCATTAAGAGTTCTAGTTATTGTACCCACGTTAGGCATAGAACCTGTTAATTTAGTACCATTAACCCAAGCAGTCTTAGTAGATAATATATTAGCAGCTACAGCATTAGCAGAAGTCTGAGAAGCAAGAGATGCTGCTGTAATAACACCCGAACCATCATGATAACCAGCAGAAATAGTATGAGTAGCACCACAGTTAAGAGTATCAGATTCAGTCCCAATATTAGGCATAGAACCTGTTAATTTAGTACCATTAACCCAAGCAGTTTTATTATATAAAATATCATCTGCTATAGCAGTACCAGAAGTCTGTCCAGACAAATCAGAAGCTGTAATAGTTCCAGAACCATTATGATAACCAGCAGGAATAGTATATGTACTACCAGCATTTATAGTCTCAACTATAGCTCCTCTATTGGGCATATCACCAGTAATCTTAACACCATTAACCCAAGCTGTCTTTGTATTAAGAATTTCTCCTGCTACAGCAGTAGCTTGTGTCTGTGAAGATAAACTAGCTGCAGTAATTACTCCAGTACCATCATGATATCCAGCAGAAATAATATGAGTTCCACCACAGTTAAGAGTATCAGATTCTGATCCTATATTAGTCATAGAACCATTAACTTCTTGGCCATTAACCCAAGCAGTCTTAGTACTAAGAATATGAGAAGCTGTTGCATTACCAGGAGTTTGTGTAGCAAGATCTACAGCTATTATAGATAATCCATTCTCATAATATGCAGCAGAATATGATACACTTTCTCCGGCATAAAGAGTAGTTCCATTCTCACTAGATACAGGAACTGTACCTATAATCTGTACACCATTAACCCAAGCAGTCTCATTTTCAAATATATTAGCAGCAGTAGCAGTACCAGGAGTTTGTATATCTAATGTATTAGCAGAAATAATTCCAGAACCACTATGATATCCTTGAAGAATATTATAAGTTTCTCCACAGTTAAGAGTTACAGATTCTGTTCCTCTATCGGGCATAGTACCGGTAACTTGTTCACCATTAACCCAAGCTGTTCTATTAATTAAAATATCACTATCAATAGCAGTTCCATGAGTTTGTGAAGATAATGATTCTGAATATACTATACTATTTCCATCATGATATCCAACAGGAATAGTATAAGAATCTCCTGCACTAATAGTAGGTCTAAAAGATTCTATTACAGGAATAGTACCTATAACCTCTTGACCATTAACCCATGCAGTAGTGCCTTCAAGCATATCAGCTGCGGTAGCAGTGCCAGAAGTTTGATCTGTAAGATCTGCAGCAGATATAGTAACTTGAGTATTATGATAACCAACTTCAATAACATAAGTCCCAGCAGCTTGAAGTTCAGTATCAGTATCTGTAATATTTGGCATAGTACCAGTAAGTTTAGTTTTAGGATTAGTAGAATAGAAAGTTTTTCCTATTAATACATTTTCTGCAGCTGCATTACCAGTTAATTCTAATGTACCAGTAAGTTTTTGTCCATCAACCCAAGCAGTTTTAGTTTTAATAATATCACTAGCAACTGCAGTACCTTCTGTTACAGATTCAATAGAAGGGGCTGTAACTTTACCATTACCATTATGATATCCAGCAGGAATAGTATATACTTCTCCAGAGGTTAAACCTTTTACAATAGCTCCTCTGTTTATCATAGTACCGGTTTCTTTAAAATCATAATGGGTAGTATAGAAAGTCTCTCCTGCTAAAACATGAGCAGTTCTTGCATCACCAGTTAATTCTAATGTACCTTCTAATTGAGTAAATGGATCATCAGAATAGAACTTAAGTCCTTTTAATACTTTATCAGCAGTAGCATTACCAGTTAATTCTAATTCACCAGTAATCTGTTGGTGTACATTTGTATTATAAAAAGTTTTTCCTTTTAATACTTGCACAGAGATTGCATCACCAGTCAATTCAATATTACCGGTAATTTTAACTCCATTAACCCAAGCAGTCTTACCACTTACTATATCTTCAGCTGTAGCTGTACCAGGAGTTTGATCTGATACTGTAGTAGCAGTAATTATAGATGTTCCATCATAATAACCAGCAGGAATAGTGTAAGATTCACCGCCATCAAGACTAATATCTTGATTAGAGATTACAGGAATAGTACCTACTATCTCTATTCCATTAACCCATGCAGTAGTACCTTCAAGCATACTAGTAGCAGTAGCAGTTCCTTGAGTCTGATCTGCTATGCTATCTGTATAAATAAAATCTGTTCCTGTATGGAATCCCATAGGAATCATATACTGTTCACCAGGTTCAAGTTTCTTTTCAATATGTGGATTTACAGTCATAGTACCAGTAACTTTAACACCATTAATCCAAGCAGTTTTACCACTATAAATATCGCTATCAATAGCAGTACCTTGAGTTTGAGATGCAAGATTTTTACCAGTAACTTTACCTTCTCCAGAGTGAAAACCCATAGGAATAGTATATACTTCATCACATGCCACTATAGCATTTATATTTTCAATTTTAGGCATAGTACCAGTAACTTTAACACCATTGGCCCAAGCTGTTTTACCAGCAATCAAATCATCTGCTTCCATATTAGCTACAGTTACATTGCCTATTTTTACAACCTCAATAGAAGTTAAGCCATTATAATATCCAGCAGGAATATAAAATACTTCACCGTTTGATAATACTCTAGATTCCTCACCGGAATGATCAATCATAGTACCTTCTACTACAGAATTATATAAAGTAGAATAGAATTTAGCTCCTTCTAATACATTTTCTCTTTCTACAGTAGCTTCAGATAACCATTCTCTTATAGCTTCATCTGTTCTATAAGTACCAACTATTTTTTCTCCATTAACCCATACAGTTTTACCATAAGCAATATCTTCTGCAGTAGCATCACCAGTAGTTTGTGTAGATAAATCAGCAGCTGTTACTATAGAATCACCAGAAGAAAAACCATATGGAATAATATAAGATTCTCCAGGTAATAAAGTCTTATCTACTCTATATAGATAAGGAATATTACCTACAATTCTTTCTCCATTAACCCATGCTACTTTGCTTGATAACAAATCTTCACTAGTAGCATTACCTTCTTGAGCATTAGATCTTACATCTAAAGTACCAACTATTTTTTCACCATTAACCCAAGCAGTTTTACCATAAGCAATATCTTCTTCAGTAGCAGTACCAAAAGTATAATCTGATATTTTTGGTGCTATTATCATTCCAGAACCATTATGATAACCTTCTGGAATTACATAATAAGATAATTCTTCATTTGTACTAGGTTCTAGTGTTTCATGTATATAACCATTATCAGGCATAGTACCAACCAATGGTTCTCTAGTTATAGCATCCTGAAATATATGACCCGATAATACATTATATTCCGTAGCAATAGAACTATTTCTATCAACCTCAGTAGATCTATTTGCTATGTCATTTTCATAGGATAAAATCTCTTTGGCCATATGGGATTAGCTCCTTTTTAAAGCAAAATATTAATATAATGTGCTCAAGAGGCAAGATTCAACTCCATAGTAATATTGTGGCTATTCTATAGGAGGAATATTATGCCATTTACAGATTCTATTAAAATAGTTGATGTTGTTATATCAGATAAAAATTTAATTACAGCATCTCCTATTGATGTTGTATCTGGGAAAGTTTTTATTGGAACTACTTCTCAATTAGAGACAGGAATAATGCCTGTTGCTGAATATACAAGTGATATTACATTACTTTGTGGAGAATCTCATGCTGTTCCTTATGGAAAAATTCCAGAAGGATATACTGTAAGTGCAGCAGGATTATCTGGACAAACTCCTGGAGATGCAACTGCAGAAGAAATTTTAAAAAATAAAGTTGCTTGGGTAAATGGTACTAAAATTACCGGTACTATGCCTAACATAGGTACAGAATCTACTACCCTTAACTGTGGAGAAACTCATACTATATCTGCTGGATATCATGATGGTACTGGAGTTATAACTGCTAGATCTTTATCTGATCAAACTCCTGGAGATGCAACCACAGGAGAAATTTTAATTGGTAAGATTGCTTGGGTAAATGGATCTTCTATTACTGGTACTATGCCTAATATTGGGTCTGTATCACAAGTTCTTCAGGCAGGTGGAGCCTATACTATTCCTGCAGGATATCATGATGGTACTGGAGTTGTAACTGCCAATACATTATCATCTCAAACTTCTGGTACAGCTACAGCTGCAGATATAGTAGATGGTAAGACTGCTTGGGTAAATGGTACTAAGATTACTGGTAATATCACTAAGATTACTTCTTCTACAGAAATTCTTCCTGTTAATGGATCATATACTATTCCTAAGGGCTATCACTCTGGTAATGGAGTTGTAACACAGAATATAGAAACTTTAGGAACTCAAACAGTAGCTTCAGCATTTTCTCCTCAGACTATTCATACTACTGGTAAATATATGACCGGAGATATTATTGTAACTGGTATTAATGCACTCAACTATAAGAGAGTAAATGCTCCTGTTACAGATAGCCAAGATAATTTACTTTCTAATTATGAAATGCCTGTTACTAATAATTCTTATACTGTTCATCTTAATGTAGATAACTGGCATGATAATGCTTCTTTAGATGTATATCATATTGTATTTACTGATCTTATTGATCAGATTAATAATACAATGGATCTTGATACTATTATAATGATAGATTGGGATAATATTGATACGCTTGATTATACTTATACCTTTGGTAATGTAACTATTAGAGCTTTTCTTGAATCAGGTACTAATGCTCATAGTTTTACCATTAGTGGAATTTCTAGTGGTAAGATCACTATTACTGAATTATTTGCTGCAAGACAATTTGGTGATAGTCATGATGTAGATAATGATCCTGAAGAGGAAGAAGGAGAATAATTTTTTATAGGAGGAAATAAATTATGATTAGGCCTCAGTACAATTATACTACTTTAAAAGAATTTGCTGCTTTTCTTAAAACAGCAGATGGTTATCTTGAGAAAGCCAATGGATCTAATTTAGGTGATTTTACTGCAGCCGGTAAAGTAGTTAATGCAGGTAGTGCAAATTATACTGTTTATTGGCAGTGGTATAAAGAACTTGGTTATGGAAATATGCAGGGTAGTGCATATTGTGCATGTGGAGTTTCTACAATGTTTGTTAATGCTTTTGGTCTTGCAAAAGCTAAGAAACTTCTTTGTGGAGATCTCTATGTATATTGTCCTACTGGCTATTCTCAGTTTAAGAGTAAAGGTAGAATTTATACCACTCCTAAACCTTTTGATGTTGTATTTTTCTATAGTGATAGTATGGGAAGATATTCTCACACTGGTATTGTAACAGCAGTTGATAGTAATGGTAAAGGCTATACTACTTGGGAAGCTAATACATCTTCTGGTAATGATGTTGTTATTAGAAATGGTGGAGCTACTTGCTATAAACATTATACCCTTGGTCAAAGAAAAGTAGCATTTGGTAGACCTGATTATGAAGGTAATGGAATTACTACTGGTGGAGCAAATGGTCCTACAATCCAGTCTTCTGATATTGGTACCGATACTAATAAGATCACTTGTACTACTGAAGTGCTCAATGTAAGAGATTATCCTTCTACTGGTGCTGTTATTGATTCTATTAAGAAAGGTGAGAAAGTTACTCCTAGTAAGAAGACTTTTGTAGATGGAAAAGCTTGGTATTATATTGAAGAGAAGAAAGGCTGGGCTTCTGCATCCTACTTTACTGGGTGGATTCTTGAGAAGTCTAATAATAGATGGTGGTACTTACTTGAAGGATATAAGTACTATGTAGATAAGATTGTTAATATTGGTGGAAAAAGATATTTCTTTGATTCCAGTGGATATATGTTTGTAGGAACTTTTCTTATTCAGACTGATAATACTGGAGCTATCATTGAATATAAGAATTCTATGGAAGATAACAAATAATAAAAATTCCCAAGAGAGTAATAAACTCTCTTGGGATTCTATTCTCTATTAATTTTTGATATAAAACCAAATATTTCTTGTACTATAGACCTACTAGCTATATCTTGGGGAATATGTAATACTCCTGTTTTATATATAGATAATGCTGCATTATTTAAACGATTTTTCAATTTATTAATCATCTTTTCATTTTTATCAAAATCATTAAACCATTCAATTATTCTATCATTAAACAAGTGTTTTGGTCTCCTAAATTTAACAACTGTTTCAAATTCTCTGGTTCTAGCATAAGTATCAATTTCTATTTTATCAATAGAATTATCATAAAAATTATTTTCAAAGATTTTTATAGTTTCCTTAGGAGTATTTATAAACATTCCTCCCTTAGGAAAATATAATAAAAAACAATCTTCATTATTATATTCTTCAACTTTATCTTTATAATAAATATTCATATTAATACCTTATATTTTCTAATAATAAATACCTTCTTTTCAAGTCAAGGAGAAATCTAAATCTATTATTATCCACCGTGTCAAAGAAGTCAAGAAAGTGTAAGAAGGTATCTGAATCATAAATATCTTATATTTGGAGGTTTATGTTAGTAATTTGATTATATAAACAAGAGGTCACATAATTCCCCGAAATAGAATTTCTCCTTGACCTTTATTCAAATGTTTTAAGAAAAACTTATTTATAATATATAAGGAGTTTATCCAAGTATGCCAAAAACACCTAAGAAATATATAATTCAAGATTCAATTATGATAGATGAAATCTATCCTATTATAGAAAAACAAGCAAAAGCCGGAAAAATAAATAATGTGAAATCTTGTATTCAAAAATTTATTCAGACTAGGCACAAAGAATTATATGATTATGCTCCTATAGATAGAATTTATTTTAGAAAACAAGATGTAAATGACTTCTTTAAAGCTATAGATGTAAAGCAGAATGATATTACTAATATAATGAAAAATCTTTATTATTATAATAAAGAAGAATTACAGGCTTGTAAAGATGAATTTTCTTTAACTTGTATAATGCTATTAAGATATTTATTAAAAAATAAACAAAATGATAAATCTATAACTGAATTAGTTTATATGTATTTATCTTTCTCTGGTAAATTTTATGCATCTTGTCATGCTACTTGGTTTAGGCATTATACTCCTAAAAGAGAAGTAATGGATTATGTAGTAAACTATATGCTCTCTCAAAAATTTGATTTAGCAAGAACAGGATCAGTTTGGGGAGCTGTAAAAGAATTAACTGTTACATGGATTAATAGCTATAGTGAAGAATTATGCTCTGAAATTACTGATGAAAGAGTTGTTTATTTAATTCATCAATTACATAATAGAATATATGCTTTCTTAAGAAATATTGCTAAATTATATTATGAAGCTTATGAGAAGAAATTATATTTAAATGCTGAAAGTGATAATTATGAAGAAGATAAATATAGAATAGCTCATAATAATTCTACTATAATTAGCAATATTGCTGAAAATACTATGATCTATTTTACTACAACGCAGATAAATATTTCTATTTGTTATAGTTGTGCTGGTAGTGGTGTAGATCCTTATGAATTAAAAGCTATATTTGAAAATATTCTCAATGATAATGATTCTATAAGTGATTTAAGAACTGTAATTATTATTTTATTAGCAGACTTTATTAGAAGATATCCAGAAGAAAAAGAAATTACTGGAGCTAAATTTATTGCACATAGTATTAGTATGAAGCCTAATACTAAAGATAAAGATATTTTACAATTAAAGAATATTATCTTAACTTGGTTAAATAATAGTGCTAGATATAGAAGTATTAAGACACAAGCTACTAAGAATAATTATTATAAAGGATTATTAAGTTATATTGCTATTACTATAAATAGAGCTAATAAATAAAAAATAAAGAGACAGAGAAATCTCTGTCTCTTTTTAATTTGTTATGCATTATTCATAAAATATGATAATGAACTAAAATTAATTCTTTCATTCTCTTTAATAATAACTTGCATATATTTATATAATTCTGAAATTTCTCCATGATAAAATTCAATATTAAATGGAGATATATGATCATGATAAAAAGTCTTATTCTTTTTATCATAAAATTCTATTAAAAGAACAAAATCATTATTATCTTCACTATAAAATTTATCAATATCTGTATTTATAATTCCAATTTCATTAGTATTTATAACTTTTACAATATCTCCATTAGAAAATGGTATGATATAATACTTATATTCTTTCATTAATTCTTTTGGAGTATCATAAATTAAGAAAGATGACTTTATATCAATATCTCCATATTCATTAAAAGCTATATAATAGTCATCATAATAACCACTTTTTCTATATAAAATAGTACTTATTTTTTCTATATAGAATTTTGTTTCATATGATAATGATAATCCATATTTATATAATTCATCATATGAACTAGAATACTTTTCTTCATCAATAATATCTCTACATTTATATGCAGTAAATTTAAAAAGTTCATTTTCTTTTAATATTTTAAAAGAATCTATTGCATTTTGAATATTATTTAAATATGTATCATATATTTTAATACCATCTAAATCATCAGTTAATAGAGTATCATATAATACTTCCTTATATCTTTTAATATCTGATAATAAAGATAAATTATTATATAAAATAGATAATTTTTGTGCTGTAGTAAATCTAAAATTTATTTTTTTTATAAAAATCTTTAATGTCTTTACTTTTTATAAGATCTAATATATTCATTTTTATTCCTTTATTATTTATCTTTAAAAGTTTTCATATCATAATAATCAGATTTAATTATTCTAATTTCATATAATCTGGTTGTGTAAATGCAATTTCTATATCATTATAATCATTCCAAAGACTACATAAATCACTATAAACAGATAAATCTTTAAATATAGAGTCCATATTCATTATATTATTTATATCATTTTTCTGTTCAGCATTTAGATTATATTTTTTAGAATAATAATTAGCAATATCTAATCTAATAATAATGTCATCATTATTTTCTGTAAAAATATGAAATCTTGGAATATCTTTATCAGTATCAATTATACCAATATTACAATTACCAAGTTTTGTAATATTCACTCCATATATAGCATGAGCTATACCAGGAATATTTTTATTAAAAGATGTATGGATATATATACCATCTTTATTAATATATCCATATTTTAACATATCTGTATTATTATCTATCATTATATAGCTCCATTTTTATTTAATTTTGTATAATCTGGTTGTACATTTACTTCTTCTATAGGATTAGGAAATGCATTTTTCCATAATATACATGCAACTTCCCAATTAGTAAACCCTTTATATCTTGATCTTTTATTTTGCATTTTCATCCAATTATTAAATTCTTTGCATTGGTCATTATTCATAATATTAATATGAGATTGACCATGAAGAAAAATAATAAGGTTTATAGATGCAGACACATGTATCAACATTTTTATTCTTTATATGAATATGAGGAATATTTGCTCCTTCTCTTTTCCATATAAATACTTCACATGTGCCAAATCCAAAATCAGGATCTTTTTTTATCTATACTTTCTTCAGTTAATGCATTACTAAAATCAATATATCCTATAAATTCTTTATCAATATTATAAATCATAATAAATATCTCCATATTTCTTTATTAATAATTTCAATAAGTTCAGGCTTCTTTTTTAAACATCTTTCATTAAATAAATCCATATAATATTTAAGATCTAATATGTGTTCTTTTTTAAATTCATCTGGCAGTTTTTCTAAAATAAATATATTATATATAGAATAATTTTTCTTTAATAAATCATATGCTTCATTACATAATATATCCAAATTATATGTTTCTAAATTATCATCATTTTTAAGATATATTATATTTCTTATTAAATATCCAATTATAGTATAATCACCATTATTTAATATTGTATATACTGTATCATAAATTTCATATATACATCTTACATATCTATCATGATTAAAATATTCTTGATCAAGAATAGTTGATACTAAATTATCAATTATTTCTTTATTAACTTCTCCTTTTTCTAATTCATTCTTATATTTATCAACTAATTTTTTAATATCTAATGGATCTTCTATTTTATTAACTTTTATTTTTTCCATATTATATTATCTCCTTTTCAAAATTATAATAGTTATTTGATTTTACTTTTATATTTTAAATTAAATAAAAATAAAGAGATAGAGAAGATCTCTATCTCTTTTAGCTTTAAATACTATTTTTTATTATTTATTTTATCAATAATTTCAGAAGAATATGCATTTAAAATTAACCATTTTCTTATATATTCTTCATTACATATACTTTCAATAGTACAAAAAGTTTTCCAAATATTTATATCTTTAGAAATATCTAATATTCCAGTTTCTCTAATAGCATTTTCTACACCTTTTAAATATGCATCATGTAGAAGATTTGTTGCTTTAGTAAAAGTTGCATTATTTTTATTATTTGGATAATTTTTATATAAAATAGTTTTAATATTTCTAGAACTTGTAATAATACTTTCTATCCAAGATGTACCTTGCTTATATCTTTGATAATACCATTTTAAACAATGGCAAAAGAATATAATAGCAAAAGATTTTGATTTATCAGCGTCTTTAGTTGTATTCTCATCAAGAATTTCTAATTTTTTATTATATAACATCAGATATACCTCCAATAACCATTATCTATAAAATTAATTATTTTATCATCATATGTTCCAAGAACACATACTTTTCTAAAATTATTTATATGAAATTCTTTATTAAAAAGTTTTTCTGGCTGAAATTCTATTGGTTTTACATTTGTTTTTATATATTCTTTATTCTGTTCATATATTAATTTATATGCTTCATTACATATATAATTTATATCATAATTTTTAAAATCAGTATCTGTTTCTAAATAAGATATTTTTTTAAGCATATCTATTATTTTCCAAAAATCTAAATTTCCATAATCATTAAAATATAATATACATAGTATATCAAAATATATAAAATATACAATATCAATATATTTTTTATAAATCCAATCATATATATCAAATATTGTTGATATAGAATTATCTATTATCTCCTGTGTTATATTACCTTTATTTATATCTTCTTTATATTTATCTATAAACTCTTTAATATCTAATGGATCTTCTATTTTATTAACTTTTATTTTTTCCATATTATTCTCCTTTCTTCATTTTTATAATATCTTATTATTTTTTCTTTTTATTTTCACTTTTATATAATGACTCTAAAATTCATAGGAGAATCATTATGATAAATAATAAGCAATATACTATAATATTAGAATATGCTAAAGTATTAAATCTTGAGTATAAACTTCCATTAGATTTTTCTTCATCTCTTACAGATCCTATTAGTGCTGGAAATTCTCTTTGGATAGGAGCTATAAGAAATCATAATATAGATCAAAAGAAATTTAATGATTTTATTAATAAAATTTCTTCTAAAATTATTAATAACAATTATAAAATAACTGTAGATAAAGCTTTAAATATATGGTATGGTATCTAATATGGGCATATTTAATATGGAATATATAACTGAATATACTAAATTAAAGAATATAGAAAAGATAAAAATATTTAGGCTTACTCATACTAATGAAAATAATAAAATAGCTATACCTAGAATACCTGATAACTATTTTGTTAAAAATGGATATGAAGATAATAAAACTCCAAGAGTATGTTTTGCTCCTAGTATAGATAAATGTTTAATGGCATTAAGCAGAAATTGTTCTTTAGAAGAATTTTTTGTTCAAATTCCAGATCCAAATAGTAATTTTAAAATATATAAACCAAGTATAAAAGAAGTACCAGATTCTGGTATAACTGATGAATTATGGATATTAGAAGAAGTAAATCAGATTTGTATTGGAAAAATTAAAGTTATTGGTGATGATGGTAAACCGGGACATAAATTTACATATGGTCCATTTAATAATCCTACAAAATTTAGTGCTGAATTATATGGCTGGAATTGGGAATGGATAGAAAAATATAATTAATGGAGGAACTAATCATGGCTATATTTTATTTAAGTGAATCTAGTATACATAATTATCTTGTTAATGAATCTTCAGATGAATCAGCTATACGTAAAAAAGAAATATCTACTATATTAAAAATTTCTAAAGATGCTATAAAGAAAACTAAAGAAAAATATAAAAATGATTTAAAATATACAACATTTATTTTATATCCAAATACAGATGGTTATTTTATAACAAAAGATAATTATGAAGATTTTACAGATTATTGTGATACAAATAAATTTACTTTTTTAAAATGCGAAACATATACAAATAAAAATAATGAATTATCAGAAAAAGAATTTGCAGAATTTTTAAAGAAAGCATCCGATGCTTTTCATTTTTTAAAAAATATAATTAAAACAAATTCTGCTAAATATATAAGAGGAAAATTTGATTTTGATGAAGGAAAAAATGATTGTATTTTATCATATAAATTATAATAAGATTAATTATATTAATAATTTCTTTAAAAAAATAATAAAAGGAGATTAGTTATGCCTATAATTTCTCCAGAAAAAAGAAAGCAATGCGAAGAGCTTATTTATAGAACTTTTGATGCTATAGATCCTACTGGAGCTAATACAGAATATTATCAAACTTTATTATCTAATATGACAGATAAACAATTTACTGAATTAATATCTGGAAGATTACCTTTCCGTTATCATGTATCTCCTTTTAATAATGAACCTAAAATGCCTGACATTATTAATGCATTTAAAGTACTTAATAAACCTTTAATAGAAAAAGTTAAGTTACCTTATTTAGCAAGAAATAAAGATGGTAAACCTATAGAATCTCAAGAATGTTTAGTAGGCTATATGAATATTAAAAGACTTAAACAAATGCTTACTAAAAAGAATAATACTGCTATTGAGATTGCTAATAGGGATATGAAGACAGGTAGATTATTATCACATGATAAAGGTGGTACAGAATCTAATAAAGAGTTTGAAGGTGCATTAGCTTTAGGATTAGAGAGAACTGTAGAAGAATATGCTAGAATTAAAGCAGCTGCTATGAAAGCAAAGACTGAAGCTTATAGTACTATTAGTGTAAAAGGTGAAGTAAGCTTTAAAGATATTGATACAGAAAAGACTGATAGTATTGCTAAGAATACTATGAATGTTTATTTAATTGGAGCCGGAATTCATAGTAATTTAATAGATGAAGATTATTATAATCCTCATAGTTTAGAAAGAAAAAAGAAAAGAATGGAAAGAGAATATTAGAAAAAATAAAGGAAGGTTCAAACACCTTCCTTTATTTTTCGTATTTTAATAAAAAATACTTTCTTTATATTATATTTATTTTTTAAATATTGTCTAGCTAATATTTTAGCTTTTTTAATTGTTTCAGCTTTAACTATAACTTTTTTAGGATTCCAATCATTAAGACCTAATTCTGCTATAACTTCATATTTACAAGGTGTAACCAATTCTAATTTATTCATTTTAATTTTCCCCTTTTATTTTTTAATCATATTAATATTCTTATTATTATAATATATTTTTATTAAATAAAAAATAATAAAAATGAATCATAAGGGTATGGACAAATAACAAGTATTTGAGTCATACAAAGTACCCACCTCAGTATTATAAATGAATACTTTATATAAAGAAAAGAGAATATTAAAAAAAATAAAGAGGGAGAAATCCCTCTTTATTTTTTATTTTCTTTTTTTATTAGATTTAATTCCTCTTTTTTCAAGTTCAGATAAAATATAATCTGATGCTTTACCTTGTCTTACATCTGCTCTAATATCTCTAAGCCAACCTCCTATACCTCCTTCATTAGTCTTAGGATATCTACCATTCTTTTCATAAAACTTATCCAATTCTATAAATCGCTCTTCTGCAGATCTAATTTTAGAATTTAAACTAATATTTCTTTTTTCAAGTTCAGATAAAACATAATCTGATGCTTTACCTTGTTTTACTCTATTAATAGTATTTAAAAACCACCTTCCTATTTCTCCGTCTTTAGCTCTAGGATATCTATAATTTTCTTTATAGAATTTATCAAATTCTATAAATTGCTCTTCTGCAGATTTATATTTATTATTAGTATTTATTCCTCTTTTTTCAAGTTCAGATAAAATATAATCTGATGCTTTACCATGTTTTATTCTAGTTTTAGTACTTAAAAGCCATTGTCCTATTTTTCCTTCATTCCATTCAGGATATCTACCATTTTCTTTATAGAATTTATCTAATTCTATAAGCTTATCATCTATTATTAAAGAGATTATACTAATATTTCTTTTTTCAAGTTCAGATAAAATATAATCTGATGCTTTACCTTGTCTTGCTTTTACTTTAATCTTTTTAAGCCAACTTCCTATACTTCCATCATTAGTATTTGGATATCTATCATTTTCTTCATAAAACTTATCTAATTCTTTAAACCATTCTTCTATAGATCTACCTCTAATACTAGTACGTATTATATTTAAATTAATATTTCTTTTTTCAAGTTCAGATAAAATATAATCTGATGCTTTACCTTGTCTTGCTTTTACTTTAATATTTTTAAACCATTCTCCTATACTTCCATCTCTTTCTTTAGGATACCTACCATCTTCTTCATAAAACTTATCTAATTCTTTAAACCATTCTTCTATGGATTTACACTTACTACTAAAATTAATTCCTCTTTTTTCAAGTTCAGATAAAATATAATCTGATGCTTTACCTTGTCTTGCTTTTACTTTAATATCTTTAAACCAATTTCCCATACTTTTATCTTTAGTATTAGGATATCTACCATTTTCTTCATAAAACTTATCTAATTCTTTAAACCATTCTTCCATAGATTTAGCTTTAGCATATATAGTATTTAAATTAATATTTCTTTTTTCAAGTTCAGATAAAATATAATCTGATGCTTTACCTTGTCTTGCTTTTACTTTAATATCTATAAACCATTCTCCTATACTTCCATCTCTTTTTTTAGGATACCTACCATTTTCTTCATAAAACTTATCTAATTCTTTAAATCGTTCTTTTGTAGATTTAATTTTAAAATCTAAATTAATTCCTCTTTTTTCAAGTTCAGATAAAATATAATCTGATGCTTTACCTTGTCTTGCTTTTACTTTAATGTCATTAAGCCAATGTCCTATACTTCCTTCATTAGTCTTAGGATACCTACCATTTTTTTCATAAAACTTATCTAATTCTTTAAACCATTCTTCTATAGGCTTTATTTTAATTTTATTAATAAAATTAAATAATTCAATTAATAAATTACTATTTAAAGAATTAAATTTAAGCATAAATAATGATTCACATTCTTTTTCACTAATTCTATTAATTTCTTTTAAATTATTATATAAAGGAATCCAAAAATCTACAATATTAGCAATATTTTTAATATTATTAACAAGATCTATTATTACAGGATTCTGATTATTATATTCTATATAATCAGATGATAATGCCCGTCCAATCTGCTGAAAATATACATTATTACTTTCTGTATATCTACTAAGTATTACACCATCTACACCTTTTATATGAACTCCTTCATTTAACATATTTACACTAAATAATAATTTAAGAGTATCATCATTATTATTTATAAAATTATCTATATTTTCTCTATTCTTTTTTACTGATTTAGTAGAATCAATATCATATACAGATACATTAAAATCTATAAACCATTCGGATAATGCTTCATACTTTACAGATTCTTTATGCTCTATATTTCTACAGAAAATTATATATTTTCCATTTTTTCTTTTAATATTTTCATTTATTACACTTTTAATATTATTAATCTTTTTTTCGATATTTTTCTTAGCATTTTTATAAAGATTTTTGTCATTTTTACAATTATTAAGTATTTCAACAATATTAATTATACCATAAATATAATTTGGTACAGGTAATATACCATTCATAATAGCATCACTTAATGATAAATTTGCTATTATATTATTATTAAAATACTCTTCTGATACATCTCTAGGTGTACCATTTATAGTAATATCAGAATATCTTTTTTCCGTAGCAGATAATCCTATAATAGTTGCATTTGGATTCTGATTGGATAATTTATTAAGAGATGCTGTCCATTTAGGAGCTCCAATATGATGAAATTCATCTGTTATAATATAATCAAAATAATCTTCATAATCATTACAGATATTTTTTAATCCAGCATATGTAGAATATACAATATTAGGATTATCAAGATATTCATCTACATATCTTTTAAACTGATTAAGATTTTCTGTATAAGATGTAATATGAAGAAACTTTTTATCAATATTTTCTTCAATAAATTTAAGTTCAATAAAAGCTTTACCTGTTCCAGTAGGACGTATAATACAAATCTTATTATTTTTATTATTATTTATAAAATTAATAAGTTCATTATAAGCTTCAAGATTATGTTCATAAAGTTCTAATTTCTTTTTCTCTGTATTCATTTCCATTTCTCCTTTTAAATAATATTAATACCATATATTAATATTATAATATTTATTTTTATTTTTTTAAAAATAAATGCTAGGTTCCATATGGAACCTAGCTCTGGAGAAAATAAAAATGAATCATGAGTATGGACAAGAAACAAGTAATTGAACCATACAAAGCACCCACCTCAGCACCATAAATGAGTACTTTATATAACTGTTAAAGTCAAAATCTCACAATATATAGTTATTAAAATTAATTTTTATTATTAAAAGGATCATTATCATTAAATATATTTTTAAAACTAGCTTTAACTTTCCCAGCATTCACATTACAATAAATCATTGTTGTATCTAATTTAGAATGACCTAAAAGTTCTTTAATCTGTTCAATAGGCATACCTTTATCCATAGCATGTGTTGCCATAGTACGTCTGAATCTATGAGGATGTACATTATCAACACCACTTTTGAGACCTAAATCTTTTAAAATAAGTTGTGCTGCTCTTACAGTTAATTTCTTTTTAGGAGAATCTAAATGACTAAACAATGGTTCTTCAGGTTGAGCATTTCTCTGAGTTAAATATATTTTTAACCATTCCATACAAATATTTGATAAATATACTATTCTCTCTTTATGACCTTTACCAAACACAATAATTTCTCCTTCTGAGAAATCAATATCTTGTACTTTTAGGCTTAATGTCTCTGATATTCTACAGCCTGTAGAATAAAGAAATTCTAGAAAAGCTCTATCTCTAGAAGTAGTACAAGCATTTCTTAATGCTTCTATATCTTCTTCTGTAAAAGCTTTTTTAATCTTCTTTTCTACTATAATTTTTTCTATTCTATGGCAAGGATTTCTTTCTATATACTCTTCATTTACAAGAAAATCATAAAATGCTGATAGAAATCTTACCATAGTTTGAGTAGTGCTTGCCTGTAAATTACGTTCTGCAACATATTCAGATAAATAATCTTTTATATCTGCTGTAGTAAGTTCTGTTAGATTTCTATTAGGGTAATAAGCTGCTAATCTACGGGCTTCACCAGTATAATGAACTATAGAAGATTGAGAAAGTCCAACTAATTTTTTATTTTGTATGAATCTGTCTATCAATTCTTCATTTGGTAGAGAGTTTCTAGTAGTTTTAAGAATGATTTCTAAAACATTTTTGAGCTTAGCTAATTGGTATTCATTTAGATCTTGTTCCATTAGTTTTAGAATCATTTCTATATTACTTACCATATTTTATCAAGTTAAATCCTTTCTAAAATCTAAAAACATGTTTTTAAATTATTTAAGGAGGACATAATTATGTCGAAAGTTGTTTTATCAAATGGCTATGAGTTTACTCTTGCAGATAATGGATATACTGGTGATGAAAGCTCTATATCTTTTACTATTATTTGCAATAATAAAACTCTTGAAGAAATTGAATCTGCATTTTCTGGTGTAGATGAATTTGATGTTGTTCTTGGTAAGGGTGATGATACTTCTTATATTGCTAAGTATTATGGCTATACTGCAATTAAAGAAGTTGCTAAGCTTCCTCAGTATAGTAATGGTATTGATCCTGAAACTGGTGAAGAAATTATCAATACTGCATTCATAATTGTCTGCATTAAGAAGAGTATTGATGAAAGACTTGCAGATCTTGAAGAGGTTGTTGATGATATTCTTGCTATTATCTTTGGTGATGAAAAACTTTTCCCTGAAGATGAATCTGAACCTGAGGTTGATCCTAACCAGGAACCCACTGAATAATTTTCATAATTAATATCCGATATACTATATAGATCGATCTTATAAGGAGGATTTTTAATATGTATAATACTCTTCTTAGAATGCGTAGAAAAGGAAATCTTACTGATGCTGAAGTTGATAAAGCTCTTGCAAAAAAGTGGATTACTACTGCTCAGGCAAATTATCTTAAGTCTATTCCTAATGGGAATGCATAATAAATAAGAGTAAAAAAAATATAATTAAGGGTAAGAGGATTAATCCTCTTACCCCCGTTTTTATTCACTAATAATTTCCGCTTTTAAAATTATATCAGATTTAGTATTGATTATTTTTTCTCCTTTACTTATAGAAGAAGCTAAAGTAATATCTTTTACTTTTAATTGCAACTTATTTGCTGTAGTTGTAATTACTAAAGTATCTTTATCTGTAACTCCAAATAATTTATAGATCTTGTCATTCTTACCAAGATCTATTACTCTACTACCAGCTTTATTTCTTTGAGATCTCTCAAATCCACTAGCAAGAAATTTATTTATTTTTCCAGATTCTGTTACCACTAAAATATATTTAGTAGGATTCTTATCTGTATAAATAATACTCATCCCTTCTAATGGACCATGTTTACCTCCCATTCCTAAAGTTCCAATAGTATTTCTCTTCAGTAATGCTATATCTTTAGTAGATATTCTAAGAGCTTTATCGTAACTATATAGAATAAGATCCATATTATCAGAAATAATTTGGACACTTACTATATCATCATCTTGATTTATCTTAGAATATATAATTCCACTTGGAGGTACATTAAGAAAATCTTGTATATCAAGCTTCTTTAGAGTATTATTTTTAGATAGTATAGCAATATAGATTTTCTGTCTGAGCTTAGATAAAGTAATTAATTGAGGTTCATATATAACAGATATAATATCTGCTGTTAAACCTTTCAATACTCCTTTTATATCAATACCAGGATCTGATTTAGATATGATAGGAATCTTATGTATAGGTAATTTAAACACTCTTCCCTTATTATCAAATAAGATTAGATTCTCTAAATTACTTACATTGATAACAAACTTAGGTCTATCTCCTTTAACAATATTTACAGGATCATTTTCCATAAGTTTTCTAACATAGTTATTTTCAGTAATAACTATTTTAAAATTACCTTCTGGAATATTACCTAAGTTGCTTACTTTAATAACTTTGCATATTCTATTCCTACCATATTTCTTTTTAATAGCAATTAATTCTTCTTTTACATCACCTAATATAAGCGTATCATCTGATAATCTATCTTCTAACCATTTTTCTTCTTTAGATAATTTATCAAATTCCTCTTTATATTTGGATAAATATCCTTTAGATAATTGCTTAATTTGAGCATTAATAATATAAGATGCTTGAATATTGGTCAATCCATATTTCTTTATTAATAACTCAATTAATTCATTATCTGTAGATTCTTTTCTTTTCTTAATTAAATCTATAATTTTATCTATATCTTTAGAACCTACAATTTTAATAAATGCATCAAGTCTATGCAATCTTGTCGCCACTACATAATTTCTTGCTGCATATTCTTTAATCTTATTATTTATAGCAAATTGAATAAATAATTTAAGATATTCTTTATAAGATAATCTTACTAATTCTGTTCCTAATACAACTTCAAAATTTACTCTAAAAGATTGTTCACAAGGACTATATTTAAATAAAGCCTCTTTAACAAAATTAACATCAGTACCTTTCTTAAGCTTAATTACAATCCTAACTCCATATTCATTCTTAGATTCATCATTTATGTCTAGTATCTGAGGAAATTTACCATTATTTATCCCTTCTTCTATCTTTGCTACTACATTAGAAGTACCATAAGAAGGAAGAGATGTAATAGTAATATATGGATAATCATTCTTATCATAAGAAACTTCCATAGTAGCTCTAGCTCTATAATTACCCTGACCTTTATTACAGATATTTACCCAATCTGTATCGATAATATCACAAGGTAAACAATGATCTGGAATTAATACTACAGGACTCTTAGGATTATCAATTAATCTTAAAGTAGCATCAATAACTTCATTAATACAATGAGAAGGTAAATCAGCTTTTACTCCAGTACCAATACCACCAAGAATACCATTAATCAATAATAATGGAACTTTTACTGGTAAATACTGAGGTTCATATCCCATATTATTATAAGTAGGATTCCAATCTACTACTTCTTTATTATTAGCAAGAGCTCCACATACACACTCTAATCCAAATTGATTAAGTGCACATTCTGTATATCTTGCTGCTGATGGAGGTCCACCTGCTACAGATCCCCAGCCACCTTGACCATATACTATTGGAGTTTTAATTTCAAAATAATTTACTAAAGTCTTAAATGATGGATAAGAACTACCATGTGGATGATAATTACCCATAACATCACCATCCACTTTTTGAGACTTAATAGTCTTAGGATATATAGCTTTTTCATCATTTAATAAAGTATAAATAATTCTTCTAGTAACAGGTTTTAAACCATCTCTTACATCTGGTAATGCTCTAACTAAGTTAACAGCTAGAGTATATAATGCTAAATCAGATATGTACTGATCATGAGCAATATGTTTAAGTATTTTCTCTGCCATTATAGAAATACCTCTCTTACTTAATAGGAAGAGGAGGAACCATCATCATTCTATCCTTAAAAATTCTAGTCTGGAAAAACTGTTCAATAATATAATCAAGAGTTTCAAAATCAATAAGCTGATAATAAGGAGTTCCATCGGGTTTAAACATAGGAATCACTAAACCATTTTCTACAGTATCAGCTTTAAAATCGATTACTTCTCCATCATCTCTAGTAATCTTAAAATTTTCTGCTACAAAGATATCATGATACCAACCACCTTTAGCTACTTCAACAGTAATATTATGAATAACCCGATTAGGTGCAGCACTAGTAGCAGACTGTTCTTCATTATTGATTTCATTCTTATTTTCTTTTACAACTTTAATATTCTCATTTTCCATAATTTATTTTCTCCTTTATATTATTTAAGAATCTTAATAAGTTTTCCTTCTTCAATAGTACCAATATTTTTCTTAATAAAATTTTCATCAGAGAAATTATCAATATAAATACAGATATCAGAATTACTAGAAGACTTTGTAGCAATAGGATTAAACAGAATATTCCAGAAATCAGCTTTGTAAAGATGTTCTTTTTCAATTCTAATACCATCTAACCCTTCTAGTATAGATCCAGCTTCAGGAATAGCAGATAAAGTTCCTGCAATTACAATAACTAAAGATTCTTTATCATATTCTTTTTTAATATATTCTTTAAGAAGATCTTCAATACTATGTCCTTCTTTAATAGAAGCTTTCATAATAAGATTAATATTTCCTTCATAATCAGAATGATTATAAATATCATAAATAACAGGTCTTACTCTAGTTTCAGGAGTAATACCTTCTTTTTTATAAGTACAAACCTTTAAAGATCCAGAATCTAAATTGATCTTATTCGCATCCATTATTAAGTACTCTCCTTATTATTAAACTTATTCTTAAGATCTTGAATAACGGAGATCTTAGCTTCATTATCATAAAACTTAAGTAATCCATCATTTACAGATACAGGATTTTTGCTATTAATATCTAAACAGTATTCATCTTTCTTTTTAGTAATTAAATCCATAATAATAGGATCTATTTTAGATTCACCCTCATTTTCTTCAAGAGAAGCATTATATTCTTTAAGCATTCCATTTGAATCAATTCTTATATTACCAAAGATTTCTTTATTATCATCAATAATATTCACATTAAAATCAAAGCAATATAGAGGTGAAGTATTATCAGTATTATTTAAGAAATTCAAGTTATATCTAACTTTACCTTTATCTCTCAGAGAAATAGTGATAATGTAATTCTCAGGAGGATTTCCTTCAACAAATATGTTTCTTTTAACTACATCTTTAGCAATTCTAATAATATCAGCATTAAAATCTGTGATAATAAGTTTATCAAATTCTTTTACTTTATATTCTACCAACATTTTTCATTTTCTCCTTTTAGATTAGAGAGGGGCTTATATTAATATATAAGCCCCATATATTTATCAAGTTTATAATATCTAATTTAATTAGTCTTTATAATCCAATTAAATCTCCTCTATCTACAGAACCTATCTTTTGAAGAATCATTTTCTTATTAGAATCATATTGTCTAATAATTTTCATAGTTTCATTAATATCTTCAATAGTATATTGAATTACAGTTCTAGTATTTGGATCCATAGTAGAATCTCTTAACTGCCAGTCATTCATTTCACCAAGACCTTTATATCTATTAATAGATCCTAATGATGCCATAGCAGTAGATACTAATTCATATAATCCTACTTTTTTACCATTCACTTTAAATAGCATATGATTCTGAGACATAGCTCTTCTTATAGGTTCAATTAGAGGTTCACAATCTTTTATAAATCTATCATTATAAAACAGTGTCTCTATTCTATCATTTATTAATCCTTTAATAAATATAGTAGATCCTCTCTTCTCAATATTCTTATTCTCCATAAATCTAAATTCAGATGTAATCCTCTTTCTAAGAGTTTCAAATCTTTCTTTTGCAATATATGAAGTAAGTACTATCTCAAGAAGCATAGGATTTAATTTATATCTTTCAGATATCATAGAAAAATCATAAATATAATCAGAATTCTCTATAAGTAATCTAGAGAATGTACTAGAGTCTATAGCTTTACCTTTAATATCAGTAACAGTATTTTTCTTATAATATTCCTTCTGCATATATCTAACAAAGTCTATTCTCTCTGAAAAATATTGCATTTTATTCTTAGAAGGAATACCATAAAGAGGAGGTACAGCTTTATAAACCTTACCAGATTCAACTAAACCTGGGAACATTTTAAGAAATACTAATAAAAGTAAGTCGCAAATATGTGCGCCATCTGAATCTGCTAGTTAGTACCCTCGATTTCTCGATATTTAATTAGGGCTTAGACTATATTTTACTAGTTATAAAAATAACTAGGATGCTCTTTCCAGATATGTACCAATAATATCTGTACTTCCTATATAGGAATAGTCGTTACATGTTTTTCTTATTAATTTAATTAATAAAAATTTCACACGGTATTACCAGCTATCCATTTCTGGACCTTAGGCTTTCTTAGAGAGCTGCTTCGTCTTTTGTTAGTACATACATATCTCTTTTGGCTTCATGTATTAGTCTTATTCAGCTCTTACCGTTAGCTAGATTATATCTAACCCCCATGGTTTTGGGAAAAGCATCTACGGACGCATTTTTATTCATCCGATAATAACAGAATTCTACCTACTTTTAACTTATTTATGTCAAAATTCTTACCATATCCAGCTCCTAAGATCTGTATAATAGAAGCTATTTCTACATTAGCTGCAATTTTTTGTGGAGTTGCTTGAAATACATTTAATATTTTACCTCTAATAGGAAATACTCCTTGGGTTTTAACATCTCTTGCATTTCTAGCAGTCTCTAATGCTGAATCTCCTTCTACTATAAACAATTCTGTATTTTTATAATCTTTAGAAGTTGGTTTTAAATATTTAGCAGGTAATCCACTAGTTGCAGAAGTTTCATATTTAGCTGTAACTTTAATTTTTTCAGAATCAGTTTTTATTCTAACATTTGCTATATCTTTAATAAATTTACAGCATTTTAATAAATCTTGAGGTTTAGCTTTAGCCCATTCATCTAAAGCATTCATTACTACAGATTTAGCATAAGCTTTATATTCTATATTAGAAAATATTTCTTTAGCTTGTCCTGTAAAAATAGGCTCTAATGCCCAAGCTGATATCATCACTTTTAATCCAGTTTTAACATCACTTGGCATTATTCTAATTTTAACTTTTTCTTTATCTGTTAGAAATGTCTTATTCATATAATTGCAGAACCAAGTACAAATTCCATCTAATACTCCACCAACATGAGTATTTCTATTAGCTTCTGTACTTGTAGGACACATATTAGCATAAGCTGTAATATCTTCCCCACCCAAATCCTGCTGATCAAATGTAAAAGACATTTCAAGTTTCATTTCTCCAGTATCATTATAAATATTAATTGGTGCAATCAGCATAGCTGAACTTTTACCAATAATATTAGTCATGATACCATCTTCATTTACCATTAATTCATGATAAACTTTACCTTTTTTATTAATACTGGTATAATCTATCTTAGTTCCAATAGGTAATAAAGATAAAGTATCTCTTACTAATAAATACACCCTGCCTGGATCTAATGGAGTTTCTCCTAATACAGTATGATCAGGTTCACATTCTACTCTAGTACCTTGAAATAATTCCTTATTAGGTAATAATTCTTGTTTCTTTAATTTACCTTTTTCAAATCTAACATGCATGCATGTACCATCATATCTATAAGACATTACATCAAAATATGCTGATACTGCATTTGTTACTTTAGCACCTATACCATTAGTTCCTGCAGTATAATCTCCTTTTTTACTTTTAGTAAGATTTCGTCCAGTATGTCCTTCTGTATATATCTGAATAATCATATCAAAAGGAATTCCCATACCATTATCTTGTACAGCAAATTTATATGTTCTTTCATCATATAATACTGATACAAAATTACAAGGAGAATCTGGATTAATTACCTGATCAATAGAGTTTTGAAATATCTCTCTAAATCCATTTAGCCATCCTTGATCATGCATAGCTCCAAGATACATACCTATCTTAGCTCTTACTGCATTGATTGTACCTTCTATATGTTTAATTTCATTTTTATAATTATCAATTACTTTAATCTGTTCTTCTGACAAGCCATGTTGTGCTATTTTAGATTTATCTTTTGGCATTTTTATTTATGATTTCCTCCAACGATTTTCTCCAAGTATACTTTCTTCATATCTTTTAATAATATCAATATGAGCTTTCATTTTATAAGGTTTAAAAGTTTCTTCATTCCAATTCATCATTCTTGCTAATTGATTTAAATCAATCATAACATCAGTAAATTCTTGAATTAAATTATAATATGCTTCTTCTTTAGAACACCAAGTAGGTATTCCTTTTCCATTAGCTCTATTATATTTTGATATAGCATGAATTAATTCAGAACATTCTTCTTATAATATAGATAATACATCATCTTTACTCATATTAGTACTGCCAAATAAAATAATCTCTTCATCTAATTGAGTATTTGGATTTCCTAACATAAAATAGAAATCTCCTCTCTAACAAAATATTCTTTCATTTATTAGTTACTAGACAGTAAAATTATAATTTTTCTTTATTTAAAAATTAAATATCCTCAGTCTATTAATTTCAGATTAATTAGAGGTTAATATTGAGGTAAAAACCTATAATATAGTAATTATTAAAAAATATGAAAATATATAGGGGTGGAGATTTACCTCCACCCCTAACTTATTCTAATCTCAAATAATTACTTAATTACTTCTGTTCACTAGAAGCTGTCTGAGCAGGAGTTGCAGGCTGAGAAGTCTGAGCCTGTCCAGTAGGATTCATAGCATTGGGCATATTAGTATTCATATACCCCTGCTGAGGAGCTGCTGCTCCAACAGGATTCATGCTAAATCCCTGCATCTGGGGCTGATAAGCTCCCTGACCTCCATAGATAGGATTGAACTGAGGATTCTGCTGAGCAAATCCAGCATTCATGTTAGGATTGAAACTATACATCTGCTGCTGTCCAGCAGGATTCATAGGCTGCTGAGGAGCTACAGGCTGTCCCTGAGGAGCCATATTAGGCTGCATCATTCCAGGCTGCTGATAATTATATCCATACATCTGCTGCTGAGGAGGAACCATTCCCCAACCAGGCTGAGTCATCATAGCATAGATATTGAACGGATTTACATTATAGCCATTTGCTCCAGGCACGAAACTATCAATACCTTCATATCTCTTGAAATCCTGAACAGCAATATTATACAGAGCAGGAATCTTCTCGATAAACGGAATAATCTGGAAATAATCCAGAGCTGCATTAGGATCGATCGACAGATACATAATCTTAATGGTATTCAGAATATCAAGAATATTATCAGTAGCATTCTTAATTTCTTCAGAAGTAAAGTCCTTAGTATAGAAGTGAGTTCCACAAGTTGTGCAGGTGCAACCACCACTCCCATCAGGATCAGGAACCAGTGTAGGATTACCATTACGATCATAATGATTACACTGACCTTTTGCAAGCTCCTCTTTAGTTACAGAAAGCTTAAACTGAGAAAGTCCCTTCTGAAGAAGTGCATAATCTTCAGCAGGAAGCCAGTTAAGAGTTTTCTTCTGCTGATACTGATTCGGAACCATACCGGGTCCCATAAATACATTACCATACATGTTCATTTTTGTTTCCTCCTTTGAGATTAAAATATGTATATTTTTTGAATCTTAAGTTAATGTGTGAGATTTTAACTTTCGATTCATATTTATAATACATTCTCAAAATCAATTTTAACACTCGATTTTTCGAATGAATTATTTTTATTAATTCCTTCGTATTATTTAGTTAGGTGCTGTTTAAAAATTAATTTAAAATTATACCACTTTTATTCAACAAGTTTATTGTAATACTCAGGAAGTCCTTCAATAGTAGTACTAATAGCAGAACCTTTAAAAGTTCCATAAGAAGAACCAGGTGCTACATTATCTACATTCTGGAAACTTCTAGGACCAACTGCTTTATGTACACTATCTCCCTGAAGTTCTTTAATAATATCATCTTTACTCTTTTCTGTACCAACAGGAGTAAAAGATCTAAGATCATTCTCAATTTCTCCAGATCCAGGAGAAATATAAGTCTTAATATAAGAAATATCATCATAATAAATATGAGTCATAACAAAAGGCTTTTCTCTCTGAGTAATAGAAGGAATCTCATAAGAAGCATTAGAAACATTCTTCTCTACATGAATGAGACAATCCCCACCATCAAAGAGCCAATGACCTTCAATATTACCATATATACTTTTAACATCAAGAAGACCCAATTCAATAGGTCTATCTTTATATTCTTCAAGTTTTGCTAAAACTACACTTTTATTCATAATCAGATTTCTCCTTTAATAACGTTTTTTCATCTGTTTCTTATAAGAATTTAATTCATTTATAAGACTATACAGATTACTAGCATTCTTAGTAGCATTTACATAAGAAAGTCTATTAAAGAGAATGCTATAAACAGCAATATCCTGATTGACAATAGCAATAGACTGAGTGATATCTCTAATAAGAGAATCATCAATTCTAATAAGAATATTATATCTTTCAGGATCATCTGCTAAGTTTGCTCTCTCTATATAGTCATTATAAATATAACCTAAAGAGAACTGTAAAGCTCTATTAATTGCAAGTTTGTTAGAACAATAATTGATTAATGTATCCAAAATTACAGGAAGAATCAGATAAGGGCCAAACTTATCATAGTCAACCTTTCCTGCAATCATATCATCAATAATACGTTCTGCATTCTTACTTACTTCTTCAATAGTAAGCTTTCCAGAGGTAAAATAGTCTTCACCTTTTTGATCAATAATTCTGGTAAACCAGTTATTGATTCTTCTATTAGGTTTATTATCCTTATTGTTATGTAAATCTTCAGGAGTAATAGGCTTAGGAAGCATACTTGCATCCATATTTAATGGAATAGCTTGTACTCCAAATTTATTATCATAATTAGGAACAAAATCAGAGACAAGATTATTAAAATTTAATCCTACAAATTCAGGATCACTTTTATCTGTAGGAATATCTTTTACTAAAGGATTCATATCTAATCCCATAGATTTTACTACTTCATTAGTAGTTCCATTTTCTACTAATTTATTCATAGAAACATTTTCAGCCATTTCGGGCTTAGGAATATTATCAAGCTGATTTACAATAGTATTAAATCCATAAGGTGTTGTATCCTTATTAAGATTAGATGTTACAGGACCATTAAATTTCTTCTCAGAATGATCTGTATTCTCTTCTGTACCATTCTCAATAAGAGTATTAAACTTTGGTCTGATAAGAATCTGACTTCCTAACTGTGAAGGAATAGGCTCTTCCACAATTCCACCAGATGAATTAAATCCATACTCAATGTTATCAAATTCAGTCATTTTATTTTCTCCTTTTTTAATTAAATTTCAAAGATAGTTTTATCTCCAAAAGTAATAGCATCTTCTTTTTCAAAATCATCTATATTAAACATATCATCACCATCTAATACTTTATGATTTTCTTTCATGGCTTTTAAAAATCTAAATACTGTTATAGGAGATACATCATTAAATTTAATATTATCTCTAGCTTCTGTTTTACCATTAATAATAATATCAGCATTAATAGATGATCCACCAATAATAAATGAAGTATTAGGATCAATAGCTTCATATTTAACTAATTCTTTAAGAGTATCATAAGTAGCTTGTCTACCTACTTTAATTTCCCAATGTCGTATAATATCATCTCTAGTACTATTTGTATCATATATTGATAATAATAATAAATAGACTTTTTCGTCAGGATTTTCTCCTTCAAAGCTTACAGCAGGAATAACTGCACCAAGTACAGCATCTTCTTCATCTTCTACACTTCTAATAATATTATTTAATGTATCATCATCTGTAACCACTCTACCATTATTATCCCATATTTGTAGATTTCTTCGATCTTCCATTATTTATTCCTCTTTTTTATTATACCATTCAATTATATTTCCTAAAGCATCACATTTAGTAAATCTAAATTTAGATTTAATTTCAGGATATTTTTCTTTATCTACAAGAGATAAAAACTCTTTTATATCTCTGGCATATGTATCTCCAGATAAAATATTTTTATAAATAATAAAATATTTTACATTTCCTACATTATCACTTGCATTATATGCAATATTAAGAATTTTATATAAATAAAGTGTTATAGGATATTCTTTTCCATCTTCATCTACTTGTTTTAATTCATGCTTAAAATGAATGTAAAAATCTCCAGCATTAATTTCTCTAATATAATTAGTCTGTGTATGAATACCTGATGAATCATTTGTAGTTAAATTCTTAACTTCAACAATATATTTCATAACTTTACTCTCCTTTCATTATTATAATATCTTATAATAATAAATTTTAGAAACTCCAATATTTAGGTTTATGTTTTACATAAATAAGTTTATTTCTAAATCTTGTAATAGCTGTATAATTTAAAGCATTTTGATACCATCCAGGTTGTCCCAAATACTCTTCAAAATATATACCATAATTATATTCTGATCCTTGTGCTAAATGTACAGTAGATGAATAAGCATATTCAAATAATTCTCCTTGTAAGTATGGATCTCTTTTTATAAATTCTCTTTCCTTTTTATTACTTGCATTTATATAATTTCGATTTATAGGTAAATCTATAAATGCATTATTAGATAAGTCGGGCATAAAATCAATTTTTATAGTTTTACCATCATATTTCTCTACTGTAGGTTGAGATAATACAAATCCTGTTAAACCATTTACAAGAGGAATATCGTCTATAAATACTCCCCAATTATTTTTTCTGCATATTACTCTTTCCCCATAATTAGGAGTATCATTGTAAAAATGTAAAATATCTTTTCTTATTCTTCTATTTAAAATATCTCTAGTATCGTTCTTTCCACATAAAATAATATTAGCTTTCATTAAAATATTATTATCTAATTCTGTATCAAATATAACTAATACATCATTACCATATAATCCATAATCTATAGGATACCCATATCTTGCTCTATGAGCAATATGTACAAGAGCAGAATCTCTCTCTTGTCTCATAATCTCAGTTAAATAATGAATTTCCCCATCTACAAAATATCCAGGATCGTCAGCAATAGGTGGTAACTGACCAGGATCTCCAGTAGCAATTACCTTAATTCCTATATCATCAATAAACTTTCTAAACTTTCTTGGAACCATCCAAGCTTCATCTAATATTATAAGTTTAATATTAGAATTAGTAAAATCTTTAGGAATAAATTTCCATTTATAAACTACAGTATTGAATCTTGTATCTATAATATAATTTCCTTCTCCATCAGTATCTTTAACTTGAATAGGAATAAATAATCCAGAATGGCAAGTACATGCATTTGTTAAACCATGTAATCTCATTACCATAGCTGCTTGACCAGTATAGGCCATAGGTAATATTTGATCTTCTCTTAAACCAAGACCATTTACTATTTCTGCAACTAATACACTCTTACCACAACCTGCTTCAGAAGCTATTTGAAATAAAGGATTAGAAGATTTATAATACCACTGTATAGCAGCATCATAAATCTTCTGTTGTCCTTGATTTAAAATGATATTATTCATCATCTATCCATTCTGATTGATCTAAATCATAAGGTCTGAGATTAATATCAGCAAATGTTCCATCTAAGCTAAATACAGCTTCAATAAGACATATTATTTTATTAATATACCAATTTCCTTTATATTCAGATCCATCTTCAAATCTTACATGAAGCATATAATTTCCTGTATCTTTATCTTTATCAAAGAAATAAGTAGAACAAACAGGAAGATTACCCTCTTCACTGGAATCTTCTAAATATCTAGCAAAGAATCTATCCATTAATTTAGTACATCTAGGATCAATTGGATTAAATCTAACATCATCCTTATCTATAAATAAAGCAGAGTTAGAATCTATATTAGCTTTTACAGGATGATTATCAAAGAATATAGTATTTTTAGATTCTTGATAAAATAAAATATTACTACCTTTTTGTATTTCTATACCTAAAGCGATTAATAAATTTCTAGTAATATCTGCTACATCTTTATCATTAAACATTTTTAACCTTCTTTCGATTTACATTATTACACGGCTTATATTAAAACTATATTCTGCAATAGGTACATATAAAGGTGCATTAGTTGAAGCATATGTTGTGCATGTAGAATTATCTATATTATTTTCTTTAGTTTTGTTAACTAAATCATTATTATATATATAATGATGATTTAGATAAGAATATTTTGTAAAATTATTTTCTCTACAAATAGAATTCATTTTATATGTTTTAGAATATGTATAAATTAATGTATGATTTTTAGAACGAATTTTTATATATTCATTAAAATATTCTTTTTTATTATCCATATAATTATTTATAGAAATTTTATCATAATGAATAAGTTCATCAAAATCATCTTCAAATTTTTTGATAATATCATAAATTTCTTTAGGTATACTATCTTTATTAAAAATATCTATGTTAACTTTCATTATTAAACCTCCTCATTAATTAATTCAATATCTTGAATATTTATTGCAAAAGCTTTCATTTTCTTTTTGAAATATTTTTCAGCCATAATTCTAGCTTTCCTTTCTGTATTAGCTTCTACAATACAACTGTTAAAATTATTAGCACACCAATCTAATTCGGCTATTACTTTCCATTTTTTAATACTCATTTGTTTTTTAACCTCTTTTCTTATATTTTCCATATCATTATTATAATATCTTACCGTTTATGATTTTAGTATTCCGAAACTTCTATATAATTATTAAATGGAGATATTAGTATGGATAGTACTGTAATGAAAAGTAATTTTGCTAATAATAAAGCAAATATGCTTGGATTACATTATGTGGAATTAATAAGTGATAAAGTCACTTTTGAAAATAATATTGGTAAATTTGTTATGTCATATTTAACACCTAATGTATCTAAATCTGAATATGATACACAATTACCTAGACAGAGTGCTAGTAATGTTATCAATAGAGACCAATTAAGTTTAGGTGTATCTGCAATCACTACATCAAATTATGTAGAATTAAAAGTACCTAGACATTTATTTTATATTACAAATATTTCAGTTTATCATCCAGGTGGAGATGAATCATCTACTAATAATGCTACTATAACAAGAGTAGAATATTATAAAGGACAAAAATTCTTAGTTTCTAATTTAGCAGGAAATTATGATAATCCAGTTGTTATAGGAGTGATAGAATAATGGCTACATATACAACAATGAAGTCTGATGAAACTATCACTGTTCAAGATTTTATTGCTATGAGAAATTCAGATGAAATTACTTACTATAATTTTTCTATAGTAGAATACTTGAATGGTTATGATATGTTCATCACAAATGTCTTGTATGATTATGAAGAAGAATTAAGGGATTTATCTGTATTTATAAAATTAACAGATGTGGAAAGAATTAGATATAAATATAAGCCATACTTATTTGCTTATGATTTATATGGTACTAGAGAAATGGCTTTTATTATAATGATGCTTAATGGTATTATAGATCCTAAAGAGTTTGATTATAATAAAATAAGAGTATTAAGATATAATGAATTAACTACTATCATTAATAGAATAGGTGCTATTAATGAGGATTATATAAATAAAAATAAATCCAAATTAAAGAAAGACTTTAAAAATAACGATGGAAATAATATCTGGACAGAATAAAAATAAATAGAATATACAGTGGTAGGAATATCCTACCACTGTATTTATTTTTACTCAGCAGTAAACATTTCAACACTATCACCAATAACAATACCATCATCATTCAATATACTAAATACTGCTACAGCATCTGTATTATATTTTAAATTAACTAGTTCTTGTTCCCAGGTTGTCATTTCTTCTGTTGGTATTGGTAATGGTTGTAAATCTAATATTGGTTGTTGAATTTCAAAATTATTATATGGCTGAGGTTGCTGAATCTGAGGTTGTACTTGTAATCCAACAACATTTGAATTATCTATATCTTCTATAGTAATACTATCATCTCTAGCAATATTATTACTTGAAAACATATCCTCATCATCATCTATTCTCCTTGAAGCTGTTTTTACATAATCATTATTATTAATCCTTAAAGGTCCTGCTTCTTTATCAATAAGAGTCCATCTATAAGCAGGATATTGACTATATGCATCCTCAATAAGTTTAAGACCATGATGTTCCATAAATGGTTGAAAGAATAATTCAACATCACATTTAGTTCTTGATTTAATAGAACTAAATCCCATATAATAATTTCCTTTAGAATCAGTTTCTTTATTTAAAATAACACCAATATCACAGTTATCTATCATCAATAATGAATCTGAAACATTATTTACCCCTAGACTTCTGATAATATCTTTTTTATTTTTATTCTCACCAATATTCTTTGCAGCTTCTCTATTTAAGTGGGATATTGTTATAATAGGAATATCTTGAATATTTGCAAATGCTTTAAATTCATTTACTATATTACCTAAATCTAATCTCATATCTTTCGCAGGATCTATAGATCTTATTCTTTTAATATGATCTATAATAATACATATCGGTTCTTTATTTTGAGATTTTACTTTATCTACAAGGGCATATAAATAATTTGTTGACTGAGATAAATTAGGTTGATATTCCATAAATAAATCTACTTCTCTGTGTCCGGAATATGCTTCAAGTGCATTTTTAAATAACATATTGGCTTCATCATATTGAGTATGTTCAGCCATTACTTCACCAGTAATCATAGTAAACATTCTGGACACATTTTCTCTTACAGAGTTTTCCATCGTTAATATTATTACACAAGGTTGTTTGGTTGGATCTTTAGTTTTATACATATAATTATATTTTGAAATCTGCATTGCTATATCCAATACAAAGAATGATTTACCAGTAGCAGCAGTTCCAAAGAATATATATACTCTACCAGATTGAAACCCACCATTTAACATTTGATTCAATCCAGATAACCCTGTTTTTAATATTCTAGATGGACTAGTCTCTTTTGAAAATATATCTCTAAAAGTATTATCAAAAGTATCATCATATAAACTAAATTCTGATTCAATATTTTTACCACTTTCAAATTTATTAAAACCAGAATTTAATTTTTGAATTAAATATTTAATTTCATTTATTGTATTTGCTCTATTAACTCCAGTATTATTATGCAAATCTGTAGCTAATCTTACAATTTCATTAAAATCTCCATCTACAAAATATGTTTCTGATAAGGAACAAGATTCATTATTTATATAAGCTAATTCATCATCAGATATTTCTTCATATCCAGATGTATCTAATAAATCTTCTGCTCCAATACCACCATTTATATATTGTATAATTAAATCTTTATCTTTAAGATGTTTATCAACTCTAGCTTCTAAACCCTTTTTAATAAAATTAATTCTTTTTACTCTTTCAGTATCACTTCCATAATCTGAAATTAATACCTTATCAAATAAATTTTTTACTAATATTAAACTTGACATTTTAATATTAGAATTTCTAGATATAATATATCTACAGTATAAATCCAAAGTTTTTATATCAAATAATTGAGTTAATTTCTCTTTTTTATTTTCAAGATTTTTATAATTAGATGCTCGTCTAATATTCATAATTAAAATACCATCTCTCTTTTATATCAAAAAGTATAAGATAGTTAAGATAAATATAATATTCTATTTACCTCTCTTTTGGAACAAAGTCAGGACTCATTGGGTCCATCATAGACCAAGCTCTTCTAGTAGCTTCATAAGGTACTATAGGATAATACTTAGTAGATCTTAAAGCAAGATTAAAATCATCTTCAAGATTTACATATCCAGTAGGGGGTTTACCCATAGTATCACTATTAAGATGAATATTCAAAGGATAAATATCAATAGAATCTTTTACTTTTTTTACATCTTTTAAATATTTTCTATATCCATTAGCCCAATTAGGTGGCATATTATCAGGTATTCTTAAATAGCCTTTCACATCAGTATTATTATTACCATCTTTATATTCTATAGCAACAAATCTCATATTATTATTTTCCCTTATTATTTAATAATAAATAAAATAATGATAAGAATAATAAGAATTATATTAATGCCCATACTAAGTTTAGTAAATAATTTAGAATAAATCTGAGTAGCTTTAATAGCGGCATTAGTTTCTTTATTATCCTTATCTATAACTTCTGTAATTCTATTAATTTTTTTATTAATATTTTCTACATCATCAGTAAGATTTTCAAAAAGTTGTTTATATGTATTAAAAAGCTCCATATAATTGGGAAAATTGGTAGTATTTTGATTCGGATAATCATCGATAGTATCTGCTTCTCCAGATAAACCATCACTAAAACTAGGAGTATCTGGAATATTTTCCTCATCATCACCAATATGTTTTCCATGTGCATCAACAATATCAGAATCAGATGCATTACCAATACCAGACATATTAAGATTCAAAGTTCCATCGGTGTAAATATTATTATCTGATTCTTCTTGCTGATTATTTGTAGACATTTCTTCATTTGTGCTGACTTCATTTTTAATTTCTTCATTCATTTATATTTCCTCCAATATATATTTTAAATTTGATTGATAAGCAATGATGCAAGTAATATAATGATAGTTATATTAGTAACGCCAATAATAATAGCAACTTTCATAAGAGTATCATAAGCTTTTCTATAGTTTTTAGTAGAAGCTTTTATCTCTTCATCAGCAGTAGTCTTAATTAATTCTGTGATATTTGCAAGTTTACCACCTATAAATTCACAATTATTATGAAGATCAATCATAATATCTTCCATACTTGATTTAAGTTGCCTATTATCATTATCTTTTTTCTCTTCATCTTCAGTAATAGATAATAAATCACCATATGTATTATTCATAATATATACCTCTTATTCTAATTTATCTTAAAAAACATATTGAAAGAAAAGTAGCAAGTAATAATACTCCATATATTTTCATAAAGAAATATACAGTTTTCTTAATATTTCTTATTTCATTAAGAATCTCATCTTTATACTGAGAAGCATACCTAATTTCAATTAATTCCTGTCGATACTGATTATCAAGAACTTCATATAACTTATCATAAGTTCTATCAATATGTATAACAATATCATCAGTATTCTTTCTCAAATTTTTATTAAATCTATCACAATTATTCTTTAACTGTTTATTCAATTTAATTTGTTGTTCAGAGAAAGAGATACATTCATCATATTTATCATTTAACTCTTCAAATTTATCAGTTATAGTATTAGTCATATAACTATTACATGTATCATTTAATTTAATTGTAGAGTATTCTGCCATTTTATCTTCCTCTTTTTTATTCTCTATGAAATACTTATTAGTATTTAAAGTAGTTTTCATCATTTTCATAAATTTAGATTTGGGAGTAAATATACCCATTTGTAATTACCCCTCTCTTAAAATACTTTCAAGTTCCTCTATAGTAAGATACTTTTCATCATTTTTTAGATGATTAACCCACATAACAAATTTCTGTTCATCTGTCAATCTAGGATCTAACAAAAATGAAAATTTTTCATTATCTTCTTTAATCTTTTCTTCTGCCTGTCTAGCTATTTCTCTTTCAGGTGAGAAAAATTCTAAAGTTACGGTATCATCATTTCTAAAAGTATTATTAATAACCATTCTATTAGCAGGAGATAAAAGATTATCAAACTTTACTCTAATATAATCTATACCTTGATTTTGTTTAAGATCTCTGATATAGTTTATAGTATCTATAGGATTATTATTAACTAATTCTGATAAAGTGATAGTTTTATAATTATCAGAAATTATTTCTTCATAGTCAAGGAAATACTTCCTTGACATAGAATTATAAGACATTAATATGAATCCCTTAAAACAGTCATCATCAAATCTCCATCTATAAGGAGACCCGCAATAATAAAAATGATCATAAAAAGTATCAGCTTTATGTATATGACCAGAAATAATAGGTCCTTTACAATTTAAAAAATCTTCTATTGTAAATAATCTTCCTTGTCCTACATTATCTCCATATACAGCACCTTTAATAGTACCATGCATTATACAAAAATCATAAAAATCAGAATGAAATAATATCTTTTGATAATAATCTTCGTCTATACCATATAATTCTGGTATACAAAGAATTCTTATTCCTTTTACCATTTCAAATCTGATATTAGTTACTATTCTAACATCTACATCAGTTCTCTGCATATAGTGATAATATATTTTTAACTGATTAGCATCATGAGAAATAGTACCTTGAAGAATGATTAATGTAGCATTTTTCATTTTAGCAATCTCTACTAATCTAGCTATAAACATAGAAGCATATAAAGTAGCATCAGAAGCTGTCATTACTTTATGATCATAAAGATCTCCATTGATACAGATTAAATCCAATCTAGGCATAACTTCTATCTTCTTTATAAACTGATCTTCTAATATAGAATATTGTTTATATGGGTCCATTACTGGAAAATGTAAATCTGATATATGAGCTGATATGATAGTTGTATTATTAAAAATATAATTATCATATAATAGATTTGGATTAATATTATTTATCATCATCATATTCCTTAATTAAATTTAATGCATCTTTTAATACATCTTTTTTAATAATCATATAGTATAATAAATCTTCTGCACGTTTTTTATAATTATCAAAATGAGTATATATAATTGGAATTAGTAAACCTTCTTCTACTACAGTAGGTTGAGCAGTTACAATTCCACACGTTTTACTAGGAGCTCTAAAATTATCTATAACTTTTACATTTTTATATTCTTTAAATTTTTGTACAAAAGGAGCAGGAATTTCAAAACCAGCTTCTTTTTCAGATTTGCTTATAAGTTTATCCATTATTAATTATCTCCCATCATCTAAATCTTTAACTAAATTAATTGCTTCTTTTATTATAGATTTTTCAATAAGAAGATATGCAATTTTATTATCAAAACCAGAATAGTAAATAAAAGGAACTAATAAACCTTCTTCTACTATCATTGGTTTATAGATATAATTAGAATCTCCATGAGTAAATCTTCTAGTAATATATACCGTTTCATTCTTTACTTCATCTAAATCTTTATAACTTTTGGGATTATCTAACATTTTACATAACCTCTTTCTAATAATTCTAAATAACCATTAATATCATCTCTTTTATATAGTCTTTGCACTTCTTGTAAATATATAGCACTATCTATTGTTTTTTCTTTATAAAATCTATCTGTAGCTTGTTTTAAAGCAGAATCCCAATCTATTTTTATATCTTGTTTCTTCCAAAATTTTTTATTATCAGGAAGACTGGAATATTTTTTAATACTAAAATTTATACTATCTTTAATTCTCTTTTTTATCTTAGTATATTCTGTATTTGTAACAATTAAATTATCTAAACTTTGTTTGGATACTTTCCATGACTTACCATCTTTAAAAGCATATAGAGATCCTTCATCTATTAAACTTAATATAGTTTTTCTACTACAACCTAATTTCTCTAAAGCTTCACTAAAGGTGATAGTTTCCATTTTAACAAACTCTCCTTTTTAAAAAGTAGCATTTTTTATATAAGTATTATCAATATGATTGATAATACTTAAGGTATTCACTCTAAGTTGATACCTTAGATTTGAATATCTTTTACCTTTTTTATCATATTTTGATTTGGATTATTTTTATTTATAGTAATATCATCTAAATAATTTTTTAATACATCTATTATTTTTTCTTTGCATTGTATTTCTACCTTTCTCTGTGAATCATTAGTAATATCAACACTAGATATCTCTAATACTCTTCCAGTTTTAGTATGCATAATTGAAAAAATAATTGAGTTACCTGGTTTTATATCTAATATATATAACTTATCATTTTCTAAATCTGAAAAATAAATAGGAATAAATTTATTTATAATTTGAGTATATGTAGTATCTTTAGTTATAGATATTTTCTCTGAATATACTTCTAACTTATCCCAATACAAGAGAAATATTCTTTCTAAATTAAATAGATAATCTACTGTCCATTTATCATACATAAGATTATCTATCATTTCTATTAATTGTGCTTTTAATTTTTTATATTCTTTTCTTTCTTTAAATTTAAACCATCCAAATGGTTTATTAAATTCATTATATAGATCTCTTACAATATCACAGCATTGTAATATTACATATATATTATTCATTATGGACCCTCATTATATATCACTTAATTTATAAAGAGGTTTTTTTGATAATAAAACCCTACAGGAGATTTTACTCTCCTGTAGTTATTTCTTTAAGAAGTTTATCATATTCTTCTTTAGTAGTCATTCTCATAATAAATCCAGCTGTCAATAACATAAAAGTTTGTAAACAATTATTGAAGAAATTTAAATGAATCTCATTATTCATATCATATTCATAAGTATAGTAACAAGATTTTTCTTTATCTAATCTTAATATCATAGCTTTAGAAATATCTATATTTTTTAACTCTTTTAATAGAAATTTATAAGCTGCTAATTGTAAAGCATAATTATAACTCATATGATTAGAAGTCTTAAAATCAATAAGCCAATATTCACCATCTACCTTTAATAAACAATCACAAGTACCAGCAAAGTATTTATGAACCAGAGCCGCTTCAAGATATATAATTTCTATATTTTTATATTGTTTATGAAGATTTATCCACCAAGAATGAAATCCTGTCATAACAGAAGATACTGTATTTCTAATTTTATCATTAGGAATCTCATTCATAGTATCTAAATCTAAAAAACCTTGTTTAAGATATTTTTCTATAGCAAGATGAGAATAAGTTCCCCTATCTGCAGCATCATTCATAAAAGCTCTATAGGAAATATGTTTAAATCCTAAATTATTAGCCCATTTCATTAAAAAATCTTCATGAAGCATAGCAGATAATATTTCTGTTACTCTAGGAACTCTTTTTCCAATATATTCATATTTAGACTTAGATTGTATTTCAATTTCAGATAATCTATTTAAAATAGATTGCAAATCTTTTTCTTTTATAATCATATTTAATTCCTTATAATATAAAATATTATACTAAAGTATAGTAAATAAAATATTACAGATAGAGAATTCTCTATCTGTAATATCTATCTATTCTTCTAAAATAAATTTTTTATATATTTCTTTAATTTTTTCTTTTGATAAAAATCTAACATATATGGTACGTGATAATTCTTGCTCTTCTGGGATTAATATTCCTTCATCAACAATAATAAATGCACTAAATTCATTAAGTTTATAATTTTTATCATAAGCTCCAATTTTGGTTACTACTGGAATATTTTTATTCTGATCTTTAAACTCTTGTAATGTCATATCATACCTATCTTTTATTATTTTAATAAATTTGTTATAATAAATATAAAAAATAAAATACAGATAGGAAATTATTCCTACCTGTATATAAATAAAATTATTCCTCATCATCTAATTTATCTAAAGCATCATAATCTATAAAAATTCCATATTTAGCTTTTCTTTTATAATTAGCATTTTTAACAAGCTTATCTCTAATTTCCATATATTGAATCTTTAAGGTTATCCACTTTTCTAATTCTCTCTCACTAGTACCAGCTTCTCTTTCTTCTCTGATATAATCTGAAATCAATGCCAAACGAGCATTTATTTGCTTTAAGCAATAGAATATATCCTCTTCACTTTCACTATTTTTAGCTCTGATAATATATTCGTATAAATCATCCTCTATAGCTTGTAAACCTGCATATTTAAGCCCAACAAAGAATCCTCTCTTCTTAGCTTCAGTTATATACAATTTAGTAGACTCAGTATATAAACTTGTATCAATTCTATTAAGAGCATTAATAACAGCATTCATTTTATTAATATATAATACAGAAGCAGTAAGTTTCTTAGCTTTATCTAATAGATGTAATGCAGGAACTCTTTCCTTATCCACATCACTATAGAGCCTTAAGCACCAGTTAAGCATACTTAATCTAGGTTGTCTAGTTATTTCATTTTCACAACCAGGAATTTCTTTATAGAGTTTTTGTATTGCAGATTCAAAATTATCAAGCTCTAAAGAATCAAGAAATGGATCATTTGTAACATCATCAGGTAAATATAAGCAAGATGTAATCTGATTAATTGCATCATATAAACCAAATGCTAAAATGGCTTGGAACTGAATAGAGTCTTTAATAATAATATTTGTTCCTCTATTTGCAAGCCAAGCATCGATCATTTCTCTTACTCTAGTAGCAGGAGAATAATCACAAATTAAATGATAAATATTATACAGCATAATAGCTGCTACATCTTCATTAGTTAAACCATAATCAAATACTTTACTATCAATTTCTACTTCATAAGAATCAAATCTAGCACTATCACCAACAATCATAAGATTATTAATAGTATCAGAAGGAATCTTAGGCATTACAATGCACCCAAAAGGAACTTTGTCTGTATTAATAGTATAGATAAAATTCTCACATTTAGCATCTTTTAAGAAAATAGAATTAAGAGCATCCTTTACTGCAACTAAGTCTTCTTGTCTATGAGAGAAGTTGCGTAAATTATCAATTGCTCTCACTAAAGTTTCTACTCTACTATCCATAATAGTTATCAACCTCTCTTATATTATTCAGAAACATAGTTAGCAATAAATCTTATATTACCATAATCACCATTTTCAATTCTTTCTGGATTCCATTTTACAAATCTATATCCAGATTTTACAGCTTCAGGAGGAGTATATGCTCCATCTTCTATAGTATAAGAAGTTTTAGCAGAAGAAGGAATAGTACCACCATCTGTATCATAACTAATTAAATAGTTTACTGGTATATAAGTTAAGCTATATTCAAGATCTTTACTAGTAATTACAACACTTTGAGTATCAGCATTATAAGCAGTAATATTTTTAGCATATAATGTCTGTCCAGGAATACAAGTAGTGTTAACAGTCTCAATAGTTCTACCAGTAGAAGAAATATAATGAACTACAACTGTCCAAGAATACCAACTAGGAACTCTTCCAGCATCTAATGCAGGAGTATTAGTAAAAGCATCTGTAAAATCAGAAAATACTCCATCAGCCCAATCCTCTACAGCAGATACATCTCCTAATAATCTACAATCTTTAAAGAGATTTGTAATCTTCATATTAGACTTAGTAGTAAATCTAGAGAGATCTTCAATATCTCTAAGAAGTTCAAACCCTTCAAAAGCAGAAGACATATCTTGATTACAGCAAATATTTACTGTACTATAGAAGAATAAAGTTCCATTAGAATACCATGCCTGAATAGGAGTATTAGTACTAGATAAATTAATAGTACTAACATCAGGTCTAGTAGAGGATATCTTAATTGCCATTATAGTAGTCTTATCATATGCTGCACTGATTGTAGAATTTAATGTAGCTCCTGGTAATAAAATAGCATTATCAGACCAATTAGCAGTAAAAGTCATATTACCAGTAAATCCAGGTTTAATAGCATTAGGACTCCATCCAATAAAAGTATAACCTTCTTTATGAGGTACAGGAGGAATATAGTCAGTCTCAATATTATAAGTAGATCTAGGATTATCACTTATATCAAATTCTCCACCATTTAAATTATAAGAAACTGTATAATCAATAGGAGTATATTTGAAAGTAAAATTCTGACCATCTGTAGTTAATATCTGAGGTTCAGGGGTAGTATATCCTTCAATCTGTTTAGGATAAATATATGTATCTCTTCTAGCTACACCACAATATTTACCAATTATAATACTCATATCTTATTCCCCCTCACCATTATCACTACTGTCATCACCAGTAGTGGATTCATAAGTAGAATAATATGATAACAAAGAAGGATCAGATTCATATACATAAAATGCATATAAAGTAATATTTCCTTCAGGAACATATGAACCATCTATAATTAATTGAGCTATTTTATTTGTTGACCAACCAACAAATGTATATCTAGCATCAGTTTTATTAGGTTCATCTGGCAAAGCATTACCAATAGAACTTCCAATTCTGATTTTAATATCTTCAGGTAATTCTAATCCACCAACAGAAATATTAGTATCAAAGTGAATATTATAATAATCTGAACCTGTTAAGTCTATTGTTACATTATATTCACCTTCATCTATAAGATTAAGAATATAAACATCATAAGCTACATAAGACCCATCAGCATTATTAATTGCATATAATCTATCTTCTATAGAATAATTAATAACAGCTCCAGTATCTTCATTAACAAATGTAGCACTCATATTAATAGGAACATAAAAAGCTGCTTTATATCCAGGTCTTATAGTAATCTTTACAGTAGAAGAATCCTCTATCATATTCTGAGCTACAAGAATATACTGATATAGTCTATCTGTAGCAGTAGTATCAATAAGACCATAATAAACATAATTAGCTAAACCAACAGCACCAGATTTTACAGTCTCAGAACTAGTAATTACATAGTACCAATGATTTTCAGGTCTATCTTTAAGTGCTGGTAATGTACTTTCCGTAACAATATGAACAACTACAGAACCATCTTGAATACTTTTAATTTCTTCTTTGATTTGTCCTGTAATAGAAACATAACCAGAACCTTCTTTAACATAAATATCATTCTCTATAAAATCCATTACTAGTTCATGATTTTTATGTTCATCTTTATTCTCGAAATCATCAGGAATAATTGGTACTCTGGCCATGTACTTTTTATTATCAGCCATTGTAGAATATCCTCCACAAATATATTTGGATTATTAATATAAAGTTTTGAGAGAAAAGAAATGTAGAAAAAAAATAAAGAGGCTTAAATGCCTCTTTATTTTTAAGTCCAATCAAAGTAAATATCCATACCTCCATCAGACTTTTCAAATCCATAACAGATATATACGTCAAAATTACTATCAATAATGATAGCCCCAACGCATCCAGGAAAACTGTTCTTGCTTTCATGATACTTCGGGATCGACTTAACATCCAGATCTTCAGGAATACAGCAAATTCCTGAAGATGCATCATACAAGCTATGGCCAAATGTTACATTCACATGCAGGAATCCTGAAATCTCATTATAGAAATCCAGAGTTCCAATTTTTCTGGTCAAAAGACCAGAACTATGACATTCTTCAAGAACATCATAGCCATCCCTATTTCTAATGGCATCATATGACTTACGATGCACATCAGAAATGTTGTTTACAAGAACAATGGGGGTCTTGAGTCCATGCTTATAATTATGAGGCAACGGCTTAAAAATTGCATCATCAGTTACATAGTTACCATATCCTACAAACCCAATATCAATAATTTTCTTCATATTATTTATACCTCCAAAAATTATTATTTACTCTTTCTATTCAAGTTTATATCATATAATTAAAAATATTAACTTTTTAAAATAAAATCACCCAGCAAGAAATATCTTGCTGGGTATATAATTATTTATTCTTTTCTTTATCTTCTTTTTCTTTATTACGTCTCATTACTTCTTGATCAGATTCATTAAGAACATTAAAACCTAATCCAAGATCTCCCTGTTCTGTAATAACTCCAAATTCAAGGTCTTTATTCTTCATAATTTAACCTCCAGTTTATATTAAGATCTAATGATATCATAGATCTTATGCAGTTCTTCAGAATAGTACTTAATCATATCATTAAAAATAACCATAGCTCTTGTATTAAAATCCATAGATGCTGTAGCATTCTTAATTAAATATTTAAATAATTTATCTACTACTTCTTTAGCATCTTTATCTTTACTATACTCAACAGACATCTTCTTATAAGCTGTTTCTAATAACTGGAAATATTGAAGCTGAGCAGTAATATTATTATTAATACTATTAGTAGCAGTATAAATAAATTCAATCCAATCTTTATAAGCCATTAAGACATCTTCTAATCTCTGATTAGTAAACTTAGTAATCTTCATAAAAGGATCACAAGTAAGAACAAATCCATGATATTTCATCATAGATTCATCTACTTCTGCAATAAGATTATCAACCATATTATTGAGAGTTTTAACTTTCTCTTCTGGAGTTGCTTTAGTAGATGAATATCTTATAATTTCATTAAGTCTAGTAATACAAGCATCAGCATTGTATATAAGATTATCAATATATAATTTATATGCAGTACCAGTCTTCTTATCAATCATAACAATAGAATGAACTTCAGCATTGATTCTATCATTTCTATGTCTGAATCTAGCCATCTTATCATTAGCAAGAAGAGCATTTACTTTAGTATAAATATCATTAAGCTCTTTAGATTGAGTAAGAAGCTTCTTAACAGTAAGAGAATATTTACCTTTAAGCCAAGAGATAATTTTAGCAATAACAATACCAATGGCAAAAACTCCCATTGCAATTACACTAAAATCTTCTTTAAGAAGTACTTGATCATAATCTTCACTAAAATTCTCTCTTACAGCAGCTTTCCAATCTTTAGATTCTACTACTGCTTTGATTTTTCTATATTCTTCATTTAATCCTGATTCAGAAAGATTAGTAGTATCAATTGAATTATCAGAATTAAATTTAATTAATCCGGCCATAATAATACCTCTTATATTGTCATTATTAATGGAATAGCTCTATTATTAGCAGATACATAATTCTGTTCAAGATAATCTATAATAGATTCTCTTTTTCCATATTCACTTTCTAGATTGCTCATCTTTAAGTCTATAGTAGAAAATACTGTTTCGAATCCATCCCAGTACTTTAAATTATTTACAAGAAAGCCTGCCACATCAGCTTGAGCTAATTGCTCAAATTTTTCCATTGCTGTTGCAGGAATACTAGTTAAAGAATCAAGATGTTTAAGAAATAGTATAATATTAAATTCACCAATATTAACATCATAATTTCCTGCTGCTACTAATCTTATCTTATTAGGAGCTTCGAATTCTGGAATAATTTGATTAGAAAACATAGAAGCATAGTCTGCTCTTTGTTTCATTCCCATAATATCATCAATAGTATAATTAGCAGCAAGTCCAGCATCTATTGTACCATATCCAAAAGTCTGTGCCAATCCAATTGATCTATTTCCAAATTTAGTCCAGTCAATATCTCCTACTCCTAATATAGATTGAGATCCAACATAGTCTTCATCTATATAGTACCACGGTCCTTTCTTAGGAGCAGTCTGTGGAGTAACTTTGAAAGAAAATCTTCTTGGTACATATCTTGAATATGTTAAAAGAGAATCCTCTTTTATGACAGTTGCCCAAGCATTCTTACCGAACTCCTCTGGTAAATGCTTAGTTAATGGGATTAAACCAAGTCTCCATTCTATTTTGTCAATTAATTTTGACATATTATTCTGATAACCAGCCATATATTATTTCACCAACCCTTTCTTTTGATTGGTAATTTAAATTTTCTTTCGAATAAAGATTTTACCACCATAGCAATCAAGCAATAAACCTGTAAATTTATTCTTAATTAAAGCAGATTTAAAATCATTATAAATAAATCCTCTTACAAAAATAGCAATGCTATTATTATAAGTATCTGATTGTGTAGGTCTAAATATTAATAATTCAGAATCTTGTGCTACTGTAATAAAACATTTAAGAGTTTTAATAGATGTAGTACAAGCAGCATAAGTATCTTTTTTCTCATAATTATAAGATCTAACTATAGGACGTAAAATATTTTTAATACCAACAATTAAATCAGCAGAAAAAATAGGATCAAGATAATAAGAGTAAGGATCATCAGGAATCTCTTCATATTCTTCTAAATTTTCTTCCTTTTCTTCATCTACTGGATTATCTACAAAATTTTGTATAGCTTCTGTAGATATAGAATCAGACTCTTTCTCTTCTGTAGAATTTTCCCAATAATTATTATGCTCATCATTATATTCAGGAGAGTGAGATACAGAATTTACAAGAATATTTGAATTGTCATCATTTTTATTAGAAATTTCTTCTTTATTTAAATTTACAGAGGATACTAATATATCTTCTTTTTCTATATTAGGAATAGTATTTCCCTCTATAGTTTCTATTTTATTATTTGCATTATTTTCTTCCTTCTTATTTAATCCAAATAATCTCTTGAAGAAATCGATAATAAACATAATACACCTCCTAAGGTGGTAATTAACAATATTATTTATAATTTTGAAGCTCTTTAGCAATATAATCTTCAATATTCATCACAATTGTAGATTTACCAGATTCTGTAAGAGCAATTTTATTAGGAGAAATAAGATCTACCATATTAATCTTTGTCATATCAAAAGCTTCTTTAAGTAATTGATAATTAAAAGATTTATTTTTAATTATATCAAAAGCTATAGCAGATTCATTAGTATGCTGAGCTTTCATAGCAGATACTACATCATCATTAGTAAAAGGATAAATAGCAGACTTAGTAGCATCATTAGCATTAGTAAGTTTAAAATTAGAAATAGGAGCATCCATTAAATTTGCAGATTCTGATATTACACCGCACATATATGCACCGGGATTAGATGGATATACCACCGCATCATATGTAATCATTTTTAAATTCTCAACAACTGCTCCTTCAGGGGTAGCTCTTATAGTACCAAGAGCCCTAAGAGAGAATGCAGGTCTAACTCCAATCCTAAGATCTTTATCAAACATCTCTCCATATTCATTATTAGTACCTTGGAAAGATCCCATTACATTATCTCCATCCATCCAAAGATCAAGAAATCTTACACAACAGAGTTTAGGATCAATAGTCTGTTGTACAACAAGATCTCCACTTACAGGATGGGATAAATGTCCTAACATAGTACCAGTACCTAATAATTCTCTTTGTCTAGGAGCATGAATTTCTCTATCAAGATCTTCTGTTCTATAGATTCTTCCATTTCTATTCTTAATACCACCAGTCTGAAGAATACCATAACCAGCAATTCTATCAGGATTATAGAATTTATGATTTTTAATATTAGAAGTGGGAGTAGTATTAATATATTCCATTTGATATCCAGATTCATTTATGATGTAACCAATTTTATTATCAGGCATTTTATTAATCCTCCATATTATTGGATATTGCTTAATTAATAAAAAGTTGAAGAATACAATAATATTGAAAAAAAAATAAAAATAAGAAGAGGATTTCTCCTCTTCTTATATCATATTCCATTCTTTAAATAAAGATTTTATATCTTCATAATTTATAGGTTTTATAAAAACTTTATTAGCACCCATTCTTAATCCATTTTCTATTTCTTCTTTAGTATTAAGAGAGCTTAATATTACAATTTTACTTCTATTATTTTCTTCAATATAATTATCTTTTTCATATTTTCTAATACTCTCTAATGCTTGATATCCACTAGTAATAGGCATTATAATATCCATAAATATGACATCATATTTTTTACCTTTTTTATACAAATCTAAAGTTTTCTTAATAGCTTCAAAACCATTTTTAGCATTATCTATAAATGTAACTTCAGAAAATTGTCTTAATATATTTTCTGTTACCATTCTAGAAATTTCAACATCTTCAACTAATAATATTCTCATATTTTCTAGCCATCCTTATACAGCTATTTAATATTATTATTAATGAGTTTTGATAAAAAATAAAGAGAGCCATTTCTATGTCTCTCTTTATTTAATATAATATATTATTTTATATAATATATTTTAAATATTCATTTTTTAATATATTATATCTATGAAGCACTACTTTACTTTTATTTGTCCAAGATTTAAATTTATTAAAAGTATCAGTTATTTTCTCTTTATTATCGCTACTGAAATATTTATTAATATCAGTACAATATGCTTCAATATTTTTATCTTTAATTTCAAGAGATAATGCTAAAATATAAGAAAAGTTTTTTGCTATACTATTATGATTAAATTTATTTGCTACTCTTAATCGTTTAATAAGAACAGAAATATCATTAATATCATCAACTGTAATATTAACAATTTCTCTATTTATTATACGCATATCAATATCTGTATCATAATTTTCTTTGAGCATAATAATTGCTCTAATAATTTGAATAATATCTTCAGATGACATAAGACTTTTCTCTGACATAAATGTTTTAAAAAATTCTTCATTTTCATCACAAAGATTTGTAAGAGCTTCTAACATTTCTGGATTATTTATATATGATAAAAGTCTAGTTTCATCAATAGCACCAAATCCTGTACCATTATTTATTCTTTTAAAAAGATTACAGATATCATCCTCAGATAATCTATTATATGTAATATAAATTACTAAATTATGACGAATATTACGTTTTAATTTTTCTGGTAAATCTTTAAAATACATATTTCTTAAATAAATTTCTTTCTTTTCTTTTGCTTTTCCATATGTATATTCTACAGATAAATCACTAGTAGCAGGAAAGCAAAATTCATTATTACAAAATTTTAATATAGTACTTAATCTCTGTTTTCCATCTATAATATAATCTATATCATTTACAGTTACAGCAAATAACATATATGGAATAAAACCTATAATTAATGAATGAATAAATAAACACATTTGATCAAGTGTCCAAATGAATCTTCTTTGGATAGGAATATCTAAAGATATATTTTCTTCTTCTACACCACTCAATATATCTTCAATATTTCTGGTAACATCTTTACTATAATACTTTTTAACCTTCATTTCTATTTCTCCTTTTAAATAAAAATATTTTTACAGTTTCATTATTATAATATCTTTTTTATTTTTGTAAAAAATAAATGAAGAGGATAAATTATCCTCTTCATTTTATTAATTTTTTATAAGCTATATCTAAATCCTGATAAGTAATACGATATTTAGCTAAAAATTCATCATATTTCTTTTCGGGTAATTTTAATATATCTTCTATTAGTTTTATACTGGATAATTTAGTAGAATTAGGTGCAGATATACAATCAACCTTTATGAGATCGGGATCTATTCTATATTTAATTTCAAATTCATCATATTCATCCTGAGTCATTTCTACAAAACTACATCCTGCTGAAGGAAGAAGTTCAAAACTTGTTCCTTTTTTACGATATGGCTGTGTTCCTTTATAAGTAAAACCAATTCCATAAGTATAATATAATTCAGGATATGAATCATAATTATATTTATATGCAGGTTTATCAATTAAATCTAATCTTGGAGCCATTATTTTATAATAACCACTATGTTTTCTTTTATATTCTATTTCTTTTTGTTTTTTCTTTTTATGTTTTTCAATAGCATCTATTATTAATAATGATATTATAAATGCATGTCCTAAAACAAAAATACTTATTATAAAAATCATTATCATATCAATAATAAAATGTATCATTCATATATATTCCTTTTTATTACTTTCAAATATTTTGTATAAACAAAATATTCTCCACAATCTACCCAGACTTTTATCCATCCAGTTTCTGGATATTCCTCTATAATAATATCTACTGGTTCATTTTCTGGAATAGATGTATAAATATCATATTTTACTCCAGGACCTTTTCTCACATTAAGTTCAGTTGTAGTTATAACTTGATATGTATTATATAAATCTTCAGAAAATGGCTGAGAATATAAAGTATATAGAGGAACAATTTCTTCTATATTTTCTTTTTGACTTATATGAGAATTACCTATATAAGAATCCTCTGCTGTTATAAGAGGAGGATTGCAGAGAATTTCTTCAGCTTTTACTACATCACAATAGTAATACATTAAAGCATATATCAAAAAAGATATTGCAAAGAATCTAAATATTTTCTCTTTATTCATATAATAAACTCCTTATTTTATCAATTCAATCCTAATAAAGAATTAGATAAATTATCAAAAGAACTATTATTATCGATCTGTAAATTATCAATAGGCTTTGCTAATAAAGTTTCTAATTCTTCTTTAGCAACATTTAAAAATGCCTGAGAAAATTCACTGTCATTAAGCAATTTATCTTTAAATCCTTTCTGAGTAAATCTCATATCAGGATATCCTCTAAGACTACAATATGCTCCTTTCATCTCTATAGCCCCATTTGACTTAAGAAACATAAATAATGAAAGCATATTATCAAATCCATTATCATATGTAAATACCATAGGGATAGATCTACCAGAAGCATTTGTTCTAGATTTAATATAAGTAAAATCTACTATCTTTCCTGACACTCCAAGATCTTTCTCAGGTTTAAGTACTGCACCATCATCTACTCTTATCATATTATTTGCTAAATATAATGCTGCTTTACCACCAGGCAATGTTTCATTCTGTTTTAAATAACCTACCTGTGATTTAGTATGTGTAAAAGCATTAATTTCAATCTTATCATTAATATGATTAATTACAAATAATATAATATTTGCTGCTTTAAGTTTAGGAACTATTCTTTTGAATACTGCTGTATTAGTTTTAGCTGCAGCAGTAGTACTCATCTGTCCAGATAACTCTTCTTCTTCAGTAATCTTTTCAGGAGTTAACATAGCAAGAGAATCAAGAATATATACAGTAGGGATTAATTTATAAATTTCTTTTCCCTTAGAATCTAAAATACCTGTGTTATATTCATACTCATCTCTATGATTTAATTTCTCATCAGAAATCATAGCAATTCTTTTATAAAAATTCTCTGCACTAACGGAACTATTTCTATATATAATTCTATTATCCATTTCTTCTAATGTAAATCTAGTAAGAATCTGTCTTCTTGCTATATTAGAACCACCTTCAATATCATCATAAAACATAACTGCATTTGGAAATTTTCTAATAATATTCGCAGCTATTTGCAACGCAATGGTAGTCTTGCCCGACGACGGCCTTCCGATGAATGTGGTACTGGAACCATCTACAAAACCTACAGCATTATAAAAATATTCTTCATTATTAGGTTTCTTAACAAAAGCTTTATAACCATTTAAAAAATCTAATGTAAGAAATCCTGTAGAATATAAAATATCTGAATCTGCTTCATTCATTCTTGGATCTTTTTCTTTTGCAATTAAAGCTCTAAATCTATCAGCTAGTAATCCCATATATAAAACCTCCTTATATAATATAAATATTTATTATCATAATTATAATATATGTATAATTTCATTTTTAAATTAGTATTTAAATGTTTAAGAATAAATAAAAATAAAAAGGTAGAGAATTGCTCTCTACCTTCTAAATCTCTTTTTATTTTTTTTTATTTTTACAATTATAATATTTTTTATTTTCTTTTTCAATAGTTTCTTTTTTAATTTTATCAAATTCTGTTTTATACCAATATGATAATTCATTAATCTCTTTGTCTGACATATTATTTTTATTATTTTCTAAAATATATTCTTTAGTATCTTCAATAGAAATATCTACTAAATGAAAAGGATATAGTATAGTTCTATGAAATATTGGTGTTTCATATATAATACCAATATTAAATAAAGAATTTAATATATCTTTTTTTATCTTATCCATAATTTTCACCAAATATTATTTATAAATATCAGATTTTTTCATATCTTTATCTTTTAAAACTTTAGTTCTATTTTTAAATTCATCATTAAAATATTTATTTTCAACTTTTTTAATATGTTCTGTAGGTATATTATTTTTAGTTATCTTTTTATATTGTTTAATTGCTTTATTAGAATTAGATAATTTATGATAATTTCTAAGTCCTCTTTTTAATGCTTTTTCTGAAGTTTTATTGGCTGCATATCTATCTGCTTCATATTCTATAGCATTATAATGAGGTTCGTCCTTTTCATATTTTTTAGCTATTTCTAAACTTTTATCTCTTTGTTGTTTTTCATAAGCATTAGAAGTTCCAGATTTATTATAATTATCAATTCCTTTATTTTTATAGTATAGATGTTTTATTATTGGATCATATTTTATATTTTTATCTTTAAGCTCATTATCTATAACAGTTTTAAATACTTTTTCAGTTCTATTCTTTTTATCTACAGTTTTATTATTTGAATTTATATTGTGTAAATTTTGATGTCCTATTTCATGATTTAATAAAGCATCTTTTCTTTCACCTTTATTAGATCCTTTAAGTTTAAAAAATTTATCATCTAAATATATAGTAGATTTTTCACTTTCAGAATTAGCAGATAAATTTCTTAATACTTTTTCATTATTATAATTTATAATTTTATCTTTTTTCATATCTATTCTATATGTTTTACCATCTTTAGTAATAGTACCAGTATCTGCTCCTGGTTTATCAGGATTAAAATTATATTTCTTTTTAAATGATTCTCTAGAATATTGTTCTTGAGTTTTCTTTTCTAATAATAATTGATTAAAATTATTTAAAGATGATTCAAATAAATAAAATAACATAATAATAAGATCCTTTCTTTAAGAAATTATATTTGATTTTTTATATATTTGTTTAATTAAATAGAGTAGGAGATAATAATCTCCTACTCAAATTTTATTTATATAATTATCCAACAGCTTTAGGACCTTCATCATTATCATCTATATTTACTTCAGTAAAATCATTATCCTCTTTCTGTAGCTCTTCTTCAGCTTTATTATAGAGAATAGGACTACTAGTTAATACGTCTTCTTTATTCTCTTTACCAGCTTTAGTTAATCCAAGTAATCCCATTGCATTTCTAATAAGCTTAGCAGTATATACAATAATACCAGAAGTAATAGCAGTCTGAGGTTCAAATCCTAAACTACTTAAATCAATAATAGTACATACATAAGCAACAATAATTAAACTTACACATGCAGTAATAGTTTTAACAATGCCTTTTATTAATACTTTAATATCAAAAGGCTCACCATTAACTAAACAATTATTAGCAATACCAGTAAGAATGTAACCAACCACTACAGCATATAATACTGCAATTAATTTAGTCAATTCAACAAAATGTGGATTAATACCCATGATATATTATCTCCTTTCTATAAAATTAAGTCTTTTTACTTATAACTCCAAAATTTATAGCATCATAATCTAATTTTACCATAAACTCAGCAGGAATATTAAATGATTTAAATTTCTCATTTACATCTTCTTTTAAATCACTTACATCATCATGAAAAACTTCTGATCCTTCTTCTTTAAAATCAGGATATCCAGAATATACATCACCTTCTACTAATCTTAAATAAGAACTTCCTTTTCTAGATTTATATCTATCTAAAGCAGATGATCTTTCACCTTCATCATTAAATTCTTCATTATCATATAAATCTATATAATCACAACATTTCTTAATTCTGGGATATTTATTAATACAAGATTTAATAATATCTCTACATCTACGTATTTCAGAATTAGATAAATGTTTGATAGTTTTAGAGGGTCTTTCTATATCATCATCTTCTAGATACTGAGAAGTATTATATTTAGAAGCTTCTGATAAAATATATTTATTAGCACAGTTAAAGAAAGTTATAGTAGAATAAATATTAGAATCTACTTGAGCATATAAAGCAACTCTACAGTCTCTAGTAGTATCATTAATAATATATCTAGCATTAGTAATAATCTTTCTTATATCTTCTTCATAATCTTTCTTATTATTTACTTTTCCTATTGAACAAGAAGCAACTAAATTATTATCATCTTTCTTTTTAAAAGAAATCTTATCTTGTCTAATAGGATAAAGTGTAAAGAAAGCATTATTAGAATTAGATAAAATCTTTTGTAATTTTCTAAATACATCTGCAGCTCTATCTACAATTTTAGGATCATATTTCTGTTTAGATTCTTGTAAATAATCAAGAGTAAATATAGCCATATTATTTACCTCAAAATATTAATCTTCAAAACCAATATCACCATAATAAATAGAATTATAGTGTTTATAATAAGGATTTCTTTTAGCAATCTCTCGTTTTGCATTATTATCTACAACATCACTGAACCATCTCCATTTAGATTTAAATGGAGATCTAACTCCAGCAGTTATCCAATCGATACATAATATTTTAAAATTATTTTCTGGATATTTATTATCAGTAGTAAGATGATAAAAATCATTCATTACTTTTCCTGTAATTATATACATATTTAAATTATTAGAAGTACAATTATTTCGTTCTCTAAACCATTTTTCTATTATATCACAATTATTATCTTTAATAATAATTCCTTCAGCAGTTAATGCCTCATTATGATATAACTTATCAAAAATATTCTTATCAGATAATTTTACATTAATTACATTTGCTTTTTTATTTTCATTTATTTTATCAGATTCTTTATTATATTTAGTATCTTCTTTTTTCTTTTTATTAAAGAAGTCTTTAATATAACCCTCATTAAATATAGCCATATTATTCACCTATTTTAATAATAAATTGTGCTTTTTTCTTTTTCTTTAAATTTCCATTTGGGAATTTTTCTTTCTCAATTATATGATCATGATTATAATATTCTTGTACTTTCTTTTCAAGAATTTCATCACTCTTCATTTTACTAAGCATTACTCTATTATAATTAGCATTAGTAATTTCTACTATTTTATCATTTACATATTTTCTATCTACATAAATAGCTAAATAGAAATAAGAATCTGGTATTCCATCTGGTAATATAATTCTTCTCTTTTCCCAATCCATTACAATAGGAACTCTACCAGATCCATGTACTAATAAATCATTAGTGTATACAGCAATCTCTACAAATACATCTGGACTAACAAAATTATTTAAACTATCTTGAATTAAATCATCTAAAGATGTTCCTACTTTAATATCTACTGGAGCTACAAAGAGTTCTTTTATATCTATATATTTAACTACTACTTCTTCTTTTTCTGCCATATAATTAGAATGTCCATATAAAGGCCATCCCTTATAATTTTCTTCTGGTATATCAAAAAGTTTCATAGAATATATAGTAATACCTTCATTAGGTTCAGTATATATTTCGTGTTTCCAGTTACCTTCATTATAGAAAGCAAAAGTTCTTGGTGCAGGAAATCTTACAGCAATTTGAAATTCTATAGTATAATCTGTAGTATCCATTCCAGTCTGCTGACCATCATCTACATCTAAAGGATTTTGGAAATCTAAATGTACAGGAAGATTTCTCATTCTTAAAAACCATTCATAATGTTGATTAATTAATCTAAGTTTATATAATATAGGCATTTGAGAATGAGCATTTAAAAAACGAGTAAAATTCCATGGGTCTAAAATTTGTCCATCTGTATCTATAGCAAATCCAGCAGCTTCTGCTACTTTAGTCATAAGTTTTCTATCTAAATGGAAATCACAATCTATATCATTTGTTTCAGTACAACCTAATCTAAATACTTTTCTTATTCTATTATAAAGATCTAACTGTTCTGGTCTTGTATTTACTCTGAATTTAAAATTATAATTAATCAGCATAGCTTCAAGATCCATTCCAATATAAAGTCCTCTCTTAGGACATTTAAAGAATGATCTTTGCCAAGCAGAAGTACGAAGATATTTATTAGTAGATAACCAGTTCCAATCTAGGTTATTATCATTAAAATCATATTGTAAATTATAAGCAATACTAACTGCAGGATTTTCTCTAACTGGATATTCTCCTTTATTAAATCTACGAAAATCATCTATAATATTCTTACCAGAAACATGAATAGATTCAAAAAAGTCTTTAGGAAATCTTTCTAATACATAAGAATAGATAAATTCTGTAGCAACAGATAAAGATTGTATATATGATGGAACAAATAAATCGCATTTTAATGTAGGTCTAAATCGATCTACATTAATGATTTCTAATACTTGATTATCTGATAAAATTTGTTTACCTTTCAGAGGTGCTTTCACGATATACCTCCTTTATATTAATTATTAAGAAGTTTAAAATATGTCATTAGGGATTTCTCCCTAATAACATATTTAAGCATAACTATTCCATTTACATTTTTTACAAAAATATCTATATTTTGGTGGAATACTTGTCAATATTACACTATCATCTCTATATATTTTATCACCACATACTGGACAATTAATATCAGTTAATGTTTCTTTATATTCATAATTAGATTTAGAACTTGATCCTAATTTAAGGTTTTTAAATTCATCCCATTCCATTTTATTTTCTCCTTATTATAATATATTGTATAAATATATTTTATCAAATATTATAAAAGAGTTTTTTAGATAATTAAACCCAATAGGAATAACCTATTGGGTTTAGTATATTATAAAAATAATATTAATTATAAAAGATCATTAAGTTTAGACAAATATTATCTAATTTTTGATTTTATTTTTATTATTTATTTAATCTATTTTTAATTTTATCTTTTATATAATTATCATCATTATCCGGAAGAGAATTTATATCTACAACTTTTCCTTTATTAGATAATTCTTTAGCTTTAGATTTAACTGCATTTTTAAATGCATTATTTAATTCCTTATTATCTATCATTTTTTTTTTCAGATTCATCAAGAACAGAAAGAATATATTCTGCTGCTTCTCTGAGTTTCTTTTGAGCATCTAAATAAGTTCCAGGCCTTCTATCATTAGTATTAGTAGTATCTTTAGATTTACTACCAAAATCTCTTTTAAATCTCTTTTTACCTTCTGCATAGCTAGTTCTTTGATTCTTTTGAAAATAGTTTACAGTTTTTCCACTTTTTTCATCTTCTTTTTTCTTTTTATATACATTAGATATATAATCATTTCCGTAATCATCAATGTATTTTAAATTCTTATCAGCAAGCTCGTTTCTTTCTCTTCTAGCTTTATCGGCTTTTTCATTAGCAGCATCTGTTCCTATATTTCTAAATGCTTCTTCTCTATTTTTTAATTTTTTATCTTTATCAGCAATCATTTTTGCATATTTATTATGAGCACCACCATGCTCATTCAAATACTCACCTAAACTACTATCATTAACACTAAAAATAGCCATAATATATTTACTCCCCTTTTTATATATTATATAATAAAATTATAATAATGATTTCATAAATTTATTTAAATTATTTGTTTCACCTTTTTATTTAATAAAATAAGATTATAAGAATTTATATTATATAGAAGTATTCAAAAAAAAAAATAAAATAGTTTTTTAATAAATTATTTCTATAAGAGATTAATCTCTTATAGAAATATAATTAATATTTAATTTTAGAAATACCTATATCTTCAAATCTTGGAATTAAATATTAATGCTCGGCAAGAGATTCGAACTCTTACTCCTTCCGGAAGCGGAGCTTAAATCCGCTGTGTCTGCCAATTCCACCAGCCGAGCATAATCTCCGATATGGAAGTCGAATCCATATAAGCTGAATTAAAAGTTCAGTGCTCTACCATTAAGCTAATCGGAGAGAAGCACCCCCTAGTGGTAACGATCCACTTCCACTGGCTTCAAGGGCCATAGTACTACCTTTATACTAAGGGGGCAAAAAATAATACTGGCAATACTTTTATATATTGCCAGCAGATTTTTTATACTTCTACATCTAAGCAATCTAAGAAGCTACTGCCTCTTCCGGTTTTAGTAGATGGGCCTCTCCCATTCTTCTATACCCTACTAAGATAGCTAGTACTCCTTGATTCTTAGCCAAGCCTATAACTACGATCTAGTAGCTTAGTTGCTCTCGAAGTTTTCCAGGGACTTCTCACATCCCAACTCTATCTATGCCTAGGATGAAACCTTTATTAACATTAACCTGGCAAATCAAGAGAGGGTATATCTACCAAAGATTACACAGTCTTTGTTTATACCCTTGAGGAGTTTTACATTATATACTGATCAAACTCATAAAATCTCAGTATATTCTGCTTGCAACTTCTTTTAAACCCTATTATGAGTTGTACTTTCTCATATGTTTTGCAGAAACAAGGTAATAGTAATTGGCCAGATTACCATTAGAAGTTACTAAATTCTATTATAAACTTTGACATCTATAATAGAAAAACATAATAAGCATGACATGTCTGCCATTAACTCCATATCCAGTCTTCATGTATAGGTATATGGGTCCCAACCTTACTATACTCTAGATAGTAAGATATAGTTTAATAAAAATTCACAGGAGGAGATTTTATTAAACTATCAACACTAAGATCTGCCTTTTTACGCTCATCAGCAACCTATATTGATAGGAAGGTATTACCAGATCACTCCTTAAATAAATATTAATATTTATTTTCGTTCTTTAGTAGGTTTACTCATATTAATATTAATTATAACATCTTTTATATTATATTTTTTACACCATTTTCTTATTGAGTTTTGAGATACATTATATAATCTTGCTATTCTAGATTTATTAAAATCATTTTCCACAAAATTATTTATTAATTTTTCTTTTTCTGGAATATCATAATTAAAATTTTTATTTGATTTAATATAACATTCTCTGCACATAGATGATAAATTATTCATATAATTTTTATTACATACTGGACAAATTACTTTTACACCACGTTTATTATTTTCCGTTTTTACTGTTATAGTTTTTCTTTCTGTTATATATGTTCCATCATTTAATTGTATTAATTTTGCTCCATCATGAAAAGATGTATGATATGATCCATTTTTAAATACAATTAGATTATTAGGATTATTATTCTTTTTATTTTCATCAATATGATGAACAACTTCATTATCTTTTAAATATCTTCCAATCTTCTTTTCTGCTATTAAAATATGTTCACCTATTCTTTGTCTTTTTCCATTATTTTTATATTTTGGATGATCTTTTGGACAAGAAACTCTTTTATATTCTGACATATTTATTATCCTTTTTAATTACAAAAAATAATAGGGTATGATGTAATCGAAACATCAAAATGCAGGATTTAAGGTCCTGTGTTTTACTGCTTGACTACCATGAGTAGATAGAGTGGAGCATCCAGAATTTGAATCTGGGACCGATCGGTTATGAGCCGACTGCTCTGACCAACTGAGCTAATGCTCCAAAATTAATATACTGCATGATGCATCCACCATGACTAACTCATGATCCGAATTTCAGATAGTCTTATCATGCTCAGTTCACACTGTATCCTGCAGTGATTATCCGAAGATTCTATCCTAGATTGGCCTTTTATATTTATAGGGACCTCCTCTATAAATACTATGCATGTCTGCACCATGATAATGGAAGTATTGCCCAATCACTCTTTCACTAAATAATGGGTTATGTCGTATTAACCCAAACGCCTGGCCCTCCAGGTTAGCTATATAAAATATTTTTATATGCTAGGCATCGGAGTGGTGGGCTTCGCTCCCACGGCCTCTTGATCCCAGATCAAGCGTTCTACTGAGCTGAACTACACCCCGTATTGTATTATGTATTTTTATCTATATATAATATTAGTTGATCAGTCTATTATTATATATAAAAACATCTAGTACCATAATAAATACTAGATACCACTCTTCAATAGGTTACTCAAGTGGTGGACAATTTAATACTTATTAGAGTTTTAATAAATATTAAATCTTTGCCCAGATATATTTTTTCCATCATTATATTAGGAAATTACAAAATATATCAAAACTCATTTCCTAAAGCTCTTTGCATCACAGCTTTATAACAAGGCTTATTATTTTATAATAAATAATAAATTGGTTAGCCAGAGCTATTGCTTATAACCAAAACCTTTATTACTATCCTACTTCATATTTCGGAAATAACTCTGTGATACTAATAGTCTTGACAGTAATCGAAACTACCTATACATAAAATATATGTATAATATCCAATAAGACCTTTTTATCTTTTACTTTACTACTCCTGCAACTTTGTATTTATTAGTTACAGGAGTAGTAAATTATTATTTTATACCCACCCTTTAAATGTTATTATTTATAATTAAATGACTTAATTATATTCATTCCCCACTGAAGATTATTCTCCTTAATCCGAGCAGTGGTTACCCATACTGCCAGATTAAGTCCATCATTATCTATAATGTGATCTAATACAGTAGGATAGATCTTCCAAATATCTTCCCTTTTCTTAATCACAATTATAATGCTTTCATCCTTCTGGTTATCTGTACTACTTGTATTTCTCATTTTGGCAGCTTCCATGATATAAAAGTTGTCAATATTAGTCTCAGAGAAATCTTCATAAGTACAATTAAACAGAAGAATGTCTCCATTAAGACTTTTCTGTGAAAGAATTCTATCAAATCCTTTCACATATGCTCCAGTTTCTTCTGCCTGTCCCACAATATACTGGGGAACATACCCTCCAGTTGCAGAGTTATAATGCATTGCAACTAGATTAACCCCCATCTCTGTACACACCTTCATCACAGCAGCAAAAGCACACTGCATTCCAGTAATATACAATTTTAAAACTTTGATCCTTTTATCATTACTATCAGGATCAAAATCGAAATTTGCTTTCAGAAAATCCTGAGCAATTCTTTCCTGCTCAGGATAGTTAAACATCAAATCCTGAGATAATGCTTCAGGATAAATGAATCTTCCAACAGGCATATTATGCCTATCTGCTACCAATCCTGCTTCTACAGTTACTGAATTATTTTTAGAAGCAAGATTGAAAGAGAATTTATCAAAACCGAAAATTCTCTGCAGATTAGTGAACTTAGAAGGATCAAGTACAAAATCATCTAATCTAAGTCTACTTCTTTCAATGGATTTATCATACTTTAAAATGATTTTAATTGCTTCTACAATCTGACTATTACTAATAATCCCATCCTCATTTTCATAAAGGATAGATGTCTCCTGAGCATATGGAATGATTTCTTTATTTGTCTCATCAAAGAAATCAATTAACTGCAGCTTATTATTTGAGAAAGATACTAAATAATATCTTCCTCTCAGATCATTGATTTTCCTCATATCATTTTTTGAGTTAATATAAAGATCAGGTCCAAGATCACTAATATCCCTATTTTTCGATAGTGCCCAGATAATATTCTTTTTATTTATCAATTCTTTTTCATATACTGGGATGTCAGTGACAAACTTAACTACTGCATAAATTTCAGCATTTTCTGCAGTAGTATTTGTAGTTACAATAGAAGTATTTGATTTGGGAATGATAGGCTGCCGTTTCTTATTATCTCTATTCCTCTTAGTTGTAATCTTACCCTTTCTTTTCATTCCCTCACCCTCTTTCGTTTTTGCTTTCTTAAGAATATTTCCTACTGTACCAGTACAGACATCATAAATGTCTGCAAGTTTCTGCTGAGAATATTTACCACTTTTATAATCTCTAATAAGGTTCTTTTTTTCTTCTGCTGTTAAAAAATGCTTCTTTGCTGTAATAGCTTTTTCTCTTACTTTATCGAGTTGTAATCTTTTTCTTTCATTAAGATCTTTTTCTTTTTCTTCTTTTGCATCCTCCAGTTCTGGAACAGGTATAGCTTCTGTCAAAACTGGCATCGCTACTGTCTGAATAGATGTCTCAGTTGCAACTGGAACTGGTTCTTTCTTATAAAAATTAGAATCAGTTCTCTGTTTAATTTTTACAACTAATCCGGCATCTATACCAAGTTCATTAGCAATCTCTCTCATAGCTCGGTTTGACACTCCTTTCATAACCAGTTTCTCCTGTATAATCGGTTTTAATCGATCTAACTCAGATTTTTTCATTGGGTGTTTAGATACTTTTTTCATATTATCTCCTTTCTTAAAAATATTATGTCTGAGTTCATGATTATAATATTTATTTGAAAAATATAATTTTTATTTTAGTTTGTAGTAGAATGTGTATTATATTTTGATAAATAAAGGGAAGAGTAAATACTCTTCCCTTTATTTTATTAATCTTTCTTTTTATCTTTAATCTCAGAATATTTCTCTTGTTTTTTCTTTTTATTTCTATCATTAAACTTTTCTACAGCTTTTTTTGCATCTTCTAATTTATCTATTACAGCTTTTCTATCAGAAAATTCTTTGTCTACTTTATTTGCTGCTTTATTAATCATATTTTCTAAAGTTTCAATAGCTCCCTCTTTAACATTAGATTCAGTTTCTTCTTTATTATTACTTTCATCTTTACCTTCAGCTTCAGGATAATCAGAAGTTTTACCAATATTGACTTTTAATCCATATCTTCTGCATCCTCTGATAAGCTTCATAGCCCAATCACTTTTAACTTCTACTCCTAAATTATCTCCACCAAGAATATTCTTACTTACACAATCACTAGGAAATACTACATGAAATTCAGCATTTTCTAATTCTGGATTAGATACAAGATATTCATTAAGAATACTATTAGCAGCTTCATCAAAAGGTTTATTTGTGGCTTCACAGAAAGTAAAGAATTCAAAAGCTTCAATATAAAGAGCAGGCTGTTCTCCTCTTAAAGCAACAATTTTAAGATTAGCAGGATTAGAAGCATTAATTTTCATAGCTTCAAATACTGTATCAGGAACAGGCACATCTTTATTAGTTTCTGAGTAATTTGCAGATTCTTGTACACATTTTTTAACTATATCAGTCTGATAAATAGTCTTAGCTTCTAAGATATCGAATGCATTCATATTAGGAGATCTCCTTTATACAGTATAAAAGTAAATAATTAACGTTAATTATTAAAAAGTTGAATTAAGTATTATATCAATAAGAAGCAATATAAATATATCTTAAAAAGGAGAGATGGTTAATGAAAAATTATACTAATGAAGATATTGCAAGAGATGTTAAAAAAGGGTTAGTCTTTACAAGATCTCAAGTACTTGATATTATAATATTTTTAGGATATCATGGGGTCGATACAGATCCTACTAAAGATGTATTAAACTGGTGCAATGATGGATTTGATATAAAAGAAGATAAAAATATGTTTGATCTCTTTAAGGATTGTAAACAAATTTTTAAGGAGATTAAAGATGCCAAATCTGTTTTAAAAGATGAAAATAAAGAGAAGGATTAACTCCTTCTCTTTATTTTTTATTTAATTAATCCCATTCTATATCTATAATTATTATAAATAATATCAGATAATTTTATCTGTACAGGATTTTTAGAATTCTTAATAATAGTATTATATACTTTCTTTAAGAATTTATAATTTAATATATCAGAATATCTGTGGCAACAATATATATCTAATATTTGTGTTACTCGTCCTGTACGTTTATAATCCCAAATGTCATATAAACCATGTAATATTGTATCTATAAAATCTCTTGTATCATAATGAATAGCTTCTCTATTTTTAATCTTATTATCCCAATAATCTATAAGAGTTTTAGGGCTATAATTCTTTCCATTATAGGCTCTATTAGCTCCAATAAGATCACATATACATTCTATAGCATCATCTAAAGGCATTCTTGTCATATAACATCCTTCATCAAATCTATCAGCAAAATGTACCCAATGATGAGAATTGTATCCTTTATGATGAAACCAAGCTTTAGCATAACCAAGTTCTTGTCTTTGTACATCTATTGGAGATATACCGGGTTTTACATATCTTATATTAGGAATAAATTCAGCAGGAGAGAATTTGCTTAAGTCATGTTTAATACCTCTCCAATATAAACCGCATTTAAAACAATATTTTCCTACCCAATATTTATGTATTAATATAGTCTTAATATGTAATAAAATTTTTTCAAGTGTTATATTATATTCATTTTTATTTTCTTCTTTTTTCATTTTATTTTCCTTTATAATATAATAACTATTTTGTTATACCAGCAGATGAAGAAGTTACTCCTTCTGCTACATTACTATTTGTACTAATATCTCCAGTAACTGTACCAGTAGTAGTTTCAGCACTTGCAACTTTACTAGATCTAGCATTAACTTTAGCTTGAATAGTAGATACAAAATCTGCACATTTTTTTAAAGTTATAGTCATTTGACATTTTAAATTAGTTCCAGTAAGCAAATATATTTCAGTTTTTTCTACTAAATAATATAATCCACAATAAGAAGGATTGTCATGATAATAGCTTAGCATATATTGTTTATTAGGGGTAAATACTTTACTATTCATATCTGCTTTTGTAATAGTTAAAGTATTAGCATTTTCTGATACTATTGTAGCTGCATTATTAGCAGCATTAGGATCAGTACTGTTTATAATAACAGCAGCATTAGTATTACCTGTAATATTAGTAATAGCAGATGTATCTATAATAGAAACATCTGTAGCTTCTCCACCTTGAGAAGTATCTACAGAAGTAATAATACTATTTAAATCACTAGTTACTCTATCAGTATTTACTTTAGCATCATTAGCATTTACATAAATTATGTAAGCATTCTGAGCTTCATCTTCCACCATACCAGAAGAGAGAGATTGATACTGAGTTAAATCTTCTACATCAAATGCTATATATCTAAAATCATTATCTTTCATATCTATATAAGATCCATCATTAGATCTTAAATAAGTTTTATCAAAATCTATATAATAAATATAATTACCAGAATAGAAAGAATATTTAGAATTTACATAATTTATGAATTGTCCAACAGAAGTAACAGCAGGACAAGTAAAAGTTTCTATATCTGTATTATTTGTAAAGGGTTGAATAATAATATTCATATTAGATGTAGCAGATTGAATTAATGAAAGAGTATTAGTATTTTTATATACTCCTTCAAAACTTCTTTGATTTTTGGATATTATATCAGACTTAATTAATCCAATAGTACAAGTTTTATATGCAATATTACCATTAGCTTCTGCTACTTCATCAAGAGCTTTATATGCATTAGGATCATCTGTCATATAATAATCAAATTCTCCATTTACTACATGCTTAGCAATAGATGAAGTAGAACCTGAATCCCTTATACGAGATAAAGTAAGTATAATTTTTCCTACTCCTTGCTGAGGAACCATTTTATTATAAAGAGAAGGAGTTAAATTTACTTTGAGATAAATAACAGGCATTATTTTATTTTTATAATCATGAGAAATTAATATATATTTTACAGTTTCTTTAATAATATCTGTAGATTTACCATCTTTATCATTAAAATGCAATTCACAATCATAAAGAAAAGTAGAAACAAAAGATTTACCCAATTAAGTATCCTCCTTCGGATATTATAAAGGAGTTTTTTAGATAATTTATTTTTAAACATGCTAATAATATAGGTATCTAATCAACTAGTTTATTATTTAGCGAGGTATTTATATGTCATTTATAAAAACTGTGGATGTAAGTTCATATCAATCTAGTATAGATTGGAAAAAAGTAAAAGCTGCTGGAATAGATTATGCTATTTTAAGAATAGCTACAAGAACTTCTGTAGATTCTGAATTTGAATATAATTATAGAGAAGCTAGAGCTGCTAATATTAAAGTAGGTGTATATAAATTCTGTTATGCTGATACAATAGAAAAAGCTATTATGGAAGCTAGATCTTTAGTGCTTAATGTATTAGGAATTAAATTATTAGACCTTCCAATATTTTATGATTTAGAATGGGAAAAGCAAGAATCTATGTCTAAAAAAGAATTAACAGATATAGCTGAAGCTTTTTTAAAAACTATTGAGCAAGGAAGTAATTATATACCTGCAATTTATACTGGAGCTCATTGGTATAATGCTAATAAATTTGATTTAAATAGATTAGGTAAATATGATTTCTGGATTGCTAAGTATGGTAAAGATACAGGAATATATGATGAATCTATTAAACCTAATATTGATATGGTAGGATGGCAATATACATCAAAAGGTAAAGTAGATGGTATCAGAGGTAATGTTGATATGTCTATCTTTTATAAAGATTATGGCGTATTAGCTCACTCTACAGGTTGGTATCAAGAAAAAGATGGGACTTGGAGATTTTATTTATCTCCAAATAAATTTGTTTCTAATGATTGGTATAAAGATAATGATAAATGGTATTGGTTTGACCAATCTGGTACTATGGTAACTAATACATGGTATATGTATAAAGATAAATGGTATTATCTTGGTGCAGATGGAGCTATGCTTACAGGATTACAAAATATAGATGGTAAATATTATTTCTTAAATCCTGAAGGAGATATGGCTACAGAACCTATTGTATTAACTCCTGATGATAATGGAGCTTTACACTATCCTGGAATGATATTATAATATAAAACCCAAGAGAGTTAAATAACTCTCTTGGGTATATTTTATGCTGTTCCTTTCCAACCACACTTTTTGCATATATATCTTCTTTGTGGAGGATTACTTGCTAAAATCATACTATTATCTACGAATATATATTGTTTACATACAGGACATTTAATATCTGTAATACTAAGTTTATCTTGAATATAAAATGAATTTCTTCTTTGATCTACAAATTCTTCCCATTCCATATCATTCTTCCTTGATAAGTTCTATATTATTCTTAATCATCTCTTGTGTATTTTCATAAGCTTCTCTTAAATCATCATTGGTAATATCAATATGATATACATCTCCACTTCTTGCATATCCAGCACAAATACAATCACAAAGATATTCAATAATATCAATTAAATTTATATCATCAGGAATTCTAGTATTTAAATGATGTCTCTCTTCTGTAGTGTGATATTTATACCAATCAGAATCTTTAAAACTAGTTCCTTGTTCTTTTGCTAATGTAAATTGAGTAAAGAATTCTCTAGCTCTAGAAATCTTTGTCCAATCATGATCTTTTCCTCTTTGAATAATTTCATTAGCAATAGATTCCATAGTTCTTTTTACATCATCTCTATGAGAAGCAGTATCTTCCATAAATTCATCAAAAGATATTTTTCTATCTTTATCTGCTGTTCTTGAATCTGCATTTTTAGATGGTTTAATAAGTACTTTTTCCATGTAATAAAATTCCTCCTACTATAATAAAATCCAGTAGGTAGTAAACCTACCTACTGAATATAATAATCATTCCTCTGCTAGGAGTACTAACAGAGGCGGCAACATGAGTATCAGAAGAAGAACCCTAAGAGAGAAACATGATCTTGAATCATGAATAAGGAGAAAACAAAGGTAGTTAGCACACCTAAGAGGATAATCTTCATCTGATTATAAATGTGTTGTATATAATTTAAAAGTTAATATTTTTAATTAAGAAATATAAAAATGAAGTTAATGTAATAATAATTTTTCAGGGGGATATAAAAAATGAGTAAAAAAGAAAAGAGACTTGTTGATCGGATTTTTCAGATTTCTTTAGGTATTATTTTACTTGCATTTGGTACTTGGGTAACTGTAACAGATTCAGTTCATGACAATACCCATATGCTATTATTAGCACCAATAATTACAGTTCTTTGGTTCTGTCCAAAAGTCTGCAAAGATGTAAGTATTTGCAGGCTCATAGAAGTATTTTTAGAAGATTGGAGGGAAAATTGGAAATGAAAAAAAGAAAAAGGGTTCAGCTATGTATAGGTAATTTTACAAAAGAGGGTTCACAGATTTTTGTGAATCCAAATATGCTTTCCAGAAAAGATCTTGAATGGATCAAAAACAAGGATCATAAAGATCCTGATATAGAAAAAATAAAGGCTAGAGATTAATCTCTAGCCTTTATTATATTTTTATTTTTCATAAATTTAACCTATCTAAATCAATTGGTATTTTATCAAAATATTTAGATACTATTTCTTTTAAACTTACATTATCTTCTAAGTCTATTAATCTTAACCTCTTAAATTCTGGCTTTTCCATTAATAAGACAAATGTAGATTGATAATGTGTATTGATAGCTTTAAATTTCATATCAAGCTCATTTCTATTACAAGGTATATCCATAGCTTCTAAAACGGTATTCATAGAAGCTTGAGAATATAATTCTCCTTCATTTAGAAATTTATTTTTTACAGCTTGATCAATTATCTTTAAAGCTTTTGGGATACTTATTTTAGTATCACCAAATATAGATCTCTCTGGTAATCTTACTAATGTAAGAATATTTGGAAGAAAACAAGGATGAATATTATACTCAGGATTTTTTCCTTTTCTATATTCTACACATAATCTTCTGATTAAATTATTCTTATCAGATATATATGATAGATCACCATCATCTTTAGTTTTATTAGGTCTTAATACTCTTACATTATGCTCTGATACTAATTGAAGCATTAATATATCTTTACTTATTACTAAATTTTCTATGCCATTTTGTTCTGCTTTAGTGTAATTTATTATATAATCTACCATAGCAGATACTTCATTATTACCAATATCAAAGAAATACACTTTAGGTATATATTGAGTAATAAGTTTTAAGATAAATAAATTGTTATTTATCAATTCAGTTATATCAGGTTTCTTAATATAAGAATTAATAAATTTAGAATTATATCCTTTAACAAAAGTATCATTTATTGCAGGACAGTTTAGTCCATATATAAGATATATATTAGTAGATACTCCTAAATATTTAAAGAATGATCTATAATGACCACACATATTTATTATAGTAGCAGCTATTTCATATATATGCTTATATTTGTATGACCAAGCATCTATAGAATATAAAGGTTTTAATACAGAATTTAAATCTATAAATAAATTTAATTCTGTAGCTTGAGAACCAAAATAAGTTTCTTCAATAATTTTAGAAAGTCGATTATACTTTACAAATGATCCAGCTATCATTTGTTCTATAGTGAATTCAGCCATTTTTCTCTTCCATATGAAAATCTATTACTTCTAATAATTTATCAGATGCTGCTTTAATTTCTTTATATGATTCACTATCATCATCTGACATAAATCCTAAAGAAGCCATTTTATCTAAAATTCTAATATATTTAGAAGTCTCTTTTTTATATTCTTTTAATAAATCTTTTACATCATCAAGCATATTAATTACTCACTTTTATTATCATTATTTTCTTTGATTTTAATAAAATCAAGTTGCATAAGAACATCTACAAGTTCAATAATTCTATTTTCTAATCTATCCATTTTCTTTTCTACTTCTTTAATTTCATTCTGAAGTTTTAAGATTTCAGATTCAGTATTTTTATTGATTTTTCCATTTAATAATTTATCAATTTCTTCTTTTAAATTTAATATCAATTCTTCTCTCATATTATTTTATAATATCCCTTAAATCAAATGTACCATCATCAATATTATCAGTATGAATTCCATAAGAAGCTTCTACAGCATCTTTGAAATCTTGTCTATTTTTAATAATATCAATAACATTTTCAGTTTTACCAAATCCTTCTTCAAGAAGAATATGAGTTAATTCAGTAGGACCTTCTTCAGAAAGAAAACTTACACCTTTAAGCATTCTTTCTTTTCCATCTGAATCTGTAGTATATTTCCTTAGATCATATTTAATTTCATTAGGTTCACATTCTTCATCTTCACCTTTCCAAGCAATCTGAGCAAATCGAATAAATTGATTACCTCTTTCTTCTACAATTCTATTAATACCTCTAAAAGAATATTTAAATTCTCCATTCTTTTTAAAAGCCATTTTTATTTCCTCCTATTATATAGATAATATTATTTTTTATATTTATATTATCTATATTGTAAAAAATAAATAGAGATCAGGAGATTATTTCACTCCTGATCTCTATTAAATTTACTTGATTAATTTTATTTATTAACCAAGCCTCTCAGTATTGATATTGGGCATTCCATCATAATCAGGAATATATGCCATACCAAGCTGCTTAGCAGCATGATTGAGGTTATTATTATTAAGCCTCATGATGATCAGATTCCAGTTAGTAGGTTTCTGATACTGATTAACAGCTCCAATAGAACCATTTGGAGTAATCTGATAGAAATACTTTCCACCATCTTCAGACTTAGCTCCATAGATCATACGAAGAAGCTCAAAGATATCAAGCTTAAATACTTCAACGAAAGTACCGTTATTTGTTACTACAGAACGATAAACCTGATTCCACTTTTCAGGACCATCCTCAAGCTTAATAATCTGATCATTAATCTTATTCTTGATAATAAAATCTTCAAGAATAGACTTACCATTATCAGTAATGTCTACTTTAACTCCAACAGTTGCAGAAGTCATTGCAACTCTCTGAACTCTTGTAAGCACACTACTAGAAGAAATCTCAGACATCGGAATGAATGCTGTAATAGCATTATCAGAATACTGACTCTTATCAAGAATCTTGAAATACAGTCTCGGAACAACCATATAGGAGAAGTTATTCTGCATATAGATCACTTCAAGCTTGCAGCCATAATAATCTTTGAATACTCCACCGAAAATTGTGTTGATAATCCTTCCAAGATCATCAGTGTTTGTAATAACTACATCTGCTACAGCATTAAAATCAGTATGGGCATCCATGCTAATCTTAAGCCTTTCTACAACTTTCTCATCATTTCCTGTGTTTGTTGTTACATTCTGTTCCATATGGAAACCTCCTTAAAATAAATTTGTTTACAAGCATCTTGCAAGATGTATAATTATAAGGATAAATTTCTTTACCCTTATCATTATTATAATATATTCTTAATTTTAATTTTAGCACCTTAAAATTCAGGCTTTTTAATATCATAAGCTTTTACACAGTTCAGTAATCTTTCCTGTAATTGTATAGTTCTTTCTTCTGTTAATTTATACAGAGAATATACATCTACTTCATTAGAAAATTCTGTATAAGGCACTATAAATAATTCAGTTTCTTTATCTGTACTATCTTTAGTAGATATTAATAAATACTTCATCTTAATTCCACTAAGATTAATCTCATAGGAGAATCTTAATGGTACAGCTTTATTAATTCTAATTCCACCATATAAAGTAATTAAAATTAACTTTTCTTCATCATTTAAAGGTTTATTGTCTTCTAATTCAAAATCAACAATTGTAATTCCCATTTTATTTAATAAGTCTTCCATAAAACCAGACTCAATTAAAAATTTTCTAAAAGAATTACAATATCCATCTACGCAAATATTTTCACCTTCATATTTTTCTTTTACAAAATCTATTCTAGTATTACTAAGAAAATAAACTCTTTGATCAAATAATTCTTTTAATATAGATTCTGTATTTTCATTTCCTAATAATAAATCAAGATCAAATGAAGAATCTGTTTTATATACATGACATAATCTGGAATCTTCTACAGATTCATTAGCAATAAAATCAGATAAAGCATATCCAGTTGGTAATGTATCTAAGCTAACAGACAATCCTACAGTATCTATCTCTCCAGCCATTTCAGCAAAGATATTATTTATACCTTGTCTAGCTACAATATAAGGCTGATTAATATCAGGTACTTTAGTTGTTTTATTATTTGGAAAATAGATTACTAAAATATCTTTAATAGATCTAATATCATTTTTAATAGATACTATATTAGATAAAGATACAATCCCTTCTGATTTTAAAGCATCATAATCAATTTTAAATTGATTATATTCATCTTGATTTAATACTTTACAATCTAATTCATCTCTGTAGAAATGATAAGATTTATCATCTATAGGAAATATTACATATTCTTTATCATCATCTTTATTTATTATATTTGCTACTCTATATAATTCAAATTTATCTTCTTCAGAATTATATTTAGAATAAATCTTTCCTAATTCTGTACTGATATTATTCATTATAATATCCTTTCATATTTACTTCTTGCACAATAATAGGATGTAAATTATTAGCTACTTCATATTCAACACATGTCAATATTGCATTTACTGAAACAGAAATCAAGTCTTTAGAACCAGAAAATTGAGAACTATATTTTTTAATTATCTTCTCTACTTCTTCAAGTTTAATATATTTTGAATTCTTAATCTCCATATTCTCTCCTTTTGATTTATCATTTTGTTTATAATGTAATAAATTAATACCAGAAGAGATTTAATCTCTTCTGGTATACGTATATCATAATTATAATATATTCTTAATTCCATTTTTAATATTCTTCATGAACAGACAATTCAACATAACAACCTTCTGTATGTGCATTTACGAGAAAGTTTCTACCATATATGCTTTTACGATTGTGGAGGGTATTATTGATAAAATTAATCAAATTATTTAACTCTTCTTCACTACTAAATGTAGCTTGAATTCTAAGAGTTTGTCTAGCATTATCAGTAATACCATGCACATTAGCAGCTGTTGTATCACCTACAATCTCATATACAGCCATAGTATGGTCAAAGAAGTTTACGATATCATCTATTGATGAAGTAAATCCTCGGTATGTCTGTCCAATGAATTCTAATCTATCCATCAGATGTATACCTCTTCCTTTACATACCATTCTCTAATGCTCTTCCTAATGCAGCAGCACCTTTTTGTTCTTGAGTCATTTTACTTTCTGCTTCTTTCTCTTTCCAATAAGCATAGTAAAGAGTCTGAACTTCATAAAATGGCAAAAAATCAATATCATGCATACTAGCTGCACCTTTAAAGCGTTGAGAAATTATGATCTTTCTGTAGGTGTAGTCGCTAACTCCACCAATCGCTGTTGCATAAAAAGCAGCTGTCTAGGAGCTAACGGGACAGCAGCAATTTCAGCTCCACACTTAGGACACTTACCAGCAGGAATCTCATACTCTACCATTCTAGTCTCTGTTGCTTTCGTAAGCATAGAATTAATAAGAGCAATTAATACAGAAAATTCCTTACTATCAAGATCTTTAAGAATCTTAGCATAAGTAGCAATTTTAGACTTAAAGGTCTTACCATAGTTTCCTACATAAGCTTTCCAGCCAATTGGCTCAAAACTCATAGTTTCATGATTAATCTTATAGATATAATCAATATATTGAATAATAGAAATAATAGTATTATACTTTTCCATAAATGGTCTATCAACAGAATTAAGTTCATAGACCATTGTAAAGATAGAAGGAATCTTAAGACCAATAGCAAAATCTTCATTAATAACATTTACTACAGATTCATACTTAGCCGTATTATCTGAAGTAAGATTCATAGCCATGATCTCATTAAATTTAGCTTTAATAGTATCATTAGGATATTTGACAATCTTATCAATATCAATATTATCAGTAAGATACTGATGCTGACATTTCTGCTCTCTACAAGCCATAGGAAGATAATTAGAACCCTTCATAGAAGCCAAATAAAGAGCAGCAAAAATAGATTCAATATCAAGGAATGGAATAGTCTTAGCCCAGTTCTCTATAGTAGCAGGCTTAAATTCATTAGCATCATGCTCATACATAATCTTGAGCTGCTGCTGAGTAATACCTATACTATTTTCATTAGAAGAGTCATCATAATCAAATAAGAGAGCAATCTCAGGACCCTTAAGAGCAGATGCAATAAATGGTCTTTCAGAATACATCATAGGCCATTTAGCAGTTCTTTTAACTACTTCTGTAGTTCTATTTCTAATAGCATCTTTAATAGGAATAATCTTAGTAGAAATAGTAAACTGAGTAGCATCTAACTTCTTACCAGTATTGATGATCTTCTTAAGAATTTCATTTTTAAGATTCTTCTCTCCAGCAACTCTGATCTTTTCAATCTCCTCACTAGATAATGCTACAGCATCTTCTTCAGTTTGAGCAGAATCTTCTGTACTATTTACATCATCAAAATCTTCTTCATCAATTTCAAAGTCAGAAGAAGATGAATTAGATATAGTATTCTTAGTAGTCTCAGTATCATATTCAATACTAGAAGATACAGAAATTGCTCTATCCATTAAAGTATTTCTAATCTCTTCATCAGTCTTATCAATAATATTGGCACTCTTAGTAGGTTCTTTCTCTTTTATGGACTCTACTTCAACTGCTTTTTCTTCTTCTCCAAAAGGAGTTTCTTTAGAATCAATAGGAGTAAATGCCTCTTCTTCTGCTATAGACTCAGATTCTTCTTTTTCATCATTAAAGATTTCATCTTCACTGAAATCATCTTCATATTCTCCATCATTAAAGAGACCATCATTGTCATTTATAGTAGATGCAGGAGTAGGTTCTTTTGCCTGTTCAAATTCTTTAGCATAAGGATTAGAAAAAGTATCTTCTTCAAATCCAAAAGGATTAGCTGATACTGTAACTGTAGTTTTAATATTATCAGAATGACCAGTTTGATCTGAATTAAGTTCTGCTTCAAGATCTTTTTCTACATCATCATCTTCATATACTACAGGCTCACTGTAAGAGAATTCTTCTTTCTCTTTAGATTTATTAATTTCTTCTTCTTTTTCTTTTTGAGAAACTTCGGTAGGCATGTAATCAACTTCACCTTCAATTTTTTCAAGACCATTATCTATCTTTTCTCTATTAGTCTTATCAGCTTCTTCGGCATATTTAACAAAGTCACGAAATTCTTGCTGCTTTCTTCTAACAGTAGCATCTAACTGTGACATTGCATTTTCCTGAATAGTAGTTCTAAAATCTGCCTCTTTCCTGACCTCCTTCCTAATGAAATCATTAGGATTGACTTGTTTGACATCGGAAGGTCTTTCAACAGTTCTTCTAGGTCTTTTTCGAAGGTTAGGATCTATTCTAATTCCTCCTGTAGTTTCATTAGATTGATTTGATTCTACTCCTGTAAGACCATTAGTAGTATCAATATTGATATTACTAGTAGGCTGAGGTCTCCTAACAGCATTAAGGCTTACTGTTTGAGTAGGAGGTGCTTTAGTAATATCAGTTCTATTAAGATCATTAACATTATTCATTATTTATTTCCTCCTGGGGAATATAATTAATTTTATTTTAAAAGATCTGATAACTCTATTGGTGTATCACTATCTTCTGTATCATAAATATAATCAGTATCATTAGCAGTTATAATAATTTTTAGATAATGAGAAGGTTTAATTTCCATATATACAGTAGTCTTTACAGTAAAATCCTGAGAAAGATAAGTATCAATTTGCTCTTGTACTCTATCTTGAAGCATATTCATATTATCTTCTGTAATGAATCTATATTTAGGACCTAAACCAACTCCCATACCAGGATGTAAAGGATTCTGTCCTGGTTGTAGCAATAAGAGTCTTAATAATAAAAGCCCATAAGCATCAGATCCTTTTACAGAATCTGGTACCATAAATTCATTAGTAGTTAATAAATATTCTTTCATAAGGATAACCCTCCTTAAGATTATAATATAGTATAACATGTTAAGAATTACTTTAATGATGAGTTTAAAAATTAGAATATTTATAAACGTATAATAATTATATAAAGATATTAATAATATATTTTATAAAGAAGGAGAATTAATTATGAAGAAAATTTTAGTTACCCATGATGGTGTATTCCATGCAGATGAGGTAATGGCTACGGCTGTTTTGCTAAATTTATATGGGGAAGACAATGTAGCAATTGTCAGAACCAGTGTCAATAAAATAGATAAATATATAAATGATGAAAATGCCATTATCTATGATATTGGCAATGGCAAATATAATCATCATAATCAGACTATTAAGAGGAATAATGGAATTCCTTATTCCTCAATTGGATTAATCTGGAAAGATTTTGGAAAAGATCTTATAAACAAGAGAGCTATTCTGATGGGTATCAATGATCTTAATATTGTTAATAGAGTCTTTAATGTCATTGATACTATTCTTATTCAAGGGATTGATGCTAATGATAATGGCTACAAATCTCCTGATGTGAAAGGAAGTATAAATTACTTCACCATTAGTAATATGGTGTTTACATTTAACACTATCTCTTATGATGGTGGAGTAAAAAATGTACTTAAGCAGGAGTTAAACTTTAAAAAGGCTGTAGATATTTGTAGCCAAATTTTAATTGCTCTCATTAGGAAATATATCGATGGAGCAAATAGTGAAGCTATACTACAGGAACTAATCAGAACGAGAAAAAATAAACACATTTTGGTTCTGGATAAGTTCATTCCATGGATCGGATATGTAACAAAAAATACAGATGATATCTGGTATGTAATTTTCCCGTCTACTAGGGAAGAGGATGAATGGAATATGCAGGCTGTCCCTGCAAATACAAATACCAGAGAATTAAGACATCCAGTTCCCCAGGTTTGGTGGGGGAAAGACACTAAGTCTGAAGTTACCCTTGCTGAAGTAACTAGTGTAGAAGAGGCAACTTTTTGTTATAAAGATAATGGCTTCTTAACAGCAGCCAAAGGTCTTGATGCTATACTTAAATTGGCAAATATGGCTGTCGAGGAAAAATCAAATATAAATGAATTAAAATAAATAAAATAAAGAGGGAGAATTAATCTCCCTCTTTATTTTTTATATATTTAATAAATAATTCATCTATAATTTCAAATATATCATTAACATCAAAAAATTCTCTATCAAATGTATTTTTATCATTATAAACTAATAAATTAGCAATTTCTCTTAATGAGTATCTAGTAGCTTTACTATTTATTGTTCTTACTAATTCGTTTCTAAATTCAGTTATTTCTGTACTATTATCTATTTTTTCATCTTGTTCAGATTTAATTCTAATAATATCATCATCATTTGGCATTTCTATATTATTATTCATATTTATATATATTCCTTTCTATATATAATATTATTTGCTAGTTTAATCAGTAATATTAGAAAAACATCCCAATAATCTATTATAAGAGGAGTCTCTAATAAATGAAAGATGTAGTCTTAATAGAAGCTGCTAGCAAGTCTACTTATCAGAGAAAGTATAAGTGTCCTTATTGTGAACAGAAATTTGAAAGGAATAAACTTCATATTCATATTCAGAATAAACATGAAGAACAAATTCCTGAAGGATATACTGCTCTTAGAGTAGCCTTTAATACTATAAATAATAAAACCGAAGGTCATTGTATAATGTGTGGTAAAGTATCTGACTGGAATGAAGATAAAGGAAGATATGAAAGATTATGCAATGATCCTAAATGCCATGAAGCATATAAGAAAATGGCAGCAGAAAGAAATAAAAATAAATATGGTGTAGAAAGATTACAAAGTGATCCTAGATATGCAGAAGAAGTGCAAAGAAAAGCTATGCAAGGAAGAAGGATTGCTGGTAAATATAAATTCATTGATGGTGGTGAAATAGAATATTTAGGAGCTTATGAAAGAAGATTATTAGAATTCATGGATAAAGTTATGAATTGCAAATCTGAAGATATATTAGCTCCTGGACCTAGTATGAATTATATGTATCAGGGAAAAGAGCATTTATATATTCCCGATTTTTATTATATACCATATAATCTTATTATTGAAATTAAAGATGGTGGAGATAATCCTAATGCAAATCCTGCTATGAGAGGATATAAAACTGAAAGACAGGAAGCTAAAGAAGCTGCTGTAAAAGCAAGTGGTAAATATAATTATATTAGACAGACTAATAATGATTTTTCTCAATTAATGAGTATTATGGCTGTTCTTAAATATAATTTACAAAATGAAGTATATGATCCTGTAATGAGAATTAATGAATTTACTTTATTAGAATCTCAAGATAAATCTACTCTTGATAAAAATTTTAAAAAGAAAACTGGTATTGAGTTTGATATTATAGATATTAGAGATCCTAAAGTAAAAGGAAATATAGATGAATTAAAAGGAAAGTATAAAGATTATTTTAAAGGTTTTGCTGCTTTTGAAAAAAATACTGATAATTTTGCTGGATTTATTAGAATTTGGCCTAATTGGGTAATGAATCATTGGCATGGTAATCTTATATCTCCTATAGAAGTTAAAGCTAAATATAGAGGATATGGATTAGGCAAATTATTAGTGGAGAAAGCAATAAAAGAATATAATGCCAATTTATTATTCGTATCGAAAGATAATGAGATTGCTATAAATATGTATAAAAATCTCGGATTTAAAATATCTGATACAATGAAATATAAAAAATATGATCAATATATTATGAGTAGAGAAGGTGCAAGAAAAGTCACTAATGAATCTTCTCTATTAGAAAATGTAATATTCAATAGAAAAGATATTTATTGGAATAAAGATAAATTTAATTCTGGAGAAATTAATCTTTGTTTTATTACTGGTCATTCTGGCTCTGGTAAATCTACAATGGGTAGAAATTTATCTGGAGAAAAAGTAGATTATTATGAACTTGATGATTTAGTAGCAAATTATAATTTTTCTGATGAAAATCTTAAAGAATATGGAGATTTAATTTATTCCTTCTTTAAAGGACCTGGTAAATCTTATAGATTCACTTCTAGAAAAGAATTTGAATCTCATAATTTTAATGATAGATATAAAGATTATGATATTAAAATTACTAAAGCTTTTATAGATTATTCTAAAACATATGCTAATTCTCATAAAGATAGAAAGCATATTATTGAAGGTGTAGAATTATTCTGGTGTATAAAACCTGAAGAATTAAAAGATTATGCAGTATGTATAAAAGGAACTTCTGCTCTTATATCTATGCATAGAGCAGCCAAAAGAGATCAAGATCCAGGAATATTAGGATATTTAGATCTTATATTTGATTTACGGAGACTCAAAGCTTATAGAATATATGAAAAAGATTTAAATAAATGGTATAATTATTATTCTAAATTAATGAATAAAAATGAGAGTGCTAATATGAATGAAGATATGTCTGGCACTATAGGAGCAGCATTAGCACCCACTGCTAATAATTCAAATATTATTAAGCCAATGCCTTTACCTACTCCTTATATAAGTGATCCAGAAAATTATTACGCAGTAGTATATCCAAAAGATCAAAAACTTTCTTATTCTATTACTAAAGATCCTCTTCAATATACCCTTTATTCTGTAGATCCACAAGAAAAAGGATTTTATAAAGTTTTTAAATCTGATAAAGGAAAGATTTCTAAAAATTATCTTACTTTTAAAATTAAAGATAAACGAAAAGCTAAAGAATTATATGAAAATCTTGTTCAGCTTTATAATAGAAATCTTACTTTTATGGATCATGGATTGACATCAGATGTTAATGAAAATTATATTTATTCTTATCTAACAAATGGAAATAATATTATTTCTCCTGATCAGATTTTATTTGATACAAGATTTGAATTAGTTAGAAGTTTTGAAGAATCTATTAATTATGAAAGTACTAATCTTTATAATTATCTTCTTCATGGTTCTTCTACAGAAAATAAATTAAATACCTTATCTGAACAAGTAAAAGAATTGGAGGAGATAATTTATGAATGATCATATGTATATGGTATTACCTCCAGATATTGATAATTTAGAAGATTTAGAATATTGGAAATCTAAATTTGATTCAATGACATATTACCAGAGAAAAGTATCTAATGATATTTCCATTGATAATTTTGGCTCTGATAATATTACAAGATATAATAAACTTAAGACTGCTCTATTAGATAAAATAGATCCTAATAAAAATTTAGGAGATATAACACCTGAAGATGTTAGAATATCTTTAGAAGATATATTAAAAGATTTGAATGAATCTTCTTCTGATATAGAAACTTTAGTAGTAAATGATATAGAAGATAAAATTATTAAAGTGAAAAAAGCTGAATCTGAAGGATTAGTTATTATGATAGATACAGAATCTGGCTTTTTTGAAGATTATTCAGAAGAGGCAATTGCTAAACTTAAAGAAAAATGGAATAAATTTCAATCATTATCTTATGATAAGAGACAATTATCTAATGATACTGCTAGAGATATTTTAGGATTTGATAATTATGCTCTTTATGATATAATTTTAAATAAACATATTAAAAGAATAGAAAATGATATTGAACCTACTCCTTCAGATGATAATCCTGAAGAAGATCTTGATATCTTAGATAAAGCTAGGCCATATTATACTCCTTATGAATTGGCTTCTGATTTTAAATCTACAGATCCAATTAAAGAAGCAGGTGGGCCATATAAATGGTCTAGAATGTTAGAAACTCTCTATGTAAAACTTAACTCTACTTCAAATAGAGAAAAAAGATCTGCTATTAAAGAATCTATTTATAATCTTGGATGGAATCCAGAAATTCCTTTCTCTTTAGAAGCTGCTAATAAAACTTATATAAGATATCCAAAATTTGAATCAACAAGGTTTTTTGATTTAAGAGAATCTTATATAAAAGAAGCTAGCAAACCTGCTATAGAAGAAATTCCTAATAATGCTACTTATGAGAATCTCAAAGATAAAATTGTTCCAGTATTTGTAGTATTAGTATCTGGTAATTCTCCTGCTGGATCTGCTATAAAATGGTTTACAGATTCTAAATGGTCACATGCATCTATGGGATTTGATTCATCATTAAATATTTTATATTCATTTAATCTTTATCAAGATGGATATAATTTAGTAAATGGTTTTTCTATAGAAGGAAAAGAGTTATATTTAAGACAAAATAGAGATGTAAGGATTAAAGTATATTCTTTATTTGTTACTCCTAAACAAAAAAGTATGATGCTTGATACTATAATATGGTATATAGAAAATCAAAATAAAACAAAATATAATTTTGGAAATATTTTTGATATCGCTATTAGAAATCATAAATATAGTGAAGATAAAGATAAAATGATTTGTAGTCAATTTGTATATTCTATTTTAAAATTGGCTAATTTTAAAATAAAGACTACAAAAGGAGATAAAGAAGTAACCCCTGCAGATATAGATAAATTAAGTAATGATGATAGATTTTATTGTATGTATGAAGGTAGATTAATTGATTATAAAAGTAAAGTAGTAGATAATATGATTAAGAAAATTATTGTTACTTTACCATTAGAACAATATGAAGATATAGAAGAAAATACATTTGATAAATTATATAATAAAGCTATGATATTATTAAATTAAAAAAAATAGTGGAGCAGAATAATCTGCTCCACTATTATATTTTTTAAGTTGCAGTAGACTGCTGATTATTTTGCTGTGCTTGCTGCTGGTTATTATTTTGTTGATTTTGATTCTGCTGTTGTTGATTATTATTCTCATTATTAGCTTTAGGCTTTTTATAAGCAGCTTTATAAAGACCCATATATTGTTTATAAGCAGCTAAAGCAGAAGTCATCTTAGCAGATAATGCAAATGTCATAAATTTGAAATATCTATTAATTCTTGCATTTGCTTCTTTAACACCAGCTCCTGCTCCACCTTGACTATTTTGAGCATCATCAGCTCCAATATTATACTGAGCTTCATTTAAATTAATAATTCTTTCAGCAGTAACTAAACCAAAATGTTCAGCAAGATTAAATCTAAAATCAGAATCATATGTAGATTCATTTTTCTCAGGAGTAGCATTTTGCTGCATTCTTTGAGCTCTATAATCAGCTTTAGCATCTTCTACTTTATCTGCAGTAGCTTGTTTATTTTGAGAAGCTTGTTTATATGATTCATTAATAAATTTTCTATCTTCTCTAATATTACCGAATGTTGCACCGTTAAAACCATTTCTTACAATCTCATCAATAAATTTAAAAGTTTGTTCTCTTTTAAATCCGGCTTGAGCAATAGGGGTAGGTTTATCTTTAGGGATCATATTAGTATAAAATACTTTTGTCATCTTTTGGGAAAAAGTATCATTTTCTCCAAATCTTTGATCATTAGGAATTGCATCAAATTTCTTGAGAATCTCATTTTGCATTCCTTCATCAGTATTTAAATACTCAGCATTATCATCATATTTAATAGTGTTAAGCCTTTTTTCAAATTGAGAGAAATCATAATTCTTCCAATCAGAGACAGTAGTAGAAGCAAATTCAAGAGTTCTAATCTTGCCTCTATTCCTATTCCAGAAATTGGTATCTCCTAATTTAATTAAATGCTCTTGTACAGCAGTTTTAAAACTTTCAAACATTGCATTGAATTTATCAACAAAATTAGGAGCTCCTGCTACTTTAGTATTAGTATTACCAATATTAGCAGTAGTAGTAACTGTAGTCTGAGTAGAATCTGCTTTAGCTGCATCGGTTCCAGAAGTAACATTAGGAGTAGCTGCACCTGTATCATCTTCAGTTAAATACTGAGTGAGTCTAGAATTAAATTCATTCTCTAACCAATACTCTTCTGTCATAATTAGAATAGATTCAAACTGTTCTCTAAGAATATCAGCTTCCAAAGTATCATCTAAAGGACTATAATTTTCAGAGATTTCATCCTCCATTCCAATTTGTTTAAGAATAAGATTATGAGCAAATCTCTTTACTTTGAAAGAATCTCCAGGAATACCAAAAATCTGATCAATCCTCTTCTGCTTATATCTAAGAAGATTCATATTAGCATTAACAACAATCTGAGTAGCATTAATAATTTTATTAATACTAGCAATAAGTCTATTAGTTATTTCATCATATCCAGATGCAGATTTAGTAGGTTTAATAGACTTAACTTCACTATCAGCTTTCTCTAGAGATTTAATAATTTCTTTATAATTTTTATCAATACTTTCAATATTTTTTATAATACTATCAGAAAGTTCTTTTCCTCTTGTAAGATTATCTAAAGCAAGAAGATAAAGATCAATAGTAAGTTTAGTAGCTTTAATATCATTTGCATTACCAAAAGCTTTAATAGCTACACTTTCTATTGATGCAGGAATATTAGTAATATCATATGAATATCTTCCAAACATTTTAGAAAGGATTTCTTCTTTCTGATCTTCTAATACATCAGCAAGAGATTCATTAGCTTCAATATCTTTTGCAATAGTACTAGGATCAACGTTACCGGTTGGACCATATCCATAATTATGAATATTTTTATATACAAAATTATCTAAGTTAGTTTTAACAAGATTAACTAATTTAGATCCAATAAGAGAAGAATCAGGAAAATCTTTATCCATTAATTCTTCAGTAGGCTTAATATCAGAGATAAGAAGAACAGTTTCTTCAGCAGGAGTTTCATATAAAGCTTTTCTGAGAAGTTTAATTCTTTCATTTTCTCTATATTTTTTCTCTACTAAATCAGGATCTTTTTTAGCAAATCTATCTTTGACCCTCTTATATAATTCTTTAAAAGCACCAATAATAACTCCAGCTATTTTCTTTAATCCTTCTACTATTTTTCTAATAATAGCAGAAAAAGTGGTAGCAATATTTTCAAAGAAAGATGCTTCAGTAATATATTCATTATTAATACTAATATTAGTTAATTCAATAGAAGCTTCTCTCATAACCTGATTAAATTGAGAGATCTGTTCTAATACATAAGTATTAGAATAAACATTATAATGAGAATCCATTTGTCTATATTTAGGAATCTTGAAATAAGAATTAGAACCCTCTTTAAGAAGGGTATAATTCAAGTTAAGTCCCATAATAATACTCCTTATATATATGATAATTAATATAAAGTTAAATCTGGTAGAGATTTCTCTCTACCAGACTTACATTATTTATCATTTAATATCTCATCGAATCTCTTATCAATAGCATTAAATAAAGCTTTATTATCAGTATCTTGTTCTCTTCTGTCTCCACCAAATCTTCTATAGAGTTCTTTATAATATGCTCTTATTATAGCTATATTATCTTCATCTTTAGGGAAGTTAATATAATCATCAATCAGTTTCTGCATATCATTAATTTGCTTCATTAATTCTAACTTAACTTTAGGATCTAATCCTTCTTTTGCTAATTCTCTCTTTAAATATTCAATACTTACTTTAATTCTTGCAAGATCGCTAGGATGTTCATCCATAAGATTAAGTATATATAAGAGAGCATTTGTAAGCATATAGTCAAATACTTTATATGCAATTATTACACTATTTCTACTTTGCTTAATATTAAGCTCTTTTACATAGTAATCCGTAATCTTCTGTAAAAATGAATGTAACTCTGTTCCATATCCATACATTACAGCAAAAGAATCAGCAAACTTTTCATTAGTATAAGCGAATCTTGTTCTTCTCATATTATCTTCCATTGATTCTCTAAAGAATTTAGAAGACATATATTTCATAACATTTTTAGCAGTATTAGTAATAGCATGAGGAATAGAAAAGATTCTATTTTTTACTTTAGTAAATACATTACTGAGTTGTCCTATTAAATCAAAAGATTTAATAGTATTATCCACATCTTGTTTTATAACATCAGAATTTATTTCTTTACCGGTTATAATATTATTATTGATTTTTCTATTAATATTAGATAAGACTTTAATAATTTTAAATACTAAACTATATACACAATTTTTATCCGTTACAGCTTCAAAGAAATTATGACCAATCTCATGTAATATACATGCAATAATTTCTTCATCTGTAAAATCACTGCAATTAATAAGACCTATATTTAAAGTACATATTCCAGTAACTAATCCACTAGATGAATCATGATAAAACCCTGTATTAGCAGAAGCTTTAAGAGAATTAATCATTCTCTTAAGTTCTTCTTTAGATTTAAATACAGTAGTTCCCCATGTATAAGCATTAATAGTTTGATTAGGAGAAATATTTAAAGCAAATGAAGAAAACCCAAATAATTTCTCAACTATTCTATTAAATTTTAATACATCTTTATCAGTATTCATTGATAAAGAAAATGGTTTTCCTTTAAATTTATTTCTAACAATAGTAAATTGATTCTGTAAAGGCTCTATAGGTTTTCTTCCTATATATAACTCATTAAGCTGTGTATATTCCATATATTAAGCTCCATATATAATAAATGTATTATTAATGAGTTTTACAAAAAAATAAAGAGGGAGAAATTCTCCCTCTTTATTTTTACCATTCTATACTTAAAATTAAATGATAAGAAGTTACTAATGCTATTATAAGAATAGTAATAAAATCAAAAATACTTCCTATCACTACAAAAGGTATAAAACCGGTACATTCGAATATAAATATTCCAACTGCTATTAATGTGATTATAGGAGATATAAATATCATTATAAACATCATTACATAAGCAAGTATTTTCATTTACATCCTCCTATATTCTAGTTACTATACCATATATAGCATTGAATATAACATTATTATTTGTTGACATACCTCTGTCTGATAAAAATTTTGTAAACCAGTCTGTCTTAATGAAAGACATATTTTGATAATATGAAATATTTCTGTAAGTACACCAATTCTTATAATTTTCATATAAAGTTCTTACATCTATTTGACTTCCAAAATTATAAGATATATGAGCATTTAAAAATTCTATTAAATTATATCTTAGTAATTCATCTTTATTCTTTTTACTTACATTAAATTTATTAGTTATAGTAGCATTAATACCAGAATTTCTATCAATAAAAATATCAATTGTAATATTATTATTTTTATCAATATCTACTCCAAATTCTTTTTCCATATTATTTATTATAGAATCAAATTTATATTTAGGTAATTCAGATAATTTTATTTCAACTTTCCTCATCTATATTATCTTCCTTTATATCTGTTACATATTTAAGAGTATCAGGATCTATTTTAGCATAGATATCACAATAACTATCATCAAAACAATCATCTATTCCATCAATATACCAAGGTTCTTTTTTATAATCCCAATAATGAATACCAGACCAATTTCTACTACCAAGTCTAGCATGAATATAAAGTATATCTTCTCTTCCTAAATATTTATTAAAAAGATTAAACTGTTCTTTAACTTCTAATTTTTTAATTTTTAAAACATATTTAAGATTCTTTCTGTGTTTACCATGAATATTTTCCCATTTAATTCTTTCATTTTTAAAATCATAAAATTTACGTACTTTCTTATCAGATTCAGAATTCCAGCTATGCACATTATAATTTATTGACCAAGCTGGTAAACTAGTAACTAAATCTTCAACAATATATCTATTAAGACCTTTTATTTCTTCATTAATATCAATAGGTTTATCTTCATATTTCATATACCGATAACCACGAAGTCTTGCTACATTAATATTATTAAGTTTTGCCAATTTAGATAAATTACCAATTTGTATATAAGCACCAAGATCCATTACAAAACCTCCTTTTTAATAATTAAATATTATTTCAATATTATAATATATAATTAAAATAAAAAATAAGAGGGAGAAATTTCTCCCTCTTAAAATTAATAAGATTTAAGTAGAGATTCTTTAAGCTTAAAAAGTTTATCAAAATTCTCTAAATCTTCTTGAGTATAAGTATCTCTACCACAACGAGCTAATGTATTAGCATTAATAAGTGTATCTCTCTGCATAGATACAGCAGAGTTAAAATAACCATCATTCCTAGATATATACATAACATTTCTAGGATTAAATTTCTCCCAAGCAAGCTTAATAAAAGTTTGATTTATAGGAAGAAGAATATTGAGAACGTCGCCGTCAAAGTCTGCAGCCAATAGCGGCAAAATCTGAAGCGGTAATGCCATGGTATAAGTCTCAGTAAAACCAATACAGAACATGCATAATATTGCGTTAAGTCATATAAAGTTGTTAGCTTTATACTGTTCTTTTATGAACTACTCTATTCTTTCAATAGAGACTAGACTATATCATCACCATGCTAAATATATTTAGTTTAGGTGCTGTGCACTTCGAGCTTACTTAAGCCCTACTCTCTTACATTCATCAGAGATAGTCGTTGAACCTTCTTTACATTATAAAGATTTGGCTGCTGATTATCCATTGTTAATAATCCTTAGCACTATATTATATAATAATATAGCTTTTATCTCAGCATAGATCATCTCTCTACTTATTTCTGCTTTCGCTCCTAATATATAGGCAAGAGAGCTTTAGGATTTTCCAGCAATTCACACAGTTTTCATTTAATATTTTCATATTAAATGGGACTAATATTATAATCCATATGAAATTGTCATTTATCTTATTTTTAGACTATATCTTTACCATATCTAATATTATTAGACTTAGGTACTATGCACTTCGAGTTATTTGCTAACTCTACTCCTCTTGGATAGTCGTTGAACCTTCTCTATATTTTTATATAGAGCTTGGCTGCTGATTAAGCATTGTACAAGAGTTAGGAATTATTTTTTATCCTTCTCTAATCCTCTAACTTATTTCTGATTTCTCTCCATATAGGCATAGAGGCATTAGCTACTTCCAGCAATTCACACAGTTTTCATTTAGGAGTTTCCCCCTAATGCCCCACAATTTAGGGTTCCTATTTATTAGTACTATTAAGCCGGGTAATCCCTTGGCTTTTTCATTATCTATTATGCTCTGTATTATACTACTTATTCTATCTACAGGTTCTATTGTAGATTTATACCATAATTGATGGGCTTCATTAGGACTCATATTATATAATCTACACAGTATATTTTTTATTCTCTGTTCAAGCATAATACTGAGTCCTATGACAGGTAATGTCACCTCATCAATTCTTAAATCAGGGTTCTGTACTATAACATTTCTACTACTAAAGTTATATCTTCCCCCTAATAAACATCTAAAGTCTCCTTTTTTACCACTTAATATTGTTTCCAGCTCTGTATATAATTCCATGAATTTCTTCTGTAAATTATATAATTGCTGATTCTTAATTTTTGGTTCTCTTTGTATCTTAGTTTGATTCTTATTTATAGTAGTAACTAATTTATTCATCATAGTATACATAGCATTAGTAGGTTCATATGTCATATTACCATCCTTAATATCAAATGGTCTTAATAACGTAGTAAATACTGGTATACTATGTGTAAATACTATATTTCTGTGTTCATAAATATCATCATAATTTTCTTTTTTAGTAGGTCTTTTTCGCAAATAAAAATCCATAATCTCATCAAATTTCTTTACAAATTCAACCATACCAATTCCAAAATAGGGTTCGTCCTTCATCTTAGTCTCAATAGCTTTACTAGATAAAGGAGTTACTATATCTGAAATATCAAGAATATTTTCTAATTTAGTTCTTTTTACTCCCTGTATAGTAATTCCTCTTCCTAAGAAAGTATCTATTTTCTTATAAAATGCAGGATGAATAATTACAAATGGATCTTTTAAGACCATCCAACCAAAATAACTAAAGTTATCATCTACATATTCACATAAATGACCACATCTAGGACAACGCAATCCAGCATTAATTCTTCCTCTTAATCCACCATCATCTGTACAATGACAACGATATCTATCAATAAAAGGATTAACATCTGCTAATGTTTGTCCAAATCTTCTAGAGAATAATCCATCTTCTGCTTTCAAATCTTTCTTAATATTTCTTCCAGAAGGAGCTACTTCAAATCCATTACCAGAATCAATATCAAGTTTTCGTTCAGCATCAAAATCAATATATTCTATATAAGATTCATATTCATATTCATCACTATGAGGATAAGTAAAAGATGTAGATACTATATCTTTATCATCATAATGAAGAAAATTATTTTTATTATGAGAATCCTGAAATAAAGATCCATATTTAATTTTTTCTAATGACATATTATCAATCTCCAGACATAGATTCTCTATCAATAGTACAATTTGCTGTTGCTGATGAATCAATAGAACTATTGAGCCATTCGGAAACAGCTTTATCTGCATCTTCTTTTTCTTTCTTTTTATTAGGAGAAGCATAAGGCTTATACTCATAATTATCAGGAAGAATTTCCCAATCATTACTTGCAATATTAGTAAAGGTATAAGCAGGATTCTCTGTTTCTCTAATATCAAGAATATTTCCATCAGCACAATACATCATAATTGTATTATTTTCCCAAATCCAATACCCTTTCCAAGTAGGACGTTTAATCTTCCGTCCATTCAATAATTCAAACCATACTTGTCTCCAAGAAAGACCAGTATTATTAGGTTTAGTCATATACACACTACCTCCTTTTAAATAATATTTTTATTAATGAATAGGCTCAACTTTAGAGTCTTCATCAATTTCATAAGGTGATTTATTATCATCTTTAATTTCTATAATGCCACTTTCTTTAGATAATTTATATTTCTTAGGAATATTAGATTCTTTAACAATAGGTTTTTTAATATTATTAGAAATCTTTTTAATATAATTATCAATAAAATTAGATAAATTAAATTGATTCATATATGAATCCTCCAAATATATTATCAATTTTATAATATATATCTAAAGTTAATTTTACCTAATATAATTTAAAATATCATTATACCAATCTTCAATAAGAGAATTAAGATTCTCTTGATCAGCAGAAAGATTACGATACTTGGGAGAAGAACCTAAGACCATAATAGAATTAATCATATCAGCTTTATCATCAATAGAAGATTCGTATTGAGTAAATTTTGTATGAGTAGTACCAAACATTTTACGAGAAGCAACAGAAGAAGTAGAATCATGGTATTTATCAGAAAGATAAATTATATGAGAAATACCAGTCTGAATAACCATTTTAGCACATTCATTACAAGGAAAAAGAGTAACATAAAGAGTAGCATTTTTAAGATCTCTAATATCTCCTCTATAATTAAGAATAGCATTAGCTTCTGCATGAGTAGAGTATAAATATTTATTATTAGAAGAATTAATATCTCTATCTGCCCAGTCATAAGAAGGATCATCATCAGAAATGCCATTAGGAAAACCATTATAACCTACAGAAAGAATTCTATCATCTTCAGATACAATAACTGCACCTACTTGAGTATTAGGATCTTTAGAACGTTTAGCAATAATTCTAGCAATAAGCATATAAACTTCATTTTTTGAAATTACATTATGTCTCTTATTAGCCATTATAATCTCCTTAATATATAAATATAATTTTAGCTTTATAATAAAAAGTGAAAAGAGAGATAAAAAATAAAAATATATCAGTAGAGGAAATCCTCTACTGATATAAATAAAAAATATATTATATTCTAAAGTTTCTTTCATTAAGAACAAGTGTAGTACCACTAAGAGTACCATAACATCCAACATTAGTACCATAAGTAGTATTAGTATCTGTATTGTACTTAGTACCAGCCTGCCAGCCATTACCGCATAATACATAACCAGATGTAGCTTGAGCAGCAGTAGGAGCAGGTACTAATCCAGCAGAACCCGATTTAAAGTTGGCATAAGTAGTATTAGTATCAGTATTATACTTAGTACCAGCTTGCCAACCAGCTCCAGTTAATACGTAACCAGTAGTAGCCCAGTTAGTACTACCAGACTTAGCAGCAGGTACTAAACCGTTAGCTGCAGAAGTAAAAGTATTATAAGTAGTATCAGTATTATACTTAGTACCAGCCTGCCAACCTGCACCAGTTAATACATAACCAGTAGTAACTAAACTAGTTGTACCAGATTTAGCAGCAGGAGCTAATCCTGCAGCTGCAGAACTAAAATTGGCATATGTAGAACCTGCTATTCCCCATGTACCATTACCTAATAAACATTTAGTTGCTTCACCATTTAACTTAGGTAAAAAACCAGGTGCTGCAGTAGTAGCATTATTATGTGTGTGATTAGCATCTGCTTTATTAGATACAGAAGTTATTAATTCAGATAACTGATCATTCATATTCTTGACTAATAGAGATGATGGTACATGATTATTATCTGCTATCTGTGTTGTAGATATTAATGGTGTACCATCAGCAGCATCTAATGTAGATGTATCATGTGTATGATTCTTATCTGCTTTATTCTCTGCTAAATTATTAATAGCATCACTAATAGATGTACCTATATCTCCTACATCTAAATTACCTATTTTAGAATATAAATATCTTATATTCTTAAACATAGAAGAGAGTTTAGTAAATATAGAACCATTAGTTTCTGATGACGCTAAAGCAGTTACTGTAGTCCAACTAGTAGCAGATTGATCATCTGTATCATTACTTACACCAGTAAATATAGAATCAGCAGATTGAAGTATATCATATGTAGTATTACCAATCTGTATTTTATCTACTTGAGCCATACAATATACCTCCTTTCTTATACTCTAAAGTTTCTAGTATTAAGAACAAGTGTAGTACCACTAAGAGTACCATAACATCCAACATTAGTACCGTATGTAGTATTAGTATCAGTATTATACTTAGTACCAGCAGCCCACCCTGCACCTGTTAATACATATGCAGAAGTAGCAATATTAGTAGATCCAGACTTAGCAGCAGGAACAAGACCAGCAGCAGCTGATGTAAAGTTAGCATATGTAGTATTAGTATTAGGGTTAGCAGGCATTTTAACTGTTAATGCTACTCCACCTACAGTACCAACAGTAGATTGAGTATTCCAAGCTAATGTGGGTCCAGTATTGGAAAAACTATATGTAGTATTAGTATCAGTATTATACTTAGTACCAGCCTGCCAACCTGCACCTGTTAATACATAACCTGTAGTAGCTTGGGTTGCAGTAGGAGCAGGTACTAAACCAGCAGATCCAGAACCGAAATTAGCATAAGTAGTATTATTATCAGGTGGTGTAGTCCATCCTCCATTACCATTAAGATATTGTGTAGCAGTACCAGATAATGTAGGAGCTAAACCAGGAGCAGCAGTAGATACATTAGCATATGTAGAACCTGCTGTACCCCATGTACCATCACCTAATAAACATGTATCAGAATTACCATTTAATGCAGGCATAAATCCTGCAGCAGCAGTAGTTGCTGCCGTATGTGTATGATCAGTATCTGATTTGCCAGATTCTAATGCTGCTAATGCAGCAGATACTGTATCACCAGCAGAAGAGAAATCACTAGTACCTAATTTAGAATATAAAAATCTTATATTCTTAAACATAGAAGATATCTTACTGAATATACTACTATTAGTTTCTCCTGATGCTAATACTGCTACATCGGTCCAACTAGTAGGAGATGCATTATCATTACTTGTAGCAGTAAATGTAGCATCTGGTGATTGACTTATATCATATGTAGTATCAGATACATTTACTTTATTAATTTGTGCCATATAAAGAGTCTCCTTTATATATAATAAAAATGATATAAATTAATATTTTATAGATGTTAAAATTTCGATTGATTGCAATTCTACTCTAAAATATTTATATGCACCAACACCAGGGCAACCAGTAACATTAGGATATTGAGCTATTCCTAAATATGCAGTACCTTGAAAACGAGATACTTTATCAATCGTTTGTGTATGAGTAACTATAACATTACTTCCTTGAGGTCTACTACCTGTAGTCGATTGAGTTTGTCCACACCAATCAAGTGCATTATAATACCACTCTGCTTGCCATGGATGAAGCCATCCACTACAGTTTGCCCATTTATAGCCATTACTGCTATTGCTAGTAAAAGCACTTGTATTTGAATCTTTATTCATATATATACCCATACCACTACTAGATGCTGCAGAAAAATACATATCAGAATCTAGTACCATACTAGCATTATATACTATCCATCTTGCAACAATTCTTACTTGTTTTATCTGATTCCATTGTGCTGCTGTTAAAGCTGTTTTACTTACAAAAGTAACACGGTTAGAACCAGTATATGCCAAACTTGTTTTATTTCCAGTAAATGCTGTTCCTGTTGTTAATGTACTATCCCCACCAAAATTTGGAAAGTAATATAATCCACTAGCAATAGGCGCTACAAATGTACCGCTATTTACATCAAATCCATTATTAGTAGGAAATACTACAGTATTACCCCATTTTACTACTGTACAATTAGTATTACCCCATTTAACAATAGTAACTTCAGTATTGCCCCATTTTAGCATATATAATATAGCATAATACTGGTAAGCGTCATAGAAATATTATGAAAATTCTATCGAAGTTATTGTAGCAGTTATTGTAGAAGAAATATTTGATCCTTTAGATATTGTAAATCGTGCAATTATTTGAAAATTATAATCTGCAGATGTATAACCAGAAATGGATTTTGTTGTACCACTATCACCACTATAAAAACTAATTGAATTACTAGATGAATAACAATCAATACGAGAAAAATAAAATCTGGTATCAGCTGTATCTTTTGTACAAGAAAAAGTTAATTTTAAATTATTATATTTTGTAAAATCTGCTTTATTTATAGCTGTAAAAACTATATTTGCCCAATAACCACTACTTCTTACAGTAACATATCCGGAATTTGTTAAAGTTCCAGATGTTATAGTTTTTTGATAATAATCGGTACTATTATATACGATTTTTGAAGTCATTCCCCCAATTAAAGGAGGAGAAAATTCACTACCAGCATATCCCCCGGTAGGAAATACTACTGTATTTCCCCATTTAACTTGAGTACATACTGTATTACCCCATTTAACAACAGTAACATATGTACTACCCCATTTTATTGCCATATATTATATATAGCATAATACTAGTAAGCGTCATAGAAAAAATATAATATTATTAAGAAAAAATAATTGATTTTATAGTTATATTGCATTCTACATATCCATAAGCATTATTTCTAACATAACATTCAAAATTGCAATATGTTGTATTAGTA